GGATTAGAAACAACATCTCCGGTAAACATCTTAACAGCATTCGCAGGTTTAACGAAATATGGAAAATCAGTTCCCAATTCTGAAAACGGAATGGTAGTAATATTTCTGCCCATATATTTTTTAAGCTGCTCTGGATAACCGAGATATCCAGGGATCGGAACACCACAGGCTTCAAAGAATCTTTCAGTACCCTGAACGGAACCTATACATATATCAGTATTAGGATCAGGATTTCTCATAGCTAATGTGTGTTCTAGATCATCGCCATCATAGGGAACTATATTGTATCCCATATCTATTAGAGGTTGTTTTGCTATATAAACAAAATCATCCAGCCATTCGCCATTTATTTTTTCTAAAAATGCATCCATCGTTTAAATTTATTGATTTACTTTCTCCTTGATTGTATATAAAAAAAGACCCATTAAAATGGGTCTTTTTGTAAACTTTTATATTTTATAACTGGAAGCATTAGCTTAATAACATTTCGTCTCCACCCTTTTTATCCTTATTCTTCGGCTTTCTACCTCTTTTGGATTTAGGTTTAGTGCTAACTGGCTCTAGAGGAAATTCAGATTTCTTCTTCTTAACAGGTTTCTTTTTCTTCGGTTTGGAAATTTTTTCAACCTCATCACTCAATATCTTACTAATTTCAGAAACTGCATCTATGGAAGGAGCCAAAGGGGCCTTAGTTTTCTTAGAATTGTTAGTTTTTGGTTTCTTGATATCATGAGATTCCTCAGATTTTACGTCACCTTCATAAAACATTTCGTCTCTTTCCTTTATTCTTTCTTTTCTGTTTATTAGCATTCCTGTAATAAATAGAACAAAGATTATTACAAACATTAAGATAATTGCGATTTCCATTTTAATTTAATTTAGTTATTTTTTTAATTCTTCCTTTTTTCCATCCTGATTCCAAATAGAATTCAAGATCTTCCTTTTTAATTTTTTTATCACCAATTTCAACACTGTTAATCCAGCATGTGCCAAACTGTGAGTTTTCATTTCCTAATCCCCTTCCGGATTTTGATTCCTTCATTTTAGAAATAGTTTCAGTTGTATGCTTTTTATTTCTAAATGTACCAAAATCAAATCCTCTTTCGATGTGGATTCTGTGCATATTTTCTGCCTTTCCCTTGGAATCACACTTTAATAAAAAGTCCTCCATGTAATTAGGGTTCTTTAATTTCTCTCTGAAAGCATCATTACCAGCTTTGGAGAATTTTTCCATGTGATCAGGACCACTTATACCTCCGCCGCCACCGGGTTGTAGATTCATGCACATCGGATCATTTAATAGATCCTCATTAACTATCTCAATCTCTCTTATTCTTAATGATTCTCTATCATCAAAATATTCCAGGATTTCCTTAGAGTGTGCATCTTTACCATGTTTCCTTATTGAATTGGTAATTCTCTTTCCCCCACCCATATACCCATCATTGAGATTATAGGTTGAGTGCATTCCTATGTAATACCTACCATTTTTAATATTCACTATCTTATAAATATAGTGATATTTATGTTCCTTTCTAGCCATTTCTATACCTTACTTTATCTATATATCAAAAGCAAGGTACGAAATCGCGCCGGTGGACCAAGAGGGATTCGAACCCTCGTCTTGTTCAGATAGCCAAAGGACTCATTCACAGGCTTAGTATCATTTTCTAACGATACCAAATAATTCCCTTCTTTTACGATTAAGAGTATCAACTCATCGGAACAACATGTTGCGTACAGTGTTTCTAAAACGGTTTTCTTTCGCCCCCTGTATAGATCTCCAGGATCTGGATGCTCAAGGTACGCCTTGACGACGACATAAGTCTTGAGGGAGCCACCCGGATTTTCACATTTACTTTCCTTGGTAAGTGAGACCAGGTCGGTTAAGCCGCTATTGCGAACTCAGCCTTAGCTGCGGGAGCACCAAACGCGTTGATAGCATCCCAAACATTGTTTTTGCCGTTTAAAGCTTTGTATAGGTTATTTAAGAGTTTCCAATACTAACTCTGCCTGCATCTCAAAGAACGAACTCTGCCAATCAATACCGTGTTGGCCCTTGTTTATTATTAAAGAAACAATCTTATGATTTGTTTCGTTTTTCTTGTATAATTTTATTTATAAGATTTAATAATCTCGGGGTTAACATTATTTCAGTTAACGTAATGTTGAGTTCAGTAGCTAATTTTCTAGCCTCCTCTAGTAAATCATCATTATTTCCCGGTGTTTCCAAAATCTATAAATTATTTATCTATATATAATTTATGATTCATAGAAATTGAGCTAATTATATCGTCATGAACATCATCCACGCCAGTTACCAAATCACCTAGAAACGAATCCTCCACTTCCTTACTTCTCTTAATATCATTTTTGAACCCCCATACGTGGAAAAATCCAAGATCAGCAATCTCATCAACATCGGAATCTTCGAATGACGGTAGACCTAAAGAATAATTAGTTGGAACGTAATTTCCACTAATTAAACAATTTATAATCTTTCCTCTGCTCATCGCCAGATCATAAAGAAACCTTTGCTCTATTAGAACAATATATGACACATTACTAAATGAAGGATTAAGCTCGTATAAATCTCCGATAAATTTTAAAGCCATACTTGCATATTCTCTAGCAAAATTAATGTCATTAAAAGCAAGTAAACACGTGTTGCACGCTTGGTCGCTCCATGTTATGTCAAAATTATTTGCTATATAATTTTCACGATCTAGATACTCTGGATTTGGATAGAATTTAAGATCATCAGAAATAGCTTTCTCCAGATGAGTACAGTAAATATCACAATCACCAAAATCTATTTTAAATCTAACCTCCGCATCAAGATCAATCATAATGAAAGGTTCATCGCAGTCTAATATAGCATAAAATTTTCCAGCCGCCCAAAATATTGACGTATCGAAATTTGTACTAGTTGGAAGTATCGATTTAACCTCATCAAAATGCTTTAATAGTCCAATCTCATCATAATATGAATATGTGTCAGGATCGCAATAGAGTACAGGTGACAGATCATTGTATTTTCTTGCAAAATATGTTGATCTTATAATCATAGCAATTTCCCATGGTCTCTTTTCAGGAAGCATTTTTCCAGCATCCTTTTTGGGCATGTGCCAATCAACGTATATTGCTTTAATAGGTTTCATTTGTCCTTAATTGTGTTGCAAATATATCAACATAATTCGGATTAAAAAAATTATTTATGAAAATTTTACCAAAATCTTGTTAATTGATCAATGTCTCTCGATTGGAATTGTGCATCAGGAGCCATGACAACAGATAAACCATCACCTAACAGATATAATTCTTCAAGATATTTAATAACAGAATTTGTTTTAGATTTATCTATTCCTGTTTGAGCTATAACATCAGAAGAAAGTTGATCAATAGAGGATTCAAAATTATCGCCATTATGAAAATTAAAATATTTTTCATATTTTTTAACCCAATCCTTTATTTCATTCATTTCTTCGACACTCAGATCATCTTCAATGAATTCAGAGAATTCCAATATAATAGACATAATAATTGCATTTTTTTATTGTAGATATATATATTCTAATTATTAAAAATTAAATCTATGAAACATTTAAAAGAGGAAGACGAGTTTATCAATGATGATTCGTATCTTACAAACCAGGAACAAGAATCAGAAGGTTATGATGATGACTATGACCAAGATGAGGATGAGGATAACTCAGACTATGAAGATTCTGAAGAAGTTGAAAATCCAGACGGGGAGTACGAGGATGACGACGAAGTTGAAAATCCAGACGAGGAGTATGAAGATGATGATGATGATACAGAGGAAGACGATGAGGAAGAAGATGAAAATCTATCAGAACCATCTGACGCCGATATAGAATCAGAGGATCAAAAAGAAACCCCACAATCTAATGATCGCAGGGTTTTATCATATACTGATTTCTTTACTAGAAATTAATCCTTAGTAGTTTTACCAAGATCTCTTCTAATTAGTGATCTAACATAATGAGATACTGATACAGGAGCTTCACCTTTAGATAAAGCTTTTTTCGCTATCTTTCTTGTTAGATCACTTAAATCTTCACCAGAAAGCAAAACCTGAATCTTTTCATCCTTTTCTGCTTTTTCTTCAGATTCAATTAACTTGGAGCTAACTTTACCGAATTCTTTCAAATTTTCCATTCTATTTATTTATTTTTATTTTTAAATTTTATTCCTGCATGGGGATTACCCTTTGCATTTTTTAAGCTAAATTTATCCTCTGGATTTTTAGTTACTACAAAAGCTTGATCTGAATTAACAGATAATCCAACTCTTCTCATAAATTCACGATTTACTAGAAATGGTGTACTCTTATCTGTTCTATCGTCAGGTGAAATCTTTACATTCGGTATCAAAACACCATTAAATTCAACATCAAGTTCTATAATAGGTCTTTTATGTTTTTTAGCTCCAATTTCAGCCTCAGAATGACCAACTATTGGATTTACAAACTTCTTACCACCTAGAGACCAATGAACCTTACCTCCTTTTTCCTCAACCTTATCTGCATGTAATGTACATGATTTAGATCCGTTACCAGTGTCAAATTTTGATATAATTTCACCAATTTTAGGTATATTTAATGTTTCTAAATATCCAATTTCCATATTGGAATAGCTCCAGCTATTTTTGTCCAATATATAATCGATAACATCATCAACAATAGGTTTTCCTATCGCTTTTGATATCCCTTCGGTTCCTGGTGACGAATTAACTTCCAATATATAGGGCTTTTTAGTTTTTGCATCTATCATTATATCAACCCCACACCAGTGACATCCAACAGCATTAGCTGCTTTTATTGCTATATCAGAAAGCTCCTTAGTTATCTTAAATTTATTTACAGTTCCACCTAATGAGTAGTTAGTTCTAAAATCTTTTTTAACAGCTCCTCTTTTCATAGTTCCAAGTATAAATGAATTATTCTTTCCAGCTTCTCTTGGATCTGGATTGAATTTTTTGATAATTACCTGGATTCTAAGATCATAATTGGAATCAATTTTTTCTTGAATTAGTATTTCATTTGATGCATCAAGTTTTCTTATCGTTTGATAAACTGATTTGAGTGATGCATATGAATCTATTATGGAAACTCCAATTCCCTGTGTCCCAGAAAGAAGTTTCATTATAACAGGAAATTTACCACCTACAGCTTCCAATGCTTTATCCAAAGAATTTTCATCAGGTACTAAAGCAGATTTGGGAACAGGAAGATCGTTAGCTTCCATTATTTGAGATGTTATAAATTTGTTCTCGCATGCTTCCATAGAAGCTATAGTATTAACAGTAAAATATCTAGCGGCTTCCAAATTTAAAAGAATCTGTCTAGTGTGTGAATTTTCTAGTACACCTCTTCTCGGTATTATAACAGTGGAATTTGGATCTATTAATATTTTTTCCTTTCCAGTTTTAAGTAAATGACCATTATATACTTTCTCAAGAACAACATCATTTACATCCACTATATGACATTTAATGCCTCTCTTTTTACATTCCTTTGTGAATGATTCTGAAGTTTTGCTTCCAGTAACGTTACCAGTAAGAACCACAACCTTTGTTGTTTCAGTTTTAGCTTCATTAAGGAAGGAAGAAAAGTCCAGCACATTATTTGATATCATCATTCTCGATTATTTTATTATGTATATATCCCAACGATAATACAATTATATAAGATCGGATGCGCTACATTCTATATATTTTTTGAGAAGAATCATATTCATTATATTCCAAAGATCGTCATATATTACCATATGATCCTCCAGGATGAAAAAATCCATCAGCTCCCTGATTCTATCAATCTTCTCATCCTCCGACATTGTTCTATCTCTAAGGTATTCTACCCTATTATTAATTATATAGTCGGCCTCTTCTATCAAAAGAATAGCATAATCAGCAAAATCGTCAGAATCGAGGTTATCAAAAAATGAACTCATATTAAAATAAAGCGTTAACCATAAATAGATTTGGACTTATCTGATTGTATCCCATTACCTCAATGAACCTATTTATGGGGTCAAGAATAGTTTTTGTGAATTGCTCATCATAGTCCAATGGCGGAGCAAATTCATACGGAAAAGTTCCCTGTGGATAAGCAAAGATATTACTATCATTAATATTTTTGGTTTTAACAAAATATAGATTTACCTTGTCTCCAGCCCTGATTAGCGAGTATTTTGTTTTATATGTTGAATTATTCAGAAGATAGTTATGATAACCCGATGCTCTAACGTGTATCGGACATGCCTTAGCAACTTCAAATGCGGTAGTATCATTTAATATCTTATCATAATTATTAATATTTATTGATGCTGATATGTTCTGTGGTTCCTGTAATTTGAATTCTTTCTTTATAGATTTTAATTCCTTCACAAATTCCCTTATGTCGAAGGATCTACCCTTAGTAAAGATAAGCTTCGTTAAATATACCAATTTTTCTCTAACGAAAGGAGGGGTTCCACCCTTTATCATTTCAACCCCAGTAAATTTAAGTTGAGATAAAGGCTCCATATGTAATCCAGAATCATAAACAAGATTTGCTACATATTTTTTCTTACCTAGAAATATAGCATTTATAGCAAGTGTTTCTAACTCGAAATCCTGATAGTTGTCGGTTCCCCATTTTTTTGAATAGATATCGAAGCATTTTCTAAGATAATCATTCAGCCTATATTCATTTATTTTTATAATGAGATCCTTGGCGTCACCTGCATAATCACAAGAGTCAACAACTTCCTGAAAGGTAACATAATTAGAATCAGTGTCACCGTAAACAACCATGGGATTAGTTACTCTTTTAACTTGCTTTAATCCTAGCTTCTCGTGAAGCTCTGTGTCGAGATGCCAGTGTTCGTGAAAATATTTATGCAATATCTTCTCAGAATATTTAATAAGATCCTGTCCCTGAAGGGTTACTGCCTCGGCAACATCCGGGTTGAAGCAAACAAAATAGTTGTTACCAATCGCTCCATAGATGGAGTTCATTGTTAATTTTACTGCTTGCTCCTCATTCTTATATTCATTTTTCAGAGCGGTGAGCCTCTCTATTTTTTCTTCAATCTCTTTAATTTCTTCCTGGGTCATACTTATATTTGATTACTATTTTTCAACTAATCCTATTGCTATTGATGTTGCTGACTGCTCAGAGAATAGAACCAGTCTATTATCATGTACATAAACGTCACAAGACTCGGATTCCATGTAACCTAGCTGACTCTTATAAATATTAGCAATCTCCTTTTCGCTATCATCAAGTATAATTTCGCTTGATCCTATATTCAATTTATAATTAAAAGAATTACCCACAGCATGAGCAGTTTTCTCTTCAATCTCAAAACAAAGTATCTCCTGATTATCGCTTTCCATTCCACAAAGTGAAGCTATAGTAGTAAAATCAGACTGATACATTTTAAAATTAACTAGGCAATCCTCTTTGGAGTGAACCATAGATAATATTTTATCCTCAACGTAGGAAAGCATAGTAAGATCTGAGCATCTCAATCTAATTGTTAAAGAAGGTGAAACCAATCTCAATTCAGTAGAAACGCTGGAATCATCAACATTTGCAACATCAAGTTCCAAATTAACTTCTTCCTCCGGTCTGAAATGTTTAAAAGCCTCCATCAATCTCGTAACGTCATTCAATCCAATTTTAACACGATCGTGCTTTATTGAGTCCCAATTGAAATCAGTTTCAAAAACTTTATCCAATTCAACACTTGAATATTTCATAGTAGCCTTATCCGGCGTATGAACCTTACAGAAAATACGATCACCTGTTATTTCTAGTATTACACTCTTCTCTACTGCTTTTAGTCTTTTCAAAAAGACAATTAAATTAGGTATGCTTGTTATTCTTAACCTCATTATTAAAATATTTAATTATTAAAATTCTTCATTTTCTTCCTCTTTTGTTTCCTCAAATTCTTCTTCACCAACCTGGAATATCTCTATTCCATCATCGTGCTGCGTTTCGAATAAACTATTTTGTATTTTCTTAGATGCGCTGTCACCTAACTTTTCAACATCAATGGATGCTTTATTGTATACTTTCTCCTGTATAGATATGGACTTCTTAACTTTTTCAATCTCTTTTTTTATAGAGTCGATCGAATCTTTGGTTTCCTTAATATATTCAGGTGAAAGCTTAACTATCTCTATCCTCTGCAATCTAGAAGATATCCAGCTCTGAAAATTAGATAGAAATTTGATGATCTCGTCATTCTTTCTCTTTTTCTCTATCATGAAATTAAGAAATAGTAATTTGGCCTCAAGAAATTCTAATTCCTTTAAATTATCATCATTGTCTCTGATTAATCTTTTAAGCTTTACTAATTCTAAATGTTGCTTGAAATGATCAAGATATTCTTTAACAGAACCAAATTCCATAACGTTACCGTCTCTTACGAATATAACATCCTCCTTAACAATGATCTTGGTAAGTTTAGAAATCTGATCAGCAATATAAATAAATGCTTCTGGTGTTACGTTACCCTTTATTTGAACAGCTAATTCACATTTGCTTTGTGATTTATTCTCTATTCTATAATCATATCCGGATTTTTCTAATTTAGATTCTAATTTATTAATAAAGCTATCATATCTCATCACTGGTGGGAGATCGAATATTCTTATTATTTTTCTGTTTGAATCTACCTCTAAACCGCTCTCTAGCAGCCACGAATTATCCTCATTCATATATTTACTTATCTTTCCACTAAAGTCCTTAAAATAGGGCTTTAAAAGCTTCGTAGATCCCTGCAAATATTCAACAACGTCCTCAAACTTTCTAGGAAGTATGTTACTTCTATATCCAACCGCTATACCAACTATATGGGTAAGTAAACCGACAGGAACCTCAACATGAATCCAATTATGACCACCCTCCTCGTTCTTCTCATTAAGATCGGAATTCTTTGTTATGATGTCACGTATTTTTTGATTTATCTTAACAGCGGTATATCTAGGTGCTGATGGTGAAGGATTTACTGGAGATCCGAAAAATCCATCTCCCTCTAATATTCCATATGAACATCCAAAAGGTCTTGCCAATTTGGAAATAGCTCCTGCAAGGGACGAATCTCCATGATGGTATAAACCAGTTTTTATCACCTCTCCGACAAGACCAACAGTCTTACTGAATCTGCTTGGCGAATTCTCCAGTATTAATCTTTGTACTGGCGTTAGTGAATCATAAAAGTTTGGTATACCTCTACTCTGTAAAACATAAAGAGCATAGGATCTATACTGCGTGTTTATCTGATCCGTAATGGTTAAATGTTTATTCATAAGGATTTTATTATTTTATGTGCATTTTTGATATTGTTTCTTAAGTTTTTGATATTATTATGAATCTTTATTATTGTTTAAAACAACGGTATTTCTACTATGAAGAAATACCACGAATGATTCTATTATAACACCACTAGAGCTTTGAACGAATGGAAATATAAAATAATTAATCCATAGGGGAAGTCCAAAAAATTGACCAAGGTTACCATTATAGTTTATAAAACCAAAAATTAGAAACCCAACCCAGAAACCAAGACATCTAACGCAAGTCATTAACTTAGATAACTTTGGAGCTTTTACTAATAGGTAGTTTCTGATAGGGTCCAGGATGTCGGAATTTACAATAGTTGATGTTATACACCATCCGACAAATATTATTAAAAGTATATTCATTATGAAAAGTATTCGAGAGCATTTATTTGCTCTTCTGTTAATTCAGTTGGTATTTTTATATTAGCTTTAACCAGTATGTCTCCGTTTCCAAATCCATTAAATTCTGGTATTCCTTTACCTGGTAATCTGAATATCTTACCGGATGAAGTTCCTGCAGGTATCTTTATTCTATATGCTGATCCCTTCAAATTAGTTAGCTCTATTTCTGTTCCTAAGCAAGCATCTTTGAATGATATATTTGCCTCATGCGCTAGATTATTCCCATCCCTAGTATACGTTGAATGAACATATTCATTAATATTAACTATAAGATCACCCGGATTGGATGGAGTTTTAACCCAGTCTCCCTTTCCCATAACCATATAGGAAACTCCAGATATGGAACCCTTAGGTATATTTATATCTATTTCTTCCTCTCTTCTGATAGTTCCGTCACCGTAGCAAACTGGACATTTTGACTCAGCAATTTTTCCGCTACCTGTACATTTAAAGCAATCCTCTACAACAGACATATCACCAAAAGCATGCCTTACTGTTCTAGTTTTTTTACCAAGTCCATGACATTCGTCGCAATCCTTAGAGTGACCAAATTCTGCACCAGATCCGTTACAATCGATACACTGTGCTGCTCTATTTACTCTAACTTTCTTCGTCGTTCCTGTCATCATCTCCTCCAGAGTAATAGTAACATAAACATTTATATTATTACCCTTTCTGAGGGTCTGTCTGTTCATATTATTTCCTCTACCCTGTCCCCAAAAATTTCCAAAATCTGAATTCTGAAACGGATTACCTTGGTTTGTTCCTCCCCAATTGAAGCTTCCCGAGAATGGATTTGGATTATCATATTTCTCTCTCTTTTTTTGATCAGAAAGTGTTTCGTATGCTTCGTTTATCTCCTTGAATTTTCCTTCTAGAATTGGGTCATTTCCCGTCTTATCCGGATGATATTGTACGGCTAATTTTCTATATGCTTTCTTTATTTCATCGGGTGTTGCATTTTTTGATACACCTAGAGTTTTATAGTGATCCGCCATTATTCAAAGTTGATTTAAAAATATCCTTTATTTTTATTGATGCCTCTCCCGGATCAATAACCCCTCGTGTTCTCCATTTATCTCTAAGTGGAGAAGAGAGGTTTTTTATTTCCATACAGGTTTCGTATTTTTCTATCCCTTCCCAATACTTTAGCATTCTATTTATGAACAGATCTATTTGTTCATCGCTATCGAAAACATATATGAGATCATCCGACCTTTCTCTTAATGAATTAAGAAATATGTCTTGTATACATCTTTCGATGTGTTTTCTTAATATATTATGCTGTGGGTGTGTCGGAAATCCACTTGTTTCAGATCCATTAAAACTAATCATTTTTTCCTTCCTGTAATTTTTCTTTTACTGCAGAGAAGAAATCAAAGTCAGATAAAAATAAGAAATCTGATACTAATTCGTCAACCCTATCCTTCCCGAAATTTTCAACCAAATATCCGTATTTAACTTCACCTTCTATAACTCTATCGATGCTATATTTTATATTTGGATTTTTTATTTTATCGGATAATGAATCCTCAAATTCTTCTATTACATCCTTATTCATATAATTTATTATTTTTTTCATCTATGTATTTCAATAGTGCTTTTTCTTTCATTTTTACTTCGAATTCTATATCAAATAAAAGACCATAAGTTTCGGGTCCTCTCCAGATCCAATCAGAATGAGCAACCTCTTTTGCTGAAGAATCCTCGAACATTTTCTTTGAATCAGAGTAATGAGTTATTGCAAATATATCTTCAGGCCACGTGGATAGACAAACCTCTAGAGATTCTTTCTCGCTTAACTCCGGTGGATTACATTCATTGTGAAGGTAATCGAATGTTACTGGTATACCAATTTTTTGATAAACCATAGAATATAGATCAACAGAAGTATATTGTGATTTTTTATCATCAACCTCAACCACTAATCTTTTCTTAACTGATTCGGGTAAAGATGAGAAATTTTCACAGAATCTATTCGCTGCTGTTTCCTTATCAGGCTTCGTTGTGTTGATGTGTATATTTATTGGATAGTGGACAGATCTGTCCAATCCCATCATATCCATTATTTCACCATGCTGTGATAGTTCCTTTATGGCCTTAACAACAACATCGGGTCTCTCCGACGCAAGAACACCATAAGGGGAAGGATGGAACGTTATTCTCTGATCTACGGATTTAACAAAATCCCCACAATTCCTAAGTATCTCGCATATTTCAGGATAATCCTTAAGATCCGATATTTCATACTCTGAACACCATGGAAAAATATCACTGGACATACGGTACATCTTTATAGAATTAGACTCGTTCCATTCCAGGATCTTTCTAAGGTCTTTAACGTTCTGTAAAGAAAGTTCGGAAACATAATCAAGTCCTCGCTCGAGAAATGTTTTCTTAACCATTCCTCTATTTGTAGTTATCTTATTTTTACCCTCCGAAAGAGTCATATTGATACAGCAGTAACCCAATTTTCTATCCATGTTATTTTTTATGCAAATATAAAATATTTATTCGAGATTAAAAAATAATTACATGGAACTTAACCATTTTTTTCTCTCGCTTGCCAATTTACCAAAAGCCATCTCTAAATGCTTCTTAGTTCCTGAATCCTCGCGCAGTACAGTTACTCTTCTGTTAGACATAACATGATCCCAGTCTTCCAATGATAATGAACCTAGACCCTTAAGATATCTAACATTATTTTTGTCACCCTTAGCTTTCTTGAATTCCTCCAGCGAATAGTAATATTTTTTAACTCTATCACCTACGGTAACCAGCGGTGTATCAAGGAAATGAATTCTATTCTGCTTTATCATCCAAGGGAACCAGGTATAAAAAAGATTTATCAACAATGATGTGATATGTGCTCCATCCGGATCCTGATCTGTAGCAATAACAACCTTTTCAAAAGGACATGTTAAATTTTGTCCCTCCGGATCCAGATTTAATATTTGCATAAGCTCTAATATTTCTCTATTATCTGAGAGATCGGATAGGCTCCTTGCATTCTTAATTTTTCCCTTTAGTGCATAAACTCCATCCTTTTTAGGATCTCTCTTCTGTAGTATAGAACCCATGGCACTTAATCCCTCAACTATAAAAAGATTCTCCGCTCTCATTGCTGTTGGTGGAAAATATTTATTAGAATTCTTTATTCTGATTCCTTTTTTCTCTTTCCTTATTTTCTTTAATTCTGATTCTTTCCTTCTGTCGTCTACAGACTTCTTAATTTTTTTATATACATCACTTTTAAAGAATTTATTTAGAACTGAGTCAAAATGTCTCATTATAGTAGGTTCCACTTCCTCTCTCTTAGAAACAAATTTGGTTTTATTTTGGTCACCAAATCTAACTATACTAGGAGACATATTTAGAATAATGAGCGTATCATAAAAGTGATGACCCAATGTATCATCAAGCTCTATGTTTATTTTATCCTGTATAATTTTCTGATGTATACCTGTACAAAGAGCACTATTAACAAAAGAGAAAGTTCCAGATTCTGGTCTTTTCTCCCATATTAATATTTCACCAATGTTTGCTTTTGCTGACCAGTCTGGATTAAGTCCAGATTGTATAGTTTCGCTTTTACCATTCCATATAAATTCTATTTTAAGCGATGCAGTTTTTTCCTCGGTTTCAAGAACTCTTTTCTTTAAACAAAGATAGGATACTATTGTTGAATAATCCCACTTAGAATTGTCAAATACTGACGAATTTGGTATAAACGAAACTCTAGTTCCAGTTTTTGTTCCCTTTTTCTTTGCTGTTATTGTTGGTTTATTTGACTTAAAGGAAATCCATGTTTGTAAATACGTCTCAGTTGGATTTGTAGTTTCTATTTCAAACTTATTTGAAAGTGCATTAACTAAAGAAACGCCCATACCGTTTGTACCAACTATGGATTCAGCAATATCGTCATTATCAAAATTAGATCCGGCTCTAAGCATGGATACAGCAGTTTCAATATTGGTAAGCTTACTTTTCTTATTTATTGTGGATCCATTGTTAAATCCATCTCCAGTGTCCGTTATAGAAACAAGATTTTCCTTACTATCAACCTCAACTATTATGGTCTTCATCGGCGTAGACATCCTTTTTGCTTCGTCTACGGAATTTGCAAATACCTCATCGAACAATTTATACATTCCTATAGAATGTTCCTTATTCACTGCCTTAATGAAGCCATCGCCGATTATAGGTAACGTCTCCTCACTCTTCTTTACTGATCCAACATACATTGTTGGTCTTTTTATGATGTGCTCAAAATCAGTAAGTACCTCTATGGTTTTATTGGCCTTCTTATTATCCATATTTAATTTTTATGTTTATTATTATATGCTCTTTCGAAAATTAATTTCAATAAAAAACCCTCAATGTTTAATTGAGGGTTTTAATTTATATATTTTTATACTATGAGTAAAATACTTCTTCTACCTGTTTAGGTTCAATGAAAGTAGAAAAATAAGCAACGGATTCAGGTGTTGCAAAAGCTTCTTTTTTCTTAGAAGATGGAAGACCTATGATAAAATCAACGCCGTCCAAATTAGTAATACCAGTAACTATATACTCGCTGTCTATGAAAAGATTCCTACCCTCACCGCCATAGATATTATCACCTGGTGCTACATCAGCAGCTTCAACCCTGCTTCCTCTTATACTATGCTGCTCCTTCTCTATTCTTTTTCTTTCACTATCAAGAGTATCTAATACGTGTTGTGGAGCTTTTTTTCCTTGTGTTGGTATGTCCACGGTCATAGATATTTCCTGAATCTGTCCAGATTTTTGTTGATCCAAAAGATCGCTTATATAGGAGAATATTTTTGTAGTAGATACCTCATTCTCTGGTTCAGCAGAAGGGTTTCTTCTAAAATCGTCTATATTATAGACAGGCACTCCAGATTCATCCAAACCCTCATAGGATTCAAATTCTAAAAGATGTTTCATTTGTTAGATTTTTATTCTATATATCAAGTAAATATTACTTTCTTTTATTCCTATCAGCCTCCATTTTAGCCAGCTGTGATTGTTTTGCTTTTTCTTGTGCACCTTTCTTATAGAACTCCATATTCTTAAGAAGTCTATTCTGCTCATCGCTAGGCAAGCTCTTGAAGAATGGGGCATTCAGAATAGCATTAGTTTTTTCCATAGCTATTTCAGGATTTCCTATATAATGTGCTGCTAATGAATATTCATCCAATAATCTCCATTGCCATATCTCAGCTTCTATGAATAATATATCCTGAGTACCCCTTGTTTTTATTGCCACGTCACCATATGCAAAAGCGATTAGATGTCTTTTCTGCTCTCTATATTTTCTCATTGTATGGAAAACAGCTTCAAGTCTCGATGGCCTATATTCCCATGCTCTAGAATAAAGCTCTGTAACCTCAGATATAGGTGCTCCCAATCTTTCCTTCATCTTAGCAATCATATACATGGAATAATAAACCTCTTCTTCCCATCCTCCCATTGCAATTCTTTTACCGTAGGCCTCTATCGATTTTTCAAGCTGGTTTGAATCTCGATAACTCTGGGCAAGGTAGAACATGTATCTATCGTTATCAGGCTCCTTCAATAGTGCTTCCTCCAGAATTTTAGCATCATTTGAATATTTTTCCTCCAAAGAATCTGCCCTTTTTAGCGGGGAGATATCAGCTATAACAAATGAATTTGGAACAGGAGCTTGGAAAATTTGCTCCTTCTCCTCATCTAAATGTAGGAATTCGTGTAATACTCCTTTATAAACCCAATTCTGGTCAGATTTAACAATCTGTGCTCTGTGGTATTGAAGGTTATTTAGTTTATATAATATCTGGTAACAATCAGGACCTTTATCTAATCCTGCAAAAGGATTAATACTGGGATTTTCTGGTACAAAGGTATCATCAGCATCTATAATCCATCTATAATCACATTTTCCTTTAGCGAGATTTAAACTTTCAGTTCTATTAACCTCGAAATTTACCCAAGGTCTCTCGTGCAATTCACCAGGAATACCTAGTGATTCCATTGTTTTATTTATCACACTAATAGTATTATCAGTAGATCCAGTATCTACTATTACCCAATATTTAATATAAGGAGCAACAGCTCTGATACATCTCTCCATTGTGTCCTCTTCGTCCTTAACGATCATAACCAAGCAAAGATCTATCACCTGAATGTTATTGGGAACTGGTCTAGCAACATTAATTGGAGCCGCAACCTTTTTTTGTTTCTTTTTATTCTTAATACTCATTTAAAACTTTTTAAATATTATAGTTTAGTTACTGGTTTTGCTCCTCTTTTTTTAGAAATTTTTATGTATTCAACCTCACCAACAAGATCAAAAATTATCGATGCTTTATATTTTTCACCAAGTTCTCTTGTTATTCCTCTTTTATTTCTGGATATGTTTATTAGAGGTATCTCGTATTTATTAAAAACCCCGTCGTCAAATACCCATACCTTTATATTGAAATATTTATTCTCGTATAATGAGTAATCTATAGGACCAATTTTTGATGATATCTTACACTCAAATATATGTTTACCCTTAAAATTAAATTCCAGAAATATAAAATTATCATCATATGGTGATGATAATATATTTCTACCGAAATTAACACAATATACCATTTTTTTAGCATCAAGATCTATAGATTTATACTCTAATCCATTACTATCTAATATTGAATTTATATGGTCAGGTATAGAATCATTCTCGCAATAGAGTCCTAAAAAACAATTCAATTCTCCTGAATCAAATTTTTTCTGATTTCTAACCTCTATTTCACCATCTTTGGATAACAACGAAGAAAAATAATCCAGAGAATCATGGAGTAGATTTCTCTGGATTATTTCTATATTCTTCTGCTGTGTTACCTTTTCTTTTATCGATTTTACAAAATCCTCACTAGATTTTTTCATCCTTTTTATCTTTAACTTCTTTAAGTCCGAGTTTTTTTACGATCGCTTTAAGAACGCCTTCCATACCTAGATCAGCATCAATTTTTATCAATTTTCTGCTTTTCTTATAAAAATCAACAAGCGGAAAGGTCTTCTCGTTATATTCAGAGAATCTTTTATCTATAACTTCATCACTAGCATCGTCCTTTCTACCTTCCTTCTTAGCTCTATTTCTTATTCTTTCCTTTGCTTTCTCTTCAGGAAGATCCATAAATATTGCGTGATTTAAACCAAGTCCAAGCTTACCAAGAAGAGAATCCAGCTTTCTAGCTTGCTTTATCGTTCTTGGATATCCATCAAATATTATACCCTTGTTAAGATCCAATTTTTTCAGCTCTTTTCTTAACATCTTAAGCATCATAGAATCAGATATGAATTTTCCTTCCTCTATAATCTTTTTCAACTCCGGATCATCAGATTTTCTGATTAAATCCCCAGTAGAGATATGATTTATACCAAATTTATCATTTAGTTGTTTTGATAATGTTCCCTTACCAGATCCTGGTGCTCCTAGCATCACTAGAACATCACCTTGTGAATCTGGTAACTCTCTTTCATTTAAAAATTCATCAAATTTTTTAATGACGTCATCAGTAAACCATTTCTTATTATCCATTATATTTTATTTTTTTATGATCCACACATATCGCATTCGTCCGGATTGTCCAAACTACATGCAACTCCAGAAAGGACCTCTTCCGCAGCTTTGCTTAATTCCTCACTAGTCATTCCATTAGGAGTAACGCTAACAGGTTTACTAACTTCTGAAGGCGTTGTTTTTACCTCAGACTCTCTCATAGAATTTTTGGTTTTTTCCATATCTATACCAAGTCCTGCAAGAGCATCAACTGCCGCTTTAGTTCTTAAGTAATACATACCGGTCTTAAGACCAGCTTTCCATGAATAGAAGTGAGCAGATGTCAATTTAGCAGAATTCACATTCTCAATAAATAAATTAAGAGACTGTGATTGGCATATAAATTTACCTCTTCCAGCTGACATATCTATAAGATCCTTCTGTTTTATTTCCCAAACAGTTCTATAAATCTCTCTAATGTTCTCAGGTATCTGTTCTATATTCTGAATAGATCCCTTGTGATAAACTATCAGGTTTTTCATATCCTCACTCCATAAACCAAGAGAAATAAGATCTTTAACTAGATGTTTATTTATTATGATAAATTCACCACTCAAAGTTCTTCTTGTGTATATATTTGAAGTGAATGGTTCGAATGCTTCATTGTTACCCATAATCTGAGCTGTTGAAGCAGTTGGCATCGGTGCTAATAATAGGGAATTTCTTGCTCCGTTTTTCATTACATCCTTTCTAAGTTTAGCCCAATCCCATCTTCCTGATAACTGATCGTCATTAAATCCCCACATATTGAATTGGAATTCTCCATTAGATAAAGGAGATCCTTGAAATGTTTCATAAGCTCCATCTCTTTTAGCAAGTGTCATAGAAGCAGTCATAGAAGCAAAATATATGGTTTCAAATACTTCCTCGTTGATTCTTTTAGCCTCTGGAGAAGAAAATGGAATACCCAGTATTGCAAATAAATCAGCAAGACCCTGAATACCTATACCAATAGGTCTATGTCTCATATTTGATTTTTTGGTCTCCGCTGTTGGATAATAATTAACGTCTATAACTTTATTAAGGTTAAGTGTCGTTTGATATGCAACGTCATAAAGAGCCTGGTGATCAACCTCACATCTTCCTTTTGATATTTTTGAAGTTCTATTATCAGTAGATTTAAGGAATTTGTTAACTGGAATCGAAGCAAGATTACAAACAGCTTGCTCGTCCTTATCAGTATATTCCATGATTTCGGTACATAAATTGGAGCTTTTAATCGTACCTAAATTCTTTTGGTTTGATTTTTTATTAGCAGCATCTTTATATAAGATATATGGTGTACCGTTCTCTATTTGAGCATCAAGTATTCTAGTCCAAAGATCTCTAGCTTTTATAGTCTTCTTAGCTTTACCTGCAGCTTCTGCAGCTTCGTATGCAGCTTCAAATTCATCACCATATAATTCCCAAAGACCCTGAACGTCCGACGGAGAAAATAAACTCCATTCCTTATCCTCCTCCACTCTTTTCATAAATAAATCAGGTGTCCATAAAGCTAAGAAAAGATCTCTAGCTCTAAATTCTTCCTTACCGTGATTTTTTCTAAGCTCTAGAAAATCCTCGATATCAGAATGCCAAGGTTCTATATAAATAGCAAAAGATCCCTTTCTTTTACCACCACCTTGATCAACATATCTAGCAGTTTCGTTGAAAACTTTAAGCATTGGTATTATACCATTAGAAGTACCATTTGTACCTCTAATATAAGATCCAGTACCTCTAACATTGTGTACTGCAAGACCTATACCACCAGCATTTTGAGATATAGCAGCTACATCAGCTAATGTTTTATAAATTCCAGGAATAGAATCATCGGACATCATTAGAAGGAAACAAGAAGACAATTGAGGTTTCTTAGTACCAGCATTAAATAATGTAGGTGTTGCATGTGTCATCATGTGATTCGACAAAAGCTCATAAGTTTTAATAACACTCTTTATATCCTCTCCCCATATTCCTACCGCTACACGCATATACATATGCTGAGGTGATTCACACACTTCACCATTAGTTTTTAATAGATAACTTTTCTCAAGAGTTCTAAAACCAAAATATTCGAAATCAAAATCTCTTTCGTGTATAATTGCTCCGTCAAGCTTCTGTTTATTCTTCATAACAACCTCATAAGTGAGATCGTTTATAATACCAGCAGGTTCGTTGGTTTCTGGATTTATATAATCATATAAATCCTGTATAGTCTCGGAGAATTTTTTCTTGGTTGTCTTATGTAATCTGGATACTGCTATTCTTGAGGCCAATATAGAATAATCAGGATGCCTAGGTATTAATGAAGCAGCAGTCTCAGCAGTAAGATTATCTAATTCCTGAGTTGTTATTCCATCATAGATACCAGCAATAACTTTCTGTGCTACCTCCATAGCATCAACATAATCGGTGTTTAATCCGTATGTCATTTTTCTTATTCTATTCGAAATTTTTTCAAACCTAACAGCTTCTTTCGAGCCATCTCTTTTAGTTACAAACATATTTTAGATTAATTTTTTTAGAAATCCTCGCCAAAAGCAAAGGTATCAGTATTTTTATTCATTATTCCTGACTTTTGGTAGTCACCAACCTTTTTCTCGAAGAAATTAGTTTTTCCTTGTAAAGCTATATTCTCCATGAAATCAAAAGGACATGTAACATTATAAACCTTAGAGCATCCAAGCTCAACTAGCAATCTATCAGCAACGAATTCAAGGTACTGTTTCATAAGATCTTGATTCATCCCTATCAATCTAACAGGAAGTGATTCAGTTATGAATTCTTTTTCAATTTCAAGTGCACTTGTTATTATCTCTTTTATTCTATCCTCCGAAACTTTATTTGCTAAATGCTCATTATGTAACAAAACAGCAAAATCACAATGCATTCCTTCATCTCTAGAGATCAGCTCGTTAGAAAAGCATAGACCCGGTAAAAGACCTCTTTTCTTCATCCAGAAAATCGAACAGAAAGATCCACTGAAAAAGATCCCTTCAACAGCAGCAAATGCAATCAACCTCTCCTGGAAACTTGCATTTTCTATCCAATTTAATGCCCATTCAGCTTTTTTCTTAACTGCAGGTATGGTATCTATTGCATTAAAAAGTCTATCCTTCTCTGCAGGATCCTGAATATAGGTATCTATTAGGAGCGAATAAGTTTCAGAATGTATGTTTTCCATCATAATCTGGAAACCATAGAAAAATTTAGCCTCAGAGTACTGAACTTCAGCCACAAAGTTTTCTGCTAAATTTTCATTAACTATACCATCGGAGGCAGCAAAAAATGCTAAAACGTTCTTAATGAAGTATCTCTCATCATCATTTAATTTGTTTCTCCAATCATTAAGATCCGCAGAAAGGTCTATTTCTTCCGCAGTCCATATACATGCTTGTTGCTCCTTATATCGCTTCCATATGTCATGGTGCTCAATAGGAAAAATAACGAACCTGCCTGGATTTTCCGTCAGGATTGGTTCTGGTAAAGAGTATCTTTCTTCCATTTTTGTTTTCTTTTTAATAATTGTTTTGTTGTCTTCTTCTATTTTCTTGATTTTTACTCATGTACATGTTGTACATTTCAGAAGGTGTCATTCCTATAGATATAGCATAGTTCATGAAGAAATGAAGCATATCTATAACTTCAAATTTACATTCCAGCTGATCATCCACACTAAGGTCAGAAAATTTCTTAGATCCGTAGGTATCATAAGCTGATTTCCACTTTTTCCATATAGCGTTTCCGTTTCCATCTTTAATTCCGCCAAGTGCATCAGTAGCTTCGTGAATTTCATCTATCATTGCATGGGTGTTCATATGCCAGAATCCCATAACTTCTCTTAGATTCATTTCATCAAAGTTGTAACCATAAACATTCTTCTGTGTATCAGCTTGTAAATTTAGTATGTCCCCAAGAGTGTCACTACTTTTTGAATAAAGATCCTCAATATTTAACTCAGAGCAGCTGTTGTCAATGTTAGCCATTTTATTTAATTTTAGTTAATTTTTAATTTTTATTACTAGACTCTAGATCATTCTTGGATTTTATATATCAACCGGAATTCCCATCTATCGAGAGTAATACGTTAATTTTTCTCTTTCTGTAGAATTTTTTTCAAACCATCTATTTCTAGCTCTAATTCAAGCATTTTATCCTTGGTTTTTCTCCTTCTTGCATACAGATCCTTAATTATTATCTTAAGTATTGGATTTTCGTCATCATTACCAAAATAAGCTCCTGATGCACACTTAATCCAATTATCCTTGGGATTAAGTAGATTCTTTCCTTTGTATGATTCAGGTGAAATACCCCATTGAACCATAGTGTTGGGATACAGTGAAGCAAAATCGTAACATGCTACCCAACCATGTAAACCTTTTATTGGATCCTTAACATATCCACCAGCAAACTTGACGTGAACTTCTTCCTTTCTCTCAGCAGTAAGTACCTGCTTTCTTTCCAGAAATTTCTTCATCATGAGAACTTCAGTCGACCAAACAGGAGAAAGACATCTGTTTATTTCAACACCGGATATCATAGCAATCTTAAAGAAAGTCTGCATAGTTTTAAGCTTTTGATCTATGTAATGAACAAGAGCACAATCGACAGCATTATAGTATATAAAATCTTCAAAGTTAGATTGGTATAAATCTCTAAGAGTTCCATCGTAGGCAATCTTTTTAAATCCAACAGCCTTCTCAGCAACATAATCAAGTCTATTACTTTCCTTGATCTTTATAACACGATCCCATTTTTTATAAATCTCCAAGTAGTCAAACATTAATAAATGTTGTGGTAATTGTCCCTTACCAATCAATGTTTTTCCTGGTGATATAATTTTTGGATCTATACCAAGTCTTTTAGCTCTATTAAGAAGATATGGCCAGTCATATCCTAACCAGTTCCATCCAGTCATCGTTGCCATTTTCGGACCAAGTTCACGGAAGAAAGTGTACATCATATCATACTCGGTTTCAAATTGCTTATATTTAAAGCTCCATTCGTCACCGGTTTTTTCGAAATACTTGTTTATCTTGTTGAATATGTTACCCTGTTGTTCGGGAGTTAGTGGATCTAGACCAAGGATCAGCAATTTTCTTTTATCCGTACCAATCCCTATGGAGAGTACACGATTTTTTGCATTTTCAGTATCGAGAGATGCAGCCTTATCCTCCGTTATCTCAACCTCTATATCGACAAAATATTTCTTTGGTTCTTGGTATTCCCATAATGGCTTTGTTAATTCATCTGGAGCTTCCATTAAAATCTGAGCCATCCGATATTTGTCATATCTCTCAGATTTTACTTTCTTAACTGGTTCTCCCTTCCAGTTTGTCCACTCTTTATCCTTCTTAGGATCTCCAGGATTGCATCTTTCCCAATTGAATCTCTCACTCTCTGGAATTGGAACGTGTAGAAATGCAAGTTCTCCCTCAGGACCAAAGTGTGATACATTTAAGTAGCTTCCTTTATTCTCTATATCAATAATCATTCAGAAATATTTTAATGTATATGTTTTACGTCATAATAAACATATGTTCCGGTCAGATATATAAATAATATGAAAAATTTACAGAAATTTAAAAGTTTTGTTAACGAGTGGATTGACTCACCGGGAAGCGTGGACGTTCCTGGCCAATCATACGAGACAAGGGTAAACAGGAGAAACTATCAGAGTGCTGATCCAAACATGCCAGAAACAATAGACGCAATGTACGAATCCTCGTATTTTCATGACTTCCTAGACGAGATTGGAAAATCAGAAGAATTCAACAAATTTATAGACGAAGATAAAAAATCAGGATCTGATATAACGGAATATCTAAAAATATCATTCCAGGAAAAAAACTCAAAGAAGAAAGAATAATGGACAACATTCAAAAATTTAAAGGATGGATCAACGAGGCAAAATTGTCAATAAAAGTTGACGTAGAAGAGCTAGAAAAAATATATAAGCCAGAAAACATAGTATTCCCAGCCATATTATCGAAATATTTTAATAATATCAAGATAGAGGAGATAAAAAAAGAATGCTCTAAGTTACTTGCAAAGGAGTATGATTCTAGGCTAAATGAAAAACTTAAATGGTTAAAATTTTCAGATAAAATAGCAACTGGATATCCAATTATGGAGGCTCATTTTAGGTTCATGGGTAAATTTTATCCATTAAATGTTGACATACCTGCTGATTTGAAATCCAATCAGCCTTCGAAGGAAGGTAACCAAATATACATTCCGATAATTGAAAATATAGCCAGAACTATAAAGATATTCAAGGATGATGAATCGCACGAAGAAATAAACAAATCCATAGAATTTCATGCTGGTATAAACAAGGTAAAGTACGACGAGGAGAAACTTAAATATGTTGTAACAAAACCTAATGATGACTATGACTACAGAATAGTTATACAAACAGATGGAACTGTTTTAACCGAGGAGGAGTCAAAAAAAATACCTAAGGATAAGGCTTATGCATTTGGTGACTCCAAGATACAAACATATAATCTAAAAAAAGGAAAACCTATAAGATTTGCATCGAAACTTGGAAGCGATGGATTTGTTACAGGAAAGGTATTCAGAATAATCAATAAGAAATTCAAAAAATTCGGAAGAACAGACAATTGGGCTATATTTGACGATCATATAGAAATGGACCTTGAATTTGAAAGGGACGGTAAAACAATGAAGATTCACAAGATGTTCAAGCCCGATGATATACTATATCTACCATTAGGAGAGGATAAGAAATTTGTAAGATGCGAGGTTCAAAAACCATTCTATGTTTCAAATCCAGTACTTAAAGAGCCAATAAATCTAAGGGTCAAAGTTCTAAAATAAAACAGCATCCAGGTAGGCTCTAAGCTTACTATCAGTTGGCTTTATATCGAGATTACCATTAACGAATATTTCCCAGGACTCATTAGCATATGTACCTATACCAGGAAGTTCAGTAACTCGGGTAAAGCCTTCTTTGTATCCTATGCTCATATTGATTATTCTTCTAGCCTTTACGTTATACAAACCGGTTGTTTTTATCATCGCTGCTAGACGATCTGAATCACAATTGATTGCAGAATGATAATCTGGAATAAGTTCAAATACGGAGTCTAAAATAGGTCGAACGGCTCTATTGTTTGTTTGGTTTAATAATATACAGCAGACCAGCATTTTCCACGGGTCATTGGGATAATCCTCTTGTATTAGTATTTCTCTATTCATATCTATAATTTTTATCCGCAATTTAAAAAAAAATCTCGAATAAAAAAAATCACCCTAATTGGGTGATTTTTTTATTTCTTTTTCTTTCTATTTTTTTGAATAAATTCCTTATATGAGATCATCTTCTTCCTACCTCTCCCTTTTTTATTAGCAGCGTTAGTTCCTGCACTCATCGTAGTGAACTTATCACCACTACCGGTCTTCGTACTATCATAAAATCCAGAATTGGTTCCGTCATTGGTTGGTGCGGAGGGATTTCCCATTCCACCAACATTTCCTAGTGTAGATAGACCTGGAGCTGGAGCCGCTCCTCCATCCATATCCTCATCAATCTTATAAACGTCAGAAGTCTTTCCGTTCAAATAATTTCTCAATTGCCATTTTTCAACACAATAATCATTTTCACTCAGCCAATTTTCTACACAATTGCATGACTCTTCACATCTACATGATCCAAGACAGGAATCGATATTTTTTCTTTCATCATCAATACAAACTAATTTTCTTCCGTTTGTAGTATTTCCAGTTGGGTAAAACATACTATTCTAATATTTCTTTTATATTCTTAGAAAATATTCTTATGATATTTCCAGATTCATTTTTTGTAACATATCCTATTATATCATTATAGTTATCATATATTGGACTCTGAACTAGCAACTTTCTATTTAGATTGTCAATAATCCAAGAATTCAATATTCTACTCGTTTCTTTGCTGTGAGTCATCGTTCTGATCTCAGGAGCATTTACTGATCCGCATCCACACATAATTATCTATAGTCTCCTCTAGCCTCTTTTCTCTTCAGATATTGCCAAAGGAAATTTAGTCCCTTAGCATAGTCCTTAGCTGTTTTAAAAGGTTCGCTGAATTTTTTTATATCGTTACCATTTCCCTCTCCAATTTCTTTAGACTTTAATGGGTTATATCTTCTTACTGTTCCTGATGGATGTATAGTATAAAATACATCACCATGTCCAAGTTCTTTTTGCTTTTTAACACTTCTAACGAACTTCAACGTGTTGTTTATTTCTTGTTGGTGTGAAGTATCATCATCAAAACCAAGAGATAGTATTCTTCTATATTCCCTTGATTTTCTTACCCGATCCAATTCAATTTCTCTTCTATACTCGGTTTTATATTCATATTCAGGTGAATATGACTTAAAATCGAGAAGATGCTTCATTTGCTTTTTCATATTATTTATCGGAAAGCCAATCTCTATAATCCTTAAGATTCGATAGATTCTTTTTACCTTTTTTTGGTTGTTTAGAATCTGTATTCAAAAATGGTACAATATTACCAGGTCCCTTAGGCTGGAATTTGGGAATCGTTGAAGATGCAACAGGTTCTAAAATTACAGGAGTGTCCATCTCATCAACGTGATCTGGAAGCTTCTTATATTTTGTAGATGCATAAGCTTTTAGTTCCTTCTCCGTCATATTTTTTGATAATTTAACTATCTCATCTCTATATTTGGGATTAAGCTTAGATGCTGATATTTCACCGATCTTAAGTGCATAGGCCTGAGCCATTAATCTTTGTTGAGCTATACTAACTGCTGGCATAAGTTATTTATTATTTTAATTTTTCCCACTCTGGTGTGAATCTAGTAACCATTGCTGAATGTATTAATTGAGGAACCCCTGGTTTATACCACATATCCGCAACATAGATACAATCGCCTTCCTTTCCGCCCTCTATTATCTCAACGACATTATAAGTAGCACTTCCCATACCTGCTATATTATCAGTCTCGATTTCACCAATAACGGGCATCTTTGTTACGTCGCCACCACTATATCTAAGTACTTTTTCTGGGGTTCTTGGGCCATCCATTAATATATCCTCGGATATAAAATTAGAGAAAGGTTTAACATTTTTCATAATGTATATATCTAACAAAAAAAAGGACTTATAAATATAAGTCCTTTTTTTTCTTCTCCCAGTCAGAGTCTGACATTGGTTTCTTATTAAGATCCCAATTTGTATCCGGATTGATTATCTTCTTTTTCTTCTTTTGCCAATCTCCAAATGTCCATATAAATCTATTATATGCCTTACCCACAGTAGCAAATCCAGTGTCTCCTGGCTGTATAGCTATAGGCGATTGCGGTGGAACATAGGAATCGGTATTTGAGGATTTAGATTGAGTCTTCGTATCTTTCTTTGTCATATATGACTGTTTCTATTTTTGTTTTCGTAACCTGGATGGTTTCAAAGTCTCCTAGTGTTCCCTCCATATATGACGCAACTTTCGTTTCCACGTCTAATACAGATTCTGCTGAAACTAGAAATTGTGATATTGTGTAAACTGGATCACCATTCTTTTTAACTTCTCCTGATTCAAATCTTACTTTTGCTAAGTAGTAGCTCATGTTATGTTTTTTTAAAAATTAATAATTATGCTGTTTTGTTCTTAGATTCTTGAACCTCTGTTCTTACCTCCTGAGCAAGAGCTTTCAATTCCTGCATAGCTTTTCTAACTCTTGTACCAGCTGCGCTGTTACCTTTGCTAAAGAATTTTTCAGCATCACCTTGTGTTTGCTCTAATAGAGCCTTGATTTGTTCGAATTTTTCCATTTTAAATTTAATTTTAATTTATTATTATATCAACAATTTTTAAAAAAGTTCCCTTATCTGCTTATAATTAATGATTTTTCATCAGAACCATTTTGAACTGCCCAATTTTTACCAAGCTGTGATATACAGATGGACTTCATATATTCGATATATTCACCCTTCCCGTCATATTCAAGATTGTCCTGGAGCTCGTCATATATTCTTATAACCTTTGGGTTAAGAGAAAGATAATCAAGAACACATTTGAATATGTATTCCATTAGACGTGAAAGTTCATTACCATCAACTAAAAATTTGCTAGTGTCTGGTGAAGGAATATCCTCCTTATTAATAGCGATATCCTCTATAAGTTCGTGTCCCATTTGATTTATATTAAGAACACAATAGGAATTTTTGGCTCCCTCTATAGCTTCATTCTCTGAATACTTTCCTATTATAAGATGGTATCCCATTTCTTCTTCCTCATCCTCGCTATCCAATGTGAAGAAATAATGATAAACGTCACTAACTTTCTTCATTAAAAAAGGTGAAGTTCCAAATCCATCATTTTCATTTACTTGATTAGTAAAATCTTCAAACGATTCAATAAACTTTTTCATTTTATTCTTGATTATTTTTTTCTATATTCTGAAAATCCTCAGATTCTGTTATAAGATCAGAATCAGCAAAAGTAAGATCTTCCTCCTCTTTAATACCGGTTCCCCTCTGTGAATCTATTAATGAATTATAAACATTTGCAACCGCTTGTGGTACAAGTTTTTTAAATCCAATATAGTCTTCAGAATCTATTTTTTTTCTAACGTCACTCCCACTAGAAGATCTCTTAGTTTGAGTTATTTTTATATCCTCTGGAAAATCTCCACCAGCTTTCTTAAGATAGTCTGCTTGCTTATTATAATCCTCTATTCTATCGTCACCAGCACCTATTACTTTAGGAAGGAAACCATGTTCTTTAGCTTTCCCGTAAATAGGGCCAAGTAATCCACGATTGACTATAAAATAACCAGCTATTTTACCTGGATTATCTCTAACTACACCTTCCATATATCTTGATATCAATTTTTCATTATATGGTGATTTACCAGATTTATTATGCCCAGGGTGTACTACTGCTATTATACTAGGAAGATCATTTTCCTTATATAATTGATCAACCATCTTAAGATGTCCATTATGGAAGGGCTGGAATCTACCAACTAATAAATTAACAGGCTCCAATTTCTTTACGTCATCAGATGCATCCTCTTTTATTTCCTTTGTCTTATCTTTCTTTGTAGTATCTATAGTTTCTAGAGTTGATATGAATTCGTTATAAGAATAGAATGGATCGTCAACATCAGCATCCTGGTCATCATCCAGATTTTCAGATTCGGCTGTAACATAATCTATTTTCTTTGAAGATATATTATTTTTCTTAAAATCCATAAAGGATGGTATAGATTCAGATTCTTGTATAGCTGGTTTAATTTCTTTAGAAACAACACTCTCTATATCACTTACTACTATATTAAATTGATCTATTATACCAGGTGTTATTATTCCGCTGGCTCTTTTTCTTATTTTTCTGAATGAATTAAGCATAAGTTTAAAAAGAGATTCGTAGGAATCATCAGTATCCAAATATTTGAGTACTCTTTTATCTTTTATTCTATCCAGATTCAATCTAAACTCATCTTTCCTTAAATAATCAGGCTCCTGGAAGTCAGCACCTCTATATTTATATGCATATTCTCCAAGGAATTTAACAAAAACATCCGACATAAATGAGATATATCTCTCATCCTCAGTATCACCTGCAACATTAAATGTCTCAACACCTTCCTCAAGAATATAATTCATTAAATCCATTATAGTTAGACCAAGAAAATCACTAGGTTTTTCCTCTGATCTTTTACTATATTTTTCTTTGGCCATCTCAGTAAAAACCGGATCAACCATTTTGGATAATATTGGTTCCTTACCATTGTCTTCCTCACCAAATCTAAAAACTATTCCTTCTATCGGCTTATCAAGATCATTGTTAAGTGCACTTGTTTTAGAAGATGGGTTAAGAACACCTATTATGTACCTAACAAAACTTTTTGTCTTATATTCCGAAACTAGCTGATCGAATGGGGTTCTTAGAAAATCTAATATTTGATTTTTCTGATCGTCAGTTAGCATACCCTGAAATACTATCGGTGGTCTTTCTACTCCAAGAAGATCCGCCCAATTATTTAACTGCTCCTGGTCCTGTATTGTTGATGAAGGTCTTCCGTTTTCATTCTTTGTATGAATATATGATAATATTAGATTATTTTTAGGTAATCTATCATAAGCGATCTCAACCGGCTGATTGTTCGAAAAATACTCAAGACCAAATCTCCACCCTCTAGGTATTTCATTAATAATATGTGGTGGAAGAGACTCTATATAATTTATCGGCTTTTCGTAATATTTCATAAGAGTACGATCAACAAGAGTTATTGGATATCTTTGATCTCTTTTATAAAAATTAAATCTACCAGTTTCAGGATCTCTCTCAAAAACAAAAGCAGAACCGTCCATTTTTTCATTGACGGTCACATAGGTATTAAAGAGATTATCAATAAAATCTTTACCTTTTTTGTTATAAATATCATATAAATGACTAATTCCTGCCATAAGTAGCTTTTTTTAATGTTTATTATTGTATTCTATTAATCTCAGTAGGTATTTCTAGACCAACTCTTTGTAAAAATTCCAAAAATCTTTCCTTTATTTCTGGTAATTTATCGCTTAATTCAAAATCTGGAGACATTATAACAGAAAATAACTGTTCAAATGTTTTAACATCATCCATATTATAACCAGGACCTAAAGCAAAATTAATAAATTCCTGGGGATCGTTAGTGACGAATCTCTCGCTTCCCTCTATTTTTTTAGGATTCTTCAATCTATCCTTGATTTTTCCTCTGTATGATTTTGTATGCCAATATAATCCATCACTTAAAATAAGGACTGGAGTATTATAATCCAATACATCACCCAAATCGTCAATTTCGATTATTTCCTTTCTTGATGATAATATAGCTGCTAATAGCCAATTTCTATGAGCCGATTTATATTTGCTCTCGCCTATTTTGTAATTTGGCGAGTAGTATATAAAATCTGCCCATTTCATATCTGATAGAGGTATGAGATCAAGCTGAACTATACCATTATTTATATCACCAGCTATCGGCCATCCAATACTAACTATATTAAGCCCCTTCAGATAATTTATCTCAGGTTGGAAACCTAAAATATCACTCAGGTCATTCTTTATCTTATCATATATAAATCCGGAACATTCTTTATTTGTTATGGAATTATTATCAGAATACCATTTAGCATCATAACCAATATCGAGATCACCAGATGTATCCTCAGGATTTTCCTTTTTTCCTATGCTACCTATTATAACATACTGATCATTTATTCTTGATTGATCTATACCAAGAAGCGGAAAAAGCTTCTCCTTTATTGATAATAGTGTTTCCGGAAATTCATCCTCGCGTATTCTTCTGGATGTCTTTATTGCAGCCCCACCTTCGAACAATACTCTAAAATTAGAAAAATTGAGAATATTGTTACTCATTATCCTCTTTTTCTTGTTTTTTTATAGTATGTACCCATTATATCCTTAAGGTAATCTCTATAAATTTCTTGTTCCTTGTCTTTAGGGTTCTGTGGTGTAAAATCATCACCGAAATATTTTTTACCTCTAAGAACACCAGATTTATAAAATTCTTCGGCATCGCTATCAGTAACTTTTCGGTTCTCTATATGCTCAGATTCCCACTTTTTGATTATCTCATCTTTCCTTCTCTTTATCTCTTCCTTATCAAGATCCTTCCACGATTTGGTTTCCTCCCCAGGGGAAAGAAAATCTATAAAAGCAGCAGCTCCCTTAGTAAGTCCTTTAACTGCTAAACCAATAACACTAGAAGCACTCTTTATAGTTGACATATTCGGATCAACGTCAGCATAATAGCTACTATATCCGCCATCACCGATACCTATATTATTACCAATTCTTCTAAGCCATCTTGAGAATGAGGTTTTACCCTCTGCATCAAGATAGTCAGAATCACGATAAGATTCCTGAATTTTAGAATTATTAAATTCATCAAAAGATTTTATTGCCATTAGTCGAAAATGTTTTTCTATATATCCTTAATATAAATTAAAGTTTAACGTTATATATTTTATATTCAAACCCCTCCTTCTTATAAATCTCTATCCTCTCGATGCTATGTTTTGCTAAATAGCTCTTATATTTCTTAGTGCTGAAATCATCAACAAAATCTATAACATTAACCTTCTCCTTTCCCTCCATTTTACGCATACCTCTTCCCAAACTTTGTTTTATCAATATCTCACTCTTGTATGATTCAACTAGGAATATATTATGCAGATTATTTATTGATATACCAGTTGAGAATGTGCCATATGTCGCAATTAGTACTTTATTAGAGCCAACAGACATTCTTCTCTTGTATTCCTCTCTTAGTGCCTCGCTAGTGTCTCCATCAACATAAAACACCTCTCTATCGCCATTCAATTCTCTCAAAAGATTCCATATCTGTTTACCATATTCCTCCTTAACCGACTGAAATAGCACGAGTGAATTTTTTGATGTTTTGTTTATAAAATCGGTAACGTAGTTTAGTCTTTTTTTGCTTTCTATAACTAGCTTTCTCTCAAGATTGTATATCTCGTTACCCTCTACGTTATTATCGCTTAATTTAAGATCTGCTAATTTTTCCTTATATACAGGATCAAGCCAATCCATAGTAACAACCTTTATAGAAACTGGAGTGGCATAACCATTATCAAAAAGAAAGCTAGGTGGTATCTCCATAACAAGAGGACCGAGAAATTGCTGTATAGTTAGATAATCAGCAGTTCCCTTCTTGGTTAATGTTCCTGTTAAACCAAATCTCCACTTAGAGTGCATACATTGGGAAACTATCTTTTTTATCGATGTACTATTAGTGTGATGTGCCTCATCTATAAATACGCAATCAACCTCCTCGAAAAAATCAGATTCTCTTTTAACTAAAGATTGATACGTACCTATTATTATATCACACCCGTCCTTTATTTTACTTCCTCCTCCGATTTGCTGTATCTTAACACCGTCAAGTTTATCAAGTCCATATTCCTCGAAATCATCGTTACCTTGAAATACAAGATTGGAATTAGGAACGATCATAAGTATCTTTCTTACCATTCCTTTAGATTTCAAATAAGCGAATATCATAAATGATATAAGGGTTTTACCCGAAGAAGTTGCGACTTCAGAAACTGAATACCTATATCTTAATATTTTCCATGCTGTTTCTATCTGATAATCTCTAGGCATTTTTTCAGGATTTCCTCCTATACCTCCAGCGAAAAATTCATTAACCCATTGAGTAAACTCTTCCAATTTGACATCGTCAGTTATGACCCCATTTAGGCCTTCTATATTAATATCAATTTTATACTTTTCGCCTATATCTAATAACTCTCTCCATAGTCCTATTGGTACTTTCCAGAATCCACCTCTCTTCTCTATAAAACATATAGATCCATCCCAGATTTTTTTCTTAACAAGCGGATGGAAAAAATGGTTATGTATCTTCTGTGTTAAAGAAATCTCAACTTGTTTTTTCTCCACCTCGTCGACTGCTTCTAATAAAAGCATCCACTGCTGGTCATCAGTTACTCTAAATTTTAACATTATATAATTTTATTTTACAGTGGAACCCCTTAAATAGTCCTCCAGTGATATTCTTTGTCTTACACCATATAACATATGGTCAACAGTTTGTATCGTTTGATCTATAAATTTTCTATGATTCTCAACAAGCTCCATTTTTTCAGATATCTCAATTAGATCACCTTCAATTAGAAGCATTTTTTCAGTTGCTCCGTATCTGACATTCATTTGCTCAGAATATTCTCTCATCTTTCTAGCTTTATCTGACTTATATTTAGAATTAAGCTTAGATACTATCCCAGCTAATTTATAGCTATATTCCAAAAGTACCTGTCTATAGCTAAACATATCGACTTGCGCTTTGGCTAATGTTTTTATATCCTTCATATTCAGAGAAAGAACCTGTATCTTTTCTTTCCATTCTTCTCTCTCAGTTTCGAAAACTTTCACGAAATCAGTTTTTTGTTCAGCCATATTAAAATAATTTTGGTTTGTTTTTTGTACCTCTTTTTTTAGAAAGATCTAGTACTTTAATTTCATTTTTATTCTTTTTTTCCTCTTTAATCTTCGGCTCATTAATTTTAGGTTCACAAAAATCCAAATTTATATGAAGCTCGTCATCCCCAGAAACAACAATAGGGAATTTTATCTTGGATTCTTGATTTCTTCCAATTTCCCTTTCCCAATCCTCTATTAAATTTTGTTGGTCAATTTTAGTCATTGATAAAATATCTGAGGTCAAGTATATCATTTGTAAAATAATTATCAAGTCTTTTAATTTTCTTCCCAGTTGCTCTTAGATGTATAACAAGATCGTTTAAATCCCATTTTCTATTCTTTGTTATTGAATTATCCTCTAAGAATTTACCCCAATTAAAAACAGTTTCACCCTTACTTAATAGATCCATGCTCTTCCCAATCCCAGCTTTATCCCAATCATAAAAATATTTCTTATTATCAACATCAAACGGGAATCTATTTTCTAAAGAGCACAACCCAACAGAATTAGGCCAAAAGAAAGAATCCATTGGTCCTTCAAAAATAGTTATATCGTTAGAGAAATCGAGATTACCTATACCAAAAACATTTGATATCGGATCTACATCCCTGGCTCTTTCAAGAAATTCCTGATCCTTAACGTTAAGTAACTTTTCATATATCCCACTAAGCTTATATGTCAGATACTTAGAACTACCCTTTATCGATTGCATATTTCTAACCTGAAGACCTATTATTTTCTCGTCAGGAGTTAGATTAAATAAAAAAAGTCTTTCTTTTCTCGGATCCCATGCAAACTTCATATCTGGTTTTTGATGTCTTCTTGTTACATATCTATGTATAGAAGATCCAAAAACCTCTTGTAATCTGAGCTTCTGCATAAAATCAGATCTAGGTATAAGAAGATCGCTTATGTCATTATCGAAGAAATAGCTTATATCTATTTTACCGATAGCAGATCTTCTCTTTGTTTTATTTGTATCTATTACGGATCTTAATTCCTCTCTTTCGTCACCGTTGAACTTCCCATAAACTGAGAAATCTTTAAAGAACGAGATTGAATCCTTATAGATACCACATCCGCCATTATAACATTTATATGCAAGGGTATCCATATAGAAGTTACCTCTTTTTTTCCTAGCGTCATTCGAATCTCCACAATAAGGGCACGAGAAATTCAAACGATTACCCGCTTTATAAACTATCTGTTTATTGGGATCCCTAGCAAATTCCTTTACTAATATCTCTCTTACTGTTTTTTCAATTTTTTCTAGTTGCATCTTTATAAAATAAAAAGGGACAACTCTTCTAAGGAGATGTCCCTTTATTTTTAATTATTATAGGTCGCTATAAAGATCCTCTAATGAATTTGTTGCGCTAGGCGTAATTGGTGCACTTGGAGCACTATTATCATATCCACTAACTTTAGTATTGCTAACTTCATCATAAAGATCGCTAGAAGCATTACTTGTTTGAGCAGATGGTTGACTTGGTGCTGGTCTAGAAGCTTGTGGAGCTGGTCTAGAAGGAGCTGAAGCAGAACCTCCAAGGATTTCATTAAGAACTCTTTGCTCGGGTACACTGTTTCTAATTACATTCATAATTTTCTCAGTAAGATCATCGTCCCAATCCTTATAATCAAAACTTGCTAGATTTTTAGGTCCCTCGTTCAAATACGAAAGTATAACCTCCATATCTTTTTGATTCTTCTCCATTGATTTACCGTTAACTTTGATTGAAGTTTTCTCACCTACGAAAGAACATAAATCATAGTTATTCCATTCACCAACTTTTCTTACACTTACTGAAAATTCTCTTCCTTCAAAAAGATCAAAAGGATTGCAAGGTGCTCCATATTCAGGCTGTAATTGTGCCTCGATCATGTCATTAAGTTTTTTACCAAACTTAAAGATCATAATTTTTCCCTCCAATTCTGGTCTATTCTTATCCTGTACTATCTGAACTAGAGAATAGAAATCCTCTTTTCTTGCAAAGTTTTTAGATAACTCTTGATCAGCAGCAGAATGTGAATTCTTAAGTTTCCAGAATAGATCCTTTAATACTGATTTTTTACCAACTGTTGAAGGACAATCTGCAGAAAACCCGTCACCACTTACTGGATCTTTTAAATAAACATAATATTTATGGATTTTTGATTTTGCTGGATTCTCTGGGTTTGGTAAGAATCTAATTAATGATTTATAAACTCCATCCTTACCATCTTCTGGATATGGTTTATAAAAATCATCCTTGTCTCCACCTGATGTTGGAACTTTTGTTACGAATGCCTCTGCATCCAAATTGAAAATGTCTAAATTACTCATCTTTCTTAAATTTTTTTAATTTGTTTTTTTAATTTGTTTTTTAATTCTTTAAATTTTACTTCTGTTTTTACTTTTGTTTCCTCTAATCTTATAATATTACATTTTTTTTAATTTTTATTGATTTTACTTCAATATAGTGCACAAGAATAACACACGAATATATTTATTGTGTGTTACGTTGTGTATGATAAAATTGTGATTGTATGTTCTATGAATTGGCTGGACTCAGATAGGGTCACCATAAGATTACGCCAATTTCTTTGTAGTCTTTTTACTTTTCGATTTACCTTTAATAACCTCATTATTTCCTCTTAATTCCTCTTTTAAATACAAATTGATCCAAGTTGAATCGACAACATCATCTATTGGCTTATTTATTGCCTTAGCTCCAGTTATCCACTCGTTTTTATTCTCTTCTAATATCTTACAGAATATATTTAAGTTTGTTTCATCCTCCCTTAAATTATATAATGCGTGGTATAATTCATCCTTCTTGAATGTTCCCTTACCTGCAAATTTTTTAATAGTTGTTGGTGAAAACACATAAAAATTTTCACTACCTATTTTTCCTATTATTCTCTCTCTTAAAAGCGCTGTTGCCATAGATATGTCAACAAGCGAATTACCATTTGATGAAAAACTTAAACCCTCCATTGCTACGTAAAATGGATCATCACCCATAACATCCAATACAGAGCTCCAAAGTAATTCAACTATCTCCAGAAAATAACCAATTTTTTCTCTTTCTTTTGCAGAATACTCATTAGAGAATTCCTGCTTTTCCAATATCTTAATAATAAAATTATCATTAGAATCAAGTATAAAATATGGTTTTTTCTTATTTTTCAATAATGATTCAAATGTTCTATCAGATCTAGAAATTGATCCCCAAACATATCTATTATTTTTCAGACAACAAAAAGAAGGGGAATTTAGTGAAAAGTCGATGCCGACTAAATTCATATAATTAATTTTACTGGTTAATATCCTGTTTTTGACCAACTACACCGGTTGTTCCATAAACCTTAGCTAATTTACTAAAGCATGACTTAACCTGATCCTCAGTAAGACAATCTATAATATCATCTAAAACTCTTCTATCGTTACCGCAAGCAGCAATCAATAGATTTTTCATATGATCCTTTTCGCTATATAGTGGTTGACCATATTTTGCTTCGTTTACCTCTTTTAAATTTGAGAATGTTTTCATTTTTAATTTGTTTGTTTAAGTATATATCTACTTTGCTTCTAGAACTATATCGATATAGTTACATTTGAACCCAAGAGTAAATGGTGTAAATTGATTTACATTTGAAGCATAGCTAAGCTGTAATTCAGAATATGAAGTTAATATTGCTCCCTGGAATGTAACTGACATCACAATATTTCCCTCATTGTCCATTATTCTCAACGGAAGATCCTGAAGATGTAACTGTGGATTTTCGAAATTCAAAAAATGTAGTATTGTATCTAGCATTATAAAATAGTTTATAAATCCATCAACATTCTTAAAACCAACAGTAAAATCATGAGAAAATAAATCCTGAACAGGTGTTGAACTTTTATATGATATTTTCTTTCCGAGATTTCTAACTTGCTCAACAGAATCTATATTCATACCAGGGAATCCAATAGTTTGGATAGTACTGTTCATGTAATCATTTATATTATCAAACGGTATAGGCTGTTTTTTAATATATGGCATGTATTTATCAACGACAACAGGGGGAAAGAATCCCCTAGGAAAAACGAAATAAAAACTATTACCTTTTGGATTTAATAACATCTTCTAATAAATTTTTTAAATTAAAAACCAAAAATACCTCTTCCTGCCAACCTTCTTAGTGTTGCAGGTGCTAATATACCCTTACCTGCTTTAATAACATCAGCCTTGGTTATTTTAGGATATTTGATTCTTCCAGGTTTCCCAGGATTAAGGAAATAGTTGGTTATCGTTTGGTCTGCCCACCCAATAGCTTTATATCCTCTCATTTCAGCACTAAGTGATGCTATCATAGCACTTCCAACCAATGTTTGGTTTGTTGATGCAGATGCTGGGGTTCCTATTCCTTTAATTCCTGAACCAGAAGTAGCAGGAAGTATAGATCTTATGGAAGGTATCGGAGAATTTAGTGGTTCTAAGATATCTCCAGTAGCTCCCGTAGGTCCGATTATTGTTACATTAGTAGATCCGGTAGCTCCCGTAGCAAAATCTTCCTCCCCATTCTTTTTCCAATATCCCCAATACATAACAGAATTTGAATTATTAACTGGAGTTAATATATTATTATGAGCAGCACTATTAATATAATTATTTGCTCCCTTTATATTATTATTTGAATCTCTTCTATCAGAAATGACCGCTTCTATTGTTTTTTCTAATACGTTACTAGTAACTCCACTATTAACATTTACTGTACTTTTATCTGTTGCTGAAAGAGATGTTTGATTTATAGACACACCATTAGTTATAAAGAATCTTCTGTCGCTTATTTGTAGGATTCTACTTGCAGCGGATTCGTCGATCTTAAATGCGATCTCTCCTAATGCTGGACTTGCTATATTATTATCCTTCAGAGATGGTATCTGGATTTTACTTCCACTAAGATCTATAAATGATATATTAAATTCACCGGAGCTAGTAAGATCTATTGGTACAGGATCTCCAGAAGGTCCGCTTTTTATAAATTTGAATTTTAAGTATGTGTCAAATGGTGATATAGCTATAGTCAATTTTCCAGTACCAACAGCGGTAGTGGTAGAAGCACCAGTATCAACTCTTAGCGAATTGTTAGTGAATGTGAGACTGTCCATACTCGCAGTAACATAGTTCTGATTTATAAAAACATTGGTATATTTCAATATTTCCCTAGGAGCAGGTGAATTACTACTCATGTTTATTGTTGGCTGTGAGTATATTCTATTGTATATTTTCTGTACCTGTGGAAACGTGCTTAACTGTATAGGTTTTATTTTTAGACCCCATTCAGATGGATTATTGGATGAATATGATGATATCCTTATAGTTCTACTCTGATCTGCGCTATTAATTAGCGTCATCGTATATCTCAAAGTGAAACTTGCAGCAACACCTGCATTTCTAACTATTGGTCTATAATAATTTGGTGAATCGTATGCAGTTGTTTGGATTGAATCAAAATTTGATGTTCTTATAAGCGAAGCACCTATCTGTTCAAGTACCTCTATTTGATGACCTATATAATAGGAATTACCAAGTGAATTTTGAAACAATATAAAATCCTCAACAAAGCCCTCATTGTCCGTTGCATAGAATTCAAAAAATTCTCCTCTATCAGAGGGTCTTATCGTTGCACCTATGTTTGAAAATTGGTCTTCTTGTTCAAGAGATAGAGTTGCTATCTTTGACGAATCATATCTAGCATATCCAGCATAATCAACTGTACTTTGAACCTGCCATGCAGATATCCTAATTGGAGCATTATAAACAAAACCAAATCCGCTATGACTTATTAATCCAGCTAGTGTCTGTGGTTTAAATACAGACGAAGATGCCTGATATTTATTATTCATATCCCTAAGATTAGGTATCTTTATCTCTATGTACTTATCATAAATATTTGAACCTATAGTAACCGGGTTTGGATTTAGATTATAGTCGTCATTAGTTCCTTTTTTTATCAGTATTTGCGAAACAGTTACCAATGTTGTATCAACATCCTCATAATCAACTGACATTATTAATCCATCAGTATTACCAAGATTATAACCTGCTCTTATGTGATATCTAATAGAATCATAAACAACGAGAAGATTCGAAGGAAATGTTATAGGTAAATTGATACTATTTGTTAATTCGTCCGAATAATCATTAAACGGTATAATAAGATTGGAATCTAGTGTAACGAATGAATTTTCACCAATCTTAACAACGCTATTTTGAGTTGTATTATGTGTTATTTGATAGTCATTATTAGGATTGAATATCTGGACTGAACCCGATCTGAACCCATTTATAAGTTTATCATAACCAACAGTAGATGGACCACTGTTTACGAAATGCGTTTCTGGTTGAGGTTGGTCCGCATACATATACTCCATAAGTAAATATGGAGTTATCTGAACGAACTTAGATGATGTACTAAATGCCATTTTATTTTTTATTTTCCAAATTGAAGCCATTTAGGGGAGTAGCTTATCCCAAATCCTACATAATATCCTGGATATATTCCAGTAGTATTCCCATGAATTCCATATCCAACCTGAAGTCCGAGACCAAAAGGTTTCCTTGCTGCTTTTAAAGCTGCTCTTGTATCCGGATCGTCAGTAATATCAAAAGAATTAACGTCACTAAAAGTCAGACCAGGAAATGTAGTACTAACCCTAGTCATAAGTCTCTTAGACTTTGGCTCTCTATAAATACCCGTAACTATATCGATTTTTTGATTAACAGTCAATTCAGTTTCACCAGGAATTACTTTTCCTATATACTTTGTAGAATCAGAAGGATCCCTATTTATCTCCAATCTATACCCAGTCTTACCTGCTATTTTAAGCTGATTGTTACCAACCAATTTTGGATCATAAGTAAAAGTTATATATTCATTACCATTTGGATCCTTAACTATAGTAGAAGGTATGGATTTAAAATTTCCATCATATTGTCCTGTTGTCTGTATAACTATATTAGGCGTCGTACCTCTTCCGTTAGCCTTCAGACCAAGTTGATGTATAAGTTCTTTCTGATCGTCGCTTAATTCAGCTACAGTGAGCTCATATGCGGACTTCTCAACTATGGTGTGATTAAGATCGCTCTTTATAGTTCTAACAGAATCCTGGGATGCAAGATAATTATTATGTTGTCTTTTAGCTTCTGCTTCAGCAGCATCAGCAGCTCCACATTGTTTTAGTAGAAGCATCACAACTATTGCAAGTGCAGCGATAAGAAATATTTTGCTACCAACTATATCGGTAACTTTTTTAAAATTTTCTTTAGTAAAATAATTCATCTTATTTTATTATTTTTTCCACGTTAGAGTAAGTGGATCTAATGATCCATTACCATATTTTTGAGTCAAATCCTTTATAAAAGATTTCTCTGATTCTCTGCATTTTTCAAGATCACTTATTAATTTCAGAGATCTCTCATTCATAATCTTAATAGATTCCTCTATTTTAAAAATTTCCTGATGAACCTTTATAAATTTTTTGGATAGTCTTAATAATCTTTCCTTTTCCTGGTCTGTTAGATCTTTCATATTTTATCGTTTTATTATATATCAATTTTTTTATTCAACTATATTTATGGCTGAATATTGTATTCCAATTTATTATGTACTAATATTCCATTAGCATAATAGGTATGATTCCCCTCATTCATAATTATATTATAAACTCTCTGAAGTGAATGATTGTTATTATTCATAGAAAGTAGTATAACTTCATTTCCTTCAATATCCAATAATATATCGCCAACCTCCAATTTAGATACAACCATCTCATGATCCAGCATTGTTCTTTCCGGAGAGTATGATGACCATCCCTTATCTAATACCCAGAAAGGGTGCTCAGTAGTAACCTGTATTAATGTACCATTGGATAGTATAAAGTCTATAATATCGTCTTTTATAGGTGATTCTATATGAGTTACTATACCCTCACCATATTCTGATGTTTCAGTGTTGTATGTTAATATTGAATCACCAGCAAATATTTCGTCTATAGTTTTAAGAGTACCATCAGACAATGTTATCTCAGTATCACCAACAAAACAACAGCCACCACCAGATGATATTAATTGTGATTGAGTCTGACACACTATTTCATAGTTAAATCCGCTTTCTATTGTAACAGGATTTGAGAAATTATTAATTGTACCACTATCTAAGGTATTAGATCCGGAAAATAAAATGGTAGAGAGGCCAGTGGTCAATGATGTTCTAGATATTCCAAGATATGCATAAATACCCATATACGTTGAACTACTACCAGAAGAAACGGTAACATATATTTGGTCACCAACAGAATATGGAAGAGTACCAGAACCTGATGATACCCTGTTGAGTATTCTGTTACTGATACTAATTCCATTTTTAAATATGCTACATGATCCAGTTTGATCCCTATTAAATACCCAGTTAACAGAAGCACTTTGGCTTGTATTTATTACTGGTGGTCCATCCACCGAATAAACACCATTAGCACCAAAGTCAACATATCCACTAACACCCTGACAATTCTTATAGAAAAGTCGGGGAACTATATTGGCTGTACTCGTTTTAGAAACCCACATAAGATCCACATATTGACATCCAGTAACACCAGTAGAAAAATCAATAAATGACGTCACAGCTGTGGGAAGCCCAGTATCAAATACAAGCCCACTTATATACCGAAGCTTAGGATCACTTCCTGGATCATTCAAGAAAACTCTATAATTTGTTGTTGTACCGTCAGTGTATACAGGTATGTAATCTGAGGATAGAGATGATGGTACCTTAAGATACACCCCACCAATAGCACCAGATCCCGAAAATATAGTATTTAAGAATCCACCAACATATGTAAATTTGTTATTGATACCATCAATTAGAATTTTTCTAACCAGACCTATAGGATACGTATAACCTGAATTTATTGTCCCAGGACTTACTGTGTTATGATATATCGATGCAGTCGTATCTATTGTTCCATCAACAAATAATTTAACATATCCAGGTGTTGTTGTTCCCTTATATGTAGTAAATCTACCTCCAGCATATACGAAATCCCCGGTAATATCCGACGTAAATATGAAATCATTTACAATATCATTAAAGCCACTGCCAACCGAAAATGTACTATCAAATGAAAATATGGTTCCAGTAGTGGAGAATCTTGCTATTCTGTTACTCGATATTGAATTTATAGCTGTAAATGATCCACCTATGTATATCATGAAATCATTTGGATTATATTTTATTGCTGAAATAACAGGATCCGAACTAGAAAATAAGGTAAATGGCATATTGGAAAATCCACTATTAGCTGCTCTGTTTCCATTTGTCGAATTTATTTCAATTACATTAAATGTTGGGAATGAGGTACTTGTTGAATTATTATATGTTGAAAATGTTCCACCTATAATAATATTATTCGTTACTGGTAAAATATCTAGGCAATATGGAATATTAGAAGCACCAATGAAACCTTGTCCGGCAGTAGCTAGGAATGACCCTATACATTTTCCTCTATTCGTTCCTATACCGGTTATCTTTATCACTTTATTTCTTGTATATGAAGCGGAAATATCCTGATATGAGCTAAAATTACCAACTGCGATTATGTTATTACTAGTATCGAGTATTGCTTTATTAACACTAGAGCCAGAATTGAAACCGAAAAGCATATTGCTATTAAATGAAGTATCTATTACACCATCCAGATTCATTGATATAATTGACCATTTGCTGCTACTATGAGAAAATGAACCATATACAAATATTCTGCTAGTTGAATATATTCCGGTATCATATAACAGTATTCCATTAACAGATAATACTGTATTTAAAGTTATAGCGGAAATGTTAGTTCTAAAAGTTGTGTTCAGCGAGCCATCAGAATTAATTTTACATACTCCTAATACAGTAGTAAGAGAACCAGTTTTAACAGGTTGTTCGTTATAATATTTGAAGTTACCAACACATATTATGCTACCGTCTGATAACCTCACTGCATCATTAACAATAGCATTATATTGATCCAACCCAGTTAAATCCCTCTTAAAACCACTACCAAATACATTTAGAGCTGAAGAATAATTAAAATTAAGATCAACCTCACCAATCTTATAACTGTTTATAGAATCGCTCGTTGCACTTCCGTATGCAGTAGGTGTAGCAATTATATTATCATTTTCCCACGTTGTATTCGATGACAAATCAAATACATCAACAAGATTACTAGTTGTTGTGGTTAGATATGCTCTAGCACTCAAACTTGTTGTTGATTGCCTTATTTCTTTAACCTTTTTAACATGGTACGAAAAAGGTCCACCAGTTCCACCAGTAGCACCTCCTGTTGATCCTATAATAGTCTGTGCAAAATTACCGCTGGAAGAAGATCCACTTGGTTTAGCCGACAGTACAGGATTTCCTGTATAATCATTGAATGTAAATGCAGTAGAATTCCCAGATAACAACTCAGCAGAAATACCATTTTGATACGAAGGAGACGATGGGTTAGAACTCAATATATAGGTCGAAGTTAAAGGTGATGTTATAGTTACACCTCCAAGATGATTTACGGATCCATTGGTTATAGTGAAATTAGTGGTTAATATATTTAAAAATCCACCAACACCAACAGTAATATTACTGGAGAAACCAAAATCACCATCACCATGAACATTAAACCTACCAAGATTGCTTTTCATTGTACAATATTCGGAGGTTATAATAGTTCTAGCTAAATCACTATCTATTAGGAAATCGAGATTTGTTGTAATATAGAAAGATCCACCACTATCAAACTTTAAATCCGGATTACTACCGACTGAATTCCAATAAAAAGAAGGGACGTCGCTCGATATTGCTCCGTTTTTGGAAAATGTCATTATGGGTCTATCGATCTGATCTAATGTTGACACTAGAACTTTCGAGTTATTTACATTTACTGCTGATGATGGTAAGTATGAATCGTTTATAACTAGAGATGTATCGGAAGCTCCAGTTATACCACCTGGGTATTTAAACCCAATAACATATTTATCAATAGCTCCACCTGGTCCAAGAATATTGGAATATGATTTAAAGTATTGAGAATTCAAAAATGTATAACCACTATCATTCCACGTATTACTAGGAATCGGGTAATTAAAAACTCTTATATTCCCATCCGTTATTGAATTATCAATCCACACATCATTAGTATTTGGTGATAGTGGCTCTGTTGGTTGCTTATACCAATTTGAGGCTCTAATACCGGATTCACCGGTCGCTCCTCTTTTTCCCGCAGGTCCATATATACCAGTCGCTCCGATAGCTCCCTGATGCCCATCAGGTCCAACAGCAAAAGATAATATCTGATCAAAATTATAATTAATTTTTTCTACTATATCTTTTTTAGTGTCCCCCTTAAATATGTATTTAGTATTGAAATGCATGTTTTATATTAATTTGCTATTGAATTATAAGTTGATATAACACCGCATTGTGGTGTTGTTAATGTTCCACCCCAAGCCGAATAATAGACTCTGAACCATCTATTATTTTGTGAAGTTCCACCTGATCCTGTCATATTTATTATCGTTATATCGATTGTTGATGCATATCCGTTTAATATGACATCAGATTGATACCCAGAAATAACAGGTGGGGTTTGTTCATAATAGTCTGTATTTAAACCTATATATTTGAAACAGCTACCAGTAGCACCCGGATTGTCACTATGCACAGTAAAACTTATCGATTCATAATTTTCCAGAAGATTCAGCCACCCACCATTTTCACTATTAAGATATCCTCCAGTTGCAGGAGTAAATATGGATATACCTCTATTTCCAGATGCTGCCGATGGAGATTTTCCTATAATGTGATTTGTTCCATTATTGACATAATAGCATCCGTTAACAAACCCAGTTGTTGTTATCGATGGTATTACTGATACCCAATTAACCACACCAATAGAGGTTGAACTACTTCCACTCTCAGTAAGACTTTGCGATACCTGTACTGATCTTACTATTTTATCACTATACGTTATACCGTCACCAGTAACAGTGAATAGCTGATAATAAGGGGAGCTTTGATAAAAATTCATTAATGTAGCATCACTAACTCCTGGCGAATTATAAATATATCTAAGATTTCCAGAATTTGTATCACTAGAAATCAATTTTAGTGCATATTCTGTTTCAGTATTTAAGGTTTCTATATTTAAAGCTGTATTAAAATAGAATTTATTACTATTCCATGATACATTTTTAGTTGAAAATAGAGCCTTACCAGATCCAAGATCGAAGATTACATTACCACTGGAAATAAATTTTGCGATCTGTGACGAGTTCGAGAAATAATTAAATCCTTCACTGTTTATTAGGAAATTGCCAACATTTGATTTTATACTAAGATATCCATTTGAGCCAGTACCTCTTAGATTTACATTCAAACCTGCATTTTTCCATAATAAGCCATAATCACCTCTTTCAGCGGTTGGCCCAGGATTCCAAAGAATTCTTGGGGTTCTACCAGTAAAATTTAGATCACTTGAATATTCATATTTACTAAATTCTAATAGATTCTTATCGGCTATACTACTGTCGGTTGCTATTACGAACTTTGAATATTGTGGATTAACTGCTGCGTTTGGACTCGTTGCGGAAGCTCCGCTTGAAAGTGAGGCATCACTTATAACAACAGTATAATTTAGTGGTGTCTGTGATGATATAAAATATCCACTATATGAACTTGGACCACTAAGAGTTGATAGTGGGCCGGAGACGTCAAATAAATCTGTTGATTTTATATTAAATCCATAGTATCCCCATCCGCCTGTTGCCGAAAATTGATAAACTAGATTTTCAGAATTTGTATCTAACCAGTAATCACCATTAATGGAGGATGAAGACGACGGTTGGCAAACACCAACTGTCCATTTAGTTCCTCTGTATCCTGAATCCCCATACGATCCAACAGGACCAGTCAGTCCTTTAGGTCCTATTGGACCTTTAGGTCCTCTCCTACCATAAGGTCCACCCTCAAAGCTAACCAATCTTCCAAAGTTATAATTTATCTTGTCAGTTAGATTTTTTTGAGAGTCACCGTCCTCTATTCTTAGTAATTTTATAAGAGCCATCTATATAGTTTAATTATCTTAGACTATATATCAAACCACAAAAGATCCTCCAGATCCTCCCGCAGTGGTGTATGCCTTATAATAAACTGTGGTATTTCCCCCTGTTACTCCCTTTGTTATTGTAAAGTCAACTGAAACGGCAGGTGATGGAAGAGTTACCTTCAGTGATACCCCAGATGTTGTTCCAACTCCTATATACTTGAAGAGACTTTTGGATCCACTTGGTAAATCTGGACTGCAATATACGCTTATATCTATTGATTGACCATTCTCAATTGAACCTGGTCCCCACCAAGAATATAACGGATCATTATAGAGCCCAATTCCTATAAAATCTCCAGGATCAGGTTCAACTGGTGTTACTATCACGGTATTACCATTCCTAATAACAGTAGATTGGATTGGTGCACCATTTCTTGATATAAAATACCAATCCCCTGACATTGAACTAATCAGTGGTGACTGATAGCTCTGATATGTTACACCAGATCTTGTTTTTTTGGTTCTTATCTTTCCTTTTGTATTTATATAAAATTCCTTATCGCTTAAAGTTTCTAGTGAAACATTATAAACTGAATTTGATAATGTATTAAAGGTATCAGCGGTTCTTTCAGTTCTTAAACCAGCAGTTCCTCCTATTTTCAGTGAGATTGAAGGGACAGTTCCGGAAGGGCTACCATTCAATTCAATATTACTCTTGAATGAAGCATGTCCACCAGTAATACTTAAATTATCACTAAGAATGGAGAAAGTTCCTGACGGCGAGGTTGTAGATAATTGTATACCACCAGTAGCTGATATACCAGATCCTGATGTTACACCATAATTTATATCGACAATATTACCGGCTGATACTTCAAAAGATTGTGAATTTGAACTAAATCCACCGGATGCACCTATCAATAATGATCCATCCGGAATATCAAACTTCAATGTATTATCTGTAGGAAGACTGCTTGCCCATGTCATTACAGGATGTTTAGCATAATCAACACCAATATTAAGATCACTCTTCATGAATTCCAATATCGGAGATGGATTACCTGAGCTATCTGTTGAAATGAGAAATTTTGATAACTTTTCATTTATTATCCCCGACTGTGGAGATTTGTCAGATATTATGAATGTATAATTCTCAGGAGTAATCTGATCTAATCTAACAGATACGCCGGTTCCACCATTTGTAAAATTCGATTCTATGTCGGAAAAAAGACTCCCAGATGCGGATAGATTGTATCCAGTATCTGTCCACCCGGAGGGACCAAATATATTTATTGTTCCATCATTGCTATCAACCCAATAATCTCCATATATCACTGAATCACCAGGTCCGGAAGGTAGTCCTCCTTGTATAAACCATCTGGTTCCTCTTTTACCTGGATTTCCAGTTGGACCTATTTGGCCATTAGATCCTATAGGTCCTCTATCCCCACTAGGTCCAGTTTCACCTACTGATCCACCATGATATTCAACAATCTCATCAAAATTATGGTTTATCTTATCTATGGAAAGATCCTGACCATCGCTATAATTTATAAATTCTATATTAGTTATCGGCATAATTATATTTTAGTTATTCCTAAATTGAACAATAATGAATACTCGTAATTATTATCAAGATTGTACTCAAATGTATATATTAGATTAGTTACTTTTGTTAATTTAAAGTCTGATTCGTTATAGTAGCCAAGCTGATATTTATCAGAAGTAACTAGATCACCTCTAACAAGAGTAAAATTATTACTAGAATTTACATTCGACACAGCAGTCTTTTTGACATAAAGGTCCGTAATATCACTCATATAAAGAGGGGATACATTATTTTTTACATATTCAGAAACATCATCATCTATTGAATCTGGGTTACCAACACCAAATTCTGATATTATATTATCTATAAAAACCTGTTTTATACCGTCATTAAGAAGATATCTACTAAGGATTCTATCAAGTCTTATTATACCTCTAACTTTATTCACATCCGAAAAATATTGCCATACCAATTCAAGATTAGGAAATAACCCAAGGTCCAATTTATCATAATCAACACCGGAATTATAAGGATCAGATCTTCCTATTCCACTACCAGAATTTGATGTATCTATATTCTGTATAGGTTTAAGGAATGAATTTATCTGTGAATTTATAACAGAGACATCGGATGTTCCATAAATGCTATTTCCCCTGATTACCTGCATAGTTATATAATTATCAAATTCAAGGAGATCCGGGGTTTTCATAATTTTAGAACCAAGGAATCCTTTATACTCTTTCATAGATCTAGTTCCCGCAACTTTATCATATACAAGGGGACCAGTAAATCTATAATAATAACCAGGATCCCACGAAGATGAGAATACATTAAAGTCCTTTCTCCATATAGGCGATTGGCCAACAAGTGGATAAACAGGACCCTCTGGTAAATTCTGACTTAGAGAAAGTATATTTTTATCAGGGGAAACCTTAGTGAACGATAGATTTCTTGATATTCCGAAATACCTCTTATCTGGTGAAAAGTTACAATTTCTGAAAGATAAATCAAATAATGGATACTGAGATATAGAATCATTCTTATCTCTATCAAAATGTAATATTTTTCTAAATATTGGTTCATATCCTCCAGAATATCTAAGAAGTGTTGACGGAAGATCCAAATCACTATCTATTGTATAAGCAGTAGGAACAGATTCACCTAAAGTTTGCGGACCCCCATAATACTTATTAGATTTAGATCCTCTAGTTTTAACTATTTTAGAAGGTCTGTCCATATGTAGTTCAAAATCATTAAAAATCACTCCTGAATCGTTATATGTTTCATATATGATATACTTTGAGCTAGAATTAACTCTATCAGAAATACCGGATAGTGATATTCTCTGTAAAATTGAGCTATAATAACTAGATCCACCAGATTTTTGGAAAACCGGTTTATTTCTATAAACAGACTGAGGACCAACTGGTACAACTACTGGATTAGCGGTAGAAAATGGTATATCGAAACTATATTCAGGTCTAGGTGAGAAATCAACTATCGTTCCTGCAGGAACTATTTTAGCAAAATCCAAATAATCAGGACCAACTCCTATAGGCCAAGGATATGTTACTAGAGAAGAAAATTGGTTCACATAGAAACTTCCAGAACCTGTTGCTGAAGGACCAGAAGTTGCACCACTTGAATTCTGACTAAAAAATGTATGTACCTCCTCTCTAAGATCTGTGTCATATAGAGAGCTCGATATTATTCCTATTTTTCCTCCTGTATTTGTATTAACCACTGATCCAGAACCAACAGAAAGATCCAATGCTGCACTTAATTTAATATCAGATATCTCATAAAGGAAAGATCCATCAACTGCTGGATATCTCAATTTCTCCTTGTTATTAAGAGAATATAGCAGGGTATAATCCAATATAGGATCACCACCAGTTCCTCCTGTATAACCAACCCCTAGAGATTTATAATCTCTCATCACAACATCGCAAACAAATAATATAAATCTTTGATTTTGATTTTCTATTATTCTATATTTAACTGGTTCCTGTATATAAGAATCATCTTCAGCGATAGGTCTTAATATTGCAGCAAATTTATAATCCTCGTAATTTCTATATTTAGGTATATACTTGTCTAGTGAGTTTTCGACGCTATTTGAGAGATTTGATCTTTTTTTAAGTACAACCTTAGCTCCTCTGAAAAGAGTCTCGTAGAAGCCACTAGATTTGTTATACGAGAAGGTAGTAAACAATTCTTTGGTATATGCGGTATCGTCCCTAAATTCCGGACTATAATCGGAAGGTTCTACTGTAAAATATGATGCAAGATAATCTCCACTTGTATCTACAGCGGAAGATAAATCTATTTTTCCAGGAAGATAACTATTCTGGTCCTTCATTGATCCAATAGGAAAATCCCTAGGAGGTTGTTCCAGAAGAAACCATTCATGGGTAAGATATCTGGAATCAGAACTATTTTTATCGAAACTAGGGGAAAAGTTAGTAGGTGTGAATGCAGGACTTGAATTTAACCTATATTGATTTCCTCTTGCATCTGTACCGTCAGTATATCCCCATTTATTTATAAATGGAACAATTCTAGAAACGTTTGCAACGTCAGCATTATAATTCTCGTTTAGATATTCATATTCGGTTGATAGTTTACCCCTATTAAATATTTCTATTTTTGACGCATTAGCAGAAACAGGATCAGGAGACAAATCCTGGATTCCTATGAATCCATTAAATGTATCCAAATCGTTATTATAGCCTACTGGAAATTGTGAGGGTCCAGTTGTTCCGCCATATATGACATTAGGAAGCATACTGTAATAAATATCAGAATATTCAGCAGGCATAACAACAAGTTCCTTAAAAAGATCCGGTGTTGCGTTTTTTATAGACGTTGATCCGCTAACACCATAGAAAAGATTGGATGCTATTGCAACAGATCCGGATACCTGAGGGTATATAATTCCATTATATTCAACCTGGCCTTGCTTAACTATATACGGTACATTCTCATGTATCACTCCAGTTACACCAGTTGGTATCTGAAAATATTTATAGGTTTCAGGAGTCGGTGTATATGCATAATCAGAGCTCCAAAAATCAAAATCAAACTCTTTTACATCAAAGAAACTAAAAACTCCAATTGACATCTTCGCTGATCTGTATACATTGAATGATCTATCATATCCTAAATCGATAACTATATTATCATCGATATTTAGAACCATACTATATGTAAAATTCTCAAATCCAGTAATTTTTGAACTTATTGGATCTATCTGTGGACTGTCCACGTATTTTGTTATTGAATTTACCTTGGTATATCCAGCTTTAGTATTTATAAAATCGCCAGGCTTTATAAAATCAAGATATTCAACGGGAAAAATTAATCTACTATCAGCTTTTTTTGTACCACCTATAAATTTAACTGGACCTTCAAGAGATGATGCATCAACACCATTAATCTTCAGATAGCCATCATTAACAAATGTATTATATATTGCCCAGTTTGCGGAAGAAGAAGCATCATTAGGTGGGTAATATGAAGGAGAAACATTATAAATAGCATAATAATGTATCCCCATATACATAACAATATCCGAAGGATTATAAGTTTCGCTATTTGACCATTCACCTCTGAATTTAGAGACAAAATATTCATAGTCATCGAATACACCAATCGAATATGCATTGTTTCCATATTCGCCATAATCTCTAAGTCTTATTACACTAGAATTTAGATTTACACCAGCATCCCAGGTTACAGTATCAACTTCACCGAGTACACCGGAAAAAGCTGAAGCAATGTCACTATTCTGACCAACTGCAGCATTAAAATAAAAGGATGATCCGGTCGAATAATATGATCCATCAATCCAAACAAGTACAGCAGAAAGGTCAGCAGAAGATATAATATCATATCTCTTAGTACCTTCGATGTTATTACCATTTGGCCAATATAGTTTAAATACTAATGGTTTAGATTTATCATAATTCTTAAGAAACTCTATCTCAACATATGCTCTACCTGGGGTAGTTGCATGTGTTGCTGGAACCGTTGATATTTTTTCAGTTGTACCTGTAAAATTAAGAAGATCCACTTTTGTGTCATGTAGGACAAGACTACCCATGGTTGATACGAAATTAGATCCAGTAGTTCCAAAAGTTCCTGTTGCTTCGTCATAAGGACCGTATGCATATTTTGGCGAGTTACCACCAAATTCAACATATCCCTCATCTCTCTTAAGACTGTAGAAATTATCATTCTTGTCAGTTATGTAATAGAGTTTTTCCGAATCAAGTATATTGACATTATCAGATCCTGGCAATAATCCAGGACTAGTCCCATCAGTAATATCCTTCTCATAAAATAATCTAACACCAGAATCTGCAGTTATACCATAGCTATCGTTACTATAATAATAACCAACGGAATCCCTGGTGGGTTTAGGAAGATTCTCGTTTCCTTCAAGATCTCTAAATTTATAATAAAATTCACCATTAGATCTGAATTCGTTTATATCGTTTCTAGAAACATACATACCAAAATATCTGTTTATAGAATACATTTCAGCATCCTCGTCATCGAAAAGAAATTCAAGATTCAATATATTAGGTGGGATTATTCCATTTCTAGAGAATCCCCCAGTCATATATGATTCAAAATCTACCATCCTATCGGATGCATCACTAGAAAAATACCCAGAAAGTATTTCACCTTTCTTGGTGTATATTCCTTCAGTTATAGAAACACCATTATAATAGGTGTACGAATCAGGACCCCAATTTACGTCAACTGGTGAATTTGTAAAGTTCTTATCAGCTACTATATTTCTTATATACTTACCAATTTTTGATTTCTCGGTAAGATTAAATGTTTTTACTACGGAGCAATTAGGTAATATTTTATCCTTAAATGTTGTCGAAACATCATCAACTAAATCTATATTATATAGCTCATCAAAAACACAAACTATACCAGATCCACTAACTATATCATAGGATTCATATTCACTGCTTCCTGTAAACACTGATCCTGAATTTATAAATATAGGTTCACCAGATCCTGTTTTTCCGTATGATATTATAAAATCAGAATCGCTATCATAATATTTAATAATCTTATAGTTTACCCCTGGTTTTATAACGGTTTCATTTTTTGAATAAACGTAGCTAAGAGGACCAGGAACTCTAAAGATAACAAAATAGTCAGGTATCTCATTTCTTATCCATAGAGGTGCAAAATAGCTAAAAGATTCATTATAATTCTTATCAGCCAAAGCTGATGCTCCACTACCATAGAAAAAATCATATTGATCGGAAAATATTTTCGATACTTCCCTATCACCTCTAGTAAATCTTACACTATCAAATATTATATTACTTGCTAATTTTCCTTTATCAAAAAAATTAAATATATCAAGGGCAAATGAATTTTCGCCTGTTATATTAAAATTTTTAAATCTATCGTTACTAAGTGTTTGGTTAGCATCCATAGAATTAAAAGAAACCTTACCTCCAGAATCCACCGTTATCCTCAAATTTCCAGTTATTCTGGGATTTGTTCTTATAACGGAAAAGGAAGAATTATAATCAAAAAGTTTTGATTGAGACATATGTCATTTATTATTTATTATTAATTGGTACTAAGACCGCTATCAAAATTAGGAGCTACTAATGTATCATTTTTGTAAGATCCAGTAACCTGTATATCAAACGAGAATGAATCCTCATTTTGTACCTGTATATCAACACCTATTTTTTTAGTGTATGTTATATTTGATAGATTTCCAGATTTTCTCCATCCTCCAATGTATCCAAGTTTATCTACTGCTCTAAATTGAAATATTATAGGTACATTTATAGCGTTAGTTTCTCCAGTTCCCAGTGATAATGTGGATAAAGCAGTTGATCCTGATACCTGAAGAGATGATGCTGATTGCGGAGCAAGATATAAATATGCACCGCATGAATACTTACCAATTAGGAATTGGTCATTAACAGTAAATCCTAACTTATCCGCATACATCGTATCCGTCCTAACATCGGTTGAGGTTAGAGCAAAATTAACAGGTTCTCTATATGATTGTTGAACCCAATAGTAATTCAGAGTTGTATCTCCCCAGAAAGTTTGAGTGTGTCTGAATGGCGGATAAACTTTACCATCCGTAACGAAAGGCTTAACCATATCAGGATAGCTTGTATACCCAAAGGTATTACCAACGCTAATTAAATATGGATGATCCTTATGTATACAGAATTCCGTTATGTACCCACCGCCGTTAGGTGCTCCTCCAGTACCAGATGAATATGTTCCATCCCAGATCGCACTATTTACTGGACCAGATTCTGGAGGTGTTGTAGATGTTGGGTTATATGGAATCATACATGATCCACTCTGAGGATAAGTTGCTGCAGGTGTACTCTTGGTAACCCCAAAATTTGTTGCAGAAACCCCGCTATATGAATTATTCTGAGCCGGATTTGAAAACAGTGTTGCTATATTAGGATCACTCTGATATAGAGGCTGATCGTAACCGACTGTTTTATATCTAGGATATATGTACTGTGAAAATGCATTGGCCGAAGCAAATGGTGGTGCTTGTCTAAAAGATTTATTATTTACTATAGAAGGATCAGCTAATGTTAATGCAGTAATTGATATAGGGCAATCGCCATATTTAAGATTCTCGTTATAACCAACAGGATATGATGCGCTTGTGGTTGAAGGAGCCTTTTGTGCTAATCCTCCAGGTATAATGGAAGCAAGCTCAACACTAGATGCCTGCTGATTAAAAAGCTGTAAATTATATGTAAACGAAGCAGTTTTACCAGCATCAAATCCAAGGGAATCTGAAAATATATCGGCATAGAATCCGGCAGTTATTTTAACAGTAGATCCCTTAGAAACTTTAATCTTATTATTATTAGAGTCAAGTATATAAACCTCTAAAACTCCCTTAGCTTTAGATAGCTGAGATGTTAGAAGTGTTATCTGGTTCTGTAAATCCGTTATTTTATCAAATAAACTTATTACTGTACCTGCACTAGTAAAGAATCCACTAGCTATACCAGTGGTATCATGATAATATGTACTATCTCCCGCTGTAAATTGCTGCGAAAGATGGGATGGTAAACCTTGGGAATCTAGGCTTCTTTGCATCTTCACTACAGCAGCATCCTGCGTATTAGCATTAAGTGTATCAGCAACACCGGTAACACTTAGACTATCAGGAAATTGTATGATAACAGATTCTGAATAATCCGACACAAGAGGATTTTCCGGCCATCCTGCCTCAGATATTGAAGATATCTGTATTTCGACTCTTTCTCCTTTTGTTATTGGTATATCTAATTGGTTAACATTCTGAACATTGGCATCAGATGTTACTTCTGCAGACCAAACATATATTCCTCTTGTTTCGTCGTATACTTTTTTTCTAATATCTGTTTTAAATTCAGTCCAGTTTGAGAATGCAGCATTCTTTTTTGCCCCATCATTATCAACGAATTCTATCTGCTCAGCTGGCTGAGATGCTCCTCCGTTACTAAGATATCTATATTTAATATTAAATTGTATAACCTCCTGAGGTCCTGTTGTTGGATCTATCTTAGGAGCAGGAAATGGCCAAAATCCTCTAACCCTGTATTTAGGAGCTTCCACTATTTGCGGTACATCCTTAACAAGAACGTTAACCTCATCAACAAGAGAAGCATACAATTGTGATTTTTTTGTTCTCTCGTCAATTAGACTGTTTAGATTAGCTCTTATCGAAGCAACATCAACTCCAGGTGGTGTTGTTATGTTACTATTGGTTATAATACCATCAAAATTTCTATTAGGTACATTTATACCATTGTCTGAGGAATTACCATAATCACTGGAATACTCCAATCTAGGTCTTCTTCTGTTTCCAGAAACACGTCTTGATAGTCCTGCATTAAGCTCCAATCTAGTCTCTGCTATGGCCTGGTCTAATGCATCAATTTCACTCTTTAGAGTTGTTTTAAGGTTCAATTTATCTTCAACCACTTTAACCGATGTTGAATCGGTAACCTGCTTGTTTATTTGAACAACCTTGAAGCTATCAGCAGTAACTAGAGGAGCATCCGGGCTAAGTCCCTGTATTGCTGGTATTTTATTTTCCTTAGCAGTACCAAGAAAAACCTTCCCTAGATCAGAAACCTCGTTTAAATAATACGTTTCAAGAGTTACTAGCTCACCGTTTGAATTTTTAGTTTTTAGCTCATTACTCCAGAATACTATTCCTGTTGACCAATCAGCACTAACTATGTTAAAATTATCATCTATGGTTTTGAAAAATATACCTTGTCTCTCGTTATAACCAACATTAACCTGAACATATCTAGGACCAAAATCTGTAGATGATATGGATATACTATTTGCACCAATCTGTATTGGCTGATACCCAGAAACTCTTTTAGCTTGTATAGAAGCCTGATCCTTATTAACTGACGTTATTTGATATAAACTACCATCCTGAGTAGCTATCTTATCATTAAGATCCAATGTTCTACCGTCCTTAACATTAGTTAGAGTGTCGGTATATGCTAGCTTATCAAGTTTATAATTTCTTCTAGTTTCCTGAAAGGAATTACCATTCTGGTCGGTCATTGTAACAGAATCATCATAATAGCTTATAACACCAAAATTACCGATATATCTTATGGTTCTTAAGGGAAGTTGAACTATATCCTCGTCAACGAAATATCCTATACCATTATCACCTAATATTTTTAGATACTGGTCATATGTTAGGTCATTTCTTCCCTTTATGTTTGCATCGAAATATGCTTTCTGATCATCGGTCTGAGTATTTGCTATTACTCTTTTAACTACAATTCTATCAGCTGAATCTGATATTTGTCCAGTTACATTTATATTTATATAAAGAAGTGGACTTAGAAAACTTTCAAAAAACCAATTATCCTTAACAGAAAATGTACTTGGTATTGCAAGATTGGTTAGGCTAGGTGGATTTTTCAAAGTCTCAACTTTAAAAACCTGGGAATAAGTACCATCGGGATTTCTCACCGTCGATGAAGAATCACCTATACCGGCAAGGGATTTTATATTATTATCTAGCCTATCTATTTCCCCTCTAAGAAACCCATATGATGGTATGTTTGCAGTTTTCGGTAATCCCTGCTCATCAAGTACTTCTATCGATACCGTATTATTTGTAGATACAGCAACCTGATTTAATCCATTGATAATCTCAAGTGAATTCTTCTGGAGTCTTAAAAACTGAGCTACTAAAGAACTTATTGTATTTTGTGTTCCTGCCATTTTTGGTTATTTTTTATTGATTATTTGTTAAACTCTTTCCTATCACATCAACCTGGAATTTAAGATTGTTTGCATCTATACAAACTATATCAAAAACCGGCTCATATTCATGTGAAGCAAATATATCATCATCAAAAGATATTATAGTTGTTGAATATGGTGATGTTGTTGGATTCGAAATAGGATACTTACCAAGAGAATTGGTAAGGACCTTTATTATATAACTTCCTGGGTATATCTTATCGCCGAACGATAATCTAAATCTTTGTCCATTTTTCCAATTAATAGAACCATCATTGATTCTTATTGTTAAATCTCCAGTTAGAGTTAATGGTGTTGAATTATTTACGTGCTTATAGTAATTAGAGAAATCTAATAGATTTATTATATTATCACCATTCTGAGTAAATGTACCAACGCCTAAAGTATCCAGCATATTAAAGTCCTGACTTGAATTAACAACAGTAACCTGATTTGGTGTTGATCTATCCAATATAACTCCAGGACCTTGTTTTAAAAGATCCAAATTATAGGAAACTTCCACACTTGTTTCATTGTTAATAATAGCTCTTACTAAATCATAATTTTGATTTATAAGACCCATAACTGCTTGTGTATTATTAAAAAGAGCTTGATTAGCTGCAAATGCTTGTTCTAGTTGTGATATTCTTCTATCTATGTTTGTCGTAGTTGAAGATGATAATGTTATATTTTCCAGATTAGTAACTCTATTACTAAGATCTATAAATTCAGTTGCAGCATTATTCAATGTCGAACTTGCATCCTGTAAGACGTTCATAGAATCCATAAACATAGATAATGAGAACGGGGAATAATCATTTATTGCTTGTTCAACACCAGTCTGGTCTATATCAGTATCAAATTTAAGATTTATTTTAAATCCATATGAATTACCATTTAGCTTAGTTACTGGATTAGGTCTATATTTATCGAGTCTTGGTATAAACACATCACCGCTGGAAGTGTTAACATCATCAAGGAATAGAACACCATATAAATTCGTTGCTGCTGTTGCTGGAGAAGCCGGATCATATACATCATAATATATAAGAATCGCATTAAATTCAAAGTCAGCAGAATCAGCTGTTGCGTTAAATTCTTCAAGTGTTGATATATTAGGATTACTGATTATACCCTGATATGAATTTGGGTCAAAATCTATACCAATAGAATCAAGTTTACTTCTAACATATGTTACATCTACAAGACCATTGGATTTATTTATAATATAATTTGATGGATCAGTAAAAGCTGATTGTGAGTCAGTAAAATATGTATTTGGAGTATCTCTTGGTGAATACCAATTACCAGCATACCCTGTTCCCGTATAGGTATCAATATATGATGAGGTTGGAGAACCAAGAACATCATCATCAAATATAGCAAGATTAGTAAGTCCGCTAGGATTAGTTTCGTCGTAGTTTCTACCAAACAGATACTCATCATTTAAAGGATTCGATGGATTGTTTGTCCATTGGTAATCTGGATAATAGTTTGTATCAACTACATTTTTAAATAATACAGTCGGTGAATTACCATCCTTTGTAGGAACATAAACATAAACCTCAGAATATGTATTGGTTGAATTTTTTACGGAATTCACAATATCAAGGCTACCTACGTATTGTACAACTCTATTATATCCAGCACCAGTCATACCATAAGATCCTGTTGTTCCTGCTGGAGCATCACCTTCAACATATCTCTTCTGTGTTACTGGCAATCCTGCAGAATCATATGTTACATTTGTCTGGTTTAAAGATCCAGAAACCTCAGTTGAATTTGCGTTTCTCCATCTAATAGCTCCAATCTCTTTTAGCCATTTAAAGAATATTCTTTCAGATACATTTTGTTTAAGTGTTGAATCATACTCATCTGTACCAGTTATAGTGGATTCTATATTCAAACAATAACTTTGAAAACTCTGAGAGAAATCTATATTACCATTTCCTGTTATAATTACACCGGTATTATTTGCATAATCTAGAAATGCACTATCCGGTGCATTCAATTTAACATAATTGGCAAATCCACCAGTAGTACCAGTGCCATCATCAAAGTTAGGTATATTTAGAAGTGCAAACTTAGAAAATCTAAATTTATTGGATGTATTATTAAACGTGAACGAAAGATCCTCGGCAGAGGAAGAAAACGTATAAAAGGTACCACCCTGTACTTGGAGTGGCCTGATAAATGGGGTTTTTGCCATTTTGTTTTTTTATTTTATTATGCTGTTATATTACTAGATCCAAGAATTACCCAAGATCCGTTTTGTGTAGCTTGTCCTTTACCAACTCTAGGTTCCCATTGAAGAGATATAGAAGATCTATATGCCTTACCTGCAGGAGCAGTTATACCAAGTGAATTAAATCCACCGTATAGAGCTGATGTATTAAATCCAGTATAATAACTAGTAGATCCAGTAACACCTGTTACGATATACCCAGCGGATGCTGATGTATTGATAATTGTTATTCTTGTTCCAGCAGCTATATTAGGCACTGTTCCGCCTACAGGTGAAATACCATCACAAACTTTCATATAAAATCCAGGGGAAGCGCAATTAGCATATATAACGTCTTCCAATCCCGTTATTGCATAAGGAGCATTCACACTAGTAGCTACTCCACCACCACCTGACGTATTAGCAGGAAATGCCTGTCCCACGGTAGCACCATTAACAAATGTTGTATTTTGGCTTGTTATTCTACCCTGTGGTCCCAATAAAAGAGCAGCATTTGCTCCCAATTGGCCATTGTAGGATGCTGTTCCGCCGATAGTGAAAACTGAACCAGATCCAAATGTAACAGTTCCGTTTGCTACTAAAGCACCAGATGCTGTAAATGTTGTTGTTTGAATACTTGCAAATGCTGCTGCTCCTGTGTTACTAATCGAAGCCGTTGCAGTTCCACTTGCTGGTAACGATAATGAATCAAATCTTCCTATTTTTGCTTGTACTTTACCAGTAGATGCAGCGGAAAGATCCAATATTCCATTCGTTGTGTCTATTCCAAAAACACTAACATATCCATTTATCCAATTTTGGAGTATAAGAAAGTTAGAATTTATGGTTACTCTTGATCCCGAAATAGAATCGGATCCTAAGATTTCATTAATGTTTACTGTTGCCATTTTCTTTTTATTTGTTTTTTAAGTGAAATATATATCTATGTTCAAATCAACACTACAATTAAACTTCGGTGTTATTTGAAAAAGTTCTTATTAAACAAATAAAACAAAAACAGATGCCAAGAAAAAAAGCAAAAAATGAACCGATTCAGGTTAAAGCTGAGAAAAATCAAGCTAGATCAACAAAGGTAACAAAAGCAGAAAGCTTACCTAAAGGACCAATTCTACAGAAGGAGGATTTCAATCACATTAAATTCACAGATTCTCAGCTAAAGTTTTTTAGGACAATAGAGAATAACTTCTTAACAGTTTGCACCGGACCAGCAGGGACAGCAAAAACATTCGTTGCATGTTATGCAGCTCTGGATCTAATAAGAAAGGGAGAACATTCAAAAATAATTCTGGCAAGACCAGCTGTTGAATCCGGTGAGAATTTAGGATTTCTACCGGGATCTGTTGATGAGAAAATAGCTCCTTATATGGAGGGGTATATTTCTAATATGGAAAAAATACTTAAAACTAAGGAAAAAATAAAGTTGATGACAGATACTAAAACAATCGACATGCAACCTTTAGCCTTTATGAGAAGCAGAACATTTGATGACACCATATTAATTCTAGACGAGGCACAAAATGCAGATCTTAGACAGATAATGCTTGTCGTAACAAGAATGGGCAACAATTCTCGTATAATTATATGTGGGGATATAACACAATGGGATCTAAAAGCAAGAAAAAAAGACCTACTCACATTTTCAGAGAAAATAGCAAAAGGAGTAGGCCAATGTGATTCTTTCGTTTTCACTAGGGAAGATATAGTTAGAAATCCAATACTTATAGAGCTTACTGACAACTATGAAAAATACAAGGAGGAAAACAATTTAGATTAATTATCCTCTCTAAATGTCGCATCCGGATTATTATATACAGTAAATCCTGATCCAAAAGGAATAATTCCATCTCTAAGTATGGCAGCTTGCTCCTCAGCAAGATCCTTGGATAATTTATGTACTTGATAATCTCTACCAGGGAAAACTTCTGGTTCACCATAATCAAAAGAGTTAACAAAATCCGGACGTCTATCGTCTGGATTTTTTTGTTTATGGTTTATAACTTCTATGTACCCAGGATTTGTCTGCATGTACACGTTACCAGCCGCATCCTCAACGCTATTATAAATTGTATAGTTACCAGGGGCTGTGAATGTATAGATGAAATAAGGGGTGTCTTTTACGTTTAAAATCTCATCTCCTGTTACAGAATTACTAAGTATCCATTTATTGTTTTGCTTACCGTAAATATTTGAAGCATAATTATTAAAAACAACAGTTGTCATAAGAGGTATTTTCATTCCGCTATCAGTAGAATGAACATCGCACCACGTCCATGCTCCCGATCCTGGTCTGGATATAATTTGTCCCATATTAAGACCAAGCTCAGATTTATATTTTTTGCTTAATAAACTGAAACCGGTATTCGGATCCAAATAAATATACCCATCACCAGCTACATCGGAGGATGTTGTGTAATAACCAGACATAAAAAGATTCCCGTCAGAATCAGAACACAGAGTAAATGTTTGTGGATCTATCCCTCCGAAATTAATATCATCCAATATAACCCCATTCATATCAGTTTTTATAACATGTCTATATGGTGTGACCATGAATGTTGGGCTTATGTCAAGTCCTCTATACGAGATGTAATATTGATCATTTCCGGATAAAACAACAGAATCAAGGTATAATAAAGAAGAACTCTTATCAATGAAGGTACTATAGAAAGTTTTTTGAGTTCCTTGCTCTGTTATACCAGACGTTAAAAAATAAGTACCAGTTGAAGAATCAGCAACAAAATTATTTCCAAGATAACTACCAGACCCGCCAAATTCAGTAGTTATGTAATACATCGATTGATTGTTGGAGACCCTTGGTAAATACGAGCTTCCAGTTTTACCACCCAGATATCCACCAGTTAATCCAATTCCTGCATTATCAACTATGAGATAAAACTGATTATACGTTCCCTCGGTAGAAATAAAATCAACCCCACACATATTAAAAGATCGATTAGAATTTCCGCTTATTAATGTACTAGAATCATTATGCATAGATTTAGTACTGCTTATATTTTTAATCGATGATGTGGAAGAACCTATTTCATATGTAGTTGAATCCGAGGTAGTCATAAGTGATAGATCATCAGAGGATAATCGTACATAAGATAGGACACTATCACCAGACCAGGTTTGAGATATATTATAGGGTACTCCTAATATTTTTTCGGAAGTGTAATATCCATCACTATTTCTTCTCCATAAGTTTTTTAACGTAGAAACATCAGCAGTTTTTATGGCTGGTCTACTAGCTGTTAAATTTATATACGATTTAATAGTAAGATTTATGGAATATTTAGTTACATCAATTTTTGTTTCCTTTACATCAGTTCTTTTTGATTCATATTTTGCTGGAAAGTGACGGAATCCCAATCCTCTATACGATTTTCTAATATCACTAAGATAATCCGAATTAATTCCAAGACCGGTAAACGATGTAGTATTACCAAGATCTCTTCCTATTTTAGCAACAAATGGGCTATTACATATTATTTGATTGGTATCCCAATATTGTGTTCTAGTATTCAGATATCCAACACTAGGAAAAACCCCAGTCTTCGTTGAATAGAAAAGAAAATCAGATACATCACCAATAGTTTGTATAAATGGTCCGGTTGCACCTGATGCATGGCTAACATTAAATTTAAGACCAGAAAGCCCCACAAGGGTCTCGATAGATTCTATAATATAGGAAACACCACCAATAACACTCGTTATATTTATAACATTTCCGGTAACAAGATTTTGAAGTTGCGACGTTTGGTTACCATTAGTGTCGATATAATTGAATGTTATTGACGTAACGTCTTCAAATGTTTGATTTGGACTTTGTGTTATACAGAAACCTGCTGTTATAGGTGGATAAGTGGTTCCAAATTCCCATGATCCGTTACCTATTACACTATTCGATGATGCCCACGGAAATTCAGATGCATATTCATTATAGTAATTAATATTTGTTAACCCGGCTGGAGCTCCAGTTGGACCACCTCTTAATACATTTTCGGTTTCCAGAGAATCCCAAATATATGGACCATCCTCAATAAATCTCGTAAAATATCCAGAAACTGATATAAAATTACCATCCTCTGATGGTGCTATGTCCTGAACAAATGTCCGATGTCCTCTGAATGGTATAATAGAATCAACGGAACCATATTCGTTATAACAAACAACAAATCCCATTGTCCCGGAATCAAGAGAACTTGATCCAGCATTTACTGTATCAGTCTTACCACCTAGAGTTGGATTTAGATTTTTTAAACTTGCAGGATTCCCATTATAATCATATCCAAATATTGCTTCAACATTTCCTGTTAGATTACCACCAATATAATATTTTATACCATGTCTAGTCTTAATAGTAGTTGAGCACGTTATAGCAATACTTCCGGGGCTAATACCACTAAATGGATTAGGTGGAGAAAATTTATTTAATTGTATCTGTTCATTAAAATATGGAGAATCTATAGAATCTAAAAATTGTTTTTCCTCGAAAGTTTCAATTGGCCAATTATTCCAGTATGGTTTCTTACCTGCACTTCCGTCAGCTATATCGCTAAGTTTAGTTGTAAGGAAAAGATTTCTTTCATCAAGACCTGGAAATTTTTTAGCTAGATATGAATCCTGATAAACTCTCCATTCAGGATAATCCCATGTGTATTTATTAACCTTAGGTATCGGAGCATTGTTAAGAAAAACCACATCATTGAAATTGGTAAAATTCCACCCGGTCGCACCTGCATGTTTGGAACTACCATAAACGTGAGGTTGATCATAATTAAAGGTAGCAAGATCGTTATAACAAAGAACCCATAAAGAATTCTCATATAATTTAAGATTTTTTTGTTTGGTGTTATGCTTTATTAATTTGATATCTAATACATTATTGTTCTGTATATAAGTTTGTGATGAGTGAGGGAGAGAAGTCCCATCAGTAAATTGTGTCCATGTTGAACCGTTGAAGTGCCAAAGACCAGTACCCTCATTTAATTCACCGTCACCTATACTACAAAAAACATGCCCATTAGGTCTTGCAACAACTTTAGTTATTGGTCCAGGTGATATTATTCCGGTGTCAGTGGAATAGAAATTCCAGAATTTCTTACCGTTGAAAAAGGAAAGACCTATATCAGTTCCTATCCATAGATTACCGTCCTCATCAAGATCTATAGAATAGATATTATCCGAGATTATCTCCGAAGTTTTTGTATTATAAACCTCAGCCTGCTCTATAATCTGACCACCACCATTCAGATATTGGACTTCCTGTGATCCCTCCGGTATTGAAAATAGACCCTCTGATGTCGCTACATAATAAAAATACTCCTTACCTGAATATCCCTTAGCTTTTATGTCGTATATATGTGGCCAATTATATCCAGGAACTACTTCATTCCATTTATCTATCTCCTTAAAATATCTAAAAAGTCTCCCTCCTGTTACCCCATTTACCTCAGTATATCCAGTTGTACCTGTACCACCTATACCATTCAGTGGGGTAGAAAAAGCAAGAACGTCGTCACCAAACGGACACGAATAAACTAGAGATATTTCTTGAGGTTCGTTAAATATACCAAGGTCTGAAAAATTCCAGGACTTTCCCTTTGAAACGTCATTCGTATCTAGATTGAAAACAGCAAATTCATTAAGACCCGCAGTTGGTCCCTGTGCAACTCCTGCCCATAAAATATCCTCATTGTCAATGTCTATACTTCTAGTATCTAGAAAATATGGAAATCCACTAGGAACAGCGGAATTATTATGATCATAATATTCCCACGATTCACCATTAAATTTTCTAATATCCTGACCGCATCCCCATACATAGAATTCGCTATCTATAGCTATTTGATTCATTATTAAACCGTAACTTGCCATTTATTTAATTTTTATTAATTTTATAAAGATCCACCAATTTTCCAACCTCTAAAATAATTGGTATGTGAAGAGGAAGGAACTGTTATTTTTGAAGGTAATCCGGTCCAAGATTCCATATCACTACCTTCCTTATTAACATCAGATGCAAGATTAATCCCAGGAAATTCAATACCTTCTGATTTTACGATATTTATGAAGTTAGTCATCTTATCACCCCACATTATCTCGATTGAGTGTATGTATTTATTACCGTACGTTGCACTTGTTAATGGATCCTTTATAGACATCTTAATACCTCCAAAATTTTTATTCGAATATAAATTTTCTTCTCCACCGTCGTAATACGGTCTTAAATCATCATTGTCCTCGAATATTATATTATTTGATAGCCCACCGGGTTGTGATGCTATTCCGGAATTCATTAAATATGCTATACCTTTTTCCCCACCAAATGATGTATCTTTTGCACATATTAGATACTGATCAGGGCTATTTCCCTTCTCTCCCCATTCAGAAAGTATGAATTGAAAATTAGAAATTTGAGATCCTGCTGAATCCCTAAGTATTAATCTTACATCAACGTGATAATCACTAACAAGATCATAAATTTCCTTAAGCATCGAGCCGGAAGGTATACAAACACCATGATAATATTCTATAGGATATACATAGCCATCTTCTGCCCACCATCCACCATCCCACGCATATCCGCTATAGTTTTTCTTAAACCCTATTCCGGATGCAAGATCAGCAAATGGTGGACGTATGAAATAACCGAATGGCGAAATACCAACATAAGTCTTCATATATCCGCCATTCTCTATAAATTTACTTGAACCGGAAAGATAATACTCATTAGAAACAAAATCATTAATAGCATCACTATTCCATTTTCTTAATCCATCTATTAAATCAGTAAAAGTAATCCCTGATGTATTATCAGTTATATAAAATCTACTATCAAATTTTGATGATATGTCGTTTGGAATTATATAATTTCCTGTCATTATTCTGTCCATCGATGAATAACCTCCAGTAACGCCAGCAGAAAGAAGGGAATTACCAGTAAGAATCATATTAGTCTTTATTGGGCTATAATTCCTAGATATATCTGGGCTATTAACCCATAGATAAACAGCTTCCTGTGTAGAGTGAAAGCTTATATTATCCCATTTTGGTGAATATGGTCCAAGATCTATCTTAAGAATTATACTATTTCCGGGTAGACCTATTCCTGCTGTCCTCAGAGCAAGCGTAGAAACATTATAATATTTTCCTGCTGTAGCATAGGTTCCAGGTGACCAATAATTAACTTCCTCCTCAACCCCAATTTTTCTAAAATTTATTCCTCTATTTATTACCGAAGCGTTACCAGCAACAGATGTGGAATCGAGGCTAACATTAGAGAGGTATGTTGAATCAGGAGCTCCTATGTAGGTTCCGGTCAATGTATACCAATCGGTACATAAATATGTCACTGATGATAATAAAGGGCCAGACGTAGCACCTAATTGTGGGATATTCCAAGAATATGATGAATATCCACTGCTCACGCTCCCAGTAGCTGAATATGTTATCGAGCTGCTCATCCTACTAACGGGGGGATCGTAAATAACAACACCAGGTCCCTGCGTTATTTCTATAGCAGGAGAGAAAATTTCGGGATAAACGACTATTATATTCGATTTAAAAGCTTCAGCGGTTATACCACCGGCACCAGTTATAACTAATCCTGTACTATACCCAGAATAATTAACACCATAATACTTAACAGAAGGTCCATAAGCAGCACCTGTGCTTGGTGTTCCACCTTGGAATACCCATTCTCTGGATATCGCACCAGTGCTAAGATCGTAATAATATATGGAATCCCCCTGATTTATACCTAATTGTCCTGACATCTAACTATTTTTATTCAGAATATATATCTAAATAAAATAGGTACAAAAACTATTGGTTATTTCTTTTGCCCTTGGCGTATAATATTGCTTGCACGTAATTATAAGTATTGTGCTTATCGTCAATTTTACTAAAGTCCTCGCCCCATGGTGATTTATTTATAAATTCACCCTTATAGAAAAATTTGCCACCTCCATTATCAACAACACCAGCATTGTGCATTATCTTGTGTCTTTTCCATTCAGTTGTTCCGTAGAAAGACCCCCAGCTAAAACCAAGCTCTTCCGATATTCTAACCTGATTACCTCTTTTAAGTCCACACCATAAAACAGCCCACATGTCTGCACACCATTTTTGGATTGGATTATAAGAGACGAGATGTGATTCATCTAATATTGACCTCTCAGAATCTTCTCTCTCGCTCATATATTTATATAAATCCAGCGAAATGAATTCAACTTCCTTCCAAAATTCACTATCTATACCTTTCATTAGATATTGAGCCCCCCCTGAATTTTTATTATTATCGGATACAAGATCAGGATCAATACCTGCAATATTACACATTTCAATGAAAAGATCTTCAGATTTTGATTTTATATAATCGGATCCTATATAAGAAACAGTATCGCTAAGATACCAGATATTATCATTTGTTAGCTTGTCAAAATCTGGGAGTTCTCTAAATATTATATCAGAATCATGATAAAATATATTTTCATTAGATAATTCCGGATAAGCAGCAAAATGCTTGGAGAGTATATTTGGTCTAATTACTGGGATATATCCATAATCATTCATTTTATCTTTCTTGTAGAAAAATACTCTAACATACGGATATCTTCCAGCAAGATCCATACCCTCAGCAGAAGGAACACTTTCATAGCCAAAAACTATTTCTATCCAGTTTGGGTTTATTCCATTTTTTATAGCATTATTTATGAAAACCTCAACCTGCCAATGAAAATAAGGAACATCGGGTTGGGCACAAATAAAAACAACTTTATTCTGCATAATCTATATTTTATAGATTATACATTAATAATAAATTAATGTTCCGTTTAAATAGTACATTCGACATAATCATTAAATACAGCTTGAACATTAAGATAAATATTAAATGGAGTAGCCGAGATGGTACCATAATTATAGCAGCCAGGTCCTAGGTATGATCCGCCACACGAACCGGAAGTAATAGTAGGAGGAAGAGTATCCCCGCAATAGTAGAAGTCATTAAGACATCCGTCGGTTGAAGATGAACCTCTAGAAAAAGTTAAAGGTATCAATGTTCCATTTCTCAGTACACCGACTAAAAGAGTAGAACCGATAAGGAATGCGGTGGATGCCTTTAATGTCATCGTTGTTGTTAGAGAACCAGAATATATCGAGGTCCAGTTTGAACCGCCATCCTCACTAGTAACTATCTCAATATCATTCAATCCAGCAGATACACTTCCGCTTCTTTTAGCGAAGAAGCTAATTAGTGCAGTGGTTGGACAAGGAGAATCATACGTAAGATTAACAGTGTCCCAATACCAAACATCAGTTCCATCCGAATAATAACCAGCACCTGCTATCAGACTACAACCAACAGGATATGTCTGGTCAAAAAGCAATGAACCGTTCCATTGGTAGTTACCTGGTGAAGCATAATAATTATCACAAGCGGCTTGAGTATCAAATTCGTCAAAGCCGTACAGAATATTTACACACGAGGAAGTTGTTGTAGTTGTCGTCGTACTGGTCGTAGTTGTAGTTATTCCGGATATACTTAAAAATATTTCGCTTGTACAGTTTACATTATTAGATTTTACCTTAATTGTTGTGGCAGCATTAGGTACAAGTGTAGAATTATATCCGCTAATAAGTGAAGCTCTAGATACTCCGGTTTGAAATGGAGAAGCATACGAATCAACATTTGAATATAGATCGAATGGTCCAGTATCTAATCCTGGTGATGTCAATGTTATTGTTACTGTCATTTTTTATCTTTAAGTTATTGTTATAGTATAATTATATTGGGCATTTCCAGGAGTCACATTAAGGATAGCTTCATAATTAGGTGAATTAAATGTGAAATTAACAGGGCCAACAGTAGAACCAGCAGTTAATCTTGCTTGTCTAGAAGTATTAATTCCACTTCCTGGTGTAAATACAATTTTAAATGTACCGGTACTAGGAACACTAAAAGTATTATTCATCGGTAAATACACAAAAGTATTATTAGGTATTGATGCATATCCAGTTGAATAATCATTATAAGGTACACTATTTATAAATATTGTCCATGTACCAGCTATTAGTGACCCACTATTATTGGTTACTGTAAATGATCCATAAGGATTAATAGTTGTTGTTGTTGTTGTACTAGATGTTGTTGTTGTACTCGTTGTTGTTGTTGGCGGAACATAAACTACCGCGCTACCACTAGGTAAGCTACAGTCAAAAGGCGAGAATGTCGTAGTTGTTGTAGTTGTTGTCGTAGGAGCTAATGTTGTTGTAGTAGTTGTACTTGTAGTACTGGTTGTTGTAGTACTGGTTGTTGTAGTACTAGTAGTTGTTGTACTAGTAGTTGTTGTAACAGGAGCACCACCAGTATATCCAAACTCAGCTAAAAGAAGTCCGCTTCCACCAATCAATGAAGGTGGCGGGTAATGTGGACCATTAACAAGCCCAATGTTAGCGATATCAACATTTATTGGACCAGTTGTTGTTAGTAACGATCCAGCATCGTCAGGTATCACTCTATAATAAAAATTTGTTATGTTTGGATCTCCGTTATTAAGTTGTTCCGCTGCACTAGATAGTGTCAATTGATTATTAAAGGGACCAGTAACTCCATAAAAAACTAATGTTTCTGGGAATGGATATGTCTCATTCCCTGTTGAAATTGATAGATTGTCAAACCTGAGGAGCGAATGCAACTCGTATCCACCTAGCCAGTCATTATTGAATTCATAATCGTACCAAGAGTGTGCATAGCCATCGTCCCATGTACTTTCGTTGAATATCTCCCAATTTAATCTTTTGGTCCCCCAATATTTCAGATTTGGATTTGGGTAATTTTCCATTTCCTCCTCCCAATAAACATAATAATCAATAGGATTAACACCACCTGTTAATGCAGGGGTAATGGATAACAAATCAATAGATCCGCTTTCCTCAGCTCTTAATTCAATCCCATTCTGATCTGCACCAAGTTCACTCGGTGCATATATCGTGATTGTAACAGGATCAGCTTGTGGATTTTCACATGAAGCAAAATAATCAGGATAAGTTCTAAGTGAGTTCACAGAAGATGTTATTTCGTTTGCAGTATTATATAAACTATCTCCAGTTTGACTATATCCAATCAATCTATTATTAACGTATATCGACAAACTTCCACCACCTAAAACCTTTTGTGAATTGTATATTGACGTATCAACATATAGTTTTTTAGGAGATGTTGTTTGAAGCAGAACTCCGCTCCATGAAAATTCAAGGGTAATTGGTATATTGAACGAATAAGAATCTATAATTGTTGCTGGCCATCTACCGTTAATCTGAGATATACTTCCAGTTATTGTTACATAATCATCATCATTAAGATCATGAGGTAAAGTTGTAGTAATCACAGAATATCCATATTGTCCGCTAATACCAGAGATTTCGAAAGATTCAATACTAGAAACATTAAGGGTTATCTGGGTAATTGTTATATCTCCATATGCTCCCACCGATGGCTCCGTTGTTCTAACATAAAGATCCTGTCCGTCGTCAGCCTTATTTCCATATGTTGCAAAATCCAATATCTCGGACGGAATCGTTTTTTTGACTTCGTCTATGGTTGATCCTTCTGCGGGATACTCCCACATCGAATCATATTCTTTCCATTCTCTATCGACATTTTCCCATAGATAATTTTCAACCTCCCTGTATCTAGTCCAGGAATCAATATCAACAGTTTTAGGATCTACGAAAATTGAAGCATTCTTAATAACGCTGGTCTTCGCATTAAAGGCATCATACGTGTTGCATATGACCTGATATTCACCAGTGTAAGGTAAGAAGTGCGCTAGCTTATAATAGTCCACTATAGATCCTCTAAATTCGAAATGATAAGGTGTACCTGGTTGGGTTGCTGACTTATTAAGTATCCACTCGATTTCCATCATGTTGGAGAAATCAACATTTTTCCAATTTAGCATCGTATAATTCTGAACAGTGGAAAAAAGCTCGTTCTCGCCGAATGTTCCACTAGTTGAGTCATCTAATGCAACGTCATATTCACCACTACTATAATAAACAGTTGTAACCGTACCAAATATACCACTAGACTTAACCTTAACCCTATCACCAGGTCTGTACGTAGGAACTAATAGAGCATCCCAGTTTATATTTAATTCGTTCCATTCCCATCTATCAGGAGTTAGCTCCAGTATAACTGGCATACCAACAGGGGTATTGTAAATTTTTCCTGTTACTGGATCAGTATATGCAGGAGGATCAAATCTACCATCACCAAGTTCTAATATCTTTCCATTCTGTTTAAGATCATAGAAATTAGCAATAGCAGACAATAACGAATCATTCTGTGCTGGCGTGTAAATCTGCTGAGAATCGAGAGGATTTATTATGTTGCCAAGATCTGATATCGTAGACTGAATTATTTCTATGGTACCAGATAACAAAGAAGGGTTATAGTTGGAATAATAATGTATTATCCCCGATGTTTCTGGAGCTATATACCACTCCAAAGAATTACCACCAGTTGCTCCGTTATTAATTATTCCAGTTGGTACATTATTTTCCCATTGTGAAGGACTACCAGGGAATCCAGAAAAAGATGTAATTGAAAAATCAATTCCATATCCCGAAGGATCGTTGACATTAAATGTATACGTTTTTCCTGCCTCTAGCTTTAAAATTGGATTATCACCAGTAATTCCATATGGTATATCACCAGAAAAACTAACAGCACTTCCAGTACCACCAGGAAAGGTAACATCAAGTGAATATGAATTGTTATATGAACTAGGTGTCTGTATATAATTAGGATTTGGTCTTACGTTAAAATTTCTAAGATCCTCTATAAATCCAAAATCTGGATTTGGGAAAAATTCAAAATCATACCCTATGTTTATATCAGATCTAATCATCTGATCAGTCCATGACTTGGTGTTCTGGATCATAAAATAAACACCCTCACCGGTTATGTCTATTATTCTTGCATTTAATGGAAGATAATCTCTCTTAAGTCTTTCCTTTAATGCAAATATCTTTATAAGAACCTCCTCTTGTGTAAACTTAAATGCATCAACAACTACTGGATATCCATATTCATCAGTGTCATCAGTAACCTTATTCAAATCATAATAAAGACCAAATAATGATGTTTTCTTTATCGATTTACTAGGAAGCTGTGAATTTTCGGATGTTACGTTAAGAACATAATTTCCCTTATTATCAGGTCCGTATGTCTGTGTAAGTTTATATTTTCCAGAATTCTCATTATCTAAAACATCACCAATATTATAAGACTGTGAATATCCATTGGCAGCTTGCTGTGTTTTTATTTTATTAAGGAATGTCTGATTTTGTTGTAATGGTGATTCTAATCTTAGATTTTTATAATTCAGATTAAGCCAATACTCCTTTATTCTCATATCTTGGTACCCAAAGAACTTAAGTGCATTAATAAGTCCCTTGTAACTACCTATGTACGGAAATATATCATCACCAGCTATAAGTAGTTCTTTCCTTTTCTCGTTAATTTCAAGAAAATTAGGAACTGGTTCAGCTGGATCGTGATCCCTCAATATTATCGAATCCGAATTATAGAAGGATCTTCCGATATTTTCGAGTAAAACTTTAAATCTTTCGTCCTCTGCTATAGTTTGACCATAGAAGTCGATTTCTATAACTTTTTGCGGTGTTCCTGTTGTTATATCCTCAACTATAAGTTTTCTCTCGTAAACATTCTCAAGATCGTCAGAAGAGTTTAACGCAACGTTTATTGCTATTGCATCAGAAGTTACATTTTCACTGACAATAAACCCATGGTCATAATAATCAGTTACATCGGAATCAATAGGGATAAGTATATTAGGATAGCTAACTATTAATGGTTGACCGTCTCCTCCATCCAGCTGATTTTCTATAACATATGTAAATATAATCTCAGATACATCCACATCCCCATAATTATCATTATACCATCTAGTTCTCCATTTCGCACCAGTAGAACCTATATTGGACGTATGTGGTAAACCATATTCAGGACCACTATTGGTTATAAATTCTTGTACTATAAAAACCTGCTCATTCTCGTAAAGCCCAGTAGATATGGGATCGAAGTAAATATTACCTTTAAAATAACCACCAGGTCTATTCTCATAGCTAGTTTCGAAATACACCTTTGTGTCATAGCTTATTATACTCTGACCAAGAAAATTACTTTTAGGAAGTGTAAGTGAGAAAGTTGAACCTATATTGTATACCAGAGATATTTTACCTTTAAAATTGGTATTAGCTGTTGGAATATAACCATTAAGATAAACTGTTGCACCCTTATCTATGAAATCATTCACATCTATACACCAAGCATAAAGATTAGTACTAGTCGCATCCGAAATATTAAAGGTAAGGATATAATCATCATTAGATTCGGTCCATTCAAAATATCCGGGAGTGCTCGCAGAACTACCCATTATATACGAGGATTTGACATCAAGAGGGGTTGGCCCAGTTGGTCCTATATAATCGAAATTTAATGGATTACCACTTTTATTGTAAAAATTGAGATTTAGATTTGCCATTTTAAATTAGAAAACTCTTTTATTGTTTCTTTTAACTGTGTAATTAACGAAGTTTTTTATTCCCTTCGTTGATTCTATTAACCCATAAACTACTCTTTCAAAATAGCTAAGGATTCCTTCTTTTATTGGATCCTTGTATATAATATTGGATAAACTTCTTCTAAGAATTTGGTCCTTATAATTAAATCCATTATACAAATTATCATTTTGTGAATCCCTAATATCATATAGGTTCTGATCCTGATCAAAATCATAATATCTTCTCTCCACATTTTCTTTAGGCATATCCTTCATTATTTTCTTATAATCAGCGGAAGAAGAACACGGACCGAACATATATGAACCGTTAGCATTTGTTGTAATAGCTCGATATCCAGAGCATCCTATATTATAAGCACGATTAGTAGCAAGTTCTATTGTCGTATATAGATCTTTCGAATTATAGAAGGTAGTATTGGTTGTTTTTGGTGTTACTGTTTTAACCGTATAATTAACACTAAGATCCTGATCTGGAAAAAAAGGTGAATATGATTGCATTATTGTTATTTATTTTGTGCTGCTAGTTGACTTTTAAGCTCCATCGTTAAACCACTTCTAAAATTTTTAGGTACTATAGAAGAAACTGTTACATTTAGAGGACCTGGTTTACCTGCTACTATACTATCAGTAAAGAATGTTCCATTTCTATCAGACCATCCACCTCTAAGTATAACTAGCTCGTTTCTTCCTATTAATATATCACCAAAACTATCCATTCCTATAACCTCAGAGTATTGCGCATCACTAACATTAGGGAGATTCTTAATCAATAATTGATTTTCCTCATTTTTTTGCCCGATAAAAAATAAAGAAACCGAATCAACGCCCTCTATTCCTTCAACTATTGCTATAAGATCGGATTTTGGGATTTTGTCTCTTCTTTTATTACCTAACATGTAATCAGAAAATCTTTTTCTGATTGCTTGTTTTATAGTCTCAGGATCATTACCCTCGAATATAGATACCACTACATTAACAACATATTTAGCTATAATAGGTTCGACTATCTTAACAACAGTAGTAGCTATCATCGATCCTGAATCCTGTATAAGATTTATTATTTTTGTTTTTTGTTGTGTGGTTAAAAGAAAATCTGCATCGGGAACACTAAAATAATCCTCATTTGTTGTTAGATTTAGAGTTATATCTGGCACCAAATAAAGATATACTATATTATCGTCGTCTAAATAATCATCATCGAAAGTTGAAAATGCTTGTATCTGTGAGAATACACCAAATTTACTTAGAAATATTTCATAATTTTCAGGATTTGCAAATACAAAAGATCTACTCGTCTTCGGAGCAACCAATCTTATAAGAGCTATACTTTCAGGGTTCGTACCGAATGTTGGATCAATATTATTTTTAATGTCTATATATAGGTTCAAATCAACCTCCCCACCAAAGAGATCAGTCCCTGTTGTTACAAATTTGTATGTAAGCGGGGTTTCTTTTGTTGAATTTGCATTACCACTTATACCACTGGTTTGTAAATATTCTATTCTTATAACAGATCCACTAGGAGGAACCATACCAAAATTTGAATTACCAAAATAGAGGTCTATACCTTCCTGAATACCGCTTCTAACTAGATATCCCTTACCATTCAAGGGTATATCATAAAGAGAATCATATCTTTTCCATTTTTCCTCATTTACATATACATCAATATAGAATTGGTCTATAAAAGCTCCAGATGTAGATGGAAGATTATAACTCTGTAGAGCTATACCAGTTCCAGTAACAACAGCGGTCTCGAAATTTCCCTGTACTAGCTTAGTAGCTAACGAATTTCCTCTTACTAATGGTATAGTAACTTCATTGCTTCCAAATCTAAGTGAATAAATCTTACCATTCTGTAAGCATCTTATCTGTGAATTATTCTTTATTATAACGGCACCTCCGGAAACATCACCTTCCCTAGTATTCCATGATATAGAAACCTCACCTTGAGCTGCTGATGCTCTCCCTGGATCATAACCTGCAATTCTAGCTAAGCTTCTTACCGAATAGTCTCTCGTTGCTTCCTGAATATTTAATTCAGTTATCGAATCCTCTATAAAATATAGTATAAGCTGGGAAAGATTTTGCAAAACGAAAAGTATCTGCCCCCATGCAGAAGCAACAGTAAAAACATTTGCTGTCTGATTATATGTAGTTTGAAGAAAAGAAAAGGTATCACCTAATAATCCATCAATAAGTATATTATTTTTTTTAAATATATTCATTTCTTTTTGTTATGTTAATTTTAGGGTAACTAATGGACTTAGTCCACCATCAGATTGTATATTAAAATCTAGTGTTGCTATATCTCTTTGAGTTCCAACATAAAATTTCAATTCATAGGTTCCACCTAATGCTGCAAAAAGAGGAACATAAACCTTAAGATTAAGATCAAGTTCCTTTTTTATGCTATATTCGGAAAGCTCTAAATTGAAAATAAGATCCTCTAAATTTAAACCAAATTTGGGATCACCTAATACTTCGCCCTTATTAGTAAGGAGAAGCATTTTAAGTTGACCAGTACAGATCTCGATTGGATCTGATACCTCTAATTGATAAGGATTGTACTTTGGATCGTTCGGATCTCTATTATAAATTTCTCTCATAGGGAATTTTAATTCCCTTTATATATCGAGATTAATTCCATTGTAAGAAATAGGACGGAGTATTTTCTCCATTGATCATATCCATGACCTCTTGGAGCTCGGTATTACCCTGTGTTCCTATCTCGGAAGCGTTTATAGTAACACCACCAGGAAGATTATAAGTGAACACGCTAAGCATCTGGGAAAGCGCTATTTTTGATTTAGCTATGCAATATCTCACAAAAAGTTCATCGTCGAAAAGATATTCATCAGGAATAGCTACGTGACATCTAACAGAAACGTCCATACCACCAACACCAAATCCCTGAGCAAGCTGACCGTTTTGTCCACCTTTCCCTGATCTATTTGGATCTCTACCTAGTATAGTTAATGCTTTTGTGTTTTTATTATACTTGTATGCAAATGTATTTAACATATATGCTTTTGCAAGATCGAAATATGAATACATAACGGTCCTATAAACCATATTATCTCCCATGAACGGGGAAAGTAATAATTCAGAACCAAGTAATTTTGAATCTCCAAAATCTCTATCGGGTGTACCTGATATTCCAGACCCACCAAGTTCTCTAACCTCATATACTCCAATTATAGAAGGCGGAAGTACTATTTGTCTAGTTCTTTTGAATTCAGGATGTGCAAATATGCTATTAGCTATAACAAAAACTCTATCTTCCACAGCATACTGATAATTATCATAAAACCAAGCCTTAGCTCTTTTTATGATTCTTTCCATCTCTGTTGCATTCAAGCTATACGGTAATGCGCAGCTAAAATTTAATGCATCTTCAATTTCTTGTACTAGTTCTTCTTGTGTCATGTTATGATTTTATTTTTAGTAGTTCATATTTCCAAATTTAGAACCACCATATTGATCATTAAGATTCTTAAGTCTGCTATCAGTAACAAATCTAACCATCCTAACATCCTCTGGAGCTTTTACTTTCATAGTTTCTTTGCTTACCTCAGAATTATCACCAAGTATTCCTCCTCTAAAAACACCACCAACTATCTTACAGTTTATGTTTTTATTTTCACAATCTATAAAGCAATCTTTAAGTTCATTACTAAAATCAACTATAGTAGCCTTTACTTTGGAAGAGATTATTTTGGTACCACCGAAGATAAATGAATCCTCAACGCAAGATTTTTTTATGGAACAGTTATAAATGTTACAATCTCTAACTGTTGCATTTTTTATATCGCATAATATAAGATCAACCCCGCTTATCTCGAATGCTCCTCTACTTCTAGCTTCTTTAACTTGACATCTACCAGTAGTTGTATCATAGTTAAAGTAACAAGAAGTTATATTTCCATCTACAATAAGATCAAATATCTTATCTCTTATTGAAAAGAAGTACGTTTTAACATTCTCGTCCCATCCCTTAAGGTCTATAAAAATATGAAAGTCGGGATAGTTTCTAAAAAATATATCAGGATCACTAAAAGATCTAACAACCTTAGAATACTTATTCATCATTGTCTGAAGTGTAGCAAGATCCTGTTTGTTATATCCTGAGATTCTTCCGCTTAGTATATCATAAAGATAAAGAACTATATAATCTATTATCTCTCTTATATCTTTAATTTTTTTCTGATAATCTCTATTACCAAGATATCTGAATTCTATATAACCCTTCGGTATTTTAGTAAAATTTACTCCATAGTATTTGTCCTCAGGTACTTTGTACATTTTAGGGTCTATGGTAGTGATGTTCTCTAGTATAGAGAATCTATTTCTAGGAAGTACTTTTTTAACAGATTTGGCATAGACGTTCTTTTCTCTTGATCCAAACTTAGAATATATTAGGCCTTCGTCCAGGCCTAATACAAACTTAAGTTTATCTATTGTCTCAATTTTATTCTTTACGTCTCTTCTGTTTTTATCGAAGCTAACAGAAAACTGGAATGCACATCTATCATTAGTCCATCCGTTTTCATCTATCCATTTTAATATCTTTATTAAAATTGGAATTGCCTCCATATATGGAAGTGGTCCAGTAATTAATTCAACCATCTTATTACCACCAGAATAATCAGGTTCTAATTTGAAGTTGTTTGAGTCTACTGGAGTTTTTGAGTGATATTTTTCAGAAACTACAACTTTTTTTTTGACAAGCTGGGATAATGCTTCGGCAGCCTTACCTTTTAAAAGGTCGGTATAAAATTCAAATTCAAATCCTATTACTGAGGAGCTGAGAGCATTAAGCTTATCAAAATGTGTTCTATTATCCGGCATCTACTACTTTAACGAATATTTTTCCCGAGATTGTTTCAACCTCGTAGGCAATAACAGTAACATCGTCTCCGACTCTTATATTATTTCCTTTCTTACCCAGTTTATCCTGAGGTATTAATGCTAAAAGTCCAAGACCCTGTATTTCTACTAAGGCACCATTCTTTCTTTTGTGTTTAACCTTTGCTTCCATAGGTTCAACAGTTCCTTCGTTTACTTGTGACTCAAGATCCTGTATAATGACATTTCTCTCCAATGGTTGGTCCAGAGTAAGTGTCAATCTATTATTATCCTTTATCTCCTTAACATAGAATTCAATTTCTATTCCAGGAGAAAGAGTACCTAAACTATTACCTTCGGCAAATTCAGTTTTATGTATAAGTCCAGTGTAAACATCATCCCATTCAACAAAAACCCCAAAATCGCTGGTTCCTGTAACATATCCCTTATATTTCTTAGTAAGATCAAGTTCTTGTATTTTAGAATCCATGATTCTGTTAAGATATTTCTTATATGAAACAATAAAGATATCTTTGGCTTCAACATATCCTTCAATCATAACGTGCATTTCCTTACCTATATAAGATTCGAAATCTGTTATTTTATTTGCAGCTGCTAATGATCCAGGCATAAAACATTTAATCCCTGACAATTCAGCAATATAACCACCTTTGTTGATACTAACAATCTTAACAAGATAAGCATTGCTTTCCTTCTTAATTTGTTCAAATAGCTCAGCTCTAAGGCTATGTATATAATATTCAATTATAGAACCAGAGTAGCTTCCATTCATTTTTCTAACTCTAGCCTTAAGTTCCTCGCCTGGATAAAAACCTATTCCTGTTATATTCAATTTCTCTGCATCTCTTCTTTCTCTTTTGAGATCGATGTAGATTGTTTGTCCAGAATCGGTTTGGGCTAAAGCTTCGTCAGCTTTAACACTTATGATTGTACACGTATAAACTCCTCCATCAGAAAGATCCTTAGATCCTCCCTCAAACTTGTCATTACTTGCAAAATAAAGTTCCGCTAGCTCCTCAGCGTAAGGTTCATGGCAATATATTTTAGATCCTGCCGGGGATTTGACTTTAGAATTGATAGATAAACCATTAGGTATGTCCCATTCAAAATTTTCTAAGTAATCGAGATTCATTTTTTTTAAGTTTTAGATGATTATACTTTACTATTAATTATACTATATATCACATCTTTAGTTCCTTTAAATTGCAGTATTTTTTAGTAAACTAATGGAACGAATCCAATCATAGGAATAGGTCCATTTGGACCCGGAATACCACCACGATAAATAAATTTTAATTCCAATAAATGCATAGAAAAAGAATAAGCAAGAGCTGATGCTACCATTTTAGCTGCAACACTCTTTTCATAAGGTTTATTAAATTTTTTCCCTGTATTGAAAGATCTTTTTATATTATTACCGAGCATAGTCTGACTCCCATAATATATGGGTACGTAAAGTCCACCTTGTGGGGGAGAAAATAGTGCGGGAGGAGCTCCAGGTTCATTAGTTAGAGGTTTCTGTGCACAGGATTTCCAATAGTCAATAACTCCTTTAGCCATCACATTATATGCATCCTCCGGTTTATCCGGGTCCTCATTTTTTCTTGCTGCTTCCGCTATTTCGTTTATCCATCTTATCTTGAGTTCTCTATATCTTTCCTCCTCCTGTGAATACTCGTTTATCTTATTGAAATCGTGTCGTGCTTTTATCCATCTAAGATTAAAAGTATTTCCACCAAAAAAATTATTAAAAGTATTGCTATAACTAGAGCTGAATATACTTTTTTTGGAATTCTTAGAGAACAATCCAACAATCTCATCGGCATATTGATAATTATCATCAAATTCCAATTCTGTCTGATTTATTAAAGTGTCGGAATAATTTTGCTCCTTTAACATAGCTCTAAGATATCCACCATCATATTTAGAATATGTGAAATGTGTTATAAAATTAGCAGTTAAATAATCAGGTATTTTATTTGGGTTACTTAGATGCTGATCCTGAAGAAGTTGATATGTTATATTAACAGAAGGTAAATTATCGGATATTTCTTTTATTGATATCTTTCTATTAACAGTACTTGGCATTAATTCCTTAATGAAGTTTCTATTGTACTTTTTATTAAAATAAGATACCATTATTTTCTGAACCCCAGCAGGAGAAGACGTGACTGATAATACCCTTCCGTCTATAATATCACCCTTCCAATATCCATCATTATCGCTTCTCGATAATCTTCCCTTGTAGGTGTCACTTTTCTCATCGGTATTATCGATATTGATATCTCCACTAGTCTTATTGAAAGCATCAGACGACAGATAATTATACGTTTCGGTTTTATCTCTATATTTAGCGTATCCTCTTACAACATCTCCAGGCTGGAGAGGTCTTGATGTTTCAATCTTTAATAGATTAATAACTTCGTCCATTATTAAATTTCCCCAATCAGAATAAGATCCGGTTCTTAAAGAATACATCCACTGAAGATATGATCCACTACCATCAAATTGATGAAGAATCTTTCTTGCTATCTCTGTTACTGCCTGCTTTTTATCGGCTGGAAAATTTGGATATTGTGAAAAGAATTGTGAATAAACGAAAGGTGGTATTGTTTCCTTATTTTCTTCAGCCCAATCTCTAAAGTCAAGGTCAACCTGGTCCGCAGCTCCTGACACGTCAATTACTGGCGGTTGTACATCAAGGTCAGCATACTCTGGGCTTGTCTTTTTTTCCTCAAATGTTAAATCTCCATTCTCATACAATATTTTAAATCCCTTCTTAAACCCATTAAACATGATATCATCCTTACCTTTTATGTGGGTTTCGTTATAAGGTGATGCTGCTTTACCTACAGTCGCAGAAATATATTCCTTTCTAAGAAAATCTGCCATTTCCTCGTAGGATCCAATAGACTGAGATGTTAATTTATCACTAACATTAGTTATGAATGTTCCCCAATCTGCTGCCATTATTTATTTAGTTTTTGATACTTGGCTTAGATGTTGTGCATCTGTCATCGGTACAATTGGTGTTCCTGAAGGACCAACACCGGTTGGGTGTGTATGTGAATTAAAATATGTTAGAAATGTGCTTCCTTTAACCAATTTTTCTACTGCGCCCTCGCCTAACTCGATATTATTACATTTAACTATGACCTTGCTCTGCTCCATTCTTATCTCGTCCTCTCCCATCTTAACAAGTATTCTAAGCTCGCCACCATTTTGTGTATCTAATTGTACTTTAGCATCGCCCAAAGATATAACAAGCCCATTTTTTCTGGTGTATATTATCTTCAATGTTCCTGGCAGTGCTTCGCCATCATAGAGTAAAGCTTGTGTTCCTTCATATGAATTTTCTTCCTGCAACTCTTTTGCAAGATCCGGAGCTTGCTCCTTGATATAATCATATGTTATCTTATAGTAATTCTCCTCTTCGAAATGTACAGAAACAACTGATCCCAATCTGGGTATAGATATATTACCTCCGCCATATTGAGAGCCAAAAGAAAGTCCAGAATTTTGCTCAGCCCATGGTATGTTTTCAACAGCAAGATCATCAAATAATCCAAAAACTGCAACTCTTGCTCTCCCTTGTTTAAGTGGGTCATTAATATCTACTATTTCACCAAGGTAGGTTTTTTCACTAGGCATAATTATACAAAATCATTTTTATCGGAATTAAATCCATCAGTACTTATATTATATTTATCTGTCGGTTTTAGGTTCCCAAGGTTTAATGGTTTTTCAACAGAAAAATCACCGCTTGTTGGCGGATATACTTTATCCATATCTCCTCTTGATATAGTATTAGTGTTAATTGGAGGACTATTATATACGCTTCCAGGCTGCTGCTGGAAATTGCTATTTGTATTTATTTGCTGTCCATTATCAGAAACTACTCCTTGATTTGGATAGACATTCTCGTTTACACCACTATAGACTCTAGCAGGAGAACCAAGATCAAGACCCGGCGAAGTTGGATACTCGTCACCCATCGGAGCAGTGTATATTCTATCTGGCACACCTAAATCAGGACCAGGTGAGGTTGGATACTCGTCACCTCCAGGAGCAGGGTATATTCTAGAGGGAGCACCTAAATCAGGACCAGGTGAGGTCGGATACTCGTCGCCTCCTGGAGCAGGATAAACACGATCGGGAGTACCAAGATCAGGACCAGGTGAGGTTGGATACTCGTCACCTCCTGGAGCAGGATAAATACGATCGGGAGCACCAAGATCAGGACCAGGTGAGGTTGGATACTCGTCACCACTAGGAGCAGGGTATATTCTATCGGGTACACCTAAATCAGGACCTGGCGAAGTTGGATATTCATCACCACCTGGAGCAGGATAAACTCTATCGGGTACACCTAAATCAGGACCTGGTGAAGTTGGATACTCGTCACCTCCTGGAGCAGGATAAACCCTGCTAGGTAAACCTAGATCAGGACCTGGAGAAGTTGGATATACATCTCCACCTGGAGCAGGATAAACTCTATCGGGTACACCTAAATCAGGACCTGGAGAAGTTGGATATGAATCCCCACCAGGAGTGGAATAAACTCTATTTGGTGGTCCTCCTAATCCCATACTTTGTGGATTTGGTAGGGTAGTTTTACTCAATCCTATATTGGCACCTCCTAATTGGGAAAGAAAATCTTGAGCACTATTAAATGAAAGATTTGATAACAATTGGCTAGGATTGAAACTGTAAGCATTACCAAGAACAGCCTTATCTAAACCTGCTACATTTTTTGCTAAATTTGCTACTCCCTCATTTATAAGATCGTTCAATGAATTACTAACAAAATTAGTTAATAATTCACCGCCTAAACTTAATATGTCATTTCTATCATCCGTTGGATTAGCCTGAACCGATGATCTAGCACCATCCCAGCTGTCACCCAATACCAATGGCTTACCATCAAGTCTTATGTTCGGGTATTGATTTCTCATTCTTACTCTACCCACATGAATTTTAAATTTCTGTGATTCTGGAGTTGCTGATCCAGATGCACTACCAGCAGAAAGTTCACTTTGTATAGGTGTACTCTCGCTAAAATCAAACTCACAATTCTTACATTCGAATACAAGCATAGGTTTTATGCCAGATTGATCTTGCTGATCCTTTAGTAGTGAAAAATCATTATCAAGTCCAGCCTGATTGAATATATTACCAACAAAAGAATTGAAAGAACTAGCAGGATTAATACTACTTGAACTTCCACTACTGAAATTACCATTTTGCTGACTCGCAACATCCGATGCTGCAGCAATGCTGCTTCCTGGATTATTACCAGAACCAAGAAGTGTTGATAGATTATCTATTGTAGTTAAAGCTGTAGATGAACCCAATAGTCTAGACGTTTTAAAAAAGTTTCTTATCTCAGAAACAAATATGTACATAGTAAACTTTCTAAGATTTCTAGGTACCAATTCCCTCATGAAATCATAATCAAATGTTGCTTGATTATAAAGATCTGCAAGAGCAGTTACTCTAAGGTTCATAGACTCCAGAGTATTAAATGTTAATGTCTTTCCCGCCGTTCTCTGTACATTGAAAGTTGAAGCTGCTTCTGTCTGTGTTTGATATCCACCTCTTGGAACCTTCATAAGTTCATCCAATCCACTTATAGACTGTATGAACCATGGAGAATTCGTTAAGAGGTCGTTAAAGGTTACTTTAAATTGTCTAAGCATGTCTGCTCTTTTCCCACCATAAGGAAAACTGATTTCTCTCTCCGTTAAATAACCAACAGCGCTATAGTAGCTAATAGCTCTCTGTGTTCTAAATTCATATTGTGGTTGACCAAAGGGATTAGTAGCAAAAAAACTATTTCCCGCGCCTATCTCATAATTAGTATCTCTAAATAAAGGACTTGGTGGTAATCCATCCTCAGGATTTATTGGCAATGTACCGAAATCTATAACAATCTTGAAACCAAGATATGTTGGATCTTCGTATTGCCCCTGTTTAGAAAGTTTAAATCCTTTAAGAAATAGACTCCTTTGTTTATCTGTTGCTCCTAATGACATTATATTATGTTATTTTTTATTTATTAAGTACACTATTAGGGAAGGATCTCGGGGTTGCACCTGATGAATTAGCTTGCCAAGTCCTCTTGCACAATATCAATTTCTCCCTCATAGCACCAGTAGGTGTCCAATATACCTCCATACCCATAACAACATAATTACCAGAAAGGAATGAATCCAGTGTTGGTTGATTTGTGTTATTTGCTTTATTGTTTGGTGTCTGTCCGACATTTTGTTGTCTGTTACCTCCCTTAGTAACATAAATTGCAACAGGTATAACTTGACCTCTTATTATACCAGGATAATAAGATGATAATTCAACCTCTAATGTTAATTTAGTTACATCGTTAATATTTATCAAATTTTGATACTTTGAATGTAGATAATTCTGGTGAACCCCAGATCCATCAGCAAATCTATCAAGAACACCAAGCCATTCAGTTCTGGTTTCGTCCTTATATGAATCACTTCTTACTCTACCCTTCTGTAACATGGTTCCAGTTGAAACGTTATCTGTTGTTATTGATTCTATATCATACTTTACATACTTTTTCTTTGGCTCCCCTGGTTGTTCTATATCATCATAAAATCCTATATTCGTTATATAGCCCATATTATTTGAGTTATCACCAGCTCTTGATGTAAGCGTATAGCCATTTATAAAAAATGGGGTTATACCAGATCCCATATAGTTAGTCAGTACTAAAGGGACCGATGTCATCTTCGGAGTTGCAGTTCCAGGTATAGCAGCATCGGTTTTTGGATTTTTCGTTCCGTATCCAGGAGTAAAATAACCAACCTCTGTTGACTGGCCTTCGAAAGCAAATTGGGTTCCTAGATTTACAAAATTCAAATTATAATATGAATCAATCCAACAGTCATAGAAACTAGTCTCATCATCTTTATATGCTCTAACCGATACCTCCTGTATAAAGTCATAATACGAATAGTTTGGACATATCCAAGACATTATATCGTTTGTTGATTTATCGTTCGTAGAAAAGCCTAAATTGATGTCCTGCGACACTTCTAATAATGCATCTATGGATGGCATATTCGGAAATGCCTTTATTCTCTGTTTATATAGTCCAGGAATGTAGCATTCAGCAACAACATTAAATCTAAAATTTTCGCCTTCCGGATCGCTACCATTCTCTGAATATGCGCTTGATACATCACCAACGACATTCAATATTAAAAAATCCATTCTGAAAGGCTTATAGTAGTTATCTGTAGATCTTATATAAACAGAAACTATATCACCATCTTTAGGATAATTTACAGACATAAATATTGTATCAGCAGCGGAAAAAGTAAATCTAACAACAGGAAGAAATCCAGAAAGATCAAGATTGAAATTTCTCATAAATCTTGAAACGTTATATCCGTTTATTGAAACATAAGGGGAATTTAGACCCGTCGATTTCTCCTCAGATGCTCCGGTCTCTCTAAGTACATTAGCATCGCTAGATCCATTAGCATTATCAACCTTAACCAATTCATCAAGCTTAATGTTATTTATAGCTATCGAATTTATCTTTATATCCTTTTCAGTCATTATTAATCAATAGGTTTATTAAATCCACCTCCACCTGCACTAGGTGCAAATATTAGGAATCCATTTTCTTTCATTATGGTTTTATCGTCAGGTTGCATCACATTAGGAGGTAAAACAATATTTGGTTGATTTTTAACTTTCTGTTCAAGGAATTTTCTTCTAGCGTCACTTACCTTAAATTTTTTGCTCTCCTGATTTTTTTTAAATACTGTATTCTGATTCGTGTTTGTATTATTGTTAGCTGAAGCTTGAGATTGACTTATAATTTTTTTACTATTAAAAGAATCATCGATCGATTTAGAATTTGGTATAAGAAGAATATTTCCCTCCATTACTGCAAATGGATTACTTATACTATTGAACTTCAAAAGTGATCCTACTCTTCCGTGATCTCCATATTTTATAGCAGCTATTAAATCAGGTCTCATCTGATAATATTCAGTAACAACAAAAAAATCATCAAGAGCAATTCCACTATTATAATCAACAGAGGACTGTGTAAGGTTCCATATACCATATCCAGGTTTATTGTTAATTGGATCTGGATTGAATATGCTTTTATTTTTCGATATGGTATCTATAAGAAAATTTGACATTTTATATATTTTATTTTATCTTCCAGGTGAAGCCTGATTGTTTGCTGATGTACCATACGATTCCTGGTTGAAAACACTAGTAACAGCATTCTTAAGTGTTTTACCATCAACAGTAGCAATAGCATCATATGACTGTGCATTAGCTGTTGTTGGCATTGATGATTGATACAACCTACCGTCACCTCTATTAAAAATACTTTCTATCTCGCCTCTTTCTCTATCCCTACCATGCTTTAATGTGAATACCGCTTTAAGCGAAGTTGGGAAATCATCAGGACCAAGAGCCTCACCGAAATCAATTTTAACACCCTCGCATATAAGATTTCCAATCATTGCTATGGGATTACATGGATTACCTACAACTAAATGCCATTCCCCTATGGGTGCACCAGTTAAAAGACTGGCAGGAAATTGATATGCTTCAAAAAAAGAAGGAGTAAGTGCTGTCTTCAGTAATCTACCAGCGGAAGACCCAAACAATTCCTTCATTTCTTTAACAGCTGCACCAAGATTACCACTAGCCTGTTTGGTTATTACATTCATAGAATTCTTTAACTCATCAGCATCACCAAAAGATCCCTTATTAGGATCACCTGCTGCAGTCTTTGCACTGTCTACTGGATTAACCAATTGTTCAGCATAATCTATTATAAATTGAATTGGATCCTTATAGAACATTTCTAGACCTTTATTTCCACCAGGGAATCCAAAAGCTGGGAAATTTGAATTATATCTAAAATCCGGAGTTAAGAAAGAACCGTAATTTGTACCTATACTAAGAAGATTACCCATTATATCAAGCATGGATGCTTTTGTATTAACCTCTCCAACTGATGTTAGATCATATTCAAATGTAACTGATATAGATCCAGAGTTCCCCCAGCTGAATGGTAGACCAACACCTCTAAAATGTGTAGAGCTAACAACGTCAACAGATGTCCAGATGTATTCACTGAAAAGACCAGCACCCTTGCTAGGATCCTTCATCATATCCCTCATCTTCATATATTTAGTATTCTCAAGACTCGTATTATTAGGATCCGAAGCTATCGCAACAGCATTAGCTATAGCCTTTATGTTTTTTGCAGCTTCACCATCACCTATTCCATTTAATACATCACCAAGTATTCTGGATGTATCATCAAGAAATCCCTGAGACATAGATTGCTGTATTAAAGTTGGATCTTGTTCCTTATTTGTCCATTTTATACCAGTACTAAATGATAAGAGTTCGCTTAATTTATTACCAGTATTTCCACCAAACCAAGTTACCGCTTGTGCAACAGGTCTACCAACACCTTCAACGTTATAAGCTCCGGAAGATTTAAGTGCACCTGGAACAGATAGATTATCCAGAACAGGAGTCGGGAATCTTCTTAAAGTTATCATATAGTTATTAGGAATAGTTGCGTAGTATTTGCAGAATAGGAAGTCTTTCCAATAATATGGAGCTGCCATACCACCAACTATGCTTTTCTCAAAAGCTGATGTGAATCCATTCAATATACTATCACAGTTAGCAACTATAGCTTCAAGTGCAAATGTTTCTCTAACCAGATGCCCAGCTGATGGGTTCTTCGATTTTCTGGATGATATTGATCTATTATACTCTCTGTTTTCAGATCTATAATAGGCATCGATAAAATTGTTTTCGTGATTACCAAGCGAATAGAATAGAAATTGTCCGTATTTACCGGGTCTTCTTTTTCCTGCTTCATAGAATAGGGTTCTTGCTGTTGGCCCTTTAAATACATTACTGGAACCTATGTTACTCCATCTCTGTACAAGGTCATTTATTATTCCCTTGCCTCTTAATTCCTCAAGAGAAGGAGCACTAGTACCATCATTAATTGTTGTAGGCATTATTCATAATCTTTTTTTTAAAGATCGTGAATAGTATATTGTATTTCCTCAGGATGTTCGTCCAATAGATTCTCAAGATTTTCAGTAAAATCTTGATTTATATTCTTATAGCACACAAGTATACCATCACACTTTGTACTATATATTCCTTGTAGTATTTTCTTTCGAATAGTGTAGTTTATTACAAACTCAGATTCTCTAGTTAGATTATCAAGTTCATATCCCAGATCTCTTATTATTTTGGAGATATCCACGACATAAAAATCAGAACCTACAGTGGATCTCTTTTTTGCCTCCTTGGGAGAATATTTAGATAGATAGATTTTTACTTTAATCTCTTGCATTATTATCATTTGATTCAAAACTATCCCAATCTTTCTTCATTAGCATAGATTGGAAGGAAGAATACTCAGATTCTTGCTGTCTATATATGAAGAAATCATTTTCAGATTCCGTTTTATTTTCTTTTTGTATCTGATCATTCTTAACCATTTGAAGATGTAGTCTATGCTTATTTTTTCCATCCTCTAGTTTTCCTTTATTATCAAATATATCTTTCTTTTCTACGTTTAATAATCCCATAGATCTTAAAATCTGTCTTCTCTGTCTTCTATTACTCATAAATATAAATATTAAAGTTCAACGTCCTTAAATCCACTCTCTGCTCCAAAAACTGAATCCTCTCTATTATATAAATCCATACCAACGACAAACTTAAATAATTTTAGAAAAAGCCCAGGAATAAATATATCCTTTGCCTTAACAACGTCATTCGCTGGGATAAAGTGAAAAATTGCTTCACTTTCCTGCTTAGATCCATCACCTTCTGCCTTTCCTTTTTCGATACCAGTAACATCAACGGCGAAAGCAGGATATTCTTTATCAACGAATTTGTTGCCAGATACTGTTCCAAGAAAATACCATTTATTATTATCAGAAACATCATAACCAGATTCCTCTAATAATTCTCTCTTAGCAGTTGCCAAGTAATCAGGATCTTCCTCATCGCAAGTTCCAGTTATTAAACTTTGCGTATTTCCACCATCCCTAAAAAGATTTTTTTCTTTAAGTACACCTATCATTAGTGGTAGTCCCTGATCGTCGCTTATAAAAGGTAATATCATCACGGTTTCAACCCTAGAAACGATACCAGGTTTATCCTCTCTTTCAACAACGTCAAATTTGGGTGTTTCTAGTAGTATTTTTTCCTTATTCATTATTATCTTTTTTATTTGATTGTGACTTATTAACTTTTACTGTCTCCTTTTTCTCAGAAACATAATACGTCTTTTTTATTGAATCCGCAAGTGATGCTTTTATATCATCTATATCAACACCAGAAAGAACGAAATCTATTATATCTTTTTCTGCATCCTCGAAAGAACTTGACAAAACACCATAAAGTTCCTTAGATGGTAAATTGAGTTTAAGTTTTATCGAAACCTCAACCGAATTTTTTTTCTGCTTCTTGAGCAACTTATATATCGGAGATTCGTCAGATTCACTTTTGACTGGAATTTCATCATAAACAATTGACGTTACACTGGAAGGTTTTGGAATCTCTGTGAATTCCGCGCTTATACCAAGGTCTTGTTTTGGTGGTGCTGGGTAATACATTAGAAATTCATCAATAAGATTGACATTCATCCTCTTTCCGCTAGTAAATTCAATAAAATAGGAATCGCCAGAATGTGCAACATTCTTATATGTCTCAATCGCTCCGATATCATCACCTTTAATCCATTGGAATTCCATATTTTTATAAGTATCTATTACTTCATCGATACTATTAATTTCAGCTAGATTCATTCTTTTTGGTTTTTTATTTTTTGAAGAAAAAAATTTTTTAATACTTGATATCATTTATTTAGATTTTTTTCCTTTTCAGTTTATTTGGACCCTCCAAATACAAAAAGTCCATTACATAAACATTGTAGATTACATAATGGAGTTTTGTTTCGTTATTTGTTGTTAATTTACTAAGTTTTCAGGAAATATTTTTCTTATCTTATCCTCTGATGTGAATGTATTTATTATATTCTTAAGATCCTTTAATTTTTTACCATCCTCGATTCTCAACATCTTCATTTCTGAACTTAGATTTTGATCATTTCCGGATTTGAAGTTTTTTGACGTTTGTTCAAAATGGTTATAGATATTATCTCTATCTTCATTATTATCAACGCCTAATGATTTCTTAAGCAAGTAATACAGTCTGTGATTTTTCTTAACATCCGCTAAATCTGATTCGTCCTCAAGATTGGGTAAATCGTCATTATAGAAATAAAAATTATGCTTACCGTTTTTACTCTTTATCTCAACCGATGGAGATGATTCGGCATTATTTTTATACATTTTAAAATCCCCAATAAGTTGCTTATCTGATTTTTTGTTTACGTCTATTGAAATGTTATTATCCAATACAACCTCATATTCATTATCACCATCCAACTTCTTAACATCAACAACCTCACATGGGATTCCTATTATATCCATTATATGATATACATCATCCTTTATTGTATCTATTATATCGCCGGAATATAATTTATCCCTCATCTTGCTATCATAGAGAGATTCTATAAAATCCTCAATATTAGCTCTATTGACATCAGAACTTAACCATTCGCTTTCACCAGGGATTGAAATTTTACATACAGAATCAGAGTCATCGCTAATCTTACAATGATCTTTAGGTATCCACAAATCCTTAATTTTTCTACCCTTGTAATTATGAAACGATAATCTAATATTTTTCGGTGAATCTTTTGTTAATAATATTCTCCCAAATGGCGGAGTGTCATTTTCAGAATCAAATTTTTCAGCCTCTAATTCATATCCATTATCAGATAACGAATTAACTCCCGGAATTTCATCATATATTTGTAGACTTTCCTCGTTTAAGATAAAATCTTTAAATTTTAAAATCTTCATATATTATCAATTATGATCCGAAGACCACAGTTATTTTAAAATTTCTTGGCTCCGTTGATTTATTCATATCAATTTCAACAGATTTAGGGTATGAAGGTATAAGAACGTCATTCTTATCGACCAATATCTGATTATAATCTATTGTTCTACCAGGTATCAGATCTATATCAAATTCCTTCGAATCGTTTGGATAATCATCAACCTCGAAATCAAGTTCCATCGAATTAACAACTATATCCATACTATCTATACCTGATTTTTTTATGACAAGATTAACGGAATAATCTATAAAAATCTTAGCATCTGAAATATCCTCATATTCTTCAGGTCTGTTCTGTATGTCTATATCAGTATATCCGAGTTCTATTCCAAAAGTATAATCATTGGTATTGGTTGGCTTCTTGCTATCGGTAAAAGCAGAATAATCATAAATTCTTCCCTCGTTGATTCTTTTCATTTCTAGAAATCTTTTAGTGTATATATCCATTTCGAAAAAATTACAATGTAAATATATAGAGCGATCAAACTTTTAATAGTTAAAGATGAAAAACCTAAGCACGATTTGGTTCATTAAGGAACCAATAGACATAGAGCATAAAGAATATGTTCTCCTAGATTACTTAAAATCAATAAGTAAAAATATAAATTCGAAAAACTGCTACCCTATATTAAGGGCAGTTTCCAAAATAGTTAAATCTCTTAACGAGTTTAAGAAAAATAATAAAATAGGGACTGGAATAATTTCACAGTTATCAGAGGAGGAAAGGAAATATATAGAAAATTTCAATTTTGAGAAATTAGAAAAGCAAAAAAAGGATTCAATATTAGCAATAATAGAATCATCACTGGAAATACTATATGAATATTCAGAGATATTTTTAGATATGCTTAAGGATGAGGAATCAAAAATTAAAATATTCAAGGTACAATCAAAATTCAATTCAGAGAAGATAGAACCAGCAAATTCTGGTATATTAATAATAAGAAATATGGTAACAGATAAAATAATACCATATTATTGGCAAGGTTCAGTTACACTGAAGACGGACCATGGTAATAAGCAGATCTGTGTTCTCAAGAAGATAATTTTAAAAAATTCAAGATATTCGATGAATTATGAATTCATATATCACGAAATATTGGACGAATTCTCAATAGAAAAAAATGTATCACCCGAACTATTTGTTATTGAAATATACGAGGACTTTGACGAAGATTCTGACATATATAGGTTGGCAAAAGAAAAATTCATAGAAACAATTACATAAAAAAAAGAGAGCTATTAGCTCTCTTTTTTTATTCTATATGTTATATTAGAAATCAGATAATTTTTTAATGATATTGTCACTGGTATCGGATTCGCTAGTATTAAAAGCAGTACCAAAGGATCCAGCATCTGCCATACCCTGTTTTCCGTCAATATCGATTCTGTATCCAGGAACGTTTATCTTAGATTGGTGTCCAAATACTGCATCAGCATATCCAACGAAATCATATCTGGCTTCCCTTTTTATTTTAGATAAACCTGTAGCATCCTCTCTGTCCTCTTGATTTGCAGGTGCGAAGGGTTTGTATTTATCATCATGTACCTTTGTTAAAAATTTATCAAAGTCAAGTATATCTCTTTTGCTTACGTCTTTTTGATTCATAGCTTATATTTTTATTTTACTATTGCTGCTGTATTATTACCACCTAATAATCCACCCATTATGTTACTAATGAAAGATCCGCTATCTCCTTTTTTATCACCAGATACAGCCTTATCCCCAGCAGCCTTAGTTAGTGCATTACTAAAATGAGCTTTATCTTTACTATTGAGAGATGATATGATATCACCACCTATATTATCATCACCAAATAATTCAAAAAGGAATTTTTCAATTCTCTCTCTTCCTGTTGCTTTATCCTGTATTGTATTTACAAGGGTTCTTAATATTATACTGGTAGGCTTTAATCCAATTCCTTTTGCTATCCCATCGAATCCCTTTCTCTCTAATGTAAATTGTATAGCTTCTGCGATTTTAGGAATGAAAAATTTCATATTATTATTGTCACCACTGAGTATACCTGGCCACTCTTTCATATCTATGCTAGAAACTACTTGTTGTACAAATTCGGATGCAATAGTTTCCTCCTCTATTCCAAGCTTTTCTAAGAGCATTGAAGTAAATTTTTGTTTTACTGTATCGATAAACCCATCTCCTAGATATCCTATGGTTTTACCAAGCAAGCCCATTATATCAAAATCCTCATGGATTTGATCTTCGTTTGAAGAAAATGCATCAAAGTTTTTAACTATTCTTGTCATTCTTACATTTTTATTTATGTATATATCCAAGAAGTTTCAGATTAATAAAGATTATGCTCTAGATAGAAATAAATCGACAGCTTTTTGTCTATATGCTAATTTATCTTCCTTTATTTCCGGATTCTTTAATGCTTCTTTTTTTCTATCGACTATCGAACTTGGAAGCATAGGACCAAAGGTGTCCTTAAGTATCTTCTTATCTGTTCTCCATTCCAGCGGTAAATGCATAGCAAATCTAATTATATCATTATTAAGAAATGGAGATCTTAGTTCGAGCGTATGCGCCATCGACATCTTATCCAATCTTGGTAGGTGATAAAAACTAAGCTCTTGGAAGATATCGGATTTCTGTGAATCATATTCATGTATTCTTGAATATCCACCAAAAAGCTCATCCGAACCATCGCCGCTTATCACTATTCGATAATCGGTATTTTTACGAATCGTTTCGAAAAGATGATACTGGGGAATAACCGATCCAAGGTCTATAGGTGATTCGTTCCATTTGGCGTATATAAGCGCATTCTTTTCCGAATCCATATCATAGTCTAGGAAATTTGTAGAAGTCTCTAAATGAGCTTCTAAATCATTAACAAAGGGGGTTTCTCCGTTCTCTATACTAAACCATTTAACATCAGATCCAGATTCCTTAAGTATCGCAGCAATTATAGCAGAATCAAGTCCACCGGAAACAAGTATCGATATTGGATAATTTCTAGAAACTAGTCTATTATTAACACTTTCGAACATCTTATCCCATAGCCAATCCTTATGTGTTTCATAATCCTCGCCAACTAGTTCTGGTATTGGTGTGTTCCATATTCTATAATATTCAGAATATGTTTGTTCAAACATTGGGGAGCTCATGTTCCATGAATATATTGTATTCGGGAGTAATCTTTTTATATTACTATAAGCAGTTCTGTTATCTGTATTATAACCAAATTTTCTGACAGAGCTTATGAACTTATCGTCAATCTTTGAATTATCTGTATACAATCCCTTTATTTCAGAACATACCTCACCAAGTTCATTCTTATATAGACACTTCTTACCAAGTGGATCGGTAAATGATATTACCTGTTTTGTCGAAGTGCTATATAAAACTATAGACCAGAATCCGTCCCATGTGCAAATATGTGGAATATACATTGCAGAAAAGAATTCTAGATTGACTCCGCCTAATTTAGAAAAAAGATTACATAAATATTCGGTATCCGAAGAAAATAGATTTTGATCATAATTAAATATCTCACCATTAAACATCATATAGATGTCCTTAGCGACATTAATCGGTTGCCCCCAATCATCACCATCCAAAGTTTGAATTGGTAATCTATGATGACATAAAGTTACATTATCAAAGGTCTCGCTTTGAACCTCTATACCTCTATGTTTTATTGAATCAAGTATTTCCGGATTTTTCTTAGCACCGGTTGTTAGTAATATACCGCACATAATTATATTTGATTTATTAGTTTTATTAATTCATCCACGCTTCCATCAGTGAAGTCGTTCTGGAATATTCTTATATTATCAAAGCCAAGTTCTACAAACTTATAGATAACAAACTCGAATGAAGATCTCTCGGAATTATCAAGTTCTGCATAATCCCATTGGTCCTTATTTCTATCGGATTTATCAGGATTGTTACCATTTATATAAATCACAGAAGTTTCAGACATTAGATTTTTATCCTTTATGAATTCTATTTGTTTTATAACATCATCCTTGGTTATTCTATTCTCAGAAAGACCCCAAGCAAGAACAGTTAATATACCTCTATCGTGAATAAAGTCCGGGATCGTTCCCTTTAGATCCTTAGCTATCTGCATTATCATAAGTTCCTTGCCCATTGAGAATGAATGTGCTTCTCTATTATCCTTGCTTCTCAATTCAAGTAAGTTGAAATAGCTACCAAAATCAAACTGAAATCTTGGAAGATTCAATTTTGATTCCATTTCTTTGGAAAGATATGTCTTTCCTGAATTTCTAGGTCCTTCAAATACGTATATCATAAATATTATAGATGAAAAAAATAATTTAATTTCGACCCTATAAAATTACACAAAAAAAGAAGGATATTTAAAATCCTTCTTTTTTATTAAAAATAATTATTTATTACTTTACTTCAACACATTTTAATGGTGATTTTTGTGGGAAATCTTTAAATTCAACAGTATTAATTCTTTTACAGAGATTTGAAACTGCTGGATATATCGTTTTAGTAATTCTTCTAAGGTTCAGAACAACTATACCCTTGGATGCCATCATACCGGTACCTGGTTTAAGCCTAATTAATGGGACCAAAGAAGAAAGAGCTTTTTCTTCAGTATAGCCATCGTTATTTTTTTTATTTAATATTGATACAATCTCAGATCTTTTTGGATTGATTAATGTATCCTTACTAAATGTTAATATCTCTCCGTCACCTGCTTGATCCTGCATCAATCTATCATCAGCTACTCTCTGACAAATATCTTCAGTTAGAATATTATCAGATACCCATTTAATACAAGGAACGTATTTTTTCTTATCCATATCATACGTTACACAATTTGATATTGAAACTAGAAGGGTATTTAATAATAAAAATTCATAATATCCCATATCAGGATTAGATGAATCCACATCCAATGCAATTTCAAATGCTCTTTTAATATCACCCTTCATATTTTCCATGGATATAAAAGGAACCTCTTTATTTGTTAAAATAGTACTTATTCTATTTGCTATGTTTTTAAACTTAGCTTTATTTGAAAGTCCAGATATAAACCCACTTAATTCTTTATATTTTTTTTCATGGTTAATATACCCAAGTGTACTAAACTGTAATGCATTATTTTTAAAGAAAAGGTAGACGTCGTCCTTCTCGTCAACTTTCTCAAATTTTGGCCAGTTAGAAGGTGATTTTAATGAGGTGTCCTTTCTATTTATTCTATATAAACCACCATCATTAAAGAAGTATCCATAATCATTAGGTGAAGAAGCTACATCCTCTAATGCTTTCATCCAAGCTTTGATAAACTTGGGATTGTACGAAGGCTTAAGTGATCCGTCGGTTCTAGTAAAGTTCGTTCCCTCAACATCGATCTTATAAACGCTTCTAAGCTTTTCTGCAAGTTTATTAGCATCAACAGATTTTGTTTCTTCTGAGTCCCCGTCTTCCTCTCCCTCCTTTGGTTCAGATTTACTCTTATTCTGGGAAAGAGGCTCGCTAGAAATTGTTTCTTTATACTGAGCATCGAGTTCCTTCTCGAAATCATCATTATTGATTGTTATCTTCTTATTTTCATTTATTTCAGATCCCTTAATAAAATCATCAAATGAAAAAACAGTTGATACACTTTCGTTCATTTTAACCTTAGCAACATCGAGTGCTTTATGTATTATTTTTTTATTCTCATCAGAAACCCAATCAGAAGCAAGTATATCAGAAAGCAATGCCTGATCAATTTCGCCATTAACATTCTTATTTCCCTCCATTTTCTGTATAGTCGAGATAACAGATTTTGTAGCTGGTCCATACTTACCGTTAGGACCACCTTTAGATTTTATTAATTTACCTGCTGCTGGTATACCATCACAAAGAGCTTTTTGTATTGCGAATATTAACCCGCTATCCTTAAATTTATCATCAGCATCAGTATTACCTCTACTTATAGGAAATAAAGTTTTATTGAAAATTTCTTCCTTCTCCTTATGTTCATCCTTTATAGTAACAAGTGCTGTTGAATATTGTGAATCTGCTCTAGTCTTTAATAATTTAGCCTCATCGCAAAGTGTATTTACATCACCATAAGCTCCATTAAGTTCCTCGTCATTCTGTATATTTGTAAGTGATTTATCTATTGCAGCATTTGAAGCTTTAATATACTCTAATCTATACTTATCAACTTGTTTTTCGAGATCATCTAAAGCCTTCTTATCTTTCTCACCAAATGCACCCTTAGAAGTATCTAAAGATTTTCTTTTCTCATCAAGATCAACAAAAGTAGTCTGCCAATCTCTTCCATATCCATTCTTAGATGTTTTTCCATTCGACGAAAGTATAAGATTTGCTAATATTTTTCTAAGATCATCAACTCTACCTTTATATCCAGTGAATATACCGGCCTCGTTTAGCATATCTAATTCCCCATTAAAATAGTAAGACTCTGCAATTCCATTTTTTGAATCGTTCTCCTCCTTGGCAGATTTTGCAAGTTGTTCAGTTCTTCTTTGTTTAACCTGAGCACCAGCTTTCATATAATCTAGTATGAACTTCTCGTTTGCTTTGTTTACTTTACATGCACTTATTAAAGCTTCTGTATATTTCTCAAGTGCTTGTAAATATAAATTTTTTGACTCCGCATATGCTGGAGTTTTAACCCCGCTTTCGGCAGAATCGTTTCTAAGTACAGCAACTAAAGATTCTATCGTATCCGCAGAAATTATAGGTGATAGTTTTTCTCTACTACCCTCAGGATTTCTTTCTCTTGATGGTGCTATATCAAAAACAACCCTCTGATATATGTCGAGACAAGCATCAGATATTGTTCTTAATACATTATCAACAGCTTCATTTTCAAACAGTTTTCCAGATATACTATTTTCGTATATAGCTCTAGCCACCGGATTATTTTTTAAATATTGATTCATATCTTTATTAGTTTATGTTGTAGTAGGCGTAGCTACCGTTTTTGGTTGTTTTTTAATTTCAGCAGAAAGAGCTTTCATCGTATTAGATATCTTAATATGAACTGCTGCTTGCTGATCCAGACTCGCTGCTTCAGAAGCAGGATCTCCCTCTTTCTTAATAGATTTTGCATCAGTTAGTTCGTCAAAATTTTGAGATAACTGTAATCTTAATTGCTGTATCTTTGTTGCCTCGGATTCATCCTCTAGCAGTCTAAATGAATTAAATGTTATCATCTTCTAACAACAGTTATTTTTCCTCTAAGATCTCTAATCTTATCCATATACTTTTCACGTATCTCCTTAAGTTTAGCTGCTGCACTCTCCTTGGTTGCACCAACACCCTGTTTTTTAGCTATCAGCTCATTGAGAGCATCTCTTTCAACATCCATTTGTACATAAAGATCATTTCTTTTTCTTATAAGAAAAGAAACTAATTCTCTAACATCACCCTTATCCATAGTTCTAGCATTTTTTGCAAAATCTGTTATGGACATATTTAAAAACTGTTCCATTTGAGAATCACTTAATCCCGTGGATCCTCCACCAGAAACTGTAGAATTTGGTTCATTTTCTTTACCTCTTCCAGTACCACTTATAAGATCACCATACAACTTTCTAAATTCAGAATCCTTTTCCTTAGCCTTTATAACAGTTGCTTTGTATTTATTATATAGGGATTTACCTAAAGTTGCATCTGCTAGATTCTTTGCTCTTTTGTACATATCCTCTGCAACTTCAGCATCAACCTTTGTTTTATTGAATTCCCAATATTTCTTAAGCTTAGTATCGCCATTAATTTCTTGCTTTACCTTGCTCATTATCATATCTATTCTCTTCGCATGTGCTTTCTCGCCAGCTTCTAGAGCATGATTATTTTTATCTATGAATTTCTCAATTCTTTTAAGCTCAGCAGGATCACTTTTAGTTTGACCTTTTTCGAGATCAAGCTTATCTAATTCGCTTTGTAGCTTCTCCCATTCATCAACATAATCGCTCTCGGCAGATCTGTATTCTTCTATTATATCATCGATTTTACCTATAGGTCCACCAAATTTACTACTAAACCAGTTTTTTACTTTGTCTATTATACTAGCTTCGTTAATTTGATCCCAATCTTTAAATTTTAAAGTCATTGCTTATTTATTTATTTTTTCCTTTAGTTTATCTATAATACCTGTTGTTAATACACCAGATTTACCTATACCTACCGTTGAAAATGCATCTCTAAATGCCTTTAATACCTCACCTTTTATCTGTTTAGCATTACCCGCACCTTTATTGATTTTATCTATAGCATCTTTAAATTCCTTATTATTTCCAAGGGATTTTTCAATTTCAGCTGCGTTCTTTCCTAGATTTCTAAATGTTGAAAGAAGTTCCTTCTTATAATCAAGAGCAGTTGCCATTTCTATAAGATCAAGTTTTGCATTTTCTAGATATCTCTCGGTTAGAGGCTTAGTTGATTTTTTTATCTTATTGGAAATTTGATTTAGTTTTCTCTCCATGTCAGATTTAATATCTGCTATTTCTTTCTCGAGTTCATTTTTTCTTTTAATTATATCGCCACCCTTTCTTCTAGATATAATCTTTTTCTCCTTCTCAGCATCAAACGAAACCTCAGCTTTTACTTCCTTAGGTTCCTTATCCTCCTCCTTCTTCATTTGTTCCTCTATCTCCCTAGCTTTAGCTTCTGCTTCTTCTCTGGCTTTAGCAACTTTCTCCTCATAGGATTTTAATGCTGTCTGATCCTCAGATCTTTCTTTTGCTAGTTTATATTCAAGCTCAGCCATTTCTATTTCATTCTCTGCATAACACGATTCCAGATATTCCTTTCTTCTAGAATTTCCATTAACTATTTGCTTTGCAACATCCCTTGCTTTTTTAAGCTTAAGATTCTGTGCTTTCTCGTATGCATCAAACTCATTAGTTTTAGCTTCTCTCTCCTTAGCTATTGCATCGATTTTTTCTTTATTACCTTCCTTTGCTAATTGATCTATTTGTTCATCAAATTTAGCTATGGTTTTTCTTAAATCGCTAGCTTTCTGTATAAGATCAAGTTCCAATGAAAGAACTATTCTTACTGCTTCGTCTATCATACCGACACCAGAAAATGATCCAAGAAGGAATTTAGAGAGTTTATTTGTTAAAAAATTAGCTATTCTTCCTTCGTTTATAGGAGATATTATTTCTGGGATTTCGATTGATCTTAATTCTTTAAGAAATGATGGGTCAAGATTCTCTATCAAGCCTTCATATTGTTCAAAATCCTCAAAAGATGGAATACTTTTCATAAATTGATTTATTTTTATCATCTATATATCACAGATGTGATTTTTTATTTAAGCTCAACCCACAAAAAAAGTCCCAGTAATTACTGGGACTTTTTGGTATATTTGCTAATCTAAGATTATGCTAAACCACCAGCAGGTACGTTAACATAGAATGTTAAGTACATAGTTTCAGGTAAGAAACCAGCTTCTACTAATGCATATCTAGATTTAACTGCGATCTTAGGTGACATTGTACCTTCAGAGATTGTCTGAATAGACTCTGCCATCATGTAAGGCATGAATTTTAATCCTGGTTCGTCATCACCACCTTTTCTTCCAATTAATACTCTCGTATCGTTGTAGTTCATGTTTTGATCTACATATACTGTCATACCAGCAAGAGAACCTACAGGGTATAAAGTACCGTTATTTTGAGTTAATGTGTTAGAGAACGGTGCGAAAGTGAACTGAGAAATATCTTGAAGTGCACTTGCTACTGCAGCGTTAGTAACGATGAAGTTAGCAGGACCTCTTCTACCTCTATTAGCTACTACGTTTGCAGCTGCAAGGATTCTAGAGAATAATCTTCTTTGAAGAGTTGATAAGTTCTCATATCCACCTGAAGCAGGACCAGCAGGGATTGGCATAGTAACGTTAGCGTCTACTTTATTAATATAAGCAGCAGTTGTACTAGCACCACCGTTTATAATAAGGTTTAAGTTTAAGTTTTGTTGTTCAACAGAGTTGAATTGAACGTGGTTAGACCAACCTAAAGCGAATGCTCTTGCTAAGATGTGTTTGTTAATAGCTTGAGATACTTCATTAACCAATGCGTTCTCGATCATTGAGATAACGTCGATACCGAATTGTTTGTTAAGATCTTGTATTTGCTCTGTTGTAACAGAAGCAGCTACTTGGAATGTCTCAGCTTCAACGAATTTAGTGAAAGTTGAAAGACCCATTGAGTTGAAGTATGTAGACTCACCAACACCTCTTAACATTGGGTTGTAAGTTTTAGTACCATCAACATAAGGACCTTGCCAAGCTTGATCATTAGCGAAACCAGCACCAGAGAATCCTTGGATATGATCTTCTAAAGCTTTAACTAATTGAGCAGCATAACCGTTTGGTGAGTAAGAAGCTCCAGTTGATAAAGCAGGACCAACAATACCAAAGTTTGTAAGTGCAGTTGGAGTACCGTTGATATAGTTATTGATGTTTGATCCAGCAGCCATACCAGTTACTTGGAAGATTGGGAAACCATCAATTCTAGAAAGACCTACGAATGTTAAGTTTAATGTTCCAATATTACCAGTAGCACCAACAGTTGGGAATGAAGCTGCAGTAGCACCTGTAGCACCTGTAGCACCAGATCCGGTATAAACTGGGAATTTAATCATTGTTGGAGCAGTAGCTAACTGATCAGCAGCTGTTGTAGCAGCACCAGCACCAAGTTTACCACCAGCATAAACGTAATCTAAGTAAGATAAGATACCAGTAGGACCTGACATAGGGATAACTGGAACGATATCAAAACCGATAGTTTTTGCAGCAACTTGAATTGCTAAAGGCAATAATGATGGGAATTTATCTCCAGATCCTTGCCATTGTGTGTTATAGAAACCAGCATTAGCTTGAGTAGATAATGATGTACCACCCATATTCATTCCTGGATAAGCAGGAGGCGCAACGTTACCCATACCATTAACAACACCTAAAGAGTTATAAGCTCCAGCAGACTCGTTTAATGAGTGATAGTGGCAATATTTAGTTAACCACCCTTTTTTTCCTTCATCTGTGATACCAGCTTTACTTTCAATAAGCGGTGACCATGTATCGTAGATTTCTTGTTCGTTAATCAATTTCATGATTTATTTACTTTTTTTTATCTTGTTTGAAATTTTTTCTCTAATGCAGAAGCAATAGCATTCATATATTCGTTAGAATATCCTTGTGATTGCGTTTGTGCATTAGGCATTGCGATATTCTCGCTCTCATCTAATTTTTGAACTCCAACAGTAGCAGCTCCTAGTTGACGTGTTGACCAGAAGTTTTTCACTTGGTAAGGTGTATCTAATCTATAGAAGTTACTCTGAGCAATAATAGATTGCTTGTGTCCCTCGCTAAGTGATTCCCAAACTTGAGTGTATTCTTCAGGCATTGTATCAATAAAATTAAGACCTGTTTTGTTTTTGTTCTCGTTTTCGTTAAGAACTTCATCTGCCTTTTGTGTGTTGGCTGTTTGCTTCATTGACGCAGAAGCTTCGTTTATATTTGATTCAGTTTTTTGTGTTTTAACTGATTCTATCAAACTATCTATACTTGTTGTAAGATCTGTATAATCTCCAGCGAATCCTGATTCGTTTAATCCAGCTGAAGCTGAAAGATCTACATTTTCTCTTAATGAATCTGTAGCTTTGTGTTTAGTTGTGTTAACTGTTTCAGCTATATATTCTGTGTAAGAGATTGATTTTTTTAATTTTTCTGCTAAGTAATCAGAATAATCTAAACCTTTATTAACATTTTCTGCTAAGTAATCCGAATATTGTATATTCTTATTAAGACCTTCTGCAAGGTATTCTGAATATTCTATACCATCATTTAATTTTTCCGCAAGATATTCAGAGTAAGCTATTCCCTTATCTAAGTTCTCACCAAGATATTCAGAATAAGAAATTCCTTTATCTAAGTTTTCTGCTAGATATTCAGAGTATTGAATATTCTGATCAAGCTTCTCAGCAAGATATTTTGTATATTCTATTCCTTTGTCTGCAGACTCAGCAACATATTCAGAATAAGAAATTCCTTTATCTACATTTTCAGCTAGATACTTAGAATAAGAAATATTTTTATCTAAATTCTCAGCAAGATATTTACTATAGTTTATACTTTCGTCTAAGTTTTCAGCTAAGTATTCACCATATTTAATAGCATTGTCTAAATTCTCAGCTAAATACTCTGAGTATTTTTCTAGTTTAGCAACTCTTTCTTCAAGGTTTGAATTTTTATCTTCAAAGCTAGATTCTGTTAATACTTGCTTTTGTTCTTTAATTTCTGCAATTTTAGAATTCATAGATTCCATTTCTTTTTTCAAGAAAACGGAATATTGATTTAATTCTTCTGCAGTCACAAATTCATTATTCTCCATGAGGATCGTCTTATTTTTATCTGATTTTGATACGAGGTTGTTAAATTCTTCGTTATTTTCAACTTTATATATCTTCACATCTGAATCATTTTTTAGACCTAATGATTCATTTACACATAGAAGATCGTTGGTAACACTTTTATTTCTCATTTCGAAGAAATCATCAAAATGATAACCAGCGCTTTCGTATACTCTTTCTAATTGGGCATCCTGAAATCCAGGATCTGCAACTAGATCGTAAGTGAATATTTTTTTAATTTGAACTTTCTTATCGTTACCAACAGAACCAGCAGCTCTAGAAGAAATTGAAAGAGGAACTCCAGCATCAACAAGATTTTTAGCTATCTGTCCCATAGGAGTATCTAAAAGTCTAACTTTGATTTTGATCTCTCTCCCACCTTTATCATAATCAAGCTTTTCTATTATATGAGAAATATTCTTAAGCGAAACATCAAACTTTTCAGGGTGATCTAATTCGCCAACTAATCTTCTCTGAGCTATTTTCTCATTAAGATAGTTTAAGTGTGGAAGGTATTCGGCTTCTTCGTAAATTCTATTGTTGTTGTTCTCTTTACCGAAAACAGCAGCAGTACCTTCTAAGACATAATCATTGTTATCGGTCTTTGATGATTCAAGAACCGATGATTGTCTCTCTAGGATGAAAACCAATTCTTCGTTTAAATTTTTAGTTGTTGGCATTTTATACATATTTTTATGTTACTTATATATCGATTGATATATTGATATTTTTTCGATTTATTGGTGAATTATTGAAATTTTATTCTATCTTCCACTTCTTTAGCGAATTTTTTAGCGATTTGGAATGCTTCTCCGTCACGAACTTCATAGGTTTTCGTTGTATTAAACATAGGTGCATACCTATTTTTAAGTTTAACCTTTATGACCTCACCCTGTCCATTCATGAATGTTTTAGCAAGTGTTACTGCTTTCCATGTAGGTATTCCAAGAACTTCCTTCTCTTTATCAGTAAGGAATTCATCAACTATGTTTATACCACCTTTAAAGTTCTTATCTCTTATAACTGTAGCATTTTTTCTGTTTTTAATACTGATATCATCAGGATCAGCAGTAATGAAGTAATCATCCTTATTTGGAGTATTTTCATCATCACTATCTTCAGTATCAGAAGATCCATTATCGGCATTATCATTATCTTCAGGATTGGTTTTTCTTCCACCTTCCTCTTTATTATCTGAATCTTCCTTCTTAACCTCCTCCTTGAATTCGTAGACACCTCTTCTAGGATCTATAAGAGTCTCGTCTGTACTTACACCAACCTCTATACTCGAGCCTAAATTAGCATCATAATCATCCGGACCTATAATAAAATATTTATAAGCTGCCGGAGTATATTGTCTATCATCCGGATTTGCATACTCCATATCAGTTACTGAATAAACCGCAACTTTAGCTGGGCCTGCAGCCTCCTCATTAGTTAGAGTTAATGTATCCGAAGATTCTTTTGATTTACCGCTATCTTCAGTTTCTTCGTCTCCGTCTTTCTCATTCAATCTAGAATATTCAGGATACTTACCTATAGTATTTATATACTCAAGTACATCCTCAAATTCAGAAAATTTATGTATAACAGATCCTCTTTTAGAAGATTCGTTTATCATTGGGGTTAACCAAAGTTCTCTATTGTTTTCTGAATCATTTACTCCAGATTCACCAGTTCCACCAGATTGTTCCTTATTTTTCTTCTCTGCCGACTTATCCTTCGTATTTTTATTTTCTTTTTTCTCTGGTTTTACGTTGTTTATCTTATTGTTTCCACTTGCAAACATCTCCGCTATATCATCACTAGACTTTGATCCAAGTTCCTCGTCGGTAAGAAGTTTACCTGAAACATTCACATAATCCTTTTGTGTTGTTTGGTAGTAATATTCATATGTTTCAGGAGCATCACCATCGGATATTATATATTGTTCAGAAGCTTCGTTATAATATTCTAGCAAAACTGACCAGTCACATATACCCATGAAATTAAAACTAGTAGCTATATCTTCAGGCTGATCAACATAAGCTACCTTAACATCCATATCTTCATTATCTAGAATCCTTCTTAATCCAGAAAGACCACTTTGAGCGTTTATTGGTCCATTCTTTATAGAGATCAACGTAACAGCATGATCAGAAAGACCTTTCTGATATTCCTTGGAGTTTATAGCAGTTAATATAAATATTGAATCCCCGCTATTTCCTTTACCTACCTTAAATAATTCAGCAGTTGTTCTTGTATCATTACTATAAAGAAAACTTGCAGCTATACCAAGACCTGTACCAGCAGGTTGTTTCCAACATATTGTTATTGAAGTACCATCTTTTATCTTTCCCGGATCAAATTCCTTTCCTCCTTTACCTGATGCGATTGTATCCTCTATCTCATCCCATTTAGGTGCCTGATTGTCACTAAACCAATTCCATGTTGATCCTATAGCATCAATAGCTAATAGTGCTTGACCTACAAAAGGAACTAATCTAGCACCACCCTTAGAAACACCTCTACTTAATCCAGTTCTAAATGCAGTTACTATCTTAGGTAGAGAAGCTTTACCTAAAACAGCAGCTTTACCTGCTCCTTTTACTCCTCTAACTATAGACTTACCAACAACTACAGTATCTTTAAATTTAAGAAGATCTACTAGACCACTTCCTAAGACTTTTACTTTTTTAACTCCACCTGATGCAACATTTTTAAGAAATTGTCCAGATTTTGCAAGTAGACCAGTAGCTTTAGCACCTTCTGTAGCAACAGTAGCTGCTGGTGCAAGACCTCTTATTGATTTTAAAGCTGCTCCTGCAGCAACACCATATCCAACTCTTCTTAATACCGCCCACGTTACACCTATACCAGCTCCAATAGCTGCGTATTCACCTGCAGTTTTTAGTATACCTTCAACCAATTCTTTCATTGTAGTATCAGGATCAACTGGTCCTCCAGGGAGTGATTCCTTAATTGATATAACTTTAACCTTAGAATCATCTGATCCAGGAAGAGCAACCATCTTAAATGCTTTGAGCGTTTCGTCAACATTTATTTTTGTTTCTGGGTCCTCCATACTGACAAATACAGCTTTTTCCTCACCAGTAGGTAAATCTGCATCCACAGAATTTATATTCTTAAGTTTACCATCAGCTTTAAGTTTATTATAAGCATAATGAAATTTTATACCAATTTTAGCTTCAGCCGATATTGGTTCGTCTGCTTCATTTAAACTATCATATTCATCAAAAGATAAAACATCAGATTCATTCAAATTGTTATGAAATCTATAAGATCCTACATTTTCCTTTATGAGATCAGTCAAACTGTTTCCATATCTACTAGTTTCTTCAGAATCAGCAACCCATTGTCTTTTATTAGCATCCATCCATTTTTTAAACTCCGAAGATTCTGCCCACCATTGAAAATCATCAAATGTTTTTTCCTGTGGATTTAATTCAGAAATATCGGTAGGTATGCTTATCATTGGAAAATCGTCGCCAATGTTATATTTCCCATTTTTGGGTAAAAATATATTCATAATATAAATTATTTTTCTGTGTAAATTTTATCGTATGATTTAGATATAGTATCTATTAATTTCTCTATATATCCATCATTTCTTAGTTTTTTGAACACGAGATTCCCTATAGACATCTCGCCGTCTTTGGAAAGACTTTCTTTCCTCATTTTTTGTATCTTATCTTTAAGTTTAAGGCATCTTTTATATAATGACTTGGCATTACTCGGGGGATCTGATTGATCCTTTAATTTCACATCTAAAGAATCAATCTCATTCGAAATTGAATCATATTTTTTAGATACGTCCATCTCGTCTATAGTCGGCGGATCAAAAACAGGTTTTCTTACCCATTTATTATTCAACAACGAAAAGAGACCAGTGGAATCATGAACCTCATTCTCACTCTGGAGATATAGTTCTGTATCATATCCTCTAATAGAAATATTATGTCTAAGATTCCATATGAATCTTACCCCGTCTATAGCGGCTTTTAGTATTTTTGGATTCTCGTCATCTATACCATCAAGATTCACGATAACATGAACATCCAGATCCGAGAAATTGGTGTAGTTGTAATTAGATAAAGATCCGGTTAATTGGACATCCTTTATTACTCTCCCTTTTAGAAGTTCAGGGAATTTTTCGTAGAAATCATTAGCGATTCTTAAAAGTTTTCTTCTAACCCGCTGATCGAATACCCACTCGATGTTTCCATCATCATCCTTCTTTTTTTTCCAAAAGATAGGATTTAGCTCGTCATGATAAAATGCTCCAATCTCCTTCTCGGTGATTAGATCATTCACATTATGTACGAATAAATTAAAATTAAATACCTTGTTCACAAAAAAAGCTTTCCTCTATATATCAAAGGAAAGCTTTAAAGTATTTAACTAATATTCTAGAAGCAGACTTTCTCAAGAACCTCCATGACGGTTCTTACGTCTATTTCACAATAATCTTTTATTTCATCATATGCCTGATTATCCCAAAAGTATCCATTAACTTTAGAGCCATCCATATTTTCTTTAGGTGATTTAACACCAAGAGAACAAGAAAGAAGATCAAGGCTTAGATATTTTTGTTGCGTCCAGCTACCAAAAGCAAAGACATCTGAGGTATCAATATATGGTATTTCCCATGGCTTTTTATCCCACACTTGTAGATTCGCTGATGGATTTATACCATTATAAACCATCCTTTTACCTAAACATGGAACGTCAAAACCTTTTATATTATGTCCACATAATTTCCAATTTTTTGCCATTGCATTATTGAAAACCTTGTTACTTTTTTCTAAAATATCTATCTCGTCGGTACCGTAAAAAGATTTAAAAACTTTTTCACCATTGCTAAAGGAACCAAAAGAAACGCAAACAACTCTGGAAAATTCAGGCTCTAAGGATGCCTTAGCTAGATAAACATCACCATCGCTCCAGTGTGATATTTCAGGATTAGCCCCTCTATAATAGATAGCTCTCTTTTTCCATAACTCTGCAAGTCTTGGATTCTTTCTTTCAAGTGTCATAAAATCCTTCTCTGAGCAAACAGTTTCGACATCAAAATAAAGATAGGTTTCAATAGTTTCTAATTTGAACATAATTATAATTTTATACAAATATAATCAAATATTACGGAATAAAAAAATTATTTCTTTGAAATTTTATTAATAACTGTCGGGGGTAACCCTCTATGTGATTTTAAATATTCAAGATAACAAAGTTCCTTGTTTGGTGAATCTATTATAACATCAATGTCAAGTCCAAAAGTTGGAATTCTCATTGTTAATAAATCAGTACAAGTAGGGGAGAGAGCTTTACCGTTATTATCAACATCTGCTGCTTCTGAATGAAAGAAGAAAGGTTTAGTATTTACCTTCCATGTTGATGCTGCAAGAAACATAGCCTCTCTTATAGATAATCCACCATCATTGAACTGATGTGGTAATATTCTAAAGCATAGAGGTATCCCTGTTTCATAATAAACACCGGATAGAAGATCGGTTATTGAAAAAAGACTGGGTTTCTCGTCATTAGTGACTGTTAATCTCTGAATTGTAGAATTTTTGAGTTTAGAGACCATCGAGCAGAATTCCTTCATTGTTTTTTTTCTGTTACCGTAGGCTGATCCTATCCTTATAACTATCGAAGGTCCATTCATACCGATTACACCAAGAACATCGGAAAGCTTATTAAGTAGCTTTATAGTTTTTATTCTAATATCCTCGATTTGACTTCCTAGAAAATAATCCTTACCTATAAATATAACAACTCTCATCGAGTTTTTATTTATCAGTGAATTTATATCATTAATTTTTTCAGAGAGAAGAGGATTTTCCTCCTCTATTAAATCGTCATCAAGGAAATCCTGAGTTATATCAAGCTCACTAAGATTTAAACAAACTATCTTAGATGATATCTTGGAATTTATTATACATAAAGCCAAGATAAGATCAAGTATATCATCATATGAACATACTTGCTTATCTATTGTTATTGATTTCTTGGGAATCCCAAGATACGATATATTTGTTTGATTGTGTCCGAATATCATCTATAGGGTTTCTTATTTGTACTATAAATGATTGAATTGGTTTCTCTTAATTGTTTGTCTCCTGTCCTAATTCACTAGCGCTATAGACAGTTTTTGAATTATATACTGATCCAGGTAGCTCACTTGCTTTGCTTTTAGATATGGTTTCCATGTTCCCGTGATTCCCACCTTCTGCAAATTTTATGCAATCTGATTTTATTTCTATTACCTTCTTGCTTTTCTTTCCTTTAATATAGGATTGTATAAAATATCTATACTGTTTATTGTCAGGATTTCTGAAGCATCTAACTATAACACCTATAACTTTTTTCTTTGAATCGATAGGCTGAGATTCTACAACATCTCCTATTTGAAATTCAGAACCTTCAACTGTTCTATCCACATTTGGATCCGGTCCAACTGATACAGAAAGGTCACCATAAGGTTTATAGCTAACTTTCATAACACCATTACCACTTCCGAGACCATACGTATCACCAAATACGCCACCATCAAGATATTCGTTTATGTCCTTAATATATTTCATTTAGAATTATTATTTTATTTCTGATTTTTTTGGATATTTATAACATCCCTTATCTTAGCAGCAAGCTCAAATTTCTCATCAGAAAGTGCTTTTTTTAGCATTTTATCAAGTGCATCAGATTCTGTTGTTTCCTCCTCTGGTTGATTTTTTATATTATTAGCTATTAGATACATCCTCTGAGGTGAATATATTACTTCCAACGTTGGGTCTAGAACCATCTCACCCATTATATCTTCCCCTTCCTCCTCCATTTCTTCCTTTATCTCGTTGAGATATTCCTCAGTCCATAATGGGTTATCCCAAAATATCATCCAATAACCATATATTAATTCAGGTATGTTATTTTCAATAACATATTTAAGGAGACTCTTTAATTCATTCTTAAGATCATTCTTGGTAATGCCATCAGCAAAAGCCTTTCTCTTAACTCCTGGTATAACAGATACCCCGTCACCAACTCCATGTTTAAAACATTTATTGACATCAAATATAACATCCCAGTCCATTCCTGAAATAACCTTGTCTATGACTCTATCAGTTTCCTTTTTCATTCTTTATATATCTATTTTTTTAAACCTAACTGATCAGAAACATCTAGCATCCAGTCGTTATATTTATCAGGATAGAATTCTTTCAGCTGTGAAAGATCTCTCCTGGATATCTTGTATCTATCACAAATAAAATTTTCAATTTCGCTATAATCAGAAACTTTTGTTTTTTTTCCAGTAGTTTCTTTTTTTATTGTCTTTGTGTATATCCAAGCGGGAGGTTTAGAAAATCTATTAGATAAAGTATCTCTCCACCAATCAACAACAAAATGAGGGGTTACTCTCATTTTGTTAAATTGATTAGCTTGTACGGGAAATTGTATAGACATTATTCTATTGATCATAAAGAAATTACGAACCTTGTCATTTTTACCTACAGAATCCCACGTTCTTTGATTTTTTGAAAATATATTTTTTACTATATCGAAAAGTTCCATTATTATAAGTATGAAAAAGGATCAAATCCCTTTGGTTGGTATCCAGTTGTTATCCATTCGCTTCCCTCTAATATTTTTATTCTATCCAGGGTAACAGCTTTCTTCTCCATCTCGAGTCCTCTTGTTATTTCCTGTGAAGCACCCTTTATTACGAAAGGTGGTATGACCTTATAATTTAGCCACATAAGAATAAGATTTCTTTCTAGATTATGAGAAACCTTTTTTCTATTTTCGGTTGTATCGACATCCTTAGTTGTTCTTAATATCAATCCACTTATCCAATTAAGGAATTCCGTGTTTTTAATTAACGAATCAAAAGGAACACCGAACCATTCAGTTTCCAATAATGAAGCATAAATCTTCTTAGCTTTACTGTCAGTAAATCTAACTAATTTATCTTGTCCATCTTTATTTTTAACCATATATTCCCAAACACTCGGAACGGAATCACCATCATCACCGATTAGGATCTTATGGAATATAAAAGAATAGCTATCAATCTCTTCGACCTTCACTTTTTTAAGAAACTCTTTAAATTTATCCTTCTCTGGAGATATTGCCGATGACATGTTGAATATACTCATTCCAACAGAATCATTTTTATTTAGCCACAATTCCTCCCATTTCTGATGAACAGATAACATATTCTTTTTTGAATTTGTGTTCCATACAGCGGTCCATGCTTTATCGTTCATTCTTGCTAATTGGTGCATATCGTGATCACCACTAATTATGATACAATTTTCACCATTCAAATTGAAATAATCGGACCAGAACATTAGTAGATCATCTCCTTCAGCACCTTCAACTCTAGAAAATATGAATCCCATTTTCTCTAATTGTTCACCGAATGCTGTCATCAATTCGAAAAATATCGTCCAGTCCACCGTCTCATCCTTCACTCTTCCAGATTTATAGCCACCGTTTTCTATCTCGACATCCTTTCTCCAGCTCCGACTATCAGCGGTAAATACCATTCTCCCACCTTGTGGAAGCATCTTAAGTGAAGAACATAAATCAGTAGAAACTTTTCTTATAAAAGCTGCCTGCTCAGATTTCTCCTTCAGAACCTTTCCTGGGTCCATATTTCCATATCCTGCAAATACCCCGAAAGTTTTATGGAAATGATGATTCCCGTCTATACATACATTTATCATTATTAATATTTTAAATTAATTAGAGAGATTAATCCACTCCATTGCTCCATCTATAATAAAATTTGGATCAGTTATTCTATGATCGAAATCGGTAAAGTTTTCAAAATCATTCTCATCAGAAGCTAATCTTCTATCAACGATGTCAGCATCTTTTCGTTTAAGTAATCTTTCTCTTCTAACTTCAAAAGGTATATCGATATAAACTATAAAAGATTCTTTCCTATCCTCCGTTTTTAATTTACCTATACCTCCCGGTGTCATTATGAACAGATTTGATTTTTCAAATTCTTCAATTGATGTACCATAGAACCATCCATTAAACATTACATATTCATATAGGAGTTTCTTCTCTATAAAATTATGTATAGCAGAATCCAAACTTATAAAATGATAATCGATACCATTAACCTCACCATCTCTTGGTGGTCTTGTCGTATGCGATACACAATATTTGAATCCATAATTTTCCATCTGTTGTCTAGCATGATCTTTTCCTGAACCTGCTTTTCCAACCAATATAATTCTTTTATTACTCATTATTCAATAAGTTTTTGGATCTGAAAAAATAACGAAAGCAATGATACCATTGGATCAATTACTTGGGTTCTTTGTGCCTGGTGTTCAGCAACGAGAACTATCACTGCTGGAATAATCTTTGATAAATCAGATCTATTATTTATTATCCAGTTTATAAACTCATCTCCTAATGCAGACATGACATCATCAGTTTTACCCTGATATTCACCAACTATTGTCTGATAATTCTTAACCGGATCCTTAGATGTAACTAGGAGATTGTATAAATTCTCATAAGACCACCCAAACTCTTTAACCCTAGCTGAATCTATATTTTTAACACCTTCTATCATCCAGGCTTGTATCTTGTTTAATGCAGCTCTAAAATCTGGATAATAACTTTTCTGAAATTCTGACAAAGCTTCATTTTCTATAGTCACCCCAATTTTACCAAGGATGAAATTTACTCTGGTAGCCCATTCAGCTTTAAGACTCTCATCCTCCTCTGTACTTATTGGGTTGAAGTCAATAACCTCAAATCTACTCTGAATAGCATCAGGAACCTTATTTATATAGTTACATGTGGCTATAAACCTTGTATTCGAAGCATATTTTTCCACCGTACCTCTTAGTGCTTTATAGAATTGATCCGATGCACCATCAAACTCATCTAATACAACAACTTTCTTCGACGATTTTCCATCCATAACGGATATAGTCGAACAAAAGTCAGTTATTTTTGTTCTGATTGTTTCAACTGAACTTTCATCGGAAACATTTATAAATAAATGGGGAAACGGTGCTGCTAATATCTTTGCTAATGTCGTTTTTCCACAACCAGGAGATCCGCTAAGTAAAACGTTTTGTCCTAAACCATTCTCAAAAACTTTGGAAATTCTTGAGGGCAATATCATATGCTCCAGCTTTTTGGGTCTGAGCTTCTCTGTTAATAATTCTTGTATCATTTATATTAATTAAAATTTAGTACTTAAATCGTCAGCAGTATCCTTATCATTTCTTATCTCAATGAATCTAGGTAAAAATAAAGAACGGTTGCCATGCTTATCCTCTATTGTAACATTATATTGTACTGCAACTATTTTACCGATATGCTGATCTGGAGTTTCGCTTAATATCTTAAGATCGTTATCGGTAAAACCTGATCCAACCTTAACATTAAGTGTTCCTGATGAATCAGTACATATAAAACCACCAATATACCCTTCTCTTTTTCCTTCCCCTGGATACCATCCACTAACAATTAAATCACAATCATTAACTTCCTTAAGTTTTATCCAAGTCTTTGATCTTTTGCATTCATAGATGGAATTATTTTTACATATAACTCCCTCACCTCCATCAGAAACTATTTGCTTATAAATCTCTGCAACATCCGATGAATTATCTAATTCCCACATCCTTGCGAGTACAACCGGGCTATTATCAGGAAGAAATGATAATACTCTCTCTAGAGTTGATCTTCTTGTAAGATAATCAAGAACACCAGAACCATGATTTAATGTCATAACTTCCTCAAAATCAAAAACATTAAAAAGCATATCATTATCTATATCCTTAGGAGCAGTCCCTCTTAGTATCTGGGTAACCTTCCCGCTAACAGATTTTCTATTGAGGTCAGTTAGTTCACCGTCAAAAAACCAATCACCAAGTATTCCTTGTCCACTATTGATCATTGCAGTTTTTAGAGAAAATGATATACGAGAAAGACAGGTTGCATCTAATTCATTGAAAGCCCTAGTGAAGTATGTTATTTCGCCGGATTTGCATATTGCAATAACCCTGACTCCATCATATTTTTCCTCACAATATATCTTTTTCCAATTTTCTATAACCTCGTGGTCGTCAGTAGCTAGCATAACAGAGGGATCAGGTATAAGCTCATATCCTAGAGCTTTGTTTATAAGCTTAGCTCCAATTCCTATATTCATCCTTTTTGTTATGATTTTCATAAGAACCGATCTTAATTCCAAATCTTCCTCTGGGTTGTCGCTAATCTTAGTGGATATTAAATTGCAAGCTCTGCTTCTAAGATTATCATTGGCTGCAGAAGCATTTTTAAGCTCCTCTAATAGCAATCTAAAATCTTCCCATAGGTTAGGATTACTTTCTAATAAAACCTCATTATACGAGATCTTATGAAGTTTTGTTGTTACGAAAGGATTGAAGCAAACATCAAGTATGTACTTAAGTTTATCATCAATATTGGATTTTATCAAATCCTGTTTGGATTTCTGCGAGCCGTTTCCGGTTAACAATTCAAGTTCTCTAAAGAGTCTTAATTTCTCTATCATTCTTAATAATTTTAATTTTCTACAAAAATAAATAAAATATACGATTAAAAAAAATAAAGCCACAAAAAAAAAGGATATTTTAAAAATATCCTTTTAGATTATAAAGTTACCTGTGGTGTCTCCTCCGCCCCTTCCGCTGGAGGGGTTTCTTTAGATTCTTCTGGCGTAGTTTCTCCCTCAGGAGGAGCGGAAGCTGCTCCAGCTTTTTCTTCAGCCTTTTTATATTGTTCGTTAAGCTTTAATTGATCCGGTGACATACCAATGAATCTTTGTATAAGGAAGTCGTTATCGAAATATGGAACATCCTCCTCTCCTGCCTTAACCTTAAGGTCAGCAAGCGAAGTTACAAATTCACTTTTCTTTTTAAGATTTGTCATTTCAACCTGATCTTCAAACTCAAGATCTCTATTAAAATCAAGTCCTATATTAGCTTTAAAGTTTCTATCCTTAGCCAATTCTGGATAATCCAGACACATCTGTATATAAAGAGGTTTTACTAATATCTCCTGGAATATGGATCTAAGTCTTCTTAGAAATTTTTCGAATCTTATTTCGTCTCTCTCCAATTGATCTATCGCTATCTGATAATTAGCAGGTGTTCCGTTCTTTGCAGCAAATCTTGCATATGGTATTTTCGAATCCATTTTTAACTTATTGAAGAAATAAAGAACGTTATCCATAACGTTAAAATCAGGACCGGAAGGATTTAGTGAAGATATCTCAGGTGAAACTCCGTTTTGTTCAGGAAATAAATAATTTTTATAAAACTGAACTTTAGGTCTACCGTTTACTGTAAGTTCGCCCGAAGAATCATTAATACTGATTTCCTCCTTGTAATTCGACATAAGCTGTCCTAAGGTTTGCATTGCTTTTTGGGGTGACTGAGTACCAATAGGAATGATGAATTTCATTCTATAGCTAGCATTCATAACATTCCATATAACTCTAGAATTCTCCATGATTCTAAGTATATTGTATGATCTAACTAATCTTTCAACATAACTTGTCCTTGATATTGTATTTCCCTTAGCATAAGATATGTAAATTATCTGTTCATTGGTAAGTTTCCTAAACATCTGGGGATTATTAGGATACTGAAGCCAAAATTGCTTATATTCATTTTCACCAACCTTCTCAACAACAGGTTCAAGAGATACTGCATCCAATTCTTTAAATCCTATTATTTCCTTACCTTTGCTATCATATATTATTTCAAACGCTAGAAATCCATCTATAATAAACTGTCTAAAATATTGCCAACCCAAAACAGTATTTTGAAATTGAAATATGTTATACAATCTATTGAAATGTGAACTTATCTTTTCTTTTATATTATCTTTAAGATCTATATTAGAAAAAGATGGCTGAGCAAAATAATTTCTATCATCATAAACTATTGCTTCGTCAGTAATGATATCCAATATGAATTCAATCTCACCATTTATTGAGAACTTTCTAAGATAATTTCTCTTCTCAATATACGATTTATCAAAATATGCTATATATTTTCTTACTTTAGTATCATGATACGATGCAGTCCACTGAAAAGCACTATCCTTAGTATAACCAGTGCCCTCCTGATTGAAAAAAGCTCCCTCAGTTCTACCGATGGCCTGAGAGTTTCTAACAATCATATCATCGTATTGCATACCAAATTTGGATATATTACCCAAATTCTTCAATATGTTACCCAATGCCGCTTGATTGGGTTTTAAAAAGTCTAAAAATCCTGCCATGTTATTATAGTGTTACTTGTGGTGCTTCTTCCCCGCCTTCTTCTTTCTTAGACTCTTTCCCTCCTGCTGCCTTTTCAGTTTTCGCTTTCTCCTTCGCCTTTCTTTCTTTGGCCTCTTTGTTAGCTATTATATCCTGTTTAGACATACCTAAATACTCCTCTATAAGAAATGCATTGGAAAAAAATGGTTTACCGTCATCATTCATTAGACCACCAAGACTAGAGATTGTTTCCTTTCTCTGTACCATCTTACCTATTTCCTGATTTTCTTTAAACGGATTGTCAGACCAGTAATTAAGTCCCAATTGACTTTTGAATAGAAAATCTTTTTCAAGATATGGATATTTATTAACCATCTGTAGCCACATAGGTTTAACTAATATTTCCTGGAATACGGATCTAAGTCTAGATATAAATTTATAGAATCTTATTTCCTCTTTATCTAATCCCTCTGCTCCATTTGAATATGGTGATGTGCTACCTCCGTCAGGATTATGAAACCTCGATGGTGGAACCTTAGATTCCAATATAAATTTATCAAAGAAATATGTTAATGGAGCAGGGTCATTCAAATTTGGTCCCTCTGTATTTATTGGCTCGATAGTCGGTGTTCCGTTAACACCAGAAGGCATAAGATAATTCTTATAGAACTGTATCTTTGGTCTACCGTCAACAGTAAGCTCGCCGCTTTCATCATTTAACTGTATGTCTTCCTTATATACGCTCATAAGTTCCCCCAATGTTTGCATACCTTTTTGTTGAGATTTTGTACCTATAGGAACAGTCATTTTAAGTTTAAATGAAGCATTCATAACAGACCATATAACTCTAGTATATTCTATTATCCTCAATATATTATAAGGTCTTATAAGTCTCTCGATATAACTAACCCTTGATATTGAATTACCCTTGGCGTATGATATGTATATTATTTGGGGATCATATAGTACCCTTTTCTTCTTTGGGTCCTGAGGGTATTGTGTCCAAGTACTAACAAAGCTTCCATCCAATTGCTTCTCCACACTAGGAATAAGAGTTATCGGATCAAGTTCCTTAAAACCGACTATCTTCTTACCACTGTCATCATATACGATTTCAAATGCTAGAAATCCGTCTATAATAAACTGTCTAAAATATTGCCATGCTGTTATATCATCAGAAAATCCCCATATATCATACAGATTCTTATATACATCATATAGCTCATCCTTTACCTTCTCGTTTACGTCAGTAAGATCTATAAAATCCGGATATGCAAAAAAATTAGCGGGATCGTAAGTTATTGCTTCATCACATATTGTATCAAGAACCCATTCAACCTCAGGATTAAGAGAGAACATTCTTAAAAATTCTCGCTTACCTTTATAATCCTTATCGAAGTATCCTATGAATTGTCTGGATGTTACATCTTGCTTAGCAAGAGCCCATAGCATGCTTTCGTCCTCTACGTTCGATTTATTCTTATTAAGAAAAGCTGCTTCGGTTACACCGACAGCCTGTGAATTTCTTATAACCATGTCATCATACTTCATACCAAAAGTACTAAGCTTTTTGACCGACTCACGTATTCTCTGTATTACCGGAGATTCCGATGGTTTATTATTATCTACAAAACCTGCCATTTAATTTATTTTTTTGATATTTATATATCGAGATTAATGCTATCTACTCTTGAATAAAAAATTTTCGTCAATAACTCCAAATCTATATCCTCTCTTATCTGCCCATTCCTTAGCTGCTTTGAATTTTGCTTGGTTGGTTATCCATATTTGCATATTTCTGTTATATGACTTAAGCTTAGCTAAAGTCATAACACCTTCCATTATGGGTTTAATCGTTTGTTTTTCTGGTTTTATCTCTATTATCCATTCCTGTTCACTATTATCTTCCTTTAGGACCTTTATATAAAAATCAACATTATAGTTATGGTCTTTTTTATCAAGAGGATTGTAATATGGTATAACAACCGGTTCAGAGCTCCATTTTAATATGGATTCATTTGTGTCACAGTATGTACAAAACCTATATTCCCAGGAAGATCTATAGATAATATTATGTATATCACCTATATACTTATCAGGATTCTTAGGATCATATTTACCAGATTTATATTCACCATTAGGTTTTATCTTCTTGATATCTGGCATAGTCTAGATGTTATATGAATTATCATCACCAGTTATATAACTAAATGGGATCGTTACCGGATTTTTTGGTGGATGTAATTTCTTCCATCCTTTGGCAAATCCATGCTTAGCTATCTGTGTAAAATAAGCAAATGGATTGTTAGATTTTTCCGGATTGAATCTATTCCAATATTTACATAAATCTTCCATAGCAAAAGCCATGCAATCCTCTCTATCCTCAGGATCCTTGTATGACATTTTCTTAGATATACCTTCAATCATAAGATTGAACATATCTATAGTTGCTGGCGTTAATTTTCCAGCATTCTTCGATTCAATAACAGCTGCCATTAGCTCGCTATTCTTTACATAAACTTTTGCCATTAATATTTTATTATATTTGGGTATTTAGTATTTTAGTTATAAAATACTAAAAGATTTCATCACAAAAAAAAGAATGCAGTAAAAAATACTACATTCTTCTTAATTATTGTTTATCTTCACCGGAGTCATCGTTTTCTTCGTCGTTAAGATCCTCCGTTTTACCGGTAGGTGCCTTTGCGAATTTACCCTTCATGGATTGAATAAAAGATTTACCAGGTTTATTTTGATTTTCACCTTTAGGTGCGAAATAGAAGTTGCGACTTAGTTTTTTTTTACTTCCTCGGATTCATCAATATTGTATCCAGATTTATAAACTTTAGAATCCTTAGCATCGGATGCATCGAATTTTAAAACCCCATTCTTGTCACCAGGAGCAGAACTAAGATTATTTTTCCCTAATTCCTTACCGTTTTGTTTATTACTATTACCAGGTGCTTCCGCTAGATTTTTCTTAGTGTTAGCATTTTTACCTTTATTCATTTCATCGTTACCAGGAGCATCAGAAAAATCAGGGTCGGTAGAACCGTTTGTTAATTTAGATTTACCTTTTTTATCTGGTGCATCAGCTAATGATTTATTTTTTACATTAACCTGTGGAGCTTTTTTATCGTTACCTGGAGCTTTAGAATAATTAGTTTTAGGTGTTGAATTCTTTAAATCTGCCTTACCCTCATTCATTGTTCTATTATATCCATGTAAAGAATCACCGTCCATGTCTATCTTTTCGTTATCGTTACCTGGGGCTTTAGAAAATCCATGCATTCCAGCAAGTTTTTTTAACATTTTCTTTTGCTCGCTTTCAGGTAAATCCGACTTATTGAGGTTATTAGATTCTTTAACCTCACCAGAATCGTCATTGTTATCATCAGCAGCTTCAGCATTATCATCAGCAGCTTTATTTAGTGCTTCGTCAAGATCAGCAAGCTCGTTTATCTGATGATCTGCAGTTTTTCCACTATCTAAAAGAATAGTGTATCTACCAGATGATCCATCAATAGATATTACTTTACCTGTTTCTCCTGATTCTTTAACTTTAACAAAAGATCCTATATTAAATTTCTGATCCTCGAATAAATCAGAATTTGGTAATAATGTTATATTCTCTTCTACTTTCTGTATTTCGATATTTATCTGATTCCATTTAGTTTTAAGAGTTTGTAGTTCTTTCTCCAACATTGAATGAGCAACATTTATCTCCTTTGAATTCTTATATAAAGGATTAGATTCCATAAGTGTTTCAACCTTATTAATCTCACCTTCAATTTTAGAAATATTTTCAAGAATCTTATTTCTATCATTAATCATAACAGATTTAATTTTAGATTCTCCATCAAGAAATTCTGTTAAACCTTCTGAAATATCATATCTCATAAAGTTCTTAACAAGTGATACTGCTTGAGATCCATTAACTTCATATAGCGAATTTTCTCTCATAGCCTCATTTATTTTCTGAAGATATATCTGTCCGTTCCATTTGAAAAGGTTAATAGCAAGGCCTTCATATACATTAGATGTTATAGATTTAGCAAAATCCAATTCAACAACATTAGAATAGTTTGTATAAAGTGTCATAATATCACCTACAACCTCAGATTCATTAACACCAAAGTATGACGAAGATTCCAATCCTATTATTTTAGCTAATCCAATAGAATCACCAAATCTAAGTTTATCCTTACCTAGATAAACAGATACATTATCGTTCTCTTCAACTAATGTAACTATTTTTTTACCGAGCTTAATTGAAATACCAGATTCGTTTATTTTAACGTGAGATTTCATCGTCGTTAGTGCAAGTCTTAGGTAATTTTCAGAAAGATTAGAATATTCGGATTTTGGTAATTTTCTTAGTGTATCTGATGTTGCTTCAAATATACATCCACCAATGAAGAAGAATGTTCTTCCACCCTCGAAAAGTACAGGAGAATAAACTTTAGAAACAGTAGATTCACCCTGAGCATTAACAGGAATTTCTAATTTTCTGCTATCTGTGCTTTCCTGTATATTAAGAAAATTTATAAGATTTTTAATAACTGGATTGAAGCTAAATTTAGAAATATTTCTTACCAATAATCCATTAGATTTATTTTCAGAAACCAACCAAGAATTAAGTGTTTCTGAAAGTTCAGAATAGAAAGAAGCGCTTCCGCTATTCTTAATAGATTCCAAGACATTAGCAACCTCAATTTCTCTAGAGAATGATTTTGCTTTCTCTTTCAGTTCCTCTGCAATAGGTGCTATTGAAGAATCCCAAGAGAATGAAGCAAGTTCATTAACAAAGTTATTTATAAGTGAAAATTCAGGAACATTTTTATTATCCAATAGATATTGATACTGCTCGCATACCATTTTTGCTTTAGGGTAAGTATAAATGGATGACTCCTTTATCTTCTCTATAGCATTTCTAATACCAAGATTTTTTACTCCTTGGGATTCGATAAACGATTTTGCAGCGGGATCAGAAGTTTCAAGATTTGCTATACTCTCATATAAAGAATTCTCATTATCTTTATTTTCTTTTGGCTTATCTGAATAAGATCCAGAATTGCTTGATGTAGATTTTCCTAAACCTCCCCAAGATTCCATAAGTGAAGCAGCAGCTTTTTTAGAGATCTCTGACTCTTCTCTTTTTATTAAATCCATATGATTTTGTATATTATTTCCAGCATTATCTAAATCCAGGGATGCATTATGTTCATTAATTAAAACTGTCATGCTTTCTTTAGAAACTGAACCTCCATTAAGGAAGCTTTCACATAAAGCTTTTACCTCAGGTGATTTTGTTATTTCTTTTACTTTTTTAACTTGATCTATAAAGTCCATGGTTTACTTTTTTTTTATTGATTATATATCCATACAAGGACAAGAAACTTTTTACTATATATTTTATAAATGAAATATTTTATTATCTACCTATTAATATCTCCAATTTTATCTGAAAATCACTATGAGGATTATTAAATATTATACCTCCATTGTTTAGATATTCATTAGGTTTTGATAAATTCCATCCATCATAGGAGGAATCTGTAGAATATTGTTTAGCACCAGAGAGTACCATTAATTCACCCATGTTCATGGTTTGCCCCTTATATACCCAGGTTAGATACTTATTAGATTCAACCATATTATCAGGGAATTTTGCTTTTATTGCAATAAAGCTAACATATCCCATGGTATCTCCAACATCGCTCTGGCTTAACAAGAAAGATTCACCACCATTTAGGGAAACTCTGCTTTTCGAAAACGATTCAACACCTATAAGTAGGTCATTCATAGAAAGATATTTTGGTGGAGATGATCTTTTTCCGTCATCAAGTACAAGATTATCTCTATAAAATCTAAATCCCTCCGGCGTGTCATACGGACACTCTACTGGTCTTGTTGCCATATTAGTTTGCTGTTATTATTGTCAATTTTACAACCATGCTTGTTGGATTGGTAAATATAAAACCACCATTAGCACTATTTGGTAAATCGTTATGATTATAGGTACTAAAAGGATCTATATCCCATCCCTTCCAATTATAGCCATTCTTTATTGCTCCTGTGAGTATCATAAAATCTCCCATAACATTTCGTTGCGAAGCTAGATAATCCCACAATAAAACTTTATCGTCATCATTAGCCTCTGGTAAATATTCGGCCTTTGCTATTAACATAGATATTTCACCATTGGTATTTGTGAATGATCCAGGATCAAGATTGAAAGAAGTTGTTGGGTTTATTATTATCGTTTGTTTTTGATAATTAGAAAAACTCTGCAACGGATGGAAAAAATCAGCAACATCAAGAAAGTCCAAAACTTGAGATTGGTAGACAACATCAAAAGATTCCTTTATAAATTTTACACCTACAGGTTCATTAAATCTTTGGAAGGTTGCTTCTATCGACTTAAATTGACTCTTTATTAATGCAATATTTTTATAATCCGTCTTAAAAGATCCTGTTGCACCGTTATCTGGGGATTGATTGGGACCTATTGGAAAATTTGAACCACCGCCTGATATCTCATTTCCACCAGGATATGCTGCAGATCCTCCGTCGTAGTTATTTATGCTTGGAGCTTCTAAGTCTTTCACTATTATTTATTATTTTATCTTATCCTAGTAGGATCACTCTCAGGGGTTTCCGTATATACCAGATCCCTAAGATTTGTTATATTTTCTTTTGCTGGTGGATTTACCTCCACATTTACTTCCTCATAAATAGAATTATCAGGTTCAAGTTCCGCCGATTCATCAGCAGGCAATTCGATAGAATCGATAGCTTCTGGTTTTATATAATCAACTAGGGATTTTATAAAACCTAATGATACAAGCGGAAGTATTGCTCCACTTATTATAGATAGTATTCTTTTCTGATATATTGGATCATCATCAACCAAACCAAATAATTCTATCCACTGTTCAAAATTATTTAGATGTGTATATGCATAAAAAGTATTACCCATTGCTTGAACCAGAGTTAATGTTATGAAAAGACACCATACTATAACCTTGTTCATTTTTTCAAGGACTATTAGAGAAGCAAGAGATGCAGCTGCACCAATTTCAAACGCTAATGCTAACGATATAGCAAGCCAATCTGGATTTGATAATCTAAAAAAATCTATAACATGTATAGTTGATATAACTGAAACAATAAGATATAAAGCCACGAAAGTGGATATAACAAATCCATTTATCAATTTATTTTTATCTAACATATTTTTATTTTTCCAATTTTGATATTTCCTTATCTATTTCCTTCTGTCTATTAACATCCAGAATTTTTCTATCCGTAGATTGAATCATTCTTTTTTCGACTCTAAGCCCTTCCAATTTTATTTCTTTTTTTATATCTTTTTTCATAGATACAATAGCGGATCCATTTCCGCACGATTTAAAATAGATAAGCAATAAAATAATTATTATTATCTTATTTCCGTGTTCATTTAAAAATTTATTCATCTTTGTATTTTTTAAAAGTTTATTTCTTATATATCCGAAAAAATAAACACAAAAAAAAAGCTAGACGAATCTAGCTTTTTTTGTGTTTATTTGATTTATCCTAGAGATATACCTTGCATAGCAGCATTAAGTTGTGCCTCAATGTCCTTGATTTCCGAAGCATCTTTCTTAGCATCAGATAAAGCCTGATCAAAAGCCTTATACAAAGAGATAAATTCAGATGCACTAGCTAACCCAACACCTTTAGATTTAGAGATAAAATAATGACTAGCCTCTAAAGGTAGAGCACCAAGATAAATAACATCATCCTTGATACCTTCCTTCTCGATCTTAACTATCTCCTTGTTGATTTGAATAATACCTAAAGCTTCAGTAGAAGCCCATTCGGCTTTATTATTCACAAAATCTTTATATAGAGAGAAAATCTCTTTATTACAAGAAACAGCATAAACCTTCGTTCTAATCTCAGATTTTTTATTCTCTAGCTTTTCTGTTAATTCACTAATTAATGCATCGTCTAGTGTACTAACAAAATCGGTATCATTGAAATCTACTGAAGATGATGCATCCGGACCTACGTTTGTTGGCTCGATTTTTTCAGATTCTTTTTTAATGTTTTTTGACATAATATTATTTATATTTTATATTTTTAGTTTATTTTTATTTTTTGTTTCTATGCTAGATCGAAAATATCAAGATTATTACATCTATTCTGATCTAAATATGCTCTCAAAGGATCTCTTAGATCTTTTGCTGGATATATTTTTGGTTCTGCGTCTGGTCCTATGTGACATAGAAATCCGCTCTCAGTCTCTATTCCTAGTTCATCTTCCAATATTAATCTATATAGAGATATCTGTATAGAATATTCATTATGATGATTTTCATAAAATGAATTGAAAGGTCTAAGTAGCTTCTTATATTTCCCCTTCGGATGATTATCGTCCTTAAATTCACCATTTGTCTTCCAGTCACCAAGTATAAAAAGAACCTTATTTCTTTTAGAGTCCCAAAAAAGGAAAGGCTGATCTATAGTACCGGCTAATCTCCATTTTCTAGAAAAAATTCTAAGTTCCGATTTAAGTGGTACAAGAGAATGGAATTTTCTATTATATAGATCCATAAATTTATCAACTCTAGTTCTATATTCAGTACCTATCTCTGGTAATTCTGGATTCAGTCCGCTCCAAAAATCTTCTATAAATTTATGAACCTTAGTTCCAAGATCATTAGCAACGTCCCCCTTCTTCTTCCATTCCTCCAATATAACCGATTGATCAACTCCCTGGTCTCTAGCTTTCCTTTTTGACCAATATTCCTTATCAAATGGTGTTTTAAAATTCTTAATGTATGTAGTTACAGAATCAAATTTTACACCATTATACCTATATACATGGCTGGGTTCGTCGAAATTAAAATTACGATCGTCAAAAAATCTTAGCTTTTCATTTATTTCTTTCTTTGCTCTCTCTATAGATTCTATCATTGAATAGGCAATATATTAGATATCCATTCCCATTTATATATAATAAATGATATTAATGAGATTTCAAAAATGAATCTAAATATCCAGAGCCAGCTAATTTCTCTAAATACAAACTGATAAACAACAAGATAAGATTCCTCATTAGTACCCTTAACTGGTTCTATCCATACAGTAAGTAATTCCTCAAGATTTAAAGATTTTAAGTACTCATTTATCGGTTTTATCTCATTCAGTACAAATGATGGCCTTGCTTCCTTTGGTAGATCATTCGACATCAAAACCTCGGGTGGCAAATTTATAACAGTATACATTCTATTAAGATAATCTCTCCTTAAATTCCTCCTGCTCCATAGTGGAGAATTAAGCTCCTCCGCTTTTATCTGTTTGGTATATTCCCTATATAGGGATATCTCCTTCAGTACTCTCGGTAATTTAAACATAATATTTTATTATTTTATACAGCAAAAAGAATCAAAGTTTCTCTAAGTCTATTTCTTGCATTTTCCTCTTCCTTTACCGGTAATAACCTCAACTGCTTCATTACCAATATTTTTTGTTATTTTACTTCTTGCTCTTCTTATTCTAGTAGCAACAGATCTTTTCTTAAGACCGTATTTCTCAGCGATATCCTTATATTTCATATTATTGATTTCCCTATCAATCATTATATTCTTATATAAGTCAGGTAGTCCCTCTATTTCACCAATAACCGATTCATAGATTTCCTCAAATCTGCTGGTTTCATTAAAGAATGAATTAGACTGATCCTCTTCCATGCTGTAGATACCACCGATATCACCGATTTCATTATTGGAAGAAAAGAATTCCATTTCCAAACTTGTTCTCGCATTATATTTTTTTTCCTCCTTCATTAATAAAAGAGTTTCATTCCTTGCTATATTATAACACCAGGTAGAAAAATTACCTCTCTCCTCGTTATACTGCTCTATCTTCTGCCATATTTTTGACATGGTATTAAGAAAGGCATCCTCAGCTAATGAAGGGTCTTTAACTATTAGAAAACAATGATTCAATATTCCGGGCTTTAATCTTTCAAATAGATTCTTAAATGACTTATCAGTTCTACACTTTATAAATTCCGATGCTAATTTTTGTATATTTTTTTCCTTCCCTTGCATATTATTGTTTTTTTCTTAAGATTTCTATCCCTGCCTCTGCAAGAAAAGCTATTGATTCTGGTTTTCTATAAATTTCTGAAAATACTACTCTTTTAATACCGGATTGTATTATTAATTTAGAGCATTCGTAACAAGGAGATAATGTTACATATAATGTTGACCCATCAGAGCTCTGTGTTCCTCTAGCCAATTTTGTTATTGCATTAGCCTCAGCATGAAGAACATATGGCAGAGTAACGTCATCCTCTTCGCACACATTAGGAAATCCACTAGGAGATCCATTATATCCATCCGATATTATTGACTTATCCTTCACTATAAGTGAACCAACTTGCATTCTTTTACATCTAGAATTCTTTGACCATACTTTGGCCATCTCCATGTATATCGAATCCTTCTGATGTTCTCTAGATTCACTATCAAGTTTAAAATCTGGATCTTCAGAATAAAAAACCTCGTAGGAGTCACATTCTCCAATTTTAGCTTTTTTAATTTTCCACGTGGGTTTTTTTAGAAATCCCTCATTTATAAACGAGGTATCACTATGAATTTCGAATTTCATATGGTGCATTTTTTATTACCTACAAATATAAATAAAAAATACGGAATAAAAAAATAATTTTAGAATTATTTTTAAATCCTTCTTGAGTCTGGTCTTAATGGCGAATCCATCGATGATACTCTTAAAGGTCCTTCCAATAAAGAACCGATCCTGCTGAGAGCTGATAGTATGTCATCAATATCTTTCTTAGTAATTTCTGCAGCGGAACTAGAAGCTGATTCGTTATTTACTGAACTTTTTTCAGTACTTGTCGTATCACTAGGAATTGGATTTGATGTTATATTTTGAGCGATTGCGCTAGGAGATTCCTTTGCTTCAGTATTGGTCACAGATTTTTGTACAGATTCGGCCTTAGGCTTGACAGAAGGTAAATTTGAAAGCTTTGGTAAATTCTTCTTTATGTCACCAAGTAATCCTTGTTTATCCGACAAATTCTTGGACCCATCCAGGTATGAGAGTCCTGATGCTATACCATTCTTAGCAACATCCGGAATATTAAGGTTTGCTTTACTTATTAGCATCTCTGCTGATCCTTTTAATGAACCAGTAAGCTTATCCTTTAATCCGCTATTCAGTAATCCAGAAGAACCAATTTTACCAGCGGCATCTTTAATATTTTCCTTAGAAAATGTTCTAGAAAAAAGACCTGATTTTTTCTCAGCAAGCTCTGGACCCTGTTTTTTCTCTACCTCTGTAGATTTTTTCTGTATACTCTCCTGTGTTGCTTTAATAGATTCGGAGCTACCTGGTATTTCTGGTTTAGGTGTCGGTTTACCTAGCTTTGCTATATCCTCCTTGGTGAACGTTCCCTGATTATCTTTATTCTTATAATTCTGTATATAATATTCAATCTCGGAAGCAAGCTCTTTAGGATCAGAATAGAAATCAGGATCCTCAGCTAAAAGTTCAACTTTCTTTGCAGAAATTTGTTCCTTTGTTGGGTATTTACCGCTATTTGTTTCTTTAATTCTATCCTTAACCGACGGTTGTTTACCAGATAATATAGCTTCGGTCTTATCATTGGGTATTACTGTTGTATTCTTTGGGAGCTGTGCAATTTCTGGACCTCTCTCACCAACAAGATAACTACCAGGTGTCTTAACAACACCACCGCTTTCAAATGCTCCTAATATTCCTTTACCTATATTTCCAACTGATCCAGATATCAGATCTTTAATACCAGCTCCAGAAGTAAGATTTTTTGTTATATTGCCAATATCTAAATTTTTAATATCAGCTATTCCTTTGAATGAATCGCTTAGACCTTTTTCGAGACCTTTAAAATCTAGACTTTTAAGACCTTTTTCAAGACCTTTAAAATCTAGACTTTTAAGACCATTTTCAAGGCCTTTAAAGTCTAGCTTATCTATACCTTTCAATCCATCTTTAAGTCCCTTAAATTCATCCTTAAGACCCTTAAAATCCATGGATTTTAATCCATCAACGATCTTTGATACGTCTTTGGATTCTGATTGAGGCTTAGTCTCAACAGTATCGGCTTTAACAAGATCCTTATTTACCGTAGTATTCTTTTTTATCTCGCCGGAAAGCTTCTCTACATTTCTGCTAAGATCTAATAGTTGGGAAATAAGTTTTTGGTCAGTAGCCATGTTTTTTTTATTCTATATATTTTAAAAATTACTTGGAAAAGTTAAATAACTGTTTAAGTCCTTCGCTCTCCTGATTTTCAAGATTTTCCGTTTCTATTTTTTTATTTAGATTAGCTAGGAATATCTGATATTCGTAATATGGAACATTCTCTATCCAGTTCATATCAAGATCATGCTCATAGAACAATCTAAATTTAATATCCAAGTAATTCTCCAAAGATATCTGAAATAACGAAAAGAGATCTGAGCCCTGAGGGAAAGGCAATATCCGCAGTGACCTCCTTACCACAAACCGGACAAATCTGCTTTACATCAATTTCGGTACCAATCTTTATCTTTTCGGAGAGTCCGAAATATAAGCTATATTCTTCTTTCGACCAATAATCAGCTTCCCTCATTCTCATTAGTATCCTTTCGTTTGTTAATCCCCTCCATTCCTTAAGTATAAATGGTGCGATTTTAAGGAATCCCTCGTCTATGTCAATATTTCTAGATGAACAATAAATAACAAAATCACTGATAGCACGATTTATTCCTATCGTAGGAACCGACATCTCTATGGTCTTTCCGATTTTCTTAACCTCAAAAGTAAAACTTCTTGTTGAGTTATTATAATATTTAAGGATTTTAGGATCAAGTTCATATGATCTCAATGCTCCTGTTCTTAATTCCATGCCTCTAGAAAATGGACATTCAGCCTTGTCGTCACATTTAATTTTAGGCATAAGAATTATTGAATTCTCACCGCTTATGAATGTTAAATCCCTTATAGCCATAACAGCAAAAAATCTATCCTCCTGTATTAGATCTTTAAAAGAAACAACACCTTCACCAGGGAAATCCATTCTAAGACATCTGTCTATAACATAACCTAGTTTTTCCTCTATATCTAGTCTATCATCCTCGTCAATAGCAGAAAAATGTCTTATCTCCTTAACATCAGCTGCTCTTATAGCTATTTTTGCACCACTAGGATAGAACATACCTTTGGATGGCAATAGCTCAACAGGAAGATTCTTCCAACCAACATCAAACGACGGAGAATTGGTATAAGATTCTGCTTTACCTAATGAGGTAATAGGTTCATCCTTAATTTTTCCATCATTTATATTTCCAAGATTCATAGCAGGTCTAGGTTTTTCTAATGGTTGTTGTTCATTTACATCAACGACATCAGATTCACTTTTTAAAATAGTATCACTTGCTATTGGTGTAGGTTCAACTTCAATGGGATCATCATATACGATTCCACTTTGCTCCTCTCTCATCTTTAATATCTCCTCAGGGGATATGTCTAAATTATTCATATATAATTAATTTTATTCTATATAACATACCACAAAAAAAAAGGTCAAAATCTGACCTTTATTTTTTGAGTTTTTTATAGTTACATGAATAAATCCTCCCAGTAATCACAAACCCATGATGTTCTTATTGTATAGATAGCAGGTGTCTCATAATCAAGATCCATCGCATTTATAGGTTCGCTTATAAAGCATGAAGGTATTCTTATTCTTCTAAACACATCACCTTGTTTATTAAATATCGAAATAAGTATAGAACCAACATAATCATTTTTAAGTCCCATCGCTCCAGTTAATGGATTATAAATTAAATCGGACCATTGTCTAAGTATTTTATATAGCTCCATCGAGTTTGAATTATTAAGATTTACTTCAAATTCCATAGAAAGGTTCATGTCACTTGTTTGTGGTTCACCACCAGCATATCTTCTGGTAGCAAATTTATAATTTTGATTGACTGTCTGAGCAGGTGCTATATCAACAGCTAATCCGGTTATTGATTTAACTTGTTGTGTTAATATACTTTCACCTTGGAAAGTAGTACTAGCAGAAACAATAGCAGACGGTGGGGTTATCAGTACTTCAAACTGATTAAGAAACACCGGCTCGTAATTATTTATACCTGCAAGCGAATTTGTAAAATGTGGTAATCCAGCCATTTATCTTTTTTATTTTATAGAAATAAATCGTCCCAATAATCAACAGCAAATACCATATCATCTATTTTATATAGATCAGTACTGGTATAGTTTAGATTCATCGGTGATATAGGTTTAGTTGGGAATGTATCCTTACATGTTATTCTTCGATAAACATCACCAGCTTTATTGAAAACAGAGATGATTATAGTTCCAGTATAGTCATTTTTAAGACCCATTGCACCTGTTAATGGATTATAGATCAAATCCGACCATTGTCTTAATGTTTTAAAAACGTACATTGAATTTGAATCATTAAGATTGACACTAAAAGTTATGCTAAGATCCATGAAAGTATTTTCAGGTTTAGATCCAGCATAATTTCTTTTAGCAAATTTATATTTTTGCTGAACTGTACCTGGGTTTTTATCCAAGGAAAGTCCATTAACTTTACTTACGTGTTGTAATAGTATATTTCCTCCAGCTATAGCAGCCGGAGGTATTATTGTTACCTCAAATTGGTTTAAGTAAACAGGTTCATACTTGTTTACTGCAGATAACGAATTTTGATAATGTGATAGTCCTGCCATAATTACTTATATTTATCTTTGTTAGCTAAAAGAAGCAAATTATACAAATTGCATAAATCCTCCAGCAGCTATTCCACCTGTTCTAGTAACAGTAATTCTATTAATGAATTTATGTATACCTCTAGCAGGTTCTATTATAATGTCAATTATACCCATATTCATATCTATAATAGCCGGAGTATTATTAGAAGAATCCATTATTGTTTGATAAGCATAGATACCACCGCCTGATCTAACACCATCAAGATAATTATCTACAAGTGTTTTAATCTCTAGTCTTATAGAGTCCTCGTTGAAATCAAAAAGATAGTTTGCAAGTATTTCCTGTACGTCATTTTCTATACTGATTAATAAATCTCTAACATGTACTAGATTGAATGCTGAATTTACTTGTTGGTAAGCAGTTTGATTACCAAATATAACAACACCAATACCTTTTCTTTTAAGTATTGGATTGATACCAAAAGGTTCTAGGTTTGCTCTATCCTCGTCAGTGAAATCATATTCAACACCAACTATATTACCACCGCTTAATATACCTCTTTTTTGTCCAGCAACGATAGCATAAGGTTCACCGTTTGCGAATTTTCTAATAAAATTATTAGACACGTAAGCAGCTGGGGGAACGTTTATATTTTTATTACCATTTCTTACAACTATATAAGGGGAATAGAATGCACAGAATTTAGATCCGTCTTCCTCATTAGGTAAACTAAATGTATATGTAGGATTAAGTGATAGATTACCACCTTCTACTATATAAGATGTATTTAATGGAGGATATGGATTTGAAGCAGTAGGTGCATCAGTAAACGATGGGTCAGTACTAGCTCTAAATTGCGCCATAGAAGGAGCATTTATAATAGCTAAAGCCTGTTGTCTCATTTTTGCAAGTCTACTAAATTCCCATTTAGATTCAGGTCCTATTATACCACTGAAAGTATCAACAATATATCTGAATGATATAACATCCTTGGAAGCAAGTGTTTTCGCAACATTAGTATCATAAAGAACAGCTAATATTTCTTGTAATCTTGCATCTGTACCGTTTGGTCTATGTCTCTCTTTCATAGTAAATCCATTAAGGAATGTAAAATCGAAAGAATTAGTAAATTGAGCTATAGATTTAAACTTCTGAACTCTAAGTGAATTACCGCTATTAGAATAGTATAGAACCGGTCTTGCAGTAACAACCTTTAGAACCCCATAAGTTCCAGTTTGAGCAACTGATTTAACCTTAGTAAGTCTGCTTTGTCTGTTACCTGTAGCTGGCTCACATATATCAAGATCTGTAGAAACTACCCAATCACCAACAGCTAGAGGAGAAACTCCGTTTACCATATTCACGTTAAATGTTGTAACATCTATCTGAGTACATTCTATGAAATCATTTATAGAACCTACCTGAGATATAATATCAATTTTCTGTGGGCTAACAGGAAGTCCTATATTATTGGATGCATAAGATGTCCCAAATGCTGCGATATCAACTATCGTGTTAGTATTCATAGAAGACTGTTGCGAATAAGCTCTAGCATAAGTAAGATTAAACTGATCTCTATCAACAGTATTTTCAAATCCAATATATTGTTGATTTGGTGTACCTGTAGGTGTTATCCAAATAGAGTCACCATCCTCAATTTCAAGATATCTATGATTTTGGAAGAATGTTGATGCATTATATGCAACAATAGAATTTGTATATCCATTCGGTGCATAAGGACCAGTAGCTCCGTCCATCGTAGCTAGACTTATAATATCAAAATAATCAGAATCACCAAATTGATAAGAGTCATTATAATAAGGTTTATTGCTACCAGATGCACCGGTATTATATGTTGCTAAATTATAAGTAGGCTTAACAGTAATTCCTTGAGATCTATATTGTGCAGTATCTAGAGGGTGTGTCCACCATATAAGTAATTGTCCATTAACGTCCTTAGTTCCAGTAACTTTAAGTTTAACTATATCAGCCTCGTTAAATTGGCTAACAAGTGCTCCTGTTAATCCAGCAACACCACTAACAACACCAAGTATAAACTTTTCATCGCTAGATGAAGAAACATCCAAGAATGATTTAAGAGCAGCTCTTTGTCCAGCATTTTGTAGCATACCTCCGGTTGAACCAGTAGCTGCACTAGTTAAAAGGTAATGCATACCAGTATCATAAGCATTAGCATCATAAGGAACAAATGATCCCTGATAAACACCCGCTGTGGATCCTGTTATAGTAAATAATGTACCTACTTTAGATCCAGTAGTAAATCCAGTAACACCAGCAGGACTAACAAATCCAGTAGCTCCTGTTATACCAACTACGTTCTGTGTATATAAATAATCAGCTTCCAATGCTTGATCATAGCTCAAGAAATTTATTCTAGGATTAGCAAGGTCTCTGTCTCCACTAAGTTCGTCTATAAGGTGATTACCAACAAGATCTATTTTGGAAGGATTGTTACAAATATCATCAAAAGCCTGCTCGTCTATTGCACAGAATAGACCAGTAGAAGCAGTATTATTATTTATTAATGTTTGTATGTATTGATTTACTCCATTCAAATCAACAAAGTCTGGTATAATACAACCAGTAACGGATGTAACTATAGAAACGTTTGGATTTGCAAGGAACTGATCTATTTTAGATTTTACAAAACCGTTATTAGTAAAGTATGTACTCCACATTGGATCAAGGTGTAATGCCTGATAATTTGTCCAATTTCCATAAACTGCAATAACATCTATAAAATAGTCACTTATATAATCATACGGATGCATAAACGTAGGAACGTTATTAGCACCATACCAATCAATAGCAAATATATTATATCCTAATAGTGGGCTAGATGAATCTGTTGATTTTCTAACTATTATACTCATAGGAGATTTTCCAAGATTAGTTATATTTAACAATTTACCTTGGTCAGGAATACTTAGGGTTGCAAGAAAATAATTAGGATCTGCAAACCAAAATCTCTCCTTATTGTAATATGAAGAGTATAATTCACTAGTAACTACACCATTATATTCCTCCGTATCCACAGAGAATGATCTATACGTAACCTTATCCGGGTCCGCTGATTCAAGATTATCGTTCAATTTTAAAAGATTTAATGCAAAAACTGGTCCTGCATTTAAACAAGTTAATATTGATCTATGGAAGAAAGATCCCTTATTTTCGAGCGACGCGTCAATATCACCAAAGATTGATATCATCGTTGTTGCATCAGGAATATAGACAGGAGTATTAAAAGGTCCCTTATTCGAGAACCCTATAACAAGTCTAATTGTTTGTGATGTAAGTATGACGTTTTGTGATGCGTCAAATTCAAGCGTATAGACACCAGATGCTCTAAATTGAGAATAGTCTATTTTTACCTTATTTGCCATTATTTTTCAATATATTTTTACTTCTGTACTATATATCAAAAAAGAAATGAGAATTATTGATGCTACATTAGGTTATTGAATTCACTGTATGATTTACCCTCCTTAGTTGAAGGTCCTTTTCTATCATCGTCGAAAATTTGATCACCCTCTAATTTTTTTATGATCAAATCCTTATATGCATTATCCTCCATCTCGTCAAATACCTCTCCAACCATATGATTGAAGTCATAGCCATCTAAAAGTCCAGGTAGATTAACTAGTGTCATTGCAACATCATCATGTCCGCTTTGGCTAGAATATGTTCCTCTATTATTAAGACCGAAAGTAAATAACTCAGGTATAGTCCATTTCTTTTCATTGACAAGTATCTTATTTTCTCTAACCAGGCTTCTTAGTAGTTCACAATACTTCATCTTATTCTTTTCGTTATACTTTATTCCTGGTTTTAAAGTTCTTGCGCTTTCTGAGTGTTTGGTAAATAAAAACATCTCATCAAAAAATTCATCTCTCGACATCAATTTATCATAAAGAAGTTCACCTTTAAAATTCATTTCCAGTGCTATTTTTACACGATCCACAGTAAAAACATTCTCACATAGAACCTGTAATAACTTAACAACATCTTCAAGCTTTATTTCGTTATCCCTAAATACACCAACCTGAATAAGACCGAAGAAATCAGACTCGTCGTCATATTCATCTATTTTTTCTATAACTACCTTTGGTAATGGCGTAACTTTAAATATATTTATTACTGTAAAATCTCCCTTTCCTCCACCACTAAGATCTATCGATAAAACAAATTTCTTTCCTCTTTCGTTACATGTATCAAGATCAAACTTAGGATGCCATCTGAAATTTTCATATTGTATATTGTGATTATGCAATTCGCTTATTTCTCTCCATTCATATTCAACCTCATTTTTCTTTATCTTTTTAAGCTCGTCAGATCCTAATAATAAACTAGATGAACTTAAAAACTGATTACCATATTCCTGATTGAATAGTTCCTCACTTCCTAAGTTACCTATTTCTTTTTGCTTCCATGCTTCATCCCTTCCAGGAACTTGCCACCAATCAACTCTAATTGGATTAAAACTATTATCTCCATCCATTGCTCCCTGATAGATTTCATAGAATTTATTCATTCCATTCGGGGTTGATGTTATTATTATCCGGGAAACCTTCGATGACGATACAGTAGGATATGTAGATCTAAAGAATGCTTCCATGAAATTATCATTAATGTGAGCAAACTCATCCATATATAAAAAATGTATAGTAAATCCGATACCTGATGATTTAGTTGTTGTTTTAGCTAATACCCTACAACCATTATCGAAACGCATTGTCATCACATTATTGATTATCATACCAGGTTTAAGAAAAAATGGTAGACCTTTTATTATGGACTTTATCTTATCCATTAATTCCTCTGCGGTATCACCAACATTGGCTAATATCATTGCGTTCTTATCGTGATTAAAAAGAAGATACCAAACAAGAATTATTGACGAAGTTATGGATTTACCAACTTGTCTGGGAGCTAAAAATACATTAAATCTATTTGATTGATATTCCTTGAGAACTGATTCCTGATAATCTCTAAGCCTTATATACTCAAGACCAAAATCGGTCATTACCTTGCAATATTTTGCAAAGTATGCAACATCCTCCGCACACTTTTTCATTTCTATAACCTCTTCCCTGGTATATTCCCATTGAAGACTAGGTTTTTTTAATTCAGGATCTTGTTCATAAAATGGATTATCAACATCCTTATAATCCAATCCTTCCTCGTCTATTCTTCTTAGAAGTTCGTTAACTCTCTCGGTATTCCACAGAGATGTTTCTATCTGATCCTGCTTTTTCTGTATTATCTCTCCCATTTTTAATAAAGGTCATCTTCCACGACGAAATCATCGCTATCCAAATTCTCGTCAGTTTTAGCTACATTTGGATTATCAAGATCTAATGTTTTTTTAAGTTTGGCGTTAACAACAGCATTAGGCTCAACCACCTCCGCTGTAATATCAACAACCTCAGATCCTATTATATCTCTAAGGCCTTCCATTATACCTCTGGTCCCTCTCGATTTAATTCCACCACTATCGGTTATTGCTGATGATGTAGCATTATATGGATCTCCAGGGTTTGATTGATCCATAACGACTCTACTAGTTTGTTTTTTCTCATCTATCTCAATTCTGGATTTTTTATAATTCTGCTCCATCTTTTCAAGATAGGCCTGATAATCCTTTGGCATTTGCATAATTTGAGATTGCATTTGAGCAAGAACTTCAAAGAGTCTAGGATTTGTATTACCTAGATCTATTTCCTCCAATATTTTGGTTATTGTATGCTGAGCTGTCTTTAATTGAAACATCATAGCGGATACATTCATAGTATCCATCTTCTTCTTCAACTCTACGTGTTTCGCACCAGTATTCTCAGTACTAAGATCAACATAAAATTCAGCCAATGAATCCATAAGGGACTTGGCATCAGATGATGCAGATGATTGCTCTCCTGCAAAATCCATAAGATCTGTGGTTTTTATTCTAGGAAGATCTAAAGAATCAGCAACAAAAGATGCACTGAAATTCTCATCCATTAATATGGAATCAAGGTTCTCTTTTATTCTTTCCTCTATTACCTTCTCAGGTTTTGGTTTTCTTCTTGGCATAATTTATTTATTTCTTGCAAATTTTGGTATATTTAGCAAAGGTTTAGCGTTATCTATTATATGTGCTAGCTGAGAGTCTCTAACTATGTTCTGATTAAGAACAGTTGACTGATTATCTATATCTATCATATTCTTAAATAATCTAACATTACTGATGTTTATTGGACCGGTAAAAATCTTATATGAATTATTATCAGTACCGTAATATGGACTGAATTTATCAGTAACCAGACTCGAAGGTGCATTGAAAACTATATGATCAATAAACATTCTCGAATCCTCCTGTAGCTTACTCAATTTACTGGATTGATCAGGAGAGCTATTTGTTGGGTCATACGTTATTCCCCATATTATGGAAGATATTTGTTTATATACATTCGAGAAATTTATCACTATACCGTACCATTCGTCTATGGAAGGTACGAATTGTAGAGTAGTATTTATAATGAGATCATTAAACCTAACAACTAAACTTCCGGTTTCCAGAAAAGTATTAGTTAATTCGTCAGTTACACCAGAATGTATAATGTCCGCTCTAAATCCCTTAATATCACCATTCTGATCCTCATATAATCCACTGATTAAATTTCTAGATTGTGCCTTCTGCATTCTCCATGTAACCGGTCCTTGTGAGAAATTCTCCGACTTATTAATAACTTTGAATCTATATTCATCTATGATGCTATCAACCTGATATCCACCACTATGAGTGGAATCACCTTTTATTGCTACATATCCTTCTGGGTTGGATTGATAACTTTCCCATCTCTCAAGATTATGTTTTCTTGGATATGAATTAAAAACAAGAAAGTCGCTATCATACGATTCCAAAGCTATGCTTATAACCGGATACGGTCTTTTCATCAGCTGTTGGTTATTATAAAGATTCTTTATATTAAACCATGCTGTAAATGCTAACTCCTCACCTATAGCAATTTTAGGAAGCAATTTATAACGAATAGCCTCTCTATATTGCTTGGTCGCATATATAAAATCAGAGTCATCAACAAATGATCCATAAAGATCATAATAATCATTAAATACTATAGTCCAGTTATTATTTAGGTCATATCCTATTATTGATAGATCCTTATAAATATATGATCTTATAGGATCCTGCGACATTTGAGTTATCGTGGTTGCATATTGCTGAGGATTTGTTATTTTAAGCTCCTCATTTTGTACCTCTGCTCCAAACAGATCACTAGTAGTAAGACTTATACCATCAAGCTCCTCCTTATGTGCAGGATCTCTAAAGTAAGTATTACTTTTAGGATTATATTTTTTAAGCTCAATCTTAAAATAAACGGGAGCGTTCATAAAATCTCTAAACAAATAGGTTGAGTTTATTTCATATATTCTATTTGTTATTGGGAAGTATATAATATCTCTTTTTCTAGGTTGAGATCCTCTACCAAATATCGACTCGAAATATCTTTTGTCCATCTGAACTTCAAAAGGATCATCATAATTTAACCCAAATGGATCGAAATTTATTTTATTATCAGGAAACTGATTCTGATTAACCATTAATTTTACACATTTTTCAGAAACAACATTAAATAATGTATATTCCCTAAGAATAACGTCTCTACCTCTAGCCTGCGGTTGAACAGAATAATAATTAGCATCAAGACCAAACATCTTATTGACCATTAAACTAAGATCCTGATATATGTTTAATGCTTTGTTAACAGCATAGGGTTTGAATGTAAATCCACAATCAGAAAAAATAACAGGTCTATTCGATGTTTCGGGTGAACATATAGGCGAAGGTCTACTTTGTATTTTTTCAGGTGTCGGACCGAAATCAAGATCCAGATCAAAGCTAACTATAACTACTGATGGGTCTATGGGTTCATCTGTATTATAAATTATCCCACCATCAGGACCTATAAGAACTGAGGTGAATCTAAATTCTGGGTAGAATTTATTGGAAGGATCAAGATCAATTGAGAAAACATCAGAGAAATTATTAGTTAGACCATTAAGAGCTGTTCCAACATTAGTCCATAAGGACCAGGTTTTTCCATCTATGCTATATCTAAAATCTATTGATATATCATTAGAATCCAGAATTGATCCATTATTATTAGAATAAATAGTATCAATTATCCAGCCATTAAACTTAGTAACGTTCTCAAAAGGTCTATCCCATGTTAATACCCTGTAACTACCTATATAGGTGAAGTTTAATGCACTTTCGAGCTGCTCCATTCTTAAACCATAATACTCCGGGGTTTCGCATGGCATATACATCGTATTGCCGTTGACTATAATCTCGTGAAATCCACCGCAGCCTAATTGTTTAGCTCTAGCTCTCGCACCATTTTCGGTACTGAATATATTATCAACCGATGATTCCAGTACTTTTTCAGTATTCTGAAGTCCATCGTGATATGCATACCTAGGATCCGATATATCGTATTGTTCTCCCTCGGTATTATATACTGGCGTACCATTTTTTGGTAATCTATTCTCTGGATAAAAGCTCATTTCTATTTATACTTTTTCTTATATATCAAAAAGTATTAGACTATAAACAAAAAAAAAGGATCCGATAGGATCCTTTTTTTTTATATTACTAAAATTAAGATTTGGTATAGATTCCTGTAACAAGATCTAATTTACCATCACCATGTTCGCCTACAACCTTAGCCTGTAGTTCTTCTTCCCTGATGTTTATTCTGCTGGCCTCGTTATAGAGATGCTCGAGCTCTTGTTCCATCATAGCTAAATCTCTTTTATAAAAAGAAACCTGAACGTTTAATCTTCCTATTTTCACGACATTCTCAGTAAGTTCGTCCTTCAATGTTTGAACCTCTAATAATAGCTCATCGCTTAATTTAATTTCTTGACTCATTTTAATTTTTTAATTTATACTAGCAATAGTGATTATTGTTTCGTTTATATCCCGTTTTTTCTAGTAGGAAAAACCCCGCCTATTATAGGTGCAATAAATTGTGAAACCCCTTTATTCGAATTTCCACCGTCGAGTATATCACTAAAATCCTTTCCAACTGGATTTGGATTAGAATAAAAATTACCAGAAGCCTTGGCTTCCATTATTTCTATTGTATCATTTTTTCTGACATAAGCATTACCTGTACCAACGAAATAAAGCTGATCCCTAGTTTTACTATCGCTTCCGTCAATTATTCTGTTCTCTATTGATAATATTCTATCGTCTATTGCCATCTTTTTTATTATTTTATAATATTTCCCTTCTATTTTTGGGATCTGTATTTTTTGATATCACCTGTTTAGCTCTAAGACCTGCTTGCATAAGGTTTCCTCTAAATCTTTCAGTCGATAAATCCTTATCTGGAAAATAAGTTTCTAAAGCTACAGAGAAGTTAAATGTTATATATTCCTCATTTGCGTACGTAAATTCGTATTGTTTAGTTAATTCATATGATTCAGGAAATCCTACAGTTACCGGTATTCTCATTCCCTCAAATTCAAAACTATAACTGTACGTTTTATAAAAAGTTCTAATAACATTCTGATATATTTTAAATGCATCAAGCAAGGTATCTATTTTCATAGCTATACCAAATGTTAAATTAAGAGGTATAGAATTGGTATGCGAGGAAAGTGTTTTCATCTCTCCTTTAATGTCCTCAACAGCATAGGACATTCTAACATATTTATTGGTTAATGCTTGAGCATCTATATCCGATGACTGATATGAAACTATTCCTATCGGTAATATATCATAGTTTCCCTCAGCATGGGGAAGATTATCTATACAATTTTCATATTCAATAAAAGAATCCATTAGAAATGCTTCGTCGCCTGTTAGTGAGAAGAAAAAAGGTACATAAACCTCAATCTTTTCTTGCTGGTCATTAACCTGAAAGTATGTTACCTTCTCGTTTAGTGATCTAAGTAAACCTATTATAAGATTTCTTAGATACACATCATCCATATTAAATTTTTCTAAAAATCCAGACATAATTATTAAGGTGTCACTGTGACGAAATTTATTTTTATTTTACTGGTTGATCCAGAAGCATTAGATGCAGTTAATGTAACAGTATAGTTACCAGCATAATTATAATAAACAACTGGATTCTGAGCTGTACTTCCTGTTGGAGAAGCAGAAGGACCAAAAACCCAATTCCAACCAGTAGGAGCAAATTGCCACGGAGAATTTGGAGAGGTATCTTTAAACGAAACAGCCGAACCAGTAGCGGTTATTAGATTATAGGTAGCCCCTGTTCCTGACGTAAAGTTTGTATAGGGTGGAGCTGGTATAGGTCCCTTTCTAGTAGTAACACCATCAGGGGTACTATCAAAATCAGGATAACCCAGTGGTATATTATCAAGTCTACCTGGGGTTTTTTGTCTTATTATTGGTATTTCTGCATATCTCACCTGAAGTGGATAACCAGAATCATCACAATATTTAGGATGTTCAAAATATCCATTAAGATAATCAGATTCACTTATTGCAGTTATATTAGTGTAATGCAATCTAAGCATTTCAGAACAATCTTTAACAGTTGATTGACTTAATGTTTTTATGACAGCAAAGGATTTAATAGTATTACCTACAGTAGTTCTTTCTATATTTGGATTATCATATATTATAAAAAAATAATTACTAGTCGAAACTTTAGAAATTATAGGAATATTTCTTGGAGAAACCGTAGTTGTTACATATTCTCTAGGTATATTATTTCTTGGTGCAAGTAAACCGACACCAAATATTCCCATTTTTTTACTAGGTTCTGGTAATACCTCCATATCCTCTATAGAAACGGAATTTAATCCATCAACCTTATTCTTTGTACTCTTTATAAGTACATCTTCCTGGGTTCTTGATGGCGGAATCTCAAAACTAGTAACAGGAACACTGATTAATTCAGGAATTTGATCCTTGTTGCTTTTTATTAAAGCATTTTCCTGTTTAGGACTTAGTTCCTTTTTATCTGGATTTACCCTTATTGATTGTCTAGGTCTCAATTTAGTTTTTTTATTCTATATATTCGATAGATCAACTTATTAAAATTGATCTATCGTCATAGATGAAAAACTATTTGTTTTTTTAATGTCTATTTTCCAATCGAATATTTCATGCGGCATAGGAGCATGATTTATAACAAATATATTAAGACCCATTTCCTTTGAATTCTTCTGAAGAACTCTTAGTATGGATGTAACACCATCAGGGTCAACAGAACTAAATAATTCATCCAGAAAGAGAAGATTTATAGAGCTAAATTTTAATTTCATCAATTTCATTATAGCAATCAGTACGACAAAATCAACTTTTTTCATTTCACCAGTGCTTAGTGTTTGTACTGGTATTTCTATACCCATCTGATATATTGATGCTTTAAACTCATCGTCAAATATAACCTGATATTCCAAATGTAGGGATTCAAGTAAATCCATTATTTCGGAATTTAAGGATGGAAGTATCGTTTTTATTGCCATCTGCTTAACACCCTTTTCGCTAAGTATATCATCAAGAGTTTTTACCCATGCATTCTTTTCAGCAGATTTGAAAACGTCATTCTTTATTTTATCCCTATCAATCTCAAGATTCTTTATTATATTTTCCAATGATTTTAATTGCCCATCATTTTTTTTATTATTGAGCAATTCTATATCACGAATAATATCCCTTATTCTCTGAGATATCTTGGTATTTTTTTCCTGCAGATCAGATTTTATAACTTTCATCTCAGATTCTTTATTTTTAAGATTAGTTATAACAACCTCTGACTCATCTAATTTAGAAACAGATTCACTTAATTCATTCTCCATGGATTCTTTCTTATGTAAATGAAATCCACCACTTAAAGAGCCTTCACATGTTGGACATAAATCGGATTCGTATAGTTTTAATCTACGATTAAGTGAATCAATATTACCTCTTATCTCCAAAAGTTCTTTAGTTGATTTATACAAAAGGTCCGCTAATTTTGTTTCCTCTTCCTTAAAATTATTTATCTTGGTCGTGTGTAATTCCTGTAGTTTTTTAAATGATTCAAGCGATTTATTTAGTTCGCTCATCTCATTTTTTATATCCTCTTCCATCTGATTTAATAATGTCTCCATCTCCTCGGACGATCTTGAAATAGCAGATTCTGTTGTTGATAAGCTTCCAGAAAGTGTATCTAGAGATTCCTTTATCTTTTTGATCTCTCCCTTTAATAATTCCCTCATCTGATTCAATATATTAAACCCAAATATTTTATCGATGATTGCTCTTTTATCCTGAGGTGACATTTTTATAAAAGATTTGAAATCATTTATTGATAATGATATAGTGTTATTAAATACGTAATATGGTATTCCTATAAGATCATCAACAAGATAAGATTGTACGTTACTATTTCCTGCCTGATCGTAAGGAATCCCATTTATAGATAATGAGAAAACAGATGGCTCGAGACCTCTCTCGACCGTAATTATCTTTCCGTTATTCTCGAATTCTATTTTAACCCATGCATGACCATTTATTCTATTAGGAATATCACCTAATTTCTTACCTTCAACCTTCCCATATAAAGCAAATGCAATAACTTGGGATATTGTAGTCTTTCCTGCACCATTCTCCCCAACTATCTGAAAAAGACAAGCTTCGTTTGGGAATTCCAAAGTCTGTAATCTATTCCCATATGATGAGAAATTTCTCCATTCAATTTTTAATATTTTCATTATAACTTTTTCTCTTGTTCCTGATTTATTACTATATTATGGAGCTTAAATAAGCTTGAAATTATTTTTTCTTTAGTTTCGTCAACAACATCCATAGATTCTACGTACGATCTTATAAAATCCAGAACATTGAATTGTCCATTACCCTCAGATTCGATCATCTGGTCGGTTAGTGTCGTACTTTTTCCAGGATCGTATGGATGGAATTTAAGAAATCTCTGAGTAGTTATCATATCAGTAAGCATACTAAGAGGAGCCTTTAAAGCCATTGTTGGGTCGATCATAATATCAACAAAATTATTCCTGAATTTAGGCTCAAGTTCATCTGGCGTTGATTCTAGTATATCAGCAAAATAGAATTTCTTAAATCTAGGGGAAAATGTATTGGGATAAATCGTTTCTTCCATATCAGAAAGATCCAAAAGAGTTATCGATTTCTGATTATCCATATCCGATCTAGTCAACTCGTAAGGAGATCCTAGCATAGTTATGTTATCATGTTTCTGAGCATAATGTATATGGCCAGAATAAACTTTAGTAAACTTCTTAAATTTACTAATATCCGCACCAGATTCGACATTAACAAACCTATTGAATTTCAATCCTCTTATATCGGCATGACAACATAAGACATCGTGAGGTTCTATGAGATCAAGCGTTTCCGCCTCTGTGTTATGATCCTTCCTCCATGGCATTAGGAAAAAATCTTTATCCATCAATTTAAGAGTAACAGGATCCTCAAATATATTTATTCCAGGTATCCATTTTATTGACTTGAGTGAATTGACATCGTTTGTGTTCTTACCAAATATGTCATGATTTCCTATTATTACATATACACCATCAACAAAGATTGAAGATAGTTCTTCAGCAATAGATATACCAAGATTAAGTACCTTTAGGTTTATACTTTGTCGAGAATCAAAAAAATCGCCAAGATGAATAAGTACATCACCTGGCTTATAATTTTTTCTTACTAAAGGAAAAAACCAATCAAAGAAATACTCCCTTGTTTGGTCTATCCATTCATTTGAATTGTTTCTTACACCTAAATGAGTATCCGTTATAAACCAAACTCTCCGTGCTTTATCGTTTACTAATTTTAAGGGCTCATTCATACTAAAACAATTTTCTAATTTTTCTTTTTGACAAAATGCTATATTTTATTTCTAGCTCATTTATGATCATCTCCTTGTATTTTATGGGAGTTATCTCATATGCTTTGGCGTATGGTATTTGTACATAATCACATATAGAAACAAATTTTTCAGAAAATGAATATTCAGTATCCTCTAATTTTTCAAGTATCTCCTGAAATAGATGCGGAACCAAATCCTTCGGTATCTTTTTTTTGTAACTCAAAGGAAACCATCTAGAAGTTTGGAATGCCTCATATACGAGCTCTTCCAGTTTCTTACGATGAAGATATTCCTCTTCGTCGTACGTTTCACTTAATATGTTATGGCTTTGATCTATATCAAAACTATCATTATAATCGTTATCCTTAGTGGGATTATTATGTGCTCCAAATATCTTATCACCAAGCTGTTTTTTTGCAACTTCCGGAGTTCCATTTTCGTTTTCCGGAGTTTCTTGGGTTTCTTCCATTTTTTAATGGTTATTTTTACTCTACGTGCATAGGTACATTAACGTCCTCAGTAATTCTCATATACTTGTAATCAACGCTAAATACCTTGTAGGCATTTTTATAGCCATCATCTCTATTTGCTAATATTTTTAATTTATATTCCTTATTAGCATACATTATTGGATCTTGAATTATACCGAACATTCCGTCAACGGTAGCAACAAGACCTGATGATTCAGCTGCTGAGTTTATACTTAAATCAGAAGCATCAAAGTCACCTTGTTTGGTTTGTGTAGCAGTAATAATAGACCAATTGTTTTGCATGGCCATACCCCTTAAATCCTCAGCAATTTGTTTTATCTTCATGTAGGTATTCTCAGAATTTGCATTCCTCCAATTCTTCATAATATTAATATAATCAACCACAATAACCTTAAATTTAATACCTTTAATTTCCTCCATCTTTTTGAGATATCTCTCAATGTCATTAACAGATGCTTGTGAAGTTGGAAACTCCTTAATTGCTAAATGACCAGGGACCTTCAGATTGTCATACATCATAGATCCCAATTTTTTCTTCATTGCTTGTTCATCATCAGCAATTTTATTATATTCAGAGACAGGGACACCTAATATATTTGCACCCATTCTCTTAACGTATTTTCTGTCACTCATTTCAAGAGATAATACTGCAACATTATGTCCAGTTTTAACTGCCTGTGCTGCTATATTACCAAGCCATAACGATTTACCAACTTTTGGCATTCCCATAAAAACATATAATGCCTTGGCAGAAAATCCTCCACCCAGGACAGTATCAATAAAAGGAAATCCACTAGAGAATGTATTCTGTGTTAATTGCTTATGGTTCTCAGGATTAAAGAAATCTAACCCTTCATCGAAGCTGAAATTTATACTGTTTCTTTCAACTATAATATTCTTAAAAGTGTCAATAACAGTCTTAATATTCTCTGATGAAACTGGGGTTGATTGTATATACTTAAGACCATCAACCGCAGATTTAGTTAGATTCTTATATTCAACAAAGAATTCAGTTGTTTCTTTTAACCATGCATCCTCGTATTTTGAAAGGTCTATACCATATATGGATCTTATCTCAGAGTGATCCACTAGATTACCACCCTTCATTTTAAAGGATTCTATCATTTGCTCAGCTGATGGCATTTCGTGATATTTCTCCCAAAATTCCTTAACACCAGAAAATATTAAACCTAACGATTCATTCTTAAAGAAATCAGATTTGCAGGTATCAAGATAAGGTGAATTTTGGAGTATATACCTAAGTATTACGTTCTCTGAGTGTGTTAAATCCATTTTTTTTAATTTTTATAATAAGGGTTATTATTAATCCTATACCATATCTTACTTGCGGTGCTTTTTTTTGTTTCTATAAAATCTCCATCATCGATCATTTTTTTAATAATCGCTCCATGAGATTCGCTTTCCCACCTTGGGCCAAATATTGAATTGAATGTTTGCGGTGAGAATTCACCATTGGGTCTTTTATCCTTAAGAAGATATAGACTAATTTCATAGACTATATCTTCCTTAGTTGGGTAATTAGGAAGAGTCTTCCAAACGCCCATGATATATTTGAATTTTATGTTATTCTTCTCCATTCTCTTCACCAGCTTCTTCGTCAAGTTCATCACTTAGTGAACCTAGTAATTCTGAGTGATCCGCAAGATCTGGAAATTTAAACTTGTTCTGTATGACATTATTATCAAGCATTTCCAAAACCTCCTGAGTGAAAACTTTATCAGTAAACAATTCAGTAGAAGCTACCGTTTTACCTAGATGTTTAACTCCCCATCTTGTTGACGAAGCACTAGGTTTAAAAACTTGTTCTTTTTTTCCATCTGCATTTTTTACTTCCTCGAATTTACCTCTTTCTATTCCACAAGCTTCCCAAGAAACATAATCCTGTAAACCAACATAAGGATTCATACCATTAGAAAAGGAGATGTGAAATTTTATAGGTTCTGGGATAGTAAATCTACTTTTCTTAAGTGTTGATGTACAAACGATACCGGTTTTTGTACCAGCACCATCCTTTAATTGAGCCTTAGATAAGAAAGCAACAACCGACATAGCAAATATTGGTCCATCACCACCAGAACTTTCCTTCGTCGGAATATAAGCTCCACCTCCAGCATAAACGTGATTGGTACAGATCAATGGTACTTTAGCAGCAGTAAGATCAAGTGTTATGACACGAAATAATTTTCTAAGCTCTTTGGCTTTAGCACCCATATCGGAAGCATTGTGTCCTTTCATCGCATCAGAAAGTTCCTTATCTGTACTTAACATACCTAAAGAGTCAAGAACTATAAGAATTTTTGGTGCTTCTCCATTCGCTTTTGCCTTCTTGACCATATCAAGAACATTAGAAACAAATGTTTGGAATTGAGAAACCGTCTGTATAGGCTGATATCTAATTTTATTCATATCAATACCAAATTTAACAGCCCCAGATTTATCTATCGCTCCTTCGGTATCACAATAGATAACGTCATAACCAATTTTTTGGGCCTCTCTAACAACATTTAGACAGAAGAATGATTTCCCTGTACCAGGATCACCCATAACTCCGAAGGACCTTGAATTAGGTACACCTCCAAATAACGAGCCGGAAATTTGTGCATTTAGTAGATAGTTACCTGTAGGTATCCATTCATCAACCTCACTAAAAGTATTTGTTGCTAGAATAGAACCAGTTTCAAATCCTGATATTTTGGATAATGCTTTGTCCATGTTCATAAAAGAGAAACCGGACGATGTTTTTGTTGTTTGCGTTTTAGCCATATTAAATTAATATTTTTGTCTATTATAATATGGTAAATCCCATGGTTTGTTTCTTTTTTAAATGAATTATTAAGATTTGGGTATCTTATTCTATTTAAAAATTGGGGGGTAGTAATAAGTTTATATATAATTAAAGTTTGGGCTCTTAGTTGTACTAGATAGATAATAGATTCTTCGCCGGGGTAATTAAGATAATTATCTTATCCGACATTTTGGATTTTGTTTCCGATTTTTTAGCCTTTAACGAAACTTTAACGATTTATTATATTTTTGGTGCTTTTATTAGCTCCTTTATCTTTTTTTGATTTTTTATTATTGAATCCGCATCTTTCTGTAGCTCCTTAAAACTTTTTTTATCCTTGATGTTATATTTTTTCTTCGTTGAAGAGCTTACTACAGTTGCAGCTTCTTCCGCGCACGGGTCGTCTTTCTCTGACCATATATCCTCATCAGATGTTTCTATCTGCAATTTTCTTAGATTCTCTCTAAATTTTCTAACTGCTTCTGGTACTTGTTTTGACGGTTCAGCTTCTCTATCTATTAATATCATAGATTCAGCTTCACTTCCTGGTTTATATTTTACAGCTTCTGATCCCTTTTTTCCATTAATAACACCTTCTATAGCATCGAGTCCTCTTTTCACTACCTTATCCATATCCTTCTGTGCTATCTCAAAATCTCTCATCTCTGCATTTTTAATTTCGACGAGTACTTCTATTGCTTTAGCTACTAGATCATTACCAGTTGATAAATATTCATTAGATTCGAATCCCTCGTTGTTCTTTCCTAAAAATTCTCTAACCCAAGTATCGAGTGCTCCTCCGCCGCCTCTTTGTATTATCTTATCTAGTTTATCTGATATTTCATCTAGCTGTTTTTTTCTTCCCTCCTCTAATCCTCCATTTTTTTCATATTTGAATTTATTTGTCATCTCCTGCTCACCTGCTTCAGAAATTATAGACTGTACTGTTTTTATAGATTGCTGTAGAAATGTTATCATTTCTGCACCAGATTCCTTAGCTCTTTTATATAGATCAGTACCTTGCAAACTTCTGAGAACGCTATCTATTGTATTTGCAGCATCAAAAATTGCAGTTTGTAATATCTCGGCTCTGTATAATTGATCTTGTACCTGTGTATTATATGCTGGCTTTTCTCCTTTATCTAATACCGTACCCGACATTGCTCCTTGTCCAACTCCGCTAGCCCACTGTCTTGCTTGATTTAACCAAGATCCGAAGCTCTCATTTATTATTTTATTTCTAGTATCCGACATTTAATTTTTACCTAGTATATTTTTAGCTTCCTTAGTTATTATTTCAAGATATCTTTTACCTGATTTGCTATTTTCTTTCTCTTCAGATTCAGATTCCATATTTTGTAGACAAACAATAGCACCTTTTTTATAAACCTTTACTGCTTGCATATAATAATCCAAAGCTTTTCCTATCTTCATGAAATATAGTGAATTTGATTTAGTTAGTTTGGAATTTGCTTCGAGTCTTATTTCTTTAGCCTGCTCCTCGTACTGAGTATCACTTATTTTTTTGGTGTTTCTCTGTTGATCCAAATCCGTTATACTTTTTCTGAACGCATCTAGAACCAATCCCTCCTGATCAAATGCATTTATTGACGATAGTTCACCTTTGCTTGCATTTTGCCAATCCCCACCTAGATAATCACTTATTTTTTCAATTTCGTCCCATAGTTTTCTATGTGATTCGTATGTAGGTTTAACGTTTCCTGATATTGCAGTTATTCTATTAATACTAGTGTTTCCCTTATCTGGATTTATAGGTGCTAAGTTAGTAGACATACTCTTGAGAACTGATGCTGCTTGAGTTAGAAATATAGTATACAATCCGGCCGAGTCATCACCTGTGTCCTGTTTAGGTATATTCATATTATCCCTATAAGTATCACCAGTTTTTGATGGCGTGTTTTGCTCTACTGGATCTCCTTTTTTCTCGTAGATTCTAAAATCGTGAAATTTCTTTATTTCCATTATTTACTCTTTCCGCTAACTATATCCTGTATTTTAGCTTGTATTTTTGGATCTGTCCAGTTTTTAACCATTGTTTGGAATTCTGGTGTTAATTTTTTACCATCATCGGTTGATTTTACTAGATCATCGCCGGTATTACCACCTATCAATTTAGCGACTCTTCTTATAGCTTCCTCTGTATTTTTTCCATATCCTCCATCAGCTTTTATCTGTTGGCTATCCGGTAATATTGCATTAAGCTTTTCCTGGAAATCTTTTATCGCTTGATAATTAGAACCGCTTTTTTTAAGATTTTCCTTTTCTATATTACCTGATTTTATCTCTTTAAGATCTGAGGATGTATCTTCTTTCTTATCGCCCTCTTTCTTCTTAGCTTCGGCAGCAGCCTGCTTATTAACAAGCTCTGATGCTTTAGTTTTTATTTCCTTAGATTTATCTTCAACTGAGGTAAGACTGTCTGTTACTTCTTTATCTATTTTTATCTGAGATGTGAATTTAGTTGTAGCGTCGTTCATTGAGCTTTGTATTTTTTCAACCTCTGCCGGTATTTCAGCTAATCTCTCTTTTCTCTCTCTCCTCTTCATTTTGTCCCATGTATCATCCTTGCTTAATTCATCAGATAATTTACTCATTGCATCAAATGCTGTTTTAGCAGCTTGTTTATATGTGCTATCTAGAGTTGTCTCCTCAACAGTTTTAAATTGGGCCATTTTCGGTGTTACTATCGTTGTTAGCAATTCGGATCTTCTTTCAGGGAATAGATTTTTATCAAATAATCCTTCATTTAATTGTAATTCTTCTCTCCAAGCCTGGAATGATTCCTCCACTGGGGTTTTAGCTTTTTTAAGCTCAGCTGCAAGCTCTGTAACATATTTATTGATAGAATCATCTATTCTTTTATTGATACCATCCAAAGATTTTTTCCCTTCCTCTGAAGTAACAAGAGTTGTGTACGATTTCTTTAATAAATCAGAAAATGCTGTAACGTCTCCACCGATTTGTGATTTATAATCGCCATTAAGTTTTTGAGATACTTTTTTAATTATATCCGCCATGGTATCACCTTTTTTAAGTGGATCTGTTTGTTGTGATATACTTTGAAGATCCGCAACTACATCGCTATATCCACCATCTATACCTGAAATTATAACGAAATAGATATCAATAAATGCGTTATATAACTGATCACCAACTGATGTAGCTGCTGTTGGTGCATTATTGCTTTTGGCTGCATCTTTTTTATCAGCTGGTTCTACTGGTGCTGGTGTTGCTCCCGCAGCTGGTGCTGGTGTTGCTGGTGTTGCTGGTGTTGCTCCCGCAGCTGGTGTATCAGCTTCGAATATTTTTCCGTATGAATTAAAATCTAATACTCTTTTCATAATATAGTTTGTATTTTTTAATAGTATATATCAAAAAAAAAACACATAACTAAAGTTATGTGTTTTTGCTTATTATAGATTCCAATATCCCATTATTAGTAAATATTTCTATTCGCTAAATTTCACATGCCTATTTTTAATTATTTTTATAATACTCGATCCAATGTGATATCATCTCGTCTAGCATCGTTTCGAATGTATAACTAGGGAGCCATCCTATTTCTTTTCTTAATTTAGTTGAATCACCTTTTAGATCCTCTAATTCTTCGGGTCTAAGGTATTTTTCGCTAGTCTCTACATAATCTTCCCATCTAAGCTCCAATTTATCAAAAACATATTCAACCAATTCTTTAACAGTGTGTGATTCACCAGTGGAGCAAACAAAGTCTCCTGGTACATCCTGCTGTAACATCATCCACATAGCTTTAACGTAATCTTTTGCGTGACCCCAATCTCTAGACGCATTTAGATTGCCTAGAACGAGCTTTTTTTCAAGACCCAACTTAATCTCTACCGCTGTCTTTACAACCTTGTTAGTGACAAAATTAACACCTCTACGGGGTGATTCATGATTGAATAAGATACCATTGCTTATGAACATATCATAGGAATTCCTATAATTTCTACAGATATTATAGGAAAATACTTTAGCACAGCCATATGGTGAAACTGGATTCATCTGTGTTGATTCCCTTTGATATCCATCCTGGTCTATCGTATTCCCAAACATTTCTGATGATGATGCCTGATATATTCTTATATTTTTATTATGTAATCTTATTGCTTCGAGTAGATTAAGCGTACCTATTCCTGTTGCTTGTGCAGTATATACCGGCTGATCGAATGATATTCTTACATGCGATTGTGCAGCTAGATTATAAACCTCAGATGGATCTGATATTTTTAATGCATGAAGAAGTGAGGGTACATCTAGTAAATCTGCATAGATGAGATTATCCTTTATTTTATCATATATGGTATCAAGTCTGGATGTTTGATTTTCTGATACCGAGTTTCTTTTTATTGTACCAAATACTTCGTAACCCTTATCAATTAAAAATTCTGCAAGATAGCTACCATCCTGCCCATTTATACCTGTTATTAATGCTCTTGTTTTTTCCATGTATATTATAGTCTAACTTTTGGATAGTTTTCATTGAACCACGATATGGATTTCTCAAGACCCTCTCTTATTGGGGTAAATTCGAAATTTGGAAATATTTCTTTGATGACTGAATTATCACTAGGCTTCCTGTATTGTCCATCAGGTTTTGATTTATCGAATATAATTTCTCCGTCATATTCCATTATATCTGCAATCATTTCAACAACGGATCCTATGGATATTTCCTCGGAGGTTGATAGTATAACTGGATCGGATCCATCGTAATTATCATAGAGCAATCTTGTTAATTTTGCAACATCCTCGGAGAATATAAATTCTCTTAGAGGTCTACCTGAACCCCAAACTTTAAATTCTGTTTTATTCTTTTTTGCAAGATACATCTTATGTATAAGCATCGGTATAACATGGCCAGACTCGAGATTGTAATTATCGGAAGGTCCATAGATATTGCATGGGATCACACTAAAATAATTAACACCATATTGCTCTCTATATGATTTTATCTGTATATCAGCCATTCTTTTTGCATATGCATAAGCATAGTTTGACGGATGTGGTGGACCCAGATGTATTTTATCTGGTGATAGTGGATATTCAACATTATCTGGAAAAACACACGTTGAAAGGAATGCAATAAATTTTTTTATTCCAAAATTTCGGGCAGAATCTATTATTGCTGTGTTCATTGATATATTCTCATAGAAGAACTGTCCTTGGCCGTTCATATTACCTTGTATACCTCCTACCTTTGCTGCGCAATGAATTATACCCTCCGGTAAATCACCAATTTTTTCAGACCAGTAGAAATGCTCATCTATGTATTTTTGATTGAGTAGGTTTAGATCGCTTGAACCGATTCTTTCATATTCTGTTCCTTTAAATTGTGAACCAACCAGGCCATATGCTCCTGTTACTAATATTTTTCCCATTTACATTTTTTTATATTTTCTTATATAATCCTGATTTGTATAATATTCAAGAGTTTCGTGCATATTTAATGTTTCCAGATAATTATAGATGTCCCAATTTTCTCTAAAGAAATTATTAGCAGGACTGCTATCATTTCCCCTATGATGTTCTAGATGATATACCATAAAATGATCAACCCACCTTACATTTAATCCAAGTTTAATGAATCTTTTCCCTCTCTCTTTGTCTTCCGGTCCATATGATATGAAGTTTTCATTTTCACCTCCATATGCTCTATATGAATTTGTATTAAAGAATATGCAATGTCCGTATTCCGTATAAAAATCTGAAAATAATGAGGGGTCTGAATCTATATAGTCCAGATTTAGATCGTTGTTGAATAGATTTTCGTGTATGTTTGGTGTTTGTAAAACTGTTCTTTGTGTCATTCCACCGAAAGAATAAGGATACAGTACATCTACGTTTTCTTCTAGTATCATTCTGACCGATTCTGTATACACTTCTGGTTTCATCAGAACGTCTATATCATAATTAGCAACTACCGGGGTTTCCACTGAATCTAACATTATATTTAGATATTTTGTTCTATGAAATGCTTCCTCTGGTTTCTCTACCCAGTGCTTTATTTCTATATTCTTAAGGGTATCTAGAAAATCTAATCTGGATTCATTATCTGATACCTCATAGATAAAAACATTCGTATTGAAATTCTTGTTTATATAATTTAGAACAGTTTTTGCATTATTATATCTGTCCTTATGTTCTATTAATATTGGTATAATAATAGTACAGTTTTTTAAATCTCTAACCATTTCTCAATTCTCTTTTTTTGTCCTCGCCTCCCTTATCAAGAAAGACTATAGTTGGGGTATTACCATATTCATATTCGCTTGGACAGGAAAATCCTATACCTAATATTCTATCCGGTTTATTATCCATGAAATATTTATTTAGATGTGATTCATCATGCCATATAGCTATTATACCATCCTCCAGATCTAGATCTATATTTTTACTAATTTTTTCGGACATTTCTATAAATGATTTCGAATCAGCACCAAAAAATCCACCGCAATAGTAATGCTCATTTTTACCAGTTTCTATAAATGCTCTGGATTTAGGATTTCTTTCAGGTGTTCCCTGTGGGTTCCAGGATATTAGTGTAAATCCAGGATGTAGGGTACCTATGGTTCCATTATCTCCACTTATCATATCGGATAATGGTAGTTGTTTTCTGAATATGCTATCAACATCTATATAAAACGAAAAGTCGGATTTTTCTATCGTTTCCCTACCTAAAAGAAAATAGTGGAATCTTTTCAATGTCGGCATTGGCCAAGGCTCTCTAGATATTTCAACTTTTTCTATATCTTGTGAATCCGTGATATCTTGTGAATCCGTGTATATTATAAAACTTAATTCGCAATCATTAACAAACATATCTCTTGCTGATTTGATAATATCATCTAGAAATAGCGTATATTTATTTGTTGCTATAAGATTTAGAGTAACTTTTTTCATTTACTTTTTATCTTTATAGTAATAATCGGGTAAATTATTTCCACTATATTTTGTATTTCTCTATAAAATCACTACAAACACCGGAACATCCATCTATTGGATCCTGATTAATTTCTGGCATTACAGCTATGCTATTCCTTATCGGTTGTTTCCCAGGATATGCCCAAATATGGTTATGACTTGTTAATGTTAACGTATCTTCTTCGTGCCAAAAATAATTTACATCATAACCACATTCTTTAAAAAACACTACGGCTTCAACGTTCTTACAGTGGACCCAAAGTTTAGATAACCTATCACGAATAAATCTAAAATCGATATCATAATCTGGTTTATCATGACCCAGCCACAACATATTGTCTTTAAACCAAACATCAATTTCAACATCATATCCTTTTTTTATAGCTAAATCGATGTACGTTGGCTCATTCTCCCATGACTCAAATTTACCATTAATATTACCCCTATGTGCGATTAATATCATATCTTGTTTATTAAATTTAATTTATAATATTCCTCTATTTCTTTTTGATAGATTCTATGTGGAGTGTTTATTGTGTTATATGCCATATGTAGGCAGAATCCATTCCTTATGAAAACCATATTCAGATTATTTTTTTCCATGTATAGATTAAGAGGAACCTCGTCGTAGGGATCTCTAAAAAGGGATTTATCGTTGATTATTTTTTTCCACGTATCTGTTTTTATAAAATAAAAACTGTTACAGAAATATGGGAATTTTAATTTTTCTAGTCTATAATTATTTGGCCCCATTAATTTTAATGGTTCCCCGCAGATATATTCAGCTAATTTATTATGTGCTTCTATTGATACCCTAACTGGATGTATTCCCTTATAATAATGATCTATTTTATAGATATCTTCATAGAATTCATAATTCCATTTTTTTCTAATTTTATTCAGGGATTCGTAATTTGCACCCCACATATTATCTATTTTTGTTTTTATAAATATCTGGTGCATTTCATTTTTTTGTTCATCTGTACAAAAGTCCTCTATGAATAGATCAACAGAAGGAATACCGTTTGATATAAGTGGAGATACGAACAGATTGGAGTTATCGTCTAGAATTTCGAGATTATCTATTATATAATCCCATACATGTGACGATATTAGTATATCATCATCCATGGAACAAGAATATTTATATTCGGAATTTGCAAGATGTTCTATCTTGCTCATATAATTGGTTCCTATCTCATCTCTCTTGTCTATGCATATCGAATTTGAACTTATACCTAATCTTACAAATTCGGAAGATTCTGTTTCCCATATGCTACTTTCTTGAATATTAGAAAAACATATAACAACATATATTTTTTTATTATTTCTTATTTTTCTAATCTCATTCAGTGATTTTCTTGTAAATTCTATTCTATCTGTATTATGAGCTAGTATATTTATTTGTAACATTTTTTCCATATTATTCATATAAGGATTTTATAAAATCCATCTCGTATAAATCTAACGAGTTTTCCGGCTTCTCTATGTTACTTCCACCGTCTACCTCATTTAGATACCATCTCCAGTTATATGTCATATGGATTGCATAACCGCCTCTGATTATTATATGATTAAGATTGTTGATCCATGAGAATCTATTGATTGGTACCTCGTCACACCCATCAATTATAAGATTCTCGTGATTTATTATTTTATCATATTTGTCAGTTCTTATAACAAAACACATATCACAAAGATATGTTGAATATTCTGCTCTAATTGGTTTGCAATCTTTAGAGGCAAAGAATTTTTCCCTGTTATTTATAATTCCATCATTTATGAGCTTATTACCAAATCCATGTCTTACTGGGTGCATTCCCTTATAAAATTTACAGTAGTTATTTATTGTTCTCCCATTACCTATATCGGTAAGCCCATCCATGTAAGAATTAATGGACCTATAATAATTTATATAATCCCATGGTTCTTGACTATTTACTGTGTGCTGATTTAATGGAGTATAATCCATTATTCCATCCTGTACCTGAAATACACATCTACTGAATTCCCTCCTTATTTCGTTAGCATATTCAGGATCAAAAAAATCATCTATAAAATATTCAACCGATGGTATTCCTGTTGAGATCGTAGGTGATAATGTTAGTGTTGAGTCGTCATTCAGAAGTTCGCATTCTTGAATTATATAATCCATTGTATATGCTGGAACTATTACATCATTATCAAATTTCATGATGTATTTATACCCATTAGTTTTTGCATAGTCTATAGCATATCTAACTTTTGGTAGATAATTACTTTGCGGACATTCAACTCCTGCCAAATCATAATCTAGCCCACTATTTCTGAGCTCGTTGTCATAGAATGAAAGATCGTTACTAGAATTAACTATTAATATTTTTACATCCTCTTTATTTTTCATCTTTTTAATTTCATCAATAAACTTTCCAAATACAAAGTATCTGTCATTGCTTGTTAGATAAAATATTAATAATTTATTCATTTTATAATGCTATTTATTGTTTATGATTTTCTAAGTAATAATCTAAATCCTCAGGAGTTCCCAATCCCCACATACCGCTTGTATTGAAGGTTCTTATTATTAATCCTCTTTCGATTGCTTGATTGAAAACTGGACAAACGTAAAATTCATTATTTATTCTGATATTCTTGTCTATCATCTCCTCTGCGCAGCTTACAAAATCTGAACCTCTCTTCCAATAGTAATAGCCAACCGTTGCTATATCCGATATTGGATTTTTTTCTGCTACCTCTGTAACTATTCCAGCTTCATCTATTTTTGCAAATGACCATTTAGGATGTGTAGCCGTAAATGTAACTATTCCTCCATCGGAGTTGGTTTCATTCATTTTATACATAAATTCATTGGAATCCCATTCAACGAATTGATCTGAATTTGCAAAAAATAATGGTGAATCATTATTTATGTAATTTTTTGCTAATAGACTCGTACATGCTGCACCCTCAGTTATTCCGTCAGTTTCAACTATTGTACATCCTGGTGTTATTAAATTAAGAAGCGTGTCAAGATTGTATTTTTCTCTATGGCTTTTCTGTACTATATAGATATAATTTGCATCTATATTTAAGTTCTCTACCACGAGTTGTATCATTGGCTTTTTATTAACCTCTATTAGTGGCTTGGGAAATGTATATCCCGCTTTTTCGAATCTGCTTCCTGCCCCTGCCATAGGTATTAATACATTTAGCCTCTCGTCCTTCCATTTTGGGGTACTCTTCATAATTTCTGTATTTAATTTATTTTTAATTCTGTTGTATGTTACATCAGCTGGAGAATTTACCCTAAGTACATCCGCTCTGCTTCTTGATGCTGCTAATAATCCATATGGTGAATCCTCTATTATTAGGGTTTCCTCTGGTAGAAATCCTAATTTTGACATAGCACTCCAATATATCTCTGGGTGTGGTTTGCTATTAGAAACATCCTCGTTTGATAAAATAAGATCAAAATATCCTATTATACCCAACTTTGATAATACTATTAATATTGTTTTTCTTATGCTGTTTGAACATACTGCAAGTTTATAGCCATCAGAAACCAATTTTTCCATGCAAGATTTTAAATCCTCGGATTCTCTAAGGTTTGATAATTCTAAAGCTGTATATTTTTGCTTATCCTCCCATATCTTTTTATAACTATCAATAGGAAGACCCTTTTTTTCGGTTAACATTTCTAGTTTTTGTATTGTCTTAAGTCCATCATATATTGAAAGATGCTCATTCCAATCTATCGAATATTCCTCACCGAGAGCTTTGTTTAAAGACTCGTAATGAATATTTTTTGCCTCGACTATTACTCCGTCGAGGTCAAATATTATTAGTTTTCTCATATTTGATTTCATCTATATTTTAAATATTCATAATTTTCAGATTTTGATTCTAGTGGTCTTGATTCATTCCCGCTATGTAGATCATTCGGCTTAAAAAAATCATGAGGAAAAAATTTATACTTGAGAGAAAGTATATTGCACTTAGGATTCATGACATATTTTAAACTATGGACGTTTTTTCCGTTTTGTATTAATTCATCCCTATTTTTTAACCACATTGGTGGAAATCCACCAATCACTCGCTTGCTCCATTCGATATCCTCACCTTCTCCCCAATAGAAATCCTCATTTAATGGATATTTGCACATTATTGATTTTTTAGCAACCCAAAAATAACCAGGTATATACATGCCACTCGAACCTTCGTAATCATATGGAAGAAGGACATTCCCGTAAACTCGATCGTCAGGTAATCCCATCCAGTCTAACATTCTTGATCCGTCTTGATTTTTTATGGAGTTCATGCATATATCCCAATCAGTTCCAAATTCTAGAAATTCTTGATACCAATTGGCATCGAGAATTAGGTAATCATGCATGTATACTATATTATCATACTTTGCTTCCGTAGTTATTATATTTTTTTTCTTCGTTATCCACATATTTCTTAATGATTCGTCAAAAGGAATAATTCTTATATTATTGCTTTCCATTAAAGAACAGTTTCCAATTATTATTATTTCATACGAATCGCTGGGTATACATTGGTTCTCTATACTTCTTATTATATCATTAAGATACGATTGTGTGTTTTCTGTTGTTATTATCCCAAATGTTATTTTCATTTTATCCATTTTGATATATGGTTTTTAATTAGGTCATCATATGCATTAATATTATGATAATCTGACATTTTGATAATATTGGATATCTCATATTCCGTTATCTCGTTAAATATTCGATCTTTTTGTTTTATGAGTCTAACTACGGATTTTTCATTTATCGAAAAATCTGTTATCTCTCTAACTCTTATCGACCATTCAACATCCTCACCCTGACCCCATCTTAGATTTTCATTTAGCTGGTTTTCTAGCATGAAATTTTTCTTTGCTACCCAATAAGCACCTGATATATACATCATTTTGCTTAGTGTTGTTATATTATAGGGTATTAGATAATTCCAATCCTTTACCTTTCCGCTAGCATCATCCATCCATAAACACCAATCCCTATACCTTGTCATATCAGGATTTACTATTCTGTTCATACAGACATTAAAATTGTTTCCAAATTTCTTAAATTCTGAATGCCATTCAGGTAAAAATTCTATATAATCGTGTAGATATACTATATTTTCATATTTTGATTCTCTTGTGATTATATTCTTCTTCTCTGATACTCTAGCCGGTCCTTGATCCTCGTAAAAAGGTATTACTCTGGTTTTTTCTCTCTTTATATGATTTCCACCTATTATGATGACTTCATAATCATCAGACATAGTTATTTCTATGGAATCTATTATCCTGTTTATTCTATCTTCCGAATTTCCGTCAGTTATTATACCGAAAGTGAAATCCATATTAAAAGTAAATTATTATATTATCTTCAAATGTTTTTGGATTTTCTTCTAGAATTTTTATATTTTTTTCTGAGAATTTATTAAATATTTCTTCCTTATTATACGAATCTATGTTACATAAGCCACTTATAAAATTGTATGTTAAATATCCATTTTTTGATCTTTTGATTATTCTTTCGTAATATAAATCTTGTAGATTTTTATCTAGTTCCGAATATGCATAGTTGCTTATTACTATATCGAAATCCTCATCCATACTTGGTACGTCTGATATCTTTACTATTCTTGAATCTACTCCATTTATACTTAGATATTTATTACTTAAATATGATGCTTCGTCAAGATCAATTATTGAATATTCGAGAGAGTTAAATATCTTACTTAGAATTAAGCACTGTCCTCCATATCCTGCTCCTATTTCTATTATTTTCTTACCCGATATGTCACCGAATTTATTTTTTATATCTGACAGAACTTTAATATATCTTAGAGTTGATGGTGATATCTCTCCAATTTCAGGATAGTTAAATTTTAACGTACCTCCGTGTTTATCATTTTCTTTGAATTCGTTGATATTATCAAGTAATTCTGGTGAATTGTTTTTAATATAATCTAAATATAGTCTACCTTGTTCTTCCGATACATGCTCAAGAATTCCATTATATACAGGATTTCTTTTGAATGTTTTAAAGAAATCTTCATCGTTTGCTGCTTGCACACAAACGCTTTTATATTGTTGAGTATCACTTATGCTATTCATATTATTATTTTAGATTATTTTTAATTAATATATCGTTTACGGTAAAGGGAAGTTGTTTTGCGTTAAAGTTACTTTTTGAATGGATCCTATGTAAAACTAGAAACTTTTGTATATTATGGAATGTTTTATTTTGTTTTGATAGTCTTATCCAGAAATCAAAATCCTCGATACCTTCAACCATTTCGTCCCATCCACCTATTTCAATTGCATCAGATGTTCTGAATAATGATGATGAATTTACTATCTGGTTGTGTCCTATCGAAAATCCTCTTCTTATATCAATATCATCCTGATCCAAGCTCAATGAATTTGTTTTGTTATTATGTGTATCTATATAGTATGCCAGTGTACCAATAACATCAAAATTTTTACATAATTGGATTTGCTCCGTTAATTTGTCGCTTTCCCATATATCATCGCCATCTATGAGTGAGATATATTCGGTGTCCACTATCTTTAGTAATTTATTAAGTGTTTTTGCCTTTCCCTTATCGTTGCCATAATCTATTAATGTGAATCTATCATCTGAACCAATTAGCGATTCTGCTATTTCTTTGCTAGAATCTACGGTCCCATTAAAAGCTATTATACATTTAAAATTTTTGAATTCTTGTTCTAGTATGCTTTTTATTGTATATTCAATGAATTCTTCATCGTTATATACTGGTAGAAGTATCGTTATCATGTTTATTATAAAATGATCCAATTATCACAATATACACCAGATGCATCCTTATTCATATATGGTCCGAACCAATTTGATGGTGCTATTGTTTTTTTACTTTTTGCCAACCATGATCCCCACCAACTAAAAGAGCTATTTGCTATTATGTGGCCATGACACAATGACATCAAATACATATCAATATAGGGATTACCAGATTCAACTATTATTGAATTATTTATATGTAGATTTTGTCTGCACCATTCAGGATCATCGGAGAATATATAAAAATTTGAATTAGGATCGAAGTGTTTCGATGCCTCTATGTAATATTCTATTGTCTGTGTTGGGTGATGACCAGGCGATGTTAGATAATCACCTCTTCTTACATGGACAGACACACCATTTTCGATGGCTATATAATTTTTTGAATTTTCTATTATGTCATCTCTGAATTTGAAAATTTCTCTTATCTCGGATTCTATAAAATTGAAATACTTTTCTGTTTGGAAATATCCTGATAATGATGTATGATCAGGCAAAATCTCTGTTTGTGGATTGAACCCGAAATCATTTTCGTAATATATGTGATTTATCTGTATTTCGTTGCTTGGCTTTATTAATTTTTTTGGTATATTAAAGCAATCTAGCAATTTACAACCATCGTATGAATTCGGATCTAAATCCTGATGGAATCTTTCCTCTGGAAAAACTGGATCAAATCCAAGTTTTCTAGCTATCCCTACAGTTGATGCAAATTGGAACATTTGATTACCAAATCTCCCCATGTGCCCAATATTATTAAAAGTTATCATAATCAATCATTTATAATTTTACTCATTTTACTGATTTTAGTTCCATTTTTAAGGAACAAAAGGTAACAAATAATCTAAAAATATAAAAGTGAAGTTATGAAAAAATTATCAGTTGTTGTACCATATAGAGATAGAGAAGAACACCTTAAACAGTTTGTTCCATATATGGAGAAATGGTTGACAGAGGAGGAAATACCATTCGAGATAATAATAGTAAATCAATCTGACGGTAAGGGGTTTAATAGAGCGAAATTATTAAATATTGGGTTTATCGAGACAGAGAATTGTGATTACCACGTTTTCCATGATGTCGATATGCTTCCTATAGATTCTGATTATGACTATACAGATGGTCCAACACATCTTGCATCACAGGCTGAACAATTTGGATATAAACTTCCGTATGATGGATATTTTGGAGGAGTTACAATCTTTGATAAATCTAGTTTTATTAAGATAAACGGTTATTCCAATGATTATTGGGGATGGGGAGCTGAGGACGATGATGTTTTATATAGATGCTCAATAATGGGGATCGCAATATATAGAAAACAATGTAGATATAGATCTTTGGAACATGAAAGAAAAATAGAGCACGATCCATATATGAAAAATATCGATAGACTAAATACTTTCATCAATAGTGCATCAATTGAATCTATAATGAATGACGGGCTATCAAATTTATCATATAATAAGATAGACGATAAAATGTTAACCGAACATACTAGATTTATAACTGTTGATATCTAAAAATTGCTCTTGAGATCACTAAGAACTCTATCTACCGTATTTTTTAAATGCTCCATATTTTTGCTTAGCATTTCTGGGTCATCGTTTTTCAATAAATAACTTATCGTTTCTAGTGATCCTAGAGAATATGCTATTCTGCTTTTAAGTATAGAATTTTCTATAAGTAACTCTTTTGTCCCTTTATTTTCATCCTCCTGAGATATACCCATATTATTTTATTTTTATAATATATAATCAATCTCAGAAAAAAAGTAAAAAGTAAAAAAAAACCTAGATAAATCTAGGTTTTTTGACTATTTCTTTTTCGATGATATTTTAACTTTTACTGGTGGCTGTATTCCTCCATCTTTTGTTTTATCGAAGGATAGGGTTATCGTATCTCCCTCTGATATTTTTGTTTGTACCATTAGATCAGCTAATGTATCTTCGATGTACTTCTGTATTATTCTCTTTAATGGTCTAGCACCAAATTTGGGATTAAATCCATCCTCGCATATCTTTTCTTTAAGATCTACAGAAACCTTTATTTTATATCCGAGTGATTCTATTCTCGGTAATGTTTTTGTTAATTCTACATCAAGTATATCAAGCATATTCTCTTTACCAAGCTCCTTGAAGTAGATGATGTCATCCAATCTGTTTATAAATTCAGGTGAGAATTTTTTTTCTAGTTCCTTCTTAAGAAGAGCCTCATTTTCAAATTCTTTATTTGCTGATTTTACAGATGTTACAAATCCACTACTTGTACCAAATTCTGATAATTTTCTTTGGCCGACGTTGGAGGTTAGAATAATTAGTGTATTTTTAAAATTTATTTTTCTACCTTGACCGTCTGTTAAATGTCCCTCATCTAATATCTGTAAAAGAGTATTGAATATTTCTGGGTGTGCCTTTTCAATCTCGTCGAATAATACGATAGAATATGGTTTTCTTCTAACTTTTTCTGTTAATTGTCCTCCGTCCTCATGACCAACATATCCTGGAGGTGCTCCAAACATTTTAGTCGCATCGAACTTTTCTCCATATTCACTCATGTCGATTCTTATTAAAGAATCACTACCGCCAAACATATGCTTAGCAAGTTCTTTTGCTAATTGAGTTTTACCAACCCCAGTAGGACCAAGAAAAAGGAATGTACCAATTGGTTTATTTGGATCTTTTATACCCATTCTATTTCTTAAAACTGCTCTTGATACTTTTTCTATCGCATCATCTTGACCAATAACCTTACCTTTAAGGTCCGCACTCATATTAGCAAGCTTAAAGTTCTCATCTTGGTTTACTTTTTTAAGTGGTACACCTGACATCATGGCTACTACCTCGGCAACCTTTTCTCCGTCAACTGGTTTTTTTTTGCCTTTAAGTTTTGCTTCCCAAAGTTTTATCTCAGATTCGAGTGATACCTCAGTGTGTCTTTGGAGGTCTCTATATTTTGCTGCACCTTCATAATCCTGTTTTTTAACTGCAAGATTCTTATCTATTGCTATTTGAGCTAGATTTTTCTCCAATCTCGTTATTGTCTCTGGTACTTTAACATCGCTTAGCTGAGTTCTACTGCCCGCTTCGTCCAATGCATCTAAAGCCTTGTCTGGGAAGTTACGATCCGTTATATAGCGTTCTGTGAGCTTTACACAATTGATTATTGCATCATCCGTGTATTTTACATTATGATGATCCTCATATTTGGATTTTACGCTGTTTAAGATTTCTATTGTAGTTTCCATATCTGGTGGATTTACAAGTACCTTCTGAAATCTTCTCTCGAGTGCACCATCTTTTTCGATATGCTGACGGTATTCATTAAGTGTTGTTGCACCGATACATTGTATCTCACCTCTAGCTAATGCAGGTTTAAACATGTTTGACGCATCAAGGGATCCTGAAGATCCTCCTGCTCCTATGATGGTGTGTAGCTCATCAATAAAAATAATAATATCTCTATTTTTTTTAAGCTCGTCAATAATTGCTTTGATCCTCTCTTCAAACTGTCCTCTATATTTAGTTCCAGCTACTAGTGATCCCATATCAAGAGTTAGAATCCTCTTGTTTAGTAGGGTTTGTGAAACCTTTCTTTGAACTATCTTTAAAGCTAATCCTTCAGCTATTGCAGATTTCCCGACACCAGGCTCGCCTATAAGTACAGGATTATTTTTCTTCCTTCTCGAAAGAATTTGTGATATCCTTTCTATTTCTGGATCTCTACCTATAATGGGGTCGAGTTCTCCTCTCGATGCCATATCGGTTAGATCGGTTGAATGAGAGTCAAGTATCGGTGTTTTACCGGTACCTTTTTTAGACTTATATTCGCTTTGGTAATCTTCATCATCTCCACCTGTATATTGGTCCATCGATGGCGAGATTTTCTTTTTGTAGTCTCCGTTTTTCATAGAAAAAATTTTATCCTTTATTTTATGCAAATATAGGATAAAATTTCGGATTATAAAAATAAATGTTAATTATTTTTTTAATCTGTTGTCTTTGTAAATTCTATTATAACTATAATATTGGCTTGGTATGGTGTTGATAGGTTATCGTTATAAATCTTAACTGTAAAATTTGGTGTTGAACTCGAATTTGAATAAGGGATTACTATTAATTGTTCAGTACCGCTTATAGAAATCTCCTTTGTAGTTTGATAATTACCTGCCACGAATCCATTTTCTATTAAAACATTCATCGAGGTAAAACTTTTTAGATTTAGTGAAGTATGTAGATTTGATTGCGTATATGTTCCTCCTGTTGCTGTTCCCGCGTAACATTTTCTGTATATTGGCTTACCGTCTATCCATGTACCTACTACAATTTCAGATGCTGTTGCAGATGGATAAATATTGGAATATCCAGTTGCACCTGTTGCCCCGATCTTACCGTTGGATGACCATGAAATGCTATAATTTCCTGATGTTGCAACCCCGCTTGAAGCTTTAACTGAACCAACATAGAAAGTATATACATTAGCATTTTTTGCAGCGCCTGATATTAAGTAGTTGCCATATATCTCTGGTGATGATAGATTTCTATTTTGCATATATACGGGGTTTCCTGCTATAATGTCATTATAGAGATCATCTAACCATGTTGATACTGCAGATCCATAAACATTTAAAGTGGAAATATAAATTGTAGTAACATTTGACATAATTGTTGAATCGAATGATACTCTATATTCAAAATTTAAAAATGGTGGTGTTGCCGATGCTGTTCCGTTAAATGTCCATCTCATTGAATTTGCACCATCTGTTCCTGGACTTCCTGTTACTCCAGATACTCCGGATGAACCGGTAGGACCAGTAACTCCAATAGGACCAGTTGATCCTTGTGGACCAGTAGGACCAGTAACTCCGATGGAACCAGTGGATCCTTGTGGACCAATAGGACCAGTAACTCCAATAGAACCAGTTGATCCTTGTGGACCAGTAGGACCAGTAACTCCAACAGAACCCGTCGCTCCTGTTTCCCCGATTGGACCAGGCACATCAGAAATTCCTGCAGGACCAGTCACGCCAGAATAATATGGAAGTTGAGACCATGGTGTTTGTCCGTCACCCATCTTGAATTTTCTAGTGTCCATCTCATATCCAGGCTCACCTGACATCAATACGGGATCATTATAATTCCAATTTTGTGATAGATCCCTCCTGAGTAGTATTCTATATGGCATATTACTATATTATTTATACCTATATATCAATATATTTACACACAAAAAAGGAGCCCCAGAGGGGCTCCTAAAGTATCCCGAAGGAAACTTGTTGATGTCGCATATTCTAACTCGCACTAGTGCAGATACAATATGCTCTATCCCTAATATCTTACCCCTTTCGGGTTGGGATATTAACCCTACTAACCGCTCGTTAATTATGCGAGCTGGCTGGGTATGATCGCGTCATTCTGTGTGAGACCAGTATGGATCTTAAGCTTACCATCTGGCTGAAATACGGGGTTCCCCCCTGCAGAATATTGACAAATGTCAGTGACACGTATATTTTCTTATCTTATATATCCTATTACTAATCTATTTTTTTGAAATTTGTGATTTTGAATCACTAATATTTTTGTAGCTGTAATCTATTGAAACCGAACCAAAATCAATTCCCCTGTTCAATTTATATACGTATTTATTAGCTAATCTTTTATATGTCGAGATTTCGTCGGTATTTCCCTGTACCAACGAGTTTATTTTATGCGGACAGCTCTTTATTGACTCCAGATATTCAAATGACAATTTATTGAATATAAGATTTGCTTTTTTTGAATTAGCTACTGGATTTCCATAAATGTCAATAAATCCAGGTGACGATGCTATACCGTTTGATTTTTTATTCTTTCTTAATCCACTCCCCCATACTTTATTATCTGTTATTGATATATTCTCAGTTGTACCATTAACTTTCATTGTTATAATATATTCTCCTGGAATTCCAAATTTGCTATTCATATTTGTATTCTCTTTTAAATATCTATTCTCCGTCTTTATCGTTTTAAATAACCAGTTAATTTGATCTGATGTATATTCTCTATTATCCGGACCTATAAATCTAAAATTTTTAATTCTTCTTAGCTTATCCTGGTACGAATCCCAAATTGTATTTTTATATTCACTATTGCTCCTAAGTTCTGATAAGAAGCCTATAGTGTATACTGGTAATGATACATCATCAATCCTCCATTCCAGAGTCATTATCACATTTTTAATGTATGCATCAATGGTTGATTCTATTGGTCTCAATAGTAAAGATATTGCAGATTTTATATTATGTGAATTTCCATCTAAGGTATTTATCTGGTATGAATTTATATAATTCTCTATCTCTAACTCGATTTCTGATATTCTATTTTCTAAATTAGGAAGATCATCAGTGTTAGGTTTTGAGTACTCTATGAAGTAATTGATTTTATCGATTGACCTTCTTAATTCTATTATATTTGAATTTGAATCCCCGAATTTAGTATTATAGCTGTCCCATAATTTTAAAATAATATCTGAATAAAGCTCACCTAACTTAGATTCGCCTATATTTACACATAATGATTCTATTATATCTGCGTATTCCTGTATACTCTTGGGTTCGGCGTGTAATCCGTTTCCGTTTATGAGCCCTCCTTCTATTGCATCTATTAGCTTTCTTTTTTCTGTTATCTCTTGATTGATACTCGTATATTCTGTTTCTAATAGATCCTTATTTCTTAATAGTCCATTATAGTCTCCAATTCTAGAATCTCTACCCTCGTCATATTTAACGGACGGTGAATTTTTAATGATTCTGTATAGATATTCTTCTGTTAACTCTGTGTTTCTTCTTATATCAAGAGTAACTGTATACCATTTTTCTAATTCAAATTTATAATCAGTATACAGAGACATTTTTTTATTTCCGTCGTATGTTAGGCAAGCCGCTATAGCGAAGGGTGTGTAGACATTATCATACGATCTTCTTCTTTCACTTGATGTATTAGATATTCCTCTTTTTTTATTACCTAACTCTATGTATGGAGCAATTGCACCAAATTCTATTTTATTCCCAGCTTTGGATGTTGATCTATAATTGAACTCGATTATGTCGCTTCTTCTGGTCGTGTATTTTTTTGTTACTATACCAGTGGATTTATTATATGCATGACCCTGGCCTGAATCTTGGTGGGCTTTACTTGGGAATCTATTCATTCTAAATTCGAAAGTAACCGAGTATTCATCGTCTATATCTAAAAGTTCATGTATGTTTCCTGATTGTATTTCAGGTAATCCTGGAACTGTGTTATAGATACTTAAATTTGATTCTCCTGTATATTTATGTGTATCGTCAATTATGCCAAGAAGCTTTATATTCTCACCTATTGCTTTATTATTATTTACCCTCGCATGTTTACCAAAAATACCAAAATTTGAATTTCTCGTATTTGTTAAGGTATTATTAGGGTCCTGTTGATTTGTACGAGGTGTATAGGTTAGCGCATTTTTAAAACCTCCAATTTTCTTTATGCTCGCTTCAAGATTGATTATAACTGATGATGGAAGATCTTCTACTACATTTTTTTGACCAGATATAAACTTAACTCTCTCTTTCGATATCTTTAGTGTTTTTTCCTCTTCTTCGTCTAGCTTCTCTTTTTCCGATAGCTGCTTTATGAGTATGTTATCGTTTATTATAATATTACAAACCGTTTCAAGATATTCGGTTTTAGTAAGATTCTCATTGATCCCTAGTATATTTTCTTTCGACATTAGTTTGTTATTTGATTTATTGATTCGTGATATTCTGTTTTTAGTTCTTCCCTCTTATCCACTATATCCTGTGGTATTGGTGTTCCGTCGATTGCGAATCTTTCTAGAGCTTCTTGCATCCCTGGGATTTCTGATATTCTCCTTGAGTATGCTATTCTTAATAATTCTATTCTTTCAAGTTCATCCTCATTTGGATCATTCATTTCCATTACTGTACCCCCTGATTCAAGGAAAGATTTATAATCGATATATGTCTGTTCATTTTCATTCATAATTACTTGGACATTTCCAAGAAATATTTGACCATTTCTGTTTATTACGTAACTCATAATATTAATTTGATATTAGATTTCTTCTTAATAACTGACATCCATAATTTTTGAAAGAAACTGAACCTGATGCTGCTGTATTATTACCCATCCATATAAGTGGATAATATGTGGAAACCCCAGTATTATAATCTGATGTTATATTAAGTGAGGTAACGGTCGTAGCTCCTGTAGAGTTTACTATTTTAGTTAGTTCTAGATTTATAGATGCAACTCCGGAGATTTTATAGATTCTAAGTTTATATGTTGATGAGGTTTCAGTTCCTAAAAATCCGGAACCAAGATCTAATGATGATGCTATCCCGCTGGCATCATTCCATATGAAATATAAATTTGCTGTTGCCTGTAACTTAGCAACACCTATTGAGTTTATCTGAGTTGTTGGTTCCACGTTTGTTGGTGCAACACCAGAATATGCTGCTGATATACCAGCAAAGAACCTCTGTGCTCCATTGTTTGTATTTATTCTGAATTTATGGATATATTCAAATTCGAAATTTGTACCGATTTGCGTTGAGAATGGACTACCATAGATACCAGCAACCGAAGATGATGCTGAAGATGTTGTATATAATATGCATACCGGCTGCTCACTTACTGTGCTTACTGTTCCTATATTTGTTAAAGTACCGCCCCATCTCTGTGAAGAGTATGTTGTTGCGCCATCATCTGGAAGAATGAACGCATACTGATTTGTCATATTCTTTGAATATAAATAATTATCAAAGGTTAGTTGTAAATCAGTCTGTGCTGACAATGTACCTGTTATACTTCCCCATGGACCTGCAATACCCTGAATCCCTGGATTTCCTGCTATTGAAACTGTAAATCCTGTATATATACCGGATCCTGAGAATGTATCGGAGAGAAATAATAAACTATTACCCGTAAACGATGTAATAACCCCTTCCATCCAAACCAGACTATCAGCTATTGCTGTAGCTCTTATCCTAGTTCCGACCGTATATGCAGTTTGTGAAGAAGTTAAACTTAGATTCGAAAGACCTCTCGTTGATACACCTATGGTGAGAGATTGTGTGGTTGTAAAAAGTCCATCATAACCCAATCCTGTTGGACCTATTGGTCCAGGTACACCAACTGCACCTGCTAGATTGATTGTCCAAGAATCGTAGGATATATCTGATTCTGAATTAACCTCGGTGCAAAATACATCAATTAGTCCACTTGTAGGAGAGTACGATATTATAGTCGCATGAAAATGGTTTATTGGTAGGGCATCTGGCGATATTATTACCGTTTGTGACGGTGAATATGCTAATCCAGTTCCAACGGTAAAAGAAACACTCGCACCTGTTGCAGGTATCGTTATAGTGTCGTTTGATGTTGTTGAATACCTATCCCCATTACTTCCTGTTGGACCAATAGGTCCAGTAGAACCAGTAGGACCAGTAGAACCAGTAGGACCAATAGGACCAGTTGCTCCGCTAGGTCCAGTAGAACCAGTAGGTCCAGTAGAACCTGTTGCTCCTATAGATTCCGGATCAATCCAGAATGGTAGATAATTCCAAGGAGTAGCCCCGTCGCCGATTTTAATTTTTCCGGTGTCCGTTTCATATCCAAATTCGCCACTTAACAATATTGGATTATTTACTATCCATTTACCAGATGGATCTCTTCTTATCTGAACTCTAAATGCCATTTTTCTTTAATTTTTTATGAAAGATCACCAAATAGTGTCCACGTATCAGCTTGATTTTTTATTAATGTTGCAACAGAGTATTGATATTTTAGATTTCTTAATCCTTGAGCAGAATTAATGGTAACTCCACCACCACCAGTAATACCAACTCCGCCAGTTCCACCTCTTGATACTAATATTCTTGTCCCTATCTCAAAATCGGTTGCGACGTCATTTTGTATTGTCAGATATGTCTGAGTACCCGATGTAATATTTATTATCTTGTTTTTATCGCTAAGCTCTAGCGCATATGTTCCAGTTTGACCATTTGTCAATATGAGTGAAAAATCTAATCCGGTAGCTCCTGTTGGCCCAATCGGACCTGTTGCTCCTGTTATACCTATCGGACCTGTTGTTCCAGTTGAGCCAGTAGCCCCAGTTTCACCAAGTCCTCCAGTAGGTCCAGTTATTCCGATTGAGCCAGTAGCTCCAGTTGGACCTGTGGCTCCATAATAATAATCAAGCTGGTTCCATGGTGTAATTCCGTCTCCAACTTTTAGTTTTCCGTTATCTGTTACATATCCAGGTTCACCGGATAATAGAACTGGATTATTTGCTTGCCAGTTTCCTAATGTATCCCTTCTTAATAATATTCTATAAGCCATTTTGGTTTAATTTTTTTACTTCTTTGTATATATTCAAGTATTACGCCTAATTTCTTCTGGCTGCTAATACTTTATTGTAATCCATTCTTATCTTATTTGCTGATAATATATCTTTTATTTGAGCATCACTTTCGTTATACCATTTTTTATATTCTGGATCAGATCCCATTGGATCATAATTCATCTTATATGGCTGCTCGTCAACATCTATTGATTCGTTTTTGTCGTATGTTTTATAATCAACTATTAACTCTATCGTAGTGTTTCCAGTCTTTTGAAGCCAATCTTTATAAAATTGACCAAAATCCCTTATTCCGGTAACTAAATCTATGCATCCGATAGATCCTGGTAAACTTCCGCCATGTAGAAAAAATCCACTTCTCCCGAGAGTATTGGTTCCTTTCTGTGGGATTATTGAAAATCTAAAATTTCCCCAAGCTATTCTGGATGGATCCGTTATTTCTTTGAAGTTATCACTGCTTAGTGTTACTTCATTATCAGGAAGGAGAAAAACAGTTTGCTTAGCTAATGTCAATTTTACAAAATTTTCATCGTTTCTCCATCTTGCGTTAAGATCTCTTTCCTCTGTTGGTCCTAATTTATATTTCCCTTGTGGTATTGGACCTTCAGCTTTTATTTTCGACCATTCGACTGGAGACATATTATATCTTCTCTTCCATGAATCTGGCTTAACATACCATTGATAATAGCTCCTTCCGGAACATGCTTTCCATGATTTAATAACTCTACCATTCTCTATGAAATCTAATTTATTTCCATTGAATAATAGATGAGCTGAATCCTGAGATTCTGCTTCATTGATAAATACCTTAAAGTTTAATATATTTTGCATTTATAGGTTTGTTTATAATCGAATACGACAAACTATATATTCAAAAAGTATCTAGCTATTTTCACTATAAACAAAAAAGCCCAGATATTAATACCTGGGCTTTTTAACTATCATCGATTGTTATTTCTGTTTTTTAAGAATAGCTGCTTGTAATGCTTTTGGTAGGGTTTTTTGTTTAGCACTTAGTCCTTTTTTTGGTGTTTTTGTTGTATCACCATCATTTTCTTTTTTGTCGGCTGCTGCTTTTTTCATGGTCTCTTCCTTGTCTCCATCCTTATCAAGATCTAAAAAATCAGGCTTTGCCTTGCTTTTTGACTTATCTCCGGATTTAGCTTCCCTTTTAGCTTTCTGTTTATCTAGATAAGCCTTAAATCCTGCATTCATTTTTTCTGATATTTCATTTCCTGATTCCTCGTTAATGAAGTTCTCAAACGTTTCTATATTTTTCATATCGAATTTTTTATTTATAGTATATATTCGATTTATTTTCATAAAAAAAGTCAAATCTTAAGATTTGACTTTTTTAATCTGATATCCCGCTGCCACGCTAGCGAAGGTTTCTAATCCTATGCTCTATTAAGAGCTTTAAATCGAAATTAAATTCCCCGAGGCTTAATCTCGGCAAGGCCGAACTTAATCTTATCAGATCTTTGTGGGGAAGGGTGGATTCGAACCACCTATTATAACATATGAAATTAATTTTATCCTTCGAAGTAACTCAAAATCTTACTACTTATCAAAGAGAATGTTGATACGAGTGTCTTTTTTGTTGCTTCCCCAATTATTTAAAAATCCAACCGGACGTTTCTGTACGCCCCATTCTCCGATTACGATCGATTACGGTGGTCCCTGTTATATCAGGCCCAGTTGGATTTAGTTGCGGGAGGAGGATTCGAACCTCCGACCTTTGGGTTATGAGCCCAACGAGCTGCCTCTGCTCTATCCCGCTATTTATATTTTCTGTGTGGCGCCCAAGGGAGGCTTATAAAGTTGTATAAGCCACTCCTCAAACAAAGACATAGTTCTGGTTACCCTTGATATGCTTAGCACGGACTTCTACCGGCATTTCCTTAATTTTACAATTAAAGCGATATTCTTGGCGGTTCCAGGGGGATTCGAACCCCCGACCTCCGCCGTGACAGGGCGGCGTTGTAACCAACTCTACTATGAAACCGTTTAAATAAGGGAATACTAAAGAAAGTATTTAATTTTCCGACTGGACTCGAACCAGCTACCCATTGTGAGTGAAACAATTGATCTAACCAAATGATCTACGAAGTAACTCTCTTAATTACCACTTATTTATACTTTAGCCGATATGCTTCATTGCAATTTAATTTCATGCTAATTTGAAACTTGCAGGGATTTCTCCACTCTCTCGGTTCTTTGTAGCGTAACGTGGACTCGAACCACCCCCCAAGCTTATGAGACTTAGATGCAACCTTTACACCTTAACGCAATATTTATTGTTTTTTGATCCTTCCAAATTCCCATCCTTTTGACAAATGTTCATTTAGATCTATTTCTTTTATCTTCTTATCTGTCTGTCCATCATTGATCCATCTTGTGCCAAATTGAGAGTTTTTTTCTCCTTTTTGGTTCAATGAATTCTTAAGACCCACTGATAATTTTGCCTCTTCCGTATGAGATCTTCCTGAGAAGGTGTCATACTTATATTTGCCATCTCTGTGATTTTTTTTAGCCAATTCAGAGAGATGCTTTCTTAAATTTTCTTTAAAATCAGAATCGTTGTTTACTTTTATCGAAAATGCTCTAGCACCAGATTCTGTAAATTTCTTAAGATGCTCTATACCACTAATACCTCCGCCTCCACCTGGCTGTAAATTCATACACATTGGATCGTTTAAAAGATCCTCGTTAACTAATTCGATTTCTCTCTTTCTTAAAGATTCTCGATCTTCAAAATATTCAAGAATTTCCTTAGTGTGTGCTTCCTTACCGTGCTTTCTTATCGATTCTCTTATTCTTCTACCACTTCCCATGTAACCATCATCTAAGTTATGCGTAGAGTGAATCCCTATGTAATATTTACCATTTTTTGTATTTGTTATTTTATACGAATAATGATATTTATATTTTTTTCTAGCCATCTCTATACCCTATTTTTATCTATATATCAAAAATAGGGTACGAAATCGCGGGCGTAGCCCGTAGGGGAATCGAACCCCTCTTACCAGGATGAAAACCTGGCGTCCTAACCGATAGACGAACGGGCCAAATTTAGGAAATAATGATGGAGTACCCGATATCGCTCCAATCTTTACTGCTTAATAATAGTTTTACAGTGCACCGGCAGAGGGTGTGTGAATCCTATAGAGCTGAAGGTGGCGTCGACACCTTGTCTTCAGCGGAAACCATTATTTCCTATTTTTTATTTCTTCCTAGTAACCATCCATCATTCAGATATTCGTTAAGGTCGCATCCCTTAATCTTTTTATCCTCCTGATTTTTATTTACCCATCTTGTACCAAATTGTGAATTTTTATTACCAATTCTATTTATAGAATTTTTTTCACCTATTATTTTTTTGGTATCTTCTGTATGTTTTTTATCTTTGAAAGTTGGAGATCTCTCTGAATATGCTCCGTCCTTCCATGCTTTTTTAATCGTCTCGGAGGTCAACTTTTTAAAATGGAGTCTAAAATCCGCATCATTTTTTAACTTCTCTGAAAATCCCCTTCCCCCCGAGGAGCTGCATTTTTTCATATGCTTCTCGTTTATAAACCCTCCACCACCACCGGGCTGTAGATTCATGCACATTGGATCATTTAATAAATCCTCATTAACTAATTCAATTTCTCTTTTTCGTAGGGATTCTCTGTCTTCGAAATATTCCAAAATTTCCTTGGTGTGTGAATCCTTTCCATGTCTTCTTATTGAATTTGTAATCCTTTTACCACTTCCAAAATAATCATCATCAAGATTATCTGTAGAATGCATACCTATATAATATTTACCATCCTTTTTGTTGGTTATCTTATAGATATAGTGAAACCTCTTTTCTTTTCTTGCCATTTCTATACTTTAATTTAGATTATGTATCTAAACTAAAGTACGAAATCGCGGCTGTGGTCCCTGTAGGGCTTGAACCTACGACCCCCTGATTATGAGTCAGGTGCTCTAACCAACTGAGCTAAGAGACCGTTAATAAAAAAAGAAATATCCAAACCAATTTCACATCCCTTTACTCTTTGGTTTACCAGTCTTGCGGACTGTGCTGGTCATCTTCCGTTCTTTTCTCAAAATCTTTAGGTGTTCTTACTATCTCTATCAGATCACTGGGATTTTTGTTGAATTGAGTTTATTATGATCGGTCTATTGCGTCAGGGTATGGCAACCAATAGACTTGTACCTCTCCAAAAATATTTCTTTTAATTCTTTATGTTAATGAACGTTGTTTCTTTGTTTATTATTGTATTGCAAAAGTATGATATTCTTTCGGGATAAAAAAATTATTTTTGATATTTTTTTGAATTTTTTCAAAAATAATTTTTTATCACCTTTGCCGAGATAACGGGAATCGAACCCGTTTCGCACGCCGTGACAGGGCGGCATCCTTCGCCAGTGGACCTTACCTCGAATATTTTGCGGAGGGTGAGGGGCTCGAACCCTCGCGACCTATCACTAGATCCTACCTGTTTAGCAAACAGGCCTCTTCACCAACTTGAGTAACCCTCCGAATACAAGCCCAGAAAATTGCGCATGCTAGCAGAGGCGTTCTGGGAATTGTTGTACCCCGAGCCGGAGTCGAACCGGCACGCTCCTTTCGGAACACCAGATTTTAAGTCTGGGGCGTCTGACCATTTTCGCCATCGGGGCATTAATTTGGTACAGATGGCGGGAATCGAACCCGCGTTTGATGCTATCTCAACAACCGCTACGAGTATAGAAGATATAAGCTTCCATCGGTACATCTGCTAATTTTGGGTGACTGGTGGGGTTTGAACCCACGACCTCCTGAACCACAATCAGGCGTTCTAACCAGCTGAACTACAGCCACCATGTTACGATCTATAAGGCCAGATCGTCAGCCAGTGCCTTCTCCCTAGGGAGATGCTATTTATTATCTCTATTTTTACCTAGATGATATCCGTCACAGAATATACATTTATAAACACTGAAATATTTACCATGTTTCCTTTGCATTGAATCTGCTGCCTTTCTTGCTGATTCCTTTGTTGGAAATCCCTGTTTTTCCTTTCCGTCCATTCTATAATGGCTTCTTTTATCAAATAATCCTAATGCATTACCTGTTATAAAGAAATTACGAAATGCTCTTTTTAAGGGAAGCTGATCCTTCAAACCAAGAATCAAATTCTTTAATTTAATTGGCATTTTCTTTTGTTTTATTAAATTCGTCCGCGGTTACTTTTTTTATCGGTGTAAATAAAGCGAACCCATCGTCGTCTTCGAAGTGATTGCATTTATCGATGAAATAGTTTCCCATCTTAAATCTCCAATATTCAAAAACGTTCATAGTTTCATTCCATCTTCCGATTTTACCTCTTCTATGATCACCTAGATAGAAAGCACCATCTTCGAGTTCATTCTTAGGTATTGCACCAGCTTTAATGAGTCTTGGTATATAGTATTCTTTATACTCCTTCTCGTTAACTTTTGGTATTTCTGGTACGTCTTGCGGAATTTTAAAAGTCTTAAGATTATCCCATCTTTTTCTTCTAAGCTCCTCAAAATTCTTTTTATCAATTTCCCTTTTTTCCTCAAGGAACTTTTTGATCTGTTCGATTTTTTGTTTTTTGTCTGGTTCCATGACTATGTTTTTAATTAGAGGTACCTGTCAGATTCGAACTGACGTGAGATTTCTCTAGCGGTTTTGCAGACCGCTCCTTTCAACCACTCAGGCAAGGTACCGTGTTTAGAGCCTAAGACAGGGGTCGAACCTGCGACCTGCTGATTACAAATCAGCTGCTCTACCAACTGAGCTACTTAGGCATTTTTTGAGGAGACCAAGGGGATCGAACCCTATGCAGTTGCCCGCACCCGATGCTTTCCAGGCATGGACTATCACCGTTTAGTATTGATCTCCATTGAGGGTTGACATATAGAATCTTTCCTATTTTCTGCGGTATAGGTACCATCATGGATTCCGTTGACCGATTCGTCTTTATAACCCCATACGGAACAAGCAGGGTAACCTAAGCGGAGGGAGTGGGATTCGAACCCACGGGAGTAATTAGCTCACACAAGATTTCAAGTCTAGGCGCTTTTGACCACTTGCGCACCCCTCCAATTTACTTTTACAATATTTCAATGAACAATAAAAAAGGTCTCCTTTTTAGAGGAGACCTTTTTGATATTATTATATGTCTTAATATCAATACTCTCTCCTCATTACAATAGACGATTCACAAGTTGAACTCGTGTGATCTAAATGTAATGTATCTAATATGTACTGTATTTGTGACATGATTTTTATTTTTATAGATTTATATATCTAATTGATTTTAATATTTTATGCAAATTTAATGAAATGTTTCGAATAAAAAAAATTATTTTTTATTTTTTTTTCAATATTTATTGAATTTCGTTTAATTGCTTAGGTATAAATTCACCAGTTTCTGTGATGTCTGCATATCTAGAAACAATATCACTCAATCCTCTTAGTAATTCCTCGAGGTTTTTTTCTTTTTCTGTTGGTCCATTTGTTGAACTGAAATTAGGTACAGCAATTTTTTGTTTAACTAATCTATCAAGATCAGATTTCAATTCATCAGCTACGGATTTTTCATCACCGTAGAATTTTTCGTTAATTTCCGATTTATCAGAATCGTAATGTTTAAGATATCTCATCCTTTTTATATAAATTTGAAGTCCTCGAGTGATCTAAGATACTCTAGATTGTAATTTTCCTTTAATTCCTTAATTTTCTTAGAATCTTTATCATCCACAATCGCAGGAACTGAATTTATTGTTTTTAATCCAACCGATACTGCTTTCGGTAATGGTCCCATTAGTCCAGATGATGATAATTTATCTATAGTTTTTGAAGTTTTAGGATATTCCGTTGCTAAATCTCCTAAAAAATCTATCATTGGTTGAGCTATTGGTTTTATATAAGTTCCTACTAATTTCTTAATAACATCCAAAGCAGGTCCCAAGAAAGACTTAAATGCATTAGCTATTATTTTAGCAGCTGGTGTAACCGCAGATTTTATGAAATTTGATATTGCTTTTGAGAATTTTTCAGGAAGTGATATAAGGAATTGAAACAATTCTGATATTTTTCCGCCAGCATAAATTATACCATCAAATACTTTACCTAAAAGGCCTTCACCGACCATCAGGAATATTGTCGATATTGTTGTCGCTGCAAGAGCAGATCCACCTGATCCCATTATCGCTCCGATGTTCTTTGCTGAATTTGCTCCAATTTTACCAACTAGTTTTGATGCTCCGTGTGCAAGAAAATGCTCTGTACTATGAGCAAATTGTCCAGCAAATGTACCTGCCCATTTTTCGGAAGCTTTAAGAGATGCCGTGCTTGCTGCCGCTATACCAGGTATTGCTGCTTTTGGTGCCATTATAACATCATTTAGACCAAGTAAGATGGAACAAGAACCAGCTATTACTAGCGGTGCGCCGACAGCTAAACTTTTTTTGGTCTTTTCTAACTTGTTCATTTCAATTTCGGATAGATGTGACCACGCTTTTTTCATTTTATATACACCTATTCCTATTTCAATTGCACCTGCAATTCCAAGTAGAACCGGACCTAATATCTGACCAGCTGCTGGTATTAAGGGTGTAACTGCTGCAGTCATCTGTAGTACTATTGCTACTGTTGTCCAAAAATTTGAGCTAGTTGTTATTTCTTTTATAGCAGATACTATTCTTTTTGTAAATTTCCAAACTCTTTTTGCACCATCGGATATACTATTCCATATATTTGCACTCTTAGATTTAACTAAATCCACTGCTGATTTAGCATTAGATTTAACTTTATCCCAAGCTGCTGACATATCGTCAAGAATTCCTTCATTTATAGCATGCATCGTATAATTATCGATTATAAATGCTGATCCATTTTTAAATAAAACCGTTCCACTATCACTCTCAAGCATCAATATCTTCTCATCATCGTTGAACCAGTCTTTCTTATTCTCGTAAAGCATTCCTAATTCGTACATAGCATACGATTTTTCCAATAGCATCTCCTCGGACTCAGATTCAAATACCTTAGATTCAAACATATTAGAAAATTCTGGCAATGTTAATTTCACCATTATGTCTTCACTTAACTTTCCGAAATTGCTCGAGGAAAGAAATCCATCATATTTATTAATCATTTTATAGATTTTTTTCTTTTATATATCCAAATTACAAACAACAAAAAAGCCATTCTATATGAATGGCTTTTATAATTTATGCAAAATATTATTAGATAACAATAGCTTCGATTTCTCTTAAAATCGCTTTTGGATCGATCTCAGCTTTTTTGATCATCTCGTAGATATCAGCAGAGTAACCAAAAAGTTGAACTAATTTGTTACCTGGTTTGAACATGGTTGTACCATATCCTTGAATATCAACAGTGTAGATGAAAGGTTCGCCATGTGCAGATTTGTAGGATTGGAAAGAACTGTTTGTAACGATTCTATCACCACCTTGTAAATCTGATATGATGAAGATACGATCATATTTACCGCTTTTTTGTAAAGTTGAGAAGATTGAGCCGAAGTCAGTACCATGACCAACTCTACCTTGCAAACTTAAACATGTATTTTTGATCGTATTGATGCTATCGCCAGGATTGTATCTGATACCTTCTGTTGTTGTCGCAAATTGGTATAAATCTGCACCGATACCTTTTGCTAACGTTGCTCCAATAAGAGCAGCTTTATCAATACAATGTTTGTTTATAGCTTTACCATTCATGGTAACTCCATGTCCCATTCCGTGCATAGATCCAGATGTATCAATAACAACCGCTGTTCTGCCATGTGAGAATAATTCGAGCAAGTTTGGTATTGCTAATTCGTAAGCTCTATTCAAAGCAGTAACGAATGGTCTAGACGCAGAAGCACTAGTTTCTTGTAAAAGAATCTCCAAAGCAATATCTATTTGGTGAGGAAAGACCAAAGATTTTCTGATCAATTTCTCATCGATTAAAAGCTCACACGCACCACTAACTAATTCAGAATTTGAACTTGTGTTGATGATGTTTCTTAAATTACGAAGCAATGCCAAGTAACCAATTTTTCTAGTTTTAATCAATTCAGCATAGTTGCTTTCTTTAGCTTGTGTCAATTCAACCTCTGCTTGGGCTTTAGTGATTTCACCGGATTTAACTTTTGCAGCAACTTCCTGTCCTGATTTTGTGTTTTTGTCCTCGACAGTGTTGAATTGTTTTAACTTACCAGTCATAAGTTCTTTGAAAACCCCCTCCATTTGTGGTGTTGTTGGTTTTGGACGAACCAAGTTAACAACATCAACAAGTGAAACTGCTTTCCCTTTACCTTGATATTTAGCTAATTCGTATGCATCTGCTGATTCTAAAGCTGCTTTAAAGCCTTTCTTCATTGAGTTAGGTAATGGTTTACCAGGATTGAAGTGTTGGTAAGCTGCGATAATCTCCAATACGTCATCTAAACGGTATATAATACCACCAGTTTTAGCATTCTTATCTCTTTTTGAGAAGAATCTTCTACCTATAGCTGATCCGGATAAATGTTTAACTAATGATACAGATCCGAAATGTGTTACTGATCTTTGACCAACAACAGTTCTCGCGTATACAAGAGCTTTAGCAACGAATTCGATATCTTTCTTGGACAATTCGTCGATAAGTTGAACAAATCTGTTCTCTCTATCTGATAATTTTTCATAGTATGAATTATCCAATCCTGTGGTAAGAATAGCAATTAATTCTAATTTTGGATCATACTTCACACCGGTACCACCTTGATGGTTTGTAACTGTCTCAACAGTTCTTTTTACTTTTTGATTGTAACGTGACATGATTATAATTGTTTATTCGTTTATATTATAAAATTGAGTTATCGGAAAGATAAAGCATATAGACTAGGTCAAATGCAAGATCAACGTCAAAGACCTTCTTCTATTGCAAAGACAATGACAAAAACTAAGTCTCTTTCGCTAGCCAATTATCTGCCTAGTGGTAAAGATTTCTCTTTCTCTATGGCTTTCAGTAACTTGTCTAGCTATTGAGTTCTATCTCAGTTTTATTTATTTTTATAGAAGAAGCGGAGTGATGAGAGTTCCCGAAGGATCCTCTCTGATTGCTGTATATGATTAATAGTCATTTATCTTATAAGATAATGGCCAGGAGCCATTAATTAAAGGACTTTATCTCTCCGAATCAAAGCATCAGGGGAATCGGCTTTTGCTTACCCCTTCAGCACCTCAATTTATTTTTATTTTTCTAGTTGTTTCAAAAATTCATCAACAACTGGTTGGAATCTAGGATCAATCTGAATCTTAAGATTTACAGCTTCACCGATTCTATTTTGACGCTCTGTTTCAAAATCAAGACTTGCTTTCTTGTAGTTTGCTAACCAAGCTTCTCTCTTTTTTGTGTATTCGTTCATCGCTAGTGAATTCTTTTCATTAGCTTCTGCTTGAGCATCAGCATTGATTTTAGAAATCCTTGCATTTTCCTTAGTTACAGCATTCTTAACCTTCGATTTGAAATAATTAACTCTTTGCTCGTAACTTCTATGAAGAGCTGCCAACTCTTCGTGTGTTTTTAACAACTCCTCAGGTTTGTGATGCACATTAACTTTAATAGGAGTTTTCTTTCCTGTTTCGATTTCCATAAACTCAAGAAGCTGAATTTTAGGTAATTCTGATCTCAGACGATCTAATGTTCCACCCTTATGAATAAATTGTCCTATATGTGAAGCATAAGCCTCCGCCTCGATGAATTCGTTATATTCATCAATTGTTAGTTGATTCCAGCCCCAATCCTCTGCAACTTGTACCAGAACTTCAGGTTGAATATTAGGTTCTCTTTCAGGTGAAGGATTTTGATCCTCATAATCAAAATATTCTCTCTTGATTCCGTTTATCAATTCGTCTTTGGCTTTTATATTCTCCATTAGAAAAGCCTGTGTTGCATGCAACCTTGCTTTACTTTTAAGAAGTTCAACAACATCTTTAGGTAAAGGTTTTGCAGCGGTTAAATTGTGATCCTCTTTGGATATCCTTATCGTTTTTGATGCGTTATTAATATCTGCTAAAGCTGCAGTAATATCCTTTGATCTTTGGTTACAAAGATTCGATATAGATTGAGCTTGAGACATTGATAATCCTTTTGATGCTAATGAATTTCTTTTCATGATTTCTAATTTTTGTTTTTATATTTTACTTTAAATTTCTACAATAAAAAAGGGATTAAGTCGCTTGGCGTCCTAATCCCTTTATAAAACTAACAGAGAATGATGTAAGAAGTGTGAACAATTTAATGTCTGATTTTCATTCAGATGACTTAACCACTTGTCTAAATTTCCAGTTTAGCGGAAACTATCGGAGTCGAACCGATGTGCGATGTAACTTCTATACTTACTACTGTCGTATGTTTTATAAGGGAATGATGTAAATAGCGTTTTTTCTAACGTGCTCTACCAACTGAGCTATTCCCCCCAAATTTTTAATTTGTTTAGTGGGGGAAGATGGATTCGAACCACCGACACCGTGCTTTCAATGCATACGAAGTAACTATTTTACTGACCACTTATAATATGTTTTTTGTAAGGGAATGTTCGGGTGAGTTTCAATGGATGTTTTTGCTGGAGTTGAACCAGCTACCTAAAGTTTAAGAGACTCTCGCTCTACCAAGTGAGCTAAAAAACGAAGTAACTCATATTCCGTTACCACTTACAATAATACTTTTTCAATGAACGTTTTGTGATTTTTATATGGAGGGAAATCCTCTTTGTTTCATAAAAATCAATATTTTTTTAAAATTTAACGATCTTAGAGATATTGGGAAGGGAATGTTTAGAAAGGGATGCTAATAGTTTTTGCGGGAGTTGAACCCGCGACCTTAAATACCAAAAATTTACGCCCTACCAACTGGGCTAAAAAACGAAGTAACCTTTCAATTTACCACTAACCAATATTTCTAAGAACGTTTTTGTAGGCAAGGAGAGACTCGAACTCTCGACCTTCGCGGTATCAGCGCGACGCTCTAACCAACTGAGCTACCTGCCTATTTTATTTCGAGATCCCGGAGGGATTCGAACCCCCGTCTTCAGATCCGTATTCTGAAATTCTTCCGCTGAACTACGGGACCTTATTTAATTCTCTGCGCCTCCATCTACAAGTAGCAATAAATGTGTTTATCCTTTCGCTGAATCGCCCTATAGACTCAGTTGCAGCTAATCAGCACTTAGATACCGCCTTCCTTTCTCACGGATTAAGGTTACACTTTGGAAATTCACCTCTACGGACACACAGAGAACTAATTCTTATAATCTGTTTCGAAGAATCTCTATCTCCTTGTTAAGTCTTTTGATATCAGAATCGCTCAAATCGACTTTTTTATCTCTTGTACCTTTTTCGGTTTTAACGCCGCTTTTCAATTGTTCCTCCAACATAGACAATGCTCTTGCTTGTCTAGATCTTCTTTGGGTTGTTGCCATTTTTGTATGTTTAATTATTATGATGCAAATATATGATATCCTTTCGAGATAAAAAAATTAATTTGCAATTTTTTCAATAATAATTTCCTTAACCTTAACTGGACTCGCCATACCTGGAAACTTTTTATTAAAAGCACCGATAACTTTACCTGTTAAAACCTGTGCATTTAATCCAAGACCATCCATTTCTGAAAGTAGTTCCATAACAGCGGATGTTATTTCTGAATCCTCCATTTGTTTAGGAAGATAAGATTCAATCGGTTTCAACTCAGCTGTTTCTTGTTCTACAAGATCCATTCTTCCGGCCTTTGTGAATTCCTCTACTGATTGTTTTCTTTGTTTGATTGTGCTTATAACAATCTTTAAAACATCAGCATCACTAAGCTCTGTTCCAGCTGGACCAGCTTTCTCAGCTTCTAGTATTTTGGACTTCAGACCACTTAAAGCACTTTTTGCTACTGTGTCTTTTGATTTGAATGCTGTAATATAATCAGCATTGATTTTCTCCTTTAGTGTCATGTTTTCAATTTTTAGTGGAATATTGGGACTCGAACCCTGCCTCCCACTGTTTAGTGGTTGCACATCCGCTTGTGCTTTTATCCCGTGGCCGGGGTTTATGGATATTTCTTAATCACCTCCAATGGGCCGACCCTTGGTGACAAATTATTTAGATTGCTCCTTCTCCGCCACTTATGAAATATAGGACTGATCTAATATTTCTCTGTTCGTTACCTAGAGCTTCTATCTTAATTCTTTTCTCCTGTACGGATCTCTGTGTTTTAGCAAGATCTGTCTTAGCAACAATCAATTCATAATTGTCTGCAGTTTTTTCAACAAAAGCAGCATCTCTTGCCTCTGCATTACTGTAAGCCTTTTTACCAGCACCGTCTACAGTAGCACCTATCTCAGCTTTAATTACAGATTCAATCTGCGTAATCTTCTCTGATTGAGATTGAGATGTTTCTGTTAATGTTAATAGCTCCAACTGGGCTTCAACAATCTTTGCCGGAATCTCCAATAATCTATTAGCTAATGATTCCAATCTTTCCTTGTCCATTTCGAAATGTTTAAAAATTAGTGATCAGAACAGGAATCGAACCTGTGCTCTGCCGAAGATACCCCGATTTCTCGGATCGACGACCAAATACTCCCACTATATCATCTGATCAATTTCATTTGAAGCTCACAAAAGACCCAACTTTAAGCTCAAAAATGCTCGAAATTGAGCTTCATTTTGAGTTTTTGTGAGCTTCATTTCCTATTGAGATCCAATTCAGACTTTAGACCGCTACTAACACCCTTATTCCATACCCTCGGGATCTGATGTGAAGGAATCGAACCTTCCTAGAGCCGTCGCTCCATACTCAGAATAACATCTATTCCCTACTCTTTGGTGATGACTTTCGTCTGTTCATCTTATTCCTCCTTTTTTATTCTTTCGAACTAATTGGATCTCTTGTGATTCCTGTAGGATTCGAACCTACGACCCTCTCGGTGTAAACGAGATGCTCTGAACCAACTGAGCTAAGGAACCAGTTGCTGATATTTATATCAGGCTATTTTATTTTCTTATTTTTTGGAGCTTCCACTTTGGATGAGAATATCTCTTTTACACTTCCGTCATGATAGAATATTCTAGCATCAGGATAGGTACATCCATATTGATCAGCCATTACCTGTGCATAATCTTCTATGGTATTAAGCTTAATTAATCCTTCGATTATTTTTGATCCGTATTTTTCTCCTATCTCTGGGATTTTGATCCATTCCATGTCAGAGTATCTTTCAAGTAATACCTTCAATTCATCTTCAGCACTTAAACCATATCCACTAATCCATCTTTCAACCGGATATCTACCATCTTTTTCTTGAGTCATTGAAGTTATATCTATGGAATGAGATCCATACCAACGATCACCACAACATTCACAATCCATGCCCTCATCAACACCATTCCAATAGCATCCGAGATCTTCAGCGATAGAATCTGCTTCAGCTGAGCTCCTTGCTTCTATGAATAATCTGTGACATAATTTATCATCTGTCACAAAAGAACCTCCTGAGTTGTTTTGTGAGATTTCATAAAATTTTAAGCTACCGTCTTCTTTTCTTTTCATTTTTATGTTTTTAGAAATAGATCCATCCTGCACATCTCTTTGGATATTTTGATGAGAAATCTATGAAATCTGGATCCTCACCTCTGATGAATTTATGAATTGATACATTTTCTTTTGTCCTGTTTGCTTTATTAAATTGTCTAACAAAATCACTGGGAACGTTGCACCAGTAGTTATATCTACCCGGTGTGTGTCTTCTTCTTTGTGCTTCGGTCCAAGACCATCTCTTTTTTGTTTTCATTTTGTATTAGGTTATTTTACCTAATACATGTCGAATTTCTTTTTCATATTTAATTATTTGTGGAGCTGATGGGATTCGAACCCACATCCTCCTCCGTGCAAGGGAGGCGCTCAGCCAGTTGAGCTACAGCCCCAAATTTTGTAGCGAGAGTGGGTTTCGAACCCACGACCTCCGGGTTATGATTCCAGCGCTCTGACCATCTGAGCTATCTCGCCAATTCATAGACCTTAATAGAACCTATGAAAACAATCATTTTTACTGGTGATGTTTGACATATCTGCCAAACCTATCAACTCTAACCTCCATCTTAGTGAGGTTAAAATTCCAGTTTTGAAAAACACCCAAGCCAGATCTTTGTCTTGCTTGTTTAATAGCAGATTGCTCTGCCTTTTCGCGACCTTCTTCCGTAGTCTCTACGAAAAAAGTGGGAGCCTGAACACCAGTCTTACTGGTAGGAACTACTCTCCAAATTCTCAAATTTTGAGTCATAATATTTAGCTAATAGCTAAAACTATGTTGAGTCGATGATTGTTTTCATGTTCTTAATTTATTTTAATTTTGAGCAGAAGACGGGACTCGAACCCGCAACAACCTGCTTGGAAGGCAGGAGCTCTACCAATTGAGCTACTTCTGCATGGAGCCGGCACGATGATTCAATCGTGGATCTTCCGGAATGTGAGCGATAGACCGGGGTCGAACCGGCGACCTTTGCCTTGGCAAGGCAACGCTCTACCAACTGAGCTACTATCGCATGATCGGGTAGCGTCGAACTAAGTTTAATGTTAGTCCTATACCCGCTGGTTACATTTCCACGAAGGAAAGAGGCTTTACCAGGCACCCTGAGGGCAGAGTGGGATTCGAACCCACGACCAGTTGATTAACAGTCAACTGCTCTACCGCTGAGCTATCCACCCTTTTTAATCTTAGTTATTGCTAATGGATAAGTTTCCTTATACTATTGGATATTTGTGGGACCGGGCGGGATCGAACCGCCATCATCGGATTTTCAGTCCGCTGCATAGACCAACTTTGCTACAGTCCCTTTTTTATTTTTGCTCTTCTGACTGGATTCGAACCAGCAACCCCAGGTTTAACAAACCTTCGCTCTGACCGTTGGAGCTACAGAAGAATGTTGTGGAGTAGCTGGAATTGAACCACGCTATCTGGGATAAGTACTAATAGTCTTACTCTTGCTATCTAGAATCTGAAGCAGACCCTATCAGACATTTCCCAGCCCTTTTACTCCGTTTGTGCCAGCAGAGGGACTCGAACCCCCGAACCCTTAAGGGAACAGATTTACAGTCTGCAGTAATTGCCGCTATACGATACTGGCTTTTGTGACCCCGATGGGACTCGAACCCATGACTCCCTCATTAAAAGTGAGGTGCTCTAGCCAGCTGAGCTACGAGGTCATTATAATAAAGTTGTTTTTGTTTAATAAACCTGCCTGGTTTATTATGATTTTTCAACTTTAGTGTATTGATTTAGTTTCCGTTATGCCAAAGATCATATTTTTTTAACATTGCAAATATATGAAATGCTTTCGAATTAAAAAAATATTTTTTTAATTATTTTTTTAATTTTTGTTGGGATACCAGGATTCGAACCTGGAATAACTGGACCAAAACCAGTTGTGTTACCGTTACACCATATCCCATTAAATTTGCACGGACTGGAGGATTCGAACCTTCATCGTCGGTTTTGGAGACCGGTATGCTACCATTGCACCAAGCCCGTGTGTTTATCTGGTTGCTTTATGAAACTCGTTATTATCTAAAGCCTTCCTGATGTACCTCATAAAGAAGATGGCATTATCTTCTGCTAACAATGTTGCTTCTCCTATATCATTCAATCTAACAGGAAATGTGTGATCCGAACCATCAACGAAAACGTTGTAATAAGCGATGTCATTCTTTAGATGTGAAAATCTAACTTTGTTGTCTTTTACGATTTCTTTTATTGTTGCCATTTTGTTTATTTATTTGTCGGGATACAGAGACTCGAACTCTGATGATGTCCTGCTCCCAAAGCAGGCGACTTAGCCAATTAGTCCACATCCCGTTAATTTTAATTTCAGTCCAAAAAAAAACTCCAGATCTTTTAAGATCTGGAGTAAAAATATTTAATGCTTATTTGACTAGTTCTTACATTAAATTATATCGTGACCTCCAGATCCCTTGCTGTACCCATTATACCATTTGGCAATGCCCACCTGATTAAAGGGTGCAACGCTCTGCGGCATAAACGGTTTTACATTATTTCGGAAAGTTGTTTTCATTGTTTTTTAAATTATAGATTTATATATCTAATTGATTTTAATATTTTATGCAAATTTATGGAAAAGTTTCGAATAAAAAAAATTATTTTTGATTTTTTTTAAATATTTTTAATTATTTCATCTAAACCAATCTCTTTTACTGAGTCGAAATCGGAAGCATCATATGGTGTATCCTCCAGAATATAATATTTTTCCATGAAATATGGTCCTGATCCGTATCCTATTGCAAGTGCCTTCATTTCCTTTCCCCCGTATGCTACCAAAACAGTTCTTAGCGACGTGTTAGTATTTTTATTCATTACTTCCTCTAGCAAAGTAGAATTAAATTCCTGTATATGTTTCATATTTTTATTTTATTTTTTGCTCCATTCCTTCTTAGCATCCTTAGCTCCTGCTTTAGATACCCCACATTTGGTTGATTTAAAACTTGGTCCTTGTAAACCGTCTAATGGTTGATCTTCTCCTTTTGCTCTTTCCTCCTGCCATGCATAATACTCCTCAACAGATTTAAAACCAAGTCTTTTTGCTCTCTCCTCAACATCCTTTCTCATTTTTGCAACCTTGATCTCCTTTTTCATATTTGCATAATCCCTGGCTGATATTCTTTTATGTGATTCCAATTCCCCTTTGGTTACATTGGTCCCATTTTCTACTATTTTAATAGTAACCGTTGTTTGGTATCTACCATCTTCGAGCTTTAATGTTATTTCGTCGACAACTTCATATGAAATATTGGATTCTGGTGGTACACATTGGCTGATATTTACTATTGCGTGTGATAGAGCTATCCTTTTTGATTGTGATTCGTCAGATGATATGCATACGCCTGTTCCTATGCTTTCCTCCTCGTCATCTCCAGCATTTTTATATTTTCCTGCTATCTCATTTTTAATGTTAGCACTTATGTCTGGTGATGCTAATAATGAAGCTATTATTGCAGTTGTGGCAAATCCTGATTTTGCTCTTGATATTAAGGAATTAAGATCCTCGTTTATTGGTTCGTCTTTTAAAGAATTAAATTCCTCGAATAGTTGTAAATGTTTCATCCCTTATATATCCGGGATGTATTAGATTTTTATCTATTGGAATGGTTCCACTTGGCTCTTATGCAAGTCTGTGGTTTTCTTCTTTCCTTCAAATACATATTAATATATCCCATCATGTTACCAGATCCTATTGGATTAGCGCTATGTACGTAACATTGTGGGATCTCAAGATTATTTTCTCTTGCTAAATTAACTAACCATTTAACAACATCCATCCCAGTTTTTTCTGTTATAGAATCGTAGCATATGGTGTAATTGAACCTTGTATTTTTAAAGAAGTGATCTATTGCGGAAGGACCAAGATCATGATCCAATGATATCAATTCGACGTTATTTAGACCTGTATTAAGGACTAATTTAACAAATTCATCATAATCTCTTACCGTAACCCATTCTTTCCCTAGCGGGTGCTCTAATGGTGTTCTAGTGTCGTCTAGATAGATTGATATCATTTAATTTTTTTTGTGATCTGAAAGAGATTCGAACTCTCACGCTTATTAGCACCGCCCCCTCAAGACGGCGTGTCTACCAATTCCACCACCAGACCTTATTATTTGTACCCGAGGAGGGACTCGAACCCTCAAAATCTAGATCCTAAGTCTAGCGCGTCTGCCAATTTCGCCACCCGGGCAGGGTTACTATTTATACTGTGTAATCCTATTATGTTTCCAGGTTCTGTAAGATCTAGCATCAAATGTAGAAATTAATTTACCATTACCGTGTCTACCCCTTCCTCTCATAGACATAGGTGAACAATCATAATAGAAGCTTCCACTCCTTTTGCAACATATAAAGCAGTAATCATATTCATGCTTTAGATATGTTAATTTATACTCCCTTGGAGTTGAACATCCGTTGAGCTTTGCTCTGTTTCTGTTTCTTGACATTTTGAATTAGGTTATATTAAACCTAATGCATATCGAATTTTTTTTTCATTTTTTTTAGTTATTTGTGACCCCGACAGGATTCGAACCTGTGACCTACTCATTAGAAGTGAGTTGCTCTATCCAGCTGAGCTACGGGGCCAGTTTTATTTTATTTTTTAATTACATTGCAAATATATGAATCATTTTCGGAATAAAAAAATTATTTTGGATCTTTTTTAAATTAAAAAGGGTCTAGTAAAACTAGACCCTTTAGATATAAACCTTATTCTGATTTATGCCTTTGTTGTGTCTACTTTAACTGCTGCTGTATCTACTGCTGTAGAATCAACTTTAGTTGTATCAACCTCTGTGGTGTCAACCGCTGCATCAGTAGAATTTTTAGTATCTACATTTTTGCATGAATTTAGTCCCAGAGAGAAGATTACTGCAAGTAAGAATAACGTCCTTTTCATTTTTATTGATTTTTAGTGTTTAATGATTTTATATATCAATAATTATACCAAAATTTTGAATTTTGTTTCAATTATCAAAATTTTTCTATTTACATATTGAATCTGCAATAGAGATAGACCAGTTAGATGCGCTTTTGTATCTAGCCTTTAATCCCATTCCCTCTATTAAACCGACTGCGGATCTTAGAAGCGTGTTAGATTGATGCCTTGGATCTGGATTAAGATCAATATCAATAAAGTCAGGAGTCTTTCCACAATTCTCCATTATCCAGTGTGCTGTTTCAACACTCAATTCAATCTCTTTCCACAATCTTTCATATCTAGCTTGAATTCTAGGTACAATCATCTTGTTATAAAGCACGTGTCCGCCCTTATTCGGTTGGTGTAATACAATAACCGTAGCGAATGTTGTGGTGCCGTTGTGATTTTGCGAATCACACCCTATGTAGATCTTGTCTTCTGGGTTTTTTGCCATCCACTCATCTAGATAGCTAGATAGATCGATGGTCTTTTTCGTCGTTAGGCTTTTCCATTCCATGGTTAAAAATATTTATTGTTTTATTTAAGCTATATATTGATCTTTTGTTTCCTTATACAATAAAGATTTTCTATTTATTGATATATAATTAAAATAATTCAATTATATGGACCCAAGAGTATTAAATCTAAGCGCATTCGGAGAAGTTATCAAAAACCCAAAAGATGCAAAACAAGTTGATGTTGAAGAGCCACAGAGAGCATTGCCGCCTCCTAGTAGATTCCCATCACCTGCAGATTTTGATGACCTTCCTTTTGTTAAAAATTCAAAAAAAGAAGATTCTGACGATTCGACCAAATATGGAAGAATAACACAAATGGTTCTTCAAAATATGGCACAAACAAAATTGCTACATTGGCAGTCTATGTTATACGGACAACACAAAGCTCTTGATGGCCTTTTTGATAGTATCATAGAAATAGGTGATACCCTCATCGAAACATTAATGGGCAAATACGGAAGACCTGTATTAACCAGCGAAGAGCTTACTATAAAGCTTTATAATTTCGAGAATGCTAAGGATGGTGATCTTTCCAGATTCATTGACGATCTATATAAATGCTATAGAGACGAATGCAGAGCATGTTTTGATTCTGATTCAGATAGTGAATTAATCAATATAATCGATGAAATGCTAGCTGCAGTAGACCAAACTAAGTATCTAATATCATTAAGATAATCTAGTAGACATTCGATTTTGTTTGATTTTTTACTATTATTATAGTGTGACATGCAAATACATCATATTTCCACATTCTTGATTTTGAATCGTATTGCTTAGATATTATAATCATGGTACTACAGCCAAACTTCCAGTTCCCATACTTATGTATTGAACTTTTGTGTGATGGTGAATTTAGATATCCATTTAAAAAGTTATCCTCCTTTGATTGATCTTCGTTTTTCCTCATGAAATTCGAATATTTCTCTATGATATCTGCATCTGGTATGCTGCTATTTTCGGATTTGTAAGAATAAGCATCTTGAATAAACAATTCAGAATTCCAAACAAGGTTGTTTCTCTTTAATATAGGGAGATTGTCTTTATCTGGAAATATGCATCCCTTTGGCTCCTTAAATAGTGACGGATTTCCATAGAATCTTTTATGTGCGATCTCTCCATCGGGTACATTATCCAATAAAGATTTAAAAGAACATTGTTTAGAGGATTCCTTAAATACTAATACTGAATATTCGCTTCTCCCTGCAGCAACAGTATCTAAAACAGGATCCCTCTCTATGATCCTTCTTTCCCCTGTTGTTTTGTAAAAATAGTTAGCAACATATTTTTTATAATGCTTACTAAAATGATTGTCCATCTTCTCTGATAAGTATATTCTAGAATATGTCTTTTTATTGTTTTGTGCTGTACAAGATAGCGTAACAAATATACCTATTAATAATAATAATTTTTTCATTATGTTTATTTTTGATGATGCAAGATTAATAAATTATCGCGAAATAAAAAAATTCTAGCTTATTATTTCATAAATTTTTTGGTGTATCCATCCAATTTTTCCAGGATATAGTGAAATCATTCCAAATATAAGACCTATTATATGCATACTGTGCGATATTGTGTCATCTTGGAATATACCTATAAATTCAATGAATAATATAATTGATACCTGGACATATCCTATCCACTTAAATCTACGGATTGAGCATATTGCTCTAGTCAATAGAAAGTAGCAGGTTCCTGATATTCCTATTGCTGTGAATTCATTGTTTATTATTATCACCGGGAGATGAAATATTGATATGAGAGAGGTTACCCAAAATATTTTCTCGAACGTATAGAATCTGTTTATTTTTACATTCAGACATAAAAAAATAATAAGAAGATTACTTAGTAGATGTTCTAGATTGGAATGTAGTAATCCGCTAATTAGTGGATTTATTGAAAAGTAGTAAGAATAAATACCACCCATAAATAAGTCTATAATTATATACAGTAATATTGAAGCTATACACATTAATGCTACCTGTAGTGTTGTTATGGATGAGAATTTCATTCTTTCGATCATATCTTTATTTTTTGCAAAGATAAATAAAAAATACGAAATAAAAAAAATAATGGAGATCAATTTTTAATATTGATCCCCATTATTTTCTAACAGATCTTATCATCCAGTCTTTTTATGAATAAATCAGGATCGACCTCGGAATGTTCAGATATACTTATTCTTATAGTTGCAACGTCCTTCTCGTATTCAATCTCACATTCGCATTTATGTCTATATTCACTGTGGAATTCTCTAAATAGTTCAACAACCTCCTGGCTGTATCCCTTCACACTAAATTCTCTGATATGCCGAGCATCCTTGTTATACCTAGCCGTTAATACTGTTGCCATTTTTCTATTTTTTTAATTTATATATTCTAAAAGCAGAAATGCTTGTCAATTTATTCTATCTTATCTTTCTGATCTTTATTATCACTTCAGAATCGCCCTTTATCAATCTGTGCCATACACCCTTTTTAATCTCAATTGGTCGATCTAATTTTATTGGTAATTGGTTATCAAACTGGAAAGTCCAGTTCGTTTCTTTCATTGATTCTATTATTCTGTCCTCTTCATCAAAATGCCATTTAAGCTCATCGCTTTCGACATTCTCACTAAATGTTCTTATTATCTCGTCATTAGATACAACTATCTCGTCGTACGGTACTACCATGGTCTATTTGATTTAATGCCTAGTAATTTTCTATATCTCGAAACGTTGCATGCCCACCATCTTGGTTTCCATCTTGGTCCTGGATTATCACATCTCATTCTTGCCCTGAATGATGCGGCTTTACCTGGATCGTTATTATTTACTCTCATTCCCGGCTGACCAAATCTAACCTGAACAACCTTACCACTTTCATTTTTAGTATAGACCGCAAATTTCCTAGGTCCTCCTGGAGTTCTTCTTGGCTTGTTCAGCTGTACTTTTTTACCTTGGTATTCTGCCTCGTCGATTTCATCCCATATCATATACGGAACGTCAAGCATTACACTCTCACCCTCATAGATGTCATATAATCCTGCATCAGTGCTTATTAGAAAAATATCATCATCCTCAAGATCTATCATATTACTCTCCCACATTTCCCTTGCCTCGTTAACTAGATTAAGCCAGGCGTCAGATTCTATCCTATATACGCTTTCCATCAATGGTATACCCTCATTGAGATGGTATCTAAGTCCCTCACTTATTTCTGAAAAATCGTTTGTTTGAGATTCGAATGTTTTTATGTATTTCATATTAATTTAGATATTGTTCAGCGTACTGATATATGTATTTATTATATTTTTTCAATACATCCTCACTGACAACTTTCTTTATATCGTTGTAAAGAGGATTTGTTTTTAATAGATCTCTTAATTGTGACATCTGCCTTATTCTTTGATGTGAAAGCATAATTTCAACTATCGATTGTGAGAAAGCCATAATCTCGTCCTTGTTGGAGAAGTACTTAGCTCGATCATTAGCATCAGGTAATGTATATTCAACATTTGCTCTTCTTTCCCATTGACCTTTATGTATGCTCTCGTGTTGTATCATATGGGATATAAATCCAAGCTCTCTGAAACCTATTCCTGGTATATTTAATACTATTGTCACGTTATTATCATCGTCAATATAACCGAAGAGCGGTGTATTTTGAGGTGGTGCAGTATGTTTCAGATTATCTGGTAATGCTCTATAGAACTCATCATATCTTTTGAATTTAACATCATGATTCCATGCTATCATATTTGCCTGGTCTATTGATATGGGTCTTTGGGAACATGCTTCAGCAAGTTCTCTCATGAGCTCACTATAATCTATTGGCATTATAACTGCTTCACTAATCGATCCAGTATAATCTTTGAATTTTTTTATATTATACATTGACTAATTTAATTTTATCTATATATCAAAAAAATCAATTTTTTATTTTTTTATCCCGCACGTATTCTATATCTTTGCATAAAATTAATAAAGGAACTGAACTATAAATTAAAAAAATGAGACAAATCAAAGTTAACAAAGAGGCTTTTACTCCCAGGACAACTAGAGCTTCCGCGTTATATTTAAACGAGGTTGACCGAACCAAGGTCATGGATCCACAAAAAGAAGCAGAAATTGCATTTTTAGCATTTAATGGAGACGAGGATGCAAAATTAAAATTAATTAATTCGAATTTAAGATTCGTATTAACAGTAGCTAAGAACTATGCTAAAAATCCCGACGATTTTGCCGAGATAGTTGCTGTTGGAAACATCGGATTGGTTGAAGCTGCATCACTGTTCGATCCAAGTAGAGGATTTAGATTTATATCGTTCGCAGTTTGGCACATAAGAAAACAGATATTAGCACACCTTAGTGATAACGGTAGAACTGTCAGAATACCATTAAATCAGGTTAATACACTTAAAGCTATGAGAGATGCATCAAACGTGATCTCCATGAAAGAAGGTAGAAATGCAACATTTGATGAGACCATAGAGGAGATAAAAAAACTTGATAAATTCTCTAGAATAAAAACAAATATAATTCATAATGCTATTGGTGCTGATTCCAAACCATCCTCATTTGATACACCACTAGGGGACGAAACAGGAAGCTCTACGTTGATAGACATCATGGACTCTGGTGAATATTATACCGATGATGAAATAGATACCGATCAGAAGAATTCAATATTGCTAAAATTAACTGAGGTTCTCGACTCTCACGAAACCGAGATAATATTGAGAAGACATGGGATATCTCCATATGATGAAGGAGAAGAAAACTATTCACAAATATCTATTAATATGGGTATGGGTCTAACTGGTGAATGTGTTAGAATAAAATATATGAAAGGAATAAGGAAGATGAGTAAATATGCAGAAAGACTTAACTATAAACTAACTGACATTTTCTAATAAATGAGCGAGATATTATACATATTAATGACATCGTCTGGTTCATATGATGACTATATGACACATATACTTGGTGTATATTCAAGTAAAGAACTAGCGGAGGAAGGGAAGATTAAATATATCGAAGCGCTTGATCAGTTTTTCGCTATGAATCCATGTCCTGTAGATGAAAAGACACGTGAAAAAATAGAATCCTATGAAATAACTATAGATGATAACGGTGAAAACACATTGATAGATTTATATCAAGATTGGTACTTTAAAACCTGTTCTGTTTTTGAGCTGTCTAGAGACCCGTGGATAATCGAGAAAATAATAGATCAAATAGATCTTAAAGTAATAGAGGATAGATCAATAACGGTTTAAAAAAAAAGCAGATCATAAGATCTGCTTTTTTTTATTTTTTTCTTGGTATATTAACCTTACCTGTTACCTTGTCCATTGTTGGTATAATACAATCTGTTTCTATCTTGAATACAGTATCATCAAGAGGTGCAAACACCATAAGTTTTATAGCTTGGTTATAATATGGTTTTTTAACTATTGATATTTTATAGTCTGGATCTCCACTAACGTCACCCTTCTGAACTATTCTAAACTTTCCTTTTTCGTCTAGTATTTTTGTTTTTATTACCTCTTCTATTTTATCGGAAGGGATACCAATTTCTGCTAATTTTGTTCTCATTCCCTTAAGGATTTTTCCCTTAATTGTATTAAGCGAGCTTACAAAATCATCAGGTGATTGAGCTTCTCTTTTTCTCTTTCTTAATCCAAGAAATGGTGTTATATAGAAATTATCAGATCCTTGGTACACAACGAAACAATCGGGTATTTCTAATGGATCTAGACTTAAATTTATTACTGTATTAGGTGAAGCGTATAATCCTATCTCGTTCTCAGAATAGTAACCAACGTATCCGTTTCCTTCGTTACCTTGTTTACCTTTTTTGCTTATGCCTTTTGTACAAGTTATTAGCTCTCTATATTTCTCACCTGAGAATTGCAATTCCGCTTCTATGTATTGGAACGATTCCTCCTTTCCTTGATCAGGGAGAAGTGTATTTTTGAATATGAAATTTTTACCAAATCCTATTTTCTGCTCTTCGGTTTCAACCCCAAGCATTTCCATAACCAATTTCTTAATGGTATCAAGTCTAGCTCTACATAATTGAGCATTATCAGATTTATCGCCAGCTAATCTTTTGTATCCATCCTTAGAAAGCTGAGCCTTTAATGCTGGTGTTACTGGGATTGTAGATGTTGATGCAGTTAACATTATTGTAGTTACACCTTTGTATATACTACCGTTTATAAGCTTCGATATTATATTTGTAGCAACATCATTTTTAAGCTTCAATAGATCCTCAGGTTTTAGGTTTTCTAATTTATATTGACCAAGCGGAAATTGAAATCTAGCTTTATCAACCACTCCTGTAACCTTCTCATATTCAGCTGGCTCGTCACCTTCATTTAGAAAGGTTAAGAAATCTTTTATTCTACTCATTATTTAGATTTTATTTGTTTATATATCTAAATAATAACCAATAAAAAAAAAGAGCCAATTGGCTCTTTTATAGTGTTAGTAGCAGAGAATAGTCATCGGGATCTTCAGGGTTTATTATAAGATCTACTGTTTCTAATTTCTCTTTCTTTTTTATCGGTTCAGTGAACCATTCTGAATAAATATCGTCCCATTGAGGGTCTTTATTTTTAGAATATGTGATGATATCTTTCTGAATTATAGAATCACATTCATCCCACTTATGCCACCTTGTTGTTGGTTTATCCGTATCACTAGGATCGAAAATATCATCGATAGTAGCTACTGATTCCTTCATATTGAAATGCTCGATCATACTGGAATTCCTTCTTTGAAGATGTATATCCCCGTAATTAACGTAGTTAGTTTCGTTTGTTATGTTCCAATAATCAGGAGTAGAGAATTCAACATATGCTATATCTTTATTATCACATAAACCATATGCGGTAATTAGAAGTATATTGTTTATTTTCCCCTTCCTATTATAGAAATATTGGGTTTGCTGGAATATACCTCTTCCTACACTTGCAACTTCAGAGACCCCTGGTTTTTTTTTCGGTAAAGAAGGTGGAAGAACGATAAGGAATTCACAGTCATCCATAGCAGAATTGCTATACGTCCCTCCTGAAAATTCCTTTAAATCTACATCAAATCTTAAAATATATCTCCGAATCTTATCAACCGTCTCCTTAGGTACAGCATTACTCTTCGAAAAATATATCTTATTTTTCATTAGTTCCGAACCACTCGTCAACAATTGCCTGTGCTGCTTTCAATTCAATCTCTTTCAGATTCAATTTAAGCTTGGTTTTATGTAGTGTATTAACCCAAGAAGCAGCATCGAAGTCATCACCACCAGGCTTTAAAGAGTAGCTGTTATTAGGAGCAAGGTCAGTAAGCTTAGAAATCTCCATTTCCAAAGCAAGCTTCTCTGTTTCTACTCTTTGTACTAAAGCGTTTGCTGCGATAGATGCACCCTTTGATAATAAGGTTGCTCTTGTTTCCTTGATTGATGCATCAGATGCACTTAAATTCGTAATGAATTTGTTTTTAGTTGGTTTTTGATTACCTGATAAATTTTCCATTTTTTTATTTTTTATTGTTCCTTATAATTAGATTGCAAATATATCATAAAATTGCGGGATAAAAAAATAAAAGCACAAAAAATCCATCAGGAGATGGATTTTTTTATTTTCTGAATTTGGATGGGAATAACATTCTGAGCTCGTGCCCCTGAGGAATATCCTTTGTTCTTATACCGAAAACTTTCTTTTCTGGGCATGGGTCCTTTCCGTCTATCTTAAATCCATTATTACATGCCCATGTCTCAATAGAGCGCGTATAATGCTCTCCTTTTCTATATGGGAAGTTTACCCCTGATTGATTATCGATTGTGTCTATACGACCTCCTAATAAGGTAATATTAATATCTCTATTCTGTCTTGACGTTAGAACAATTTTCTTCTCGCTTGAGAATGCTTCAAATAATAATAGATTTTTCATTTTTTATATATCAATAATATCAGATTATATTCTAGTATTATTTGGGCTTATTTATAATATTATGGTATAGTTTAGACTGATTTTACTGTATCCCATTCAATCTTTGTTTTTTCGATTATCGAGTTGAATTCTTCTTCTCTTAATTGTATTTTCATTTCTACTAATTCACTATTGTATCTTCTAAAAAACTTTCCATGTAGATATGGAAATATCCTGACCCTACCTCTATATCCATAATATTCATCTTTCTCCAATTTTACCAGATATTCCTCGTCGTCTATCATAAGATAGTCACGACTAGCTATATCTGCAAAACCTATATGCTCGAAATACGTAAATTTGTATGTCTCTCCCATCATCTTATTTTAATCGTATCGAACAAAACGATAGAATCAGTTTCACTGGTTATTTTATTAATTTCATTCATATCTATTGCCCAGGTATTCTGTAATTTTGAAAAATCACATCCCCCAAATTTTTCAATAAATAAACCGGATATAATATATTTCGGCTCTGCATTATCGGCATCAATATATTTTAATATTGTATAGACCTCACCATCGTCCATATAATTTTTTATATAATCCAATATGTTTCCAAATTTATAATGGTCATAATAAACAAATTTATATTCCTCCATCATCTTATCTGATATTAATCCAGGTTATAAAAGCCTCCTTTATTATAGTATTAACTAGATCTATATAAAAATCCCTACCCCTCACGGTGCTTACACATATTTTACTATCCCCCTCAACCCCTGGTATTGGGGTAAAGGTCCCATCGTTTCCTATAATGTTCCATCCTGGATCTATTATAAAGCAGCCACTTATAGAAAACTCATATATGTCAGGATTTGAATCTGTGTGTTCATTCAATTCTGTAAATTCTATGACATACTCCTCACCATCTATCATTTTATGCATATTCTGATCTAGCCTATCCTGGTATGTATGATGTTCGTAATAAATGAATTTCTTTGTCTCTTTCTTCATAATACAAATTTATGAAATGCTATCGGAATAAAAAAATAAAGAACAAAAAAATAGACTCATTAGAGTCTATTTTTATTTTGAATATATTATCTTACATGGAGATCCTCTATGTGTGGATTCCTCTACGTCATATTCTTTTGATAACTTGTCCCATACTATATTTGCTCCAGGACTTCTGGAGGTATTGCTTGACACAACGTCATTTCCCTCACTAAGAAGCTCATCTATGCACATTTTTATGAACTTGTACCCAATTCCTGGTTCAGATTGTATGTATTTATATCTAGCGTAACTAACTATTGATGCCCTGTTATTTTCTATTGCAACCATCATTTCGCCAATCTCTCTACCGTTTAACATCCATCCAAAACTAACACCATATTTGGTTCCTTCTATTCTTTCTCTTTTTAGTGTCATTGAATCGGATTCATTCTCACTTAGAAATTCATATGCAGTTTTTATATTTTTCATTATATCAATCCATTTTTTAATCCTCTACCCAATTTACTAAAATCCTTTATACCGGTCTTAAGAATTATTTTTTCCTTTATATCCTTATCGTGTATAACGTGCAATTCTAATGGATTCTCCTTGAAGTATTCATATATCCAGTCCGAATCTTTGGAGTCGAATATTGAAATAAGGATATCCTTGTATTTTTCACCTATTGTCAGCATGTGATTATTTTTTCCAACCGAGTTACCAACTTTCGAATTAAATAATTCTAACACGTTTACTAGATTGCTATCTCGATCACCTCGGAGGTAATTCATTATTAGCCATGCTATGTTATTAGTATCCCCATAAATTTCAGTGTATTCATCCGCAGCTGCCTCGTCTTCAAATGCATCTAGAAATTCTGGGAAATCCATACCATTTTCTATTACTCTTCCTTGCACGAACATTTTATCTAAACCTGCACCATTTGAAATCTCGTCGATATTATCGTGTATCCATTCTCCAAATTTTAAGAATCCTTCTATATTTGGCGTTTCTATATCTGGTGAAAGTGTATATAGTGAATCAAATCCTAGATATTGCGGGAGAAGATCCTCTAAAAATTTTGTTGTTATAGTTTTTGAAGAATCACCCGAAACCAAGAATCTAGCAAGTCTGGTCCCGTCTATTCTTGAATCATTAAAGAAAACAACGAAAGACCAATAATTGGATGGTGTCAATTGAACAGAACTTTCAAATAACTGGTAAAAAGTTTTGATATTTTTCATATAACTATATATCGGAAACATAACATTATAATTTTATATAATAGCAATATGGAAAAGATATACACACAGAAGGAGATAGATCAATTGGAAGCATCCAATGACCCAAAAATGGTGGGCCTTCTCCATAGGAATCGTCCTGGTATAAGAAGATCCGGTATCAATATGAGGATTACTGATCTGGAAATGGTTAAGTTATATGAATATGATAGAAATCCTGTTAGCTTTATAAATGATTATGGATTGGTTTTTCCATCTGGTAACAAATCGAAGCCAATATTAAATTCCGAACAGGAGAGAATTCTACTAGATCATGAAGTAAAAAGATTTTACCCTGTATCGTTACCGAGACAATTAGGTCTAAGTTCATCCATACAATTTATGGCTCTTCATGATGTTATATTTAAAGGAAGAGATGTTGTAATATCTTGCGAATCCATGGAAAGATCGGCTCACCTAATAAAGATGATAATGGGAATGTATGCAGAAATACCTTTCTATATTAAACCTGGAGTGGATAGCATGGAAGATGTTAGTGTGAGGTTTGAAAATGGTGGGAAATTAACAGCTTGGCCTCAGTGTAGACCATTCGGTAGAAATATAGATGTGCTTCTTGTTGATAATTTTCAGTATCTGAGAAGAGAAAGTCGAGAATACGTTTTGCATAATTGGCTTCCTGTAATGATGAGTAGTACTTCAACTAGGGTTTTTATAGGAACCAGCGGGGAGATTCCTAACGAGTTAAAAGGAATGAAGGATTTTGCTATATTTATGTCCGATGCTATTGATTGGCTCAAGGTAAAATAGATATCCATTTTTTTGCTCCGCCTATTAATTCTATCATTTCCTTGTGCTTTATATCACAAGCCCAGCCCTGGAACTCCATATCTATTGATGTCCATCTATCCTTTCCCATAAATACCCCATATATCAGAAAATATGTATCACTTCCGAAGGAAACCGAGTATGAATTCTCATGAATAAATCTAATCGGTCCGCTTCCTAGTATTTCCCAGGTATCAAATTGGTCAAATCTTTCATCATATATGAATGTCATCATCTTATTCTGTTCCACCTTAGATCTAGTAGCTTGATGATATCCCAATTCTTTCCTGATATTGCCCATCCGTGATCAAATGTTGATTCATGGACAGTCAATGCACTTCCGTTACTCATAAGAAACGTTCCATACATTTCCACTATCATCAGAGGTTCTCCTGTGTCTTTATGTTTGGTCCAACGTGTTTTTGCTGCATATTTAAAGTCCGGTATAAAATAATCAGATACTTCTCCTATAACATCGCCACCCAACCCATATTCTTTCATGATTGGATCGTATATGAATTCAACTCTTTCCTCTTTTATAATATCTTCTCCCATCTCACTAAAAATTTTCTAAGCTCTTCTATATCCGGTTTAATCAGTGATAATCTTTGGTCCACCGGAAAATGTGCATGAATATCATCAAATAGTGCAAATTTACCAATAACGTGGCCAGTATCATCAATCTCATACTCTTCCCCGTCTATATAACGGAAGAGATACATTTCGTTCCTCTGTGGCATTCCTTTCGTCCAGGTGAATTTAAAACCTACTTTATCTTCTCCCATTCAACAATGCTCTTTTTAATTATATCAACCAGATCTCTACCACTATCATCATGTCTATCCATCGATGTACCATATCTTGAATCCACTCTGGTGGTTTCCCCGGTTGTCCTGTTCGCACTAATATATGAATTCCCTGTGATCGCTATTCTCGATTTTTTAATCAATCGACCATCAGCATCTATTCTATATTCACCGGTGGGAACCGGCATTTCCAGCTTCTTCATCTCCTCATACTTCACCACATATTCCTCCCCCTCCACAAGGAAGTTTCCAAGTGGCTGATTGATGTCCATTAGGTTGCTATATACAAATTTGATTGTTCGATAATCTGGCATGTGTTTCGTGCATCTTCATTAGAATGCAAATATATTAAAAACCCTCGGGAAGATTCAGATAAACAAAAAAAAAGTTCATCTTGTTGATGAACTTTTTTATTTAGGATTTTAACTTGGAGAGTAGCACCTCATTGGCTTTGATTACTCTTGCTCTCTTTACCTGGTTACCTCTGTTGGCTTTTTGTTTGCCAACTGTTTTTGCTTTTGACATCGTTTGTTTGTTTTTTTATATATCGCCCACGTCTCATTGAAAACGTAAGAGTTTTCGTATGTTGCTCGTGTGCTTCCATTGCATCCAAGGAGAAGGCGCATCGAGCCACTTTTTCATCGCTTTTCTTGGGCCCGGGGCCATGGGCTGGGATTTATAGAACTCCTTCAGAAATCCGGGTCCCTGTGATTACACCTTGAGATCCGCTGCTGTTATAGAAGAGGCAGGGATGATATCGGGATGAAGATCCATGACAGCATATCTGATAGGTCTCTCACAATCATCACCGTTAACAAAGAGTATCTTCTTGGCATCTGATGCCACAGCATCCTTGATGTCATTGAGGTTGCAAGATGACATATCCACTATGGCCAACTCTCCGGTCTCCTCCATGCCATCTATAATGGATTGGATCTCAGGAAGAAAGGGCTCTGTGCCTTCCACGATGATCAATCTTGTAGCTTCTTCAAAGTAAAAGAACTCGTTGATGTCTTTTAAATGTTTCATAATTTCATTTTTGTTTTCCTTATATATCCAAGACATCTCAGCCCCTATTCAGACGGAACAATCATAGGTACACATTATATAAAGATGTGAATGAATCCAAATCAAAATGGGAAAGACAAAGAGAAGAGTACATATAGAAGAGCAGGAGTGGAACTGGTGGGTGTCTTATGGGAGATACAGAGAACCACATAGAGTGACTATAGGCTCACCCGACAAAAAATACTACATGCACTCTCCCGAAGAGATATTAGGCAAGCCATGCTTCTATTATGGCGAGCATGGATACAGTTCTCCTATAAGAATAACACCATCCGCAATCAAAGCATTCATAGAAAGAACCATATTGAAATTGTCATAGACAACCATGTCATACTAGTTAACAGAATCCCAATTAGACATCCAGACATACTAGTTAGCCGAATCCCGCCATGTCATACTAGCTAGCATGATACAACTAGTTAGCCGAATCCCAATTAGAAACGCTTAAGCGGTCCCACGGTCTTCTACACAAGCCACACGCGAGGCCCCCTTAAATTGGCCCTTCAAATAAGGGTCCCCTAACTGTGATAACCCCTCCTTTTAGAAAATTAGGGGTCCCTTCTAAGCGGTTTCCACCCCCTCATATACACCATATACGAGGGGGCTTCATAGCCCTATTAGGGGACCCTGATTTTACCCCCCTCCAATATTATGGAGGGGGACTAGATTCTCCCGGTGTTCCAAAGGAAAGCAAAACAAAAATTTTTGGAATAGGAAAGGGAATTCACCTCGGGCAGGATCCCATGCAAAGCAAAGGCATTGGAATTCCTTTGCCTTTATCACCTCGGGTGGGATCCCTCATTAAATCAAGGATGTGATAATCCCAGCCACCGTGGCCAGCGGTGGGTTCATAGGCAATAATAGATATTTGGGGTCACCCCACAAAAAGGGCCCAGGTTTCCCTGAGCCTCTTTTCGAGCTGTTCTTAGTGTAATTAAAACATGCT